TATGTTATATCCACCTACAATACTTAAGTTAGGAGATCCTGTTGTATTTGATGCAAAATATGCTGCAGGTAAACGAATAATTGCTACACCGGAACCACCGGCGCCACTGTTACCTTGATTACCGCCATTTCCATAAGAAGAACCTCCACCGCCGCCACCGGAATTTGCAGATCCACTATTTGCATTTTGTCCGCCGCCGGACACACCTGCTCCACCACCTCCAAGACCAGCAGCGCCACCAGCAACACCTCGAACGTCACCAGAGCTACCGCCGCCACCTGCAAAATAAACATTGCCTACGCTTACTTCACCTACACTTAAAGCAGTTGCTAAATTTGCAGTTATAAGAGAAGATGATCTTCCAGCACCCCCGGCTCCACCAGTACCAGAGGTTGGCCAAGATCCACTAAAGTTTCCACCTGCAGCCCCCGCTCCACCGCCGCCTGCAGGACCCGATGAGCCTCCAGGATTACCTTGACCGGGAGTATAATTATTTGTAATAGCACCGCCGCCCGATCCTACAACTCCACCTGCCAATCCAGCCCCACCCCCGCCATACGAAGGTGTTACCCATGCGGAAAAAATTGAATTACTTCCATGAGTTCCGCCAACAATTGATCCATTACTTGGCGATGATACTGCAGGAGCACCTGCACCGATTGTTACTGTATATATAGTACCTATGGACACAGAAGCAGTATTGGCCTGCATACCACCGGCACCTCCACCTTGATTACTATTTACACCGCCAGAGCCACCTCCTCCAACAAGCAAAAAATCAACAGATGTCAAGTAATTTGATACCAGTGCAAATCCGCCGTTCCAATTAATATTTTGAAAAGTAAACATAATATTTTAAAATGTTATTGTACCAGAACTCTTAAATGTATATATGTTATATCCACTAACAATACTTAGATTTGGCGAACCTGTTGTATTTGATGCTGCAGGATAAACACTTGAGTATCTAAGAATTGCTATTCCAGAACCGCCGGCGCCGCTATCACCTTGTGTAGAATCGGGACTATAAGATGAGCCGCCTCCGCCACCTCCTGAATTTGCAGTACCACTTGTAGCATTACCACCTTTAACTGCACTTCCGGCACCTCCTCCACCAAGACCGCCAGCACCTGCACCAACACCTCTATAGTCTCCAGAGCCACCGCCGCCGCCGGCAAACCATACATTGCCGCCACTTACTTGACCAACATTTAAAGCAGTTGCAAGATTTGCGGTAATAAGAGCAGAGGATAGCCCTGCGCCGCCGGCTCCACTAGTACCCGGACCAAATGGCCAAGATCCTGTGCCTGCAGCTCCAGTTGCACCTGCTCCTCCGCCGCCATTTTGAGTTGAACCGCCAGATCCACCTGCATTTCCTTGACCAATAGTATAATTAGCAGTAATACCGCCGCCAGCCGATCCTAAATTTGACCCAGCAAGACCACCCCCACCGCCTCTATATGAAGGAGTTACTACTGCAGAAAAACTTGAATTACTTCCATGCAATCCACTAGTTAATGTTGAGGAAGTTGGAGAAGATGCAGCAGCCGCTCCTGCGCCAATTGTTATAGTATATGTAGTACCTAAAACAACATTTACAATTCCAGTTTGTAAACCACCGGCACCGCCGCCCTGATTACTATTTACTCCGCCAGATCCACCGCCAGCAACAAGCAGATATTCAACAGAAGATATCGCATTCGTATAAATTCTAAAACCGCCTGTCCAATTAAAATTTTGAAAAGTAAACATTTATATTATGGTCCAATATCAGGGAATGGTGCCGTCGGCGGCGTAAAGTTTGAAGTATATCGAACATTTCCTTTAGTTATTCGAAAATCATCTATATAACCATTTAAATCATATGTTGACGTTCCCGCATAATATCCGCCAATCGTTGCATTGACTGTATTATCATAACTCGAATCTGCACTAGTTAATGTTTGCGCACCAGGAGATACACCATTTACAAACGCATTAAGCGTAGATCCTGTTCTAGTCACCGCAATATGATACCAAACCCCGGTAGATAATGATGTAGAGAATGCTATATATTGACTACTACTAGCAGAACCCCAACCAAAATATACAGTGCTTGTTCCAATTTCTATAAACCATCCAGTTGTTCCGGACATTTTCTGAAATAGGAATGGTATATTAGATAATGAATTATAATAGATCCATGTTTCTATAGTAAAGTTACCAGTTCCAAAATTTAATGCACTTGAGTGCGGTATACTTAAATAATTTCCTGCACCTGCAAGATATATAGATGATCCGCCAAACTTAGATTGCGTTGTGCTAATCTGTGCAGTGCCAGCAGTTATCAGATCATTCATCATAGCATTGTCGTAAATGCCAGCGTTAGTACCGTTGAGTAATAGACTTGTGCCTGAAATTGCAGTTAATGGTGTAGTTGTCGGAGTAAATGCTGATGTATAAACCGCTGTACCTTTTACTACTCTTGCATCTGATATATACCCTTCAAAATAATAGCTAGTATTAGTATCTGTGCTTCTACCAATCATTGCACTAGTATCAGTTAAACTAGTAGCATAGCTAAATGTAGTGGAAAGTACACCATTTACATATGATTTTATTATGCCAGAAGTTTTAACAACTGCCACATGAGTCCAAGTATTTACAGGAGCAGTAAGAGAGCCTGCGTATTCTTGATTTCCATTGGTAGAAAACGTTAAAACATTAGTACTACCACGTAGCCACATATTTATACCATTATAGGTATTATATGTATCTCTCGAATCAAAGATAACCATTCCTGCGCCCGTATGAGCTGCGGTAGGATAAACCCATGCCTCTATAGTAAAATCTCCCGTTGCAAATGAAAATGCAGAATTGCTTGGAAAATTTAAATAATTTCCAGAACCATTAAAATAAGCACTGCCGCTAATTGTACTGGTACTGTATGCAGTTGTTGGAGCAAACGGACTAAAACTTTGTACTGCAGGAGTACCGGCAGGTGTAATAGTAAATGCGTTTGTACTATTATCAATGAATTGGTTTGATTGGCAAGTGAGTAATGATGTGCCACTAATTGCAGTTAATGCGGTTGTAGGAACCGTTATAGTTGTTTGCGTGGGATCATATACCGCAGCACCTTTAACAATTCTAAAGTTACTAATATACCCATCAAAGTTTCCCCCTGTAGCTCCACTAGGTTCCGCGGCAGATATTGCAATACCAGTAAGAGCAGGATCTGCGGTTGCTGTGACACTACTGGCCGTAGCAACTCTAGTTCCATTTACATAAATAGAAACTGTTTGATTTGAAGTACCGCCTCTAACAACTGCAATATGATACCAACCTCCTGTGGTTATTCCGTGATTGCCAATAGCAGTGGGGGCAGTAAAATCTACAAGATTAAAACCAATTTGTGTGCTGTTAATATAAAAATCCATACCAGGATTACTATTTACTGGACCGCCACCAAACATCCAAAAACTCGTCGGATAACCGGTCCCCGATGGCATAGAAGCTAAATTTACCCAGCACTCAATTGTAAATGCACCCGTACCAAAAGTAAATTGACTCCCTGCATTAGATACTGTTAAGTATTGCGAAGATGCTCGTATAAAATAGTTAGACCAAGTCGTATCATACGGACTAAAACTACCTTGAGTTGCCGTGCCGCCACGTGTAATAGTAAAATTATTTGTACTAGAATCTATGAACGTATTATTTTGTGATGTATTGGTACCATTACCATGTAATAACATTGCAACATATTTAAAATAAGGATCGGATGGAGCCGCTGCTCCTCCAACAGGAGTCGTTATATTAAAATCCCCGCGGAAATTAAAATTTTGAAATGAGAACGTCATAGTTGTTTACACCGTCAATGTGCCAGATGATGTAAACTTATATATTTGATATCCGTTGGCAGATGTTATTGTTGGGCTTCCTGTACTAGTTGCTGCAGGTAATGTATTTGAATATCTTATTATAACAACACCAGAACCACCAGAACCGGAACCACCTCCACCGCCTCCAGTATTTGTTCCTCCGTTGACTCCGTTTCCTAAATATCCAGCGCCGCCATAACTAAAACCAACACCTAAACCACCGCCGCCGTCACCGCCGTTACCGCCTTGGCCGCCGGAATAAGAACCTCCGCCGCCACCAGAATAAGGTAATGAAGTACCGGTTATACTCGAATATGCTCCAACGCCGCCATTAAGTCCGGAGCCTGCTGCGCCAGCGCCACCGCCACCGCCAGATGAACCGTTAAATGCTATTCCTCCGTCATATCCTTGTCTAGGAGTTGTTGCTGGTACATTACCAAGACCACCGTTACCGCCACCCGAGCCTCCATTTTGACCTGCTGCGCCGCCCCCTGCAGATTCTACTTTTGAAACAAGATATCCGCCATCAATACTTGATGCGTTTGTACCACCAGCGCCGACGGTAATTGTATAAGTAGCGGTTCCTGTCATTGGAGTATTTAAACTACCAAATCTAAAGCCGCCACCTCCACCACCACCTGCGGTACTACCGCCGCCACCATTGCCACCACCCGCAACAATTAAATATTCCATGGTCGGGAATACAGATCCGCCTCCAGCAAAGCTTTCCGTACCAAATAAATTGAAACTAACATTTGAGGTATTTGCAGATATTACTACAAGATCTGCTTGATCCAAAGTAATTCCTGCAGTAATACCTATAGATTCATATGCAGCAATTGGTGTTCTATATGAGAAATAATGCTTGCTTGTTAAATTCGCGCCGCCTTTTCTAAATGCAACATCAAATGTTGCAGGACCCGAACCATAATTACAAACATTTAATGTGGATACTACCGTACTTGTATAGTAAGGTACTCCATATAAAATGATATTTGAATTTCCAGAAAGGCTTGTTGATTGCCCCAATACTTTAAAATTTAACGCCATATTTTACTCTCACAGACCAGCAAATAAGAAAGGATTGAATGATAATGTTGTTATTGCTTCATTGCCAAAATATTTAACTTCAACTATAGAATTTGTTGCAGGAATTGTAGTTAATATTAATGTTGTTCCGCTAACAGAATAATCTAGAGTAGGTATTTGTGTAACACCATCTATATTAACTATAATACGTTTTGCATCTGCAACTGCGGATGCCATCATGATGTTTGCATTGCCGCCATTGAAATATTGCGCGTCAATAATTGTGTGAACACCGCCAGAAATTAAACCATTCGATGCAAGAGTTATACCATCACCTGCACTTAATGCTGCAATTACTCTTGTATTTGTAAAATACAGATTTGCGCCAGTTTCGACTACATTTGCTGTATATAGATTATTCCATACATTTGCAGATATATTTCCGGTGTAAACATTTGATGCATTTATTGTTAATGCACCCGCGGCTCCAGTTACTAATTCTGTTCCTCGAATTATTATACCGTTAGCAGTAATATAATTTGTAACTAATAAATTGCCGTTTACTGTAATATTACCGGTTAATGAGGATATGTTTGCACTAATCTGCCCATTTGCTGCAATAGAAATATTTTGGCCTGCCAATGTTGGCAACAACTGAATTATATTTGAATATACTCTTGTATTAGTATAATATAAATTAGATGCAGATTCAATTACGTTTGCAGTATAAATACCTTGCCATGTATTTGCAAAAATACCTGCGGCAATTACATTACCAGAAACATTTAAGTTACCTGTTACAGAATTTAATGTTCCTGCAGGCAGAGTAATATTTGTTAAGAATGCTCCACTGCCGATAAAATATGCTGCCTTAACATTTCCTGTAGTAAATACATTAGAGTTAAGATTTACATTACTTGCGGTGATGCTAATATTTGATGCAGAATTAATATTAAAGTCTGTAGAAGAATATATTAATCCGGCACCTGTTGTGCTTGAAATAAACGCATTAGCAATTACGTTACCTGTAACATTTAAATTACCTGAAACGGAATTAATTGTAGTAACAATACCAGTTAATAATGCACCATTGCCTTTGAAGTAGTTTGCACTTACATTCCCTGTAGCAAATATATTAGAATTTAAATTAATATTTGCAGCAGTTATGCTTGCATTTGCACTTGTAGTTATTACTATATCCGAAGTCGATGATAATAATGCACTGCCCGTACCAGTTAAATTTATTGTATTTGCAGTAATATTTCCTGCTGCAATAATTGCAGCGCCTGCAATTATATTTCCACTTACATTTAAATTACCTGTTACAGAATTTAATGCACCTGCTGGTAATACTATACCAGTTAATAATGCGCCATTGCCTTTGAAGTAGTTTGCACTTACATTCCCTGTAGCAAATATATTAGAATTTAAATTAATATTGGATGCTGTAATATTTACATTACTTACTGCATTCAATAACAGATCAGATGTTGATGATAATATACCTACGCCAGTTGATGTAGATACAAATGCGTTGGCAATTACATTGCCTGTTACTGTTAAATTACCAGTTACGGAATTAATTGTAGTAACAATACCAGTTAATAATGCACCATTGCCTTTAAAATATGTAGCGCTTATATTACCAGTAGCAAATACGTTTGAATTAAGATTAATATTACTAGAAACAATATTTACATTTGCAATAGTATTGATGTAAATATCAGAACCAGAAGTTAATATTGCCGGACCAACTGTTCCGGAAACAAAAGTATTAGCAATTACGTTACCAGTTACATTTAAATTTCCATTTACAGAATTAATTGTAGTAACAATACCTGTTAATAACGAGCCGTTACCTATAAAATATGCGGCCGAGGCATTACCGGTATTAATTACTGCTGCGGTGTATATTGCATTGGCAATTACGTTACCGGAAACATTCAAGTTACCTGTTACAGAATTAATTGTAGTAACAATACCTGTTAATAACGAGCCGTTACCTTTAAAATAATTTGCGGTTATATTACCAGATGCAAATACATTTGAATTTAAATTAATACTGCTTGCAGTAATGGATACATTTGATGTTGCATTCAATAAAAGATCATTTGTAGATGATAATATTGCTGCCCCAAGAGCTGTAGAAACAAATCCATTTGCAATTACATTGCCGGAAACATTCAAGTTACCTGTTATAGAATTTAATGTACCTGCAGGTAAAGTAATATTAGATAATCTAGAACCATCCCCAACAAAATATGCATTTGTTGTAATGTTGCCGGTTGAGACAACTGTTGTTGCAACTGTATTGCCAATGAAATACCCAGCCGAGGCATTTCCCGTATTAATTACTGCGCCAGTATAAATTGCGTTGGCAATTACGTTACCAGTTACATTTAGATTTCCGGCAACAGAGTTAATTGTAGTAACAATACCTGTTAATAGCGCGCCATTGCCTTTAAAGTAGGTAGCGCTTATATTTCCTGTTGCAAATATATTTGAATTTAAATTAATACTGCTTGAGGTGATATTTACATTACTTGCGGCATTAATTAATAAATCATTGGTAGATGATAATATTGCTGCACCAAGAGCTATAGAAACAAATCCATTAGCAACTACATTACCAGCAACATTCAAGTTACCTGTTACAGAATTTACAGATATATTAGTTAATCTAGAACCATCGCCTATAAAATATGCGGCCGAGGCATTGCCTGTATTAATTACTGCGCCAGTATAGATTGCGTTGGCAATTACGTTACCAGAAACATTCAAGTTACCCGTTACAGAATTTAATGTACCTGCTGGTAATACTATACCAGTTAATAGTGCACCATTACCTTTGAAATAATTTGCAGTTATATTACCAGTAGTAAATACGTTTGAATTTAGATTAATATTACTTGCGTTAATATTTACATTAGATGATGCAGATAATACTAAATCAGATGTAGATGATAATATACCTACGCCAGTTGAAGTGGATACAAACGCATTAGCAATTACATTTCCAGTTACTGTCAAATTACCTGTAACTGAATTGATTGTGGTAACAATACCTGTTAATAATGCACCATTGCCTTTAAAGAAGCTAGCAGTTACATTACCTGACGCAAATACGTTTGAATTTAGATTAATATTACTTGCAGTAAGATTTAAATTACCTGCGGCAGTCAATGCTAAATCTGAGGTAGAGGATAATGTTCCTGTTCCGGGAGCAGTTGCTACAAACGCATTAGCAATTACATTTCCTGTAACTGTTAGATTACCAACAACAGAATTAATTGTAGTAACAATGCCGGTTAATAATGCGCCGTTACCTTTGAAATAATTCGCAGTTACATTACCTGACGCAAATACGTTTGAATTTAAATTGATGTTATTTGCAGTAAGATTTAAATTGCCGGCAGCAGTCAATGCGAGATCAGAAGTCGAAGATAATGTTCCTGTTCCGGGGGCAGTTGCTACAAATGCGTTTGCAATTACATTGCCGTTTACATTTAAATTGCCTGTTATTGAATTTAATGTACCTGTTGGTAGAACAATATTAGTTAATCTCGAACCATCTCCAACAAAATAATTTGCAGCAAGATTTGCAAGTCTAAACGAAGGATGATTCGTATTAATAAAGACATTTGCATCTGGTTCTGGAGAATAATTATCAAATACTTTCCATGCACCGTCACTATGGTCTCTAAAGAAACCTGCGTGATGGTAAATGCCGTCGTTGTAATTTCCAGCAAATCCTAAATCTGGATTTGATGTTTCTGAACCCGAATTCAAATAAATCATATTGTCCGATATGGACAGATTATTTGATGTGTGAGTTGTTACATTTCCATAGAATGTAGTAGTGCCGTAGAAAGTAGCATTACCATCTACTCTTAAATTATTAAACTGGACATTTGCCGTAGGCGCAACATTTTGTCCAATTGATATTACGCCTGTTGTATTATTATAAGATACGCCAGTGCCTTCAGATATTGCTAATCTGGCTCTTGCATTAGTATAATATAGATTAGTAAATTCTACAACATTTGCAGTTGTTAAATCTGATACATTTGCTTTTGTTGCTAATAAAGGAGCAACATTTGAATATACTCTTGCGTTTGTGTAATATAAATTACCCGATTCAGGTATTTGTGCTGTAGTAAAATTAACACCCGATGCTAATCCCAAGCTACTTAATATTTGAATAACATTAGAATATACTCTTGCGTTTGTATAATACAGATTGCCCGAAGCAGCATTTTCCGATACATTACCAGTATTTAAACCATCAATAGTTGCACTAATAGTTGCAGTAACATTTGCAGTTGCTCTAATTGTACCTGCAATTGGATCGTATATAATTGTACCATCAGCTGCGCTAATAGCATTTCTTGCTCTTGCATTAGAGAAGAATACGTTACCTGTTGTAGTATCACCTAATTCAAATATATTTGCAGTTGTTAAATCAGATACATTAGCTTTAGTTGCTAATAATGGTAATACATTTGCATAAACTCTCGCATTAGTATAATATAAATTACTTGAAGCCTCTCGTATATTTGCCGTTGTAAAATTGGCTGTCGATAATACTACATTAGCAATATTTGATGTTTCTGTACCCGAAACAGTTATTGATGCAGGTGCCCAAATAGTACCATTCCAAATTAGGCCTTGACCTATTGTTGGTGCAGCAGTTACTGTATCAACATCCAATAAGGCATTTATGCTTGCTTGCGATAAGTTGGCAAATACTCTTGCATTGGTAAAGTATAGATTACTTGTAGATTCAATTACGTTAGCAGTATAAAGACCTTGCCATACATTTCCAACAATATATGTTGCTTGTAATACATTAGCACCAGTTAAACTGCTACCAATTGCTGATCCAAAAATAATTGTGTTTGTAATTACATTTCCGGAAACAGTTAAATTTCCAGTAATTAAACTAATGTTTGATAACTGTGACCCGTCACCTATAAAATATCCAGCTCTAACATTACCAGCAATTACATTTCCAGAAACAGTCAAATTACTTAATGTAGTATTTACTACAGCACTAACTGCTCTTACATTTGTGTAGTATAAATTAGATGCAGATTCAATTACGTTTGCAGTAGTTAAATCCGATACATTAGCTTTAGTTGCCAATAACGGTGCTACATTTGCATATACTCTTGCGTTTGTGTAATATAAATTAGAAACAGATTCAATTACGTTGGCAGTATAAATTCCCTGCCATATATTAGCACTAATATAATTTGTTTGTATTAAATTCGCACCAGTAATAATACCACCAGTGCCGCCGCCAACTACCATTGAGTTGGCAATTACATTACCTGTTACTGTTAGATTTCCTGATACGGAATTGATATTAGCAACAATATTAGTTAATAAAGATCCGTCTCCAATAAAATATCCAGCTCTAACATTACCAGCAATTACATTACCTGTTACTGTTATATTACTTAATGTTGTTCCGGTAACTGCAGAAATAACTCTAGCATTTGTATAATATAAATTAGAACCTTCTGCCAAATTTGAAGTTGTAAAATTGGCAATGGATATAACTAGATTTGCAATATTTGCGGTGTTAGCAAAAATTGCTGTATTGGCAAATGTTGCTGTATTTGCAACCCCGGCAGTGTTTGCAAAAATTGCTGTATTGGCAACTGTTGCTGTATTTGCAAACCCGGCAGTATTTGCAAAGGTTGATACATTTGCCGAGCCCGATATATTAGCAAAACCGGATGTATTGGCAAAACTTGCAGTGTTAGCAAAGGTTGCTACATTGGCTGAACCTGATATATTAGCAAACCCAGATGTGTTTGCGGAACCGGAATTAGTTGCAAAATTAGCAGATATTGCTATATTTGCTATACTTGCTAAACCTGAAAAGTTTGCCGAATCTGCAGTGTTAGCAAATGTTGCTACATTGGCAACAGCAGCCAAATTAGCAAAACTTGTTGTATTAGCGAATCCCGTTGTATTGGCAAATGTTGCTACATTGGCAAATATTGATGTGTTTGCAACTGCTGCCACATTGGCAAAATTTGTCGTATTAGCGAATGTTGCTGTGTTTGAAACTGCTGCTACATTAGCAAAATACGTCGTATTAGCGAATGTTGCCGTGTTTGCAACTGCTGCCACATTGGCAAAATTTGTTGTGTTAGCAAATGTTGCCGTGTTTGCAAATGTTGCTACATTGGCAAAACTTGTTGTGTTAGCAAATGTTGATGTATTAGCAAAACTTGTTGTGTTAGCAAATGTTGATGTATTAGCAAAACCTGTAGTATTTGCAAAATTGGATCTAAGTGCTATATTTGAGGAATTTGATATATAAGCAACTTCTGCCAATAACGTGTAATAACTATTATTTGAGACTAATGATGTGTTTGCAAATCCTGATACATTAGCATATCCGGCATTGTTAGCAAAAATTGCAGAATTAGCAAAATTTGTTAACGTAGATATTAATGCATATGTTGCATAGTTGGCAACATTTGTATAATTAGTAGAATTCGCAAATCCGGCAACATTAGCATAGTTTGCTAGATTTGCTACATTTGCATACCCAGATACATTAGCAAATCCCGATACATTAGCAAATCCCGATACATTAGCAATGGCAGCTATATTAGCAAATCCCGATACATTAGCATATCCAGATACATTGGCATTTGTTGCTGTATTAGCAATGGAAGCTACATTGGCAAATCCTGTTGTATTTGCGTATCCCGATACATTGGCAAAACCAGATACATTAGAAAAACCAGATGAATTTGCGTATCCAGATGTGGTTGATGCGGCCACAACGCCAAGTACTACATTTGCAATATTGGAAATTTCTGTACTAGAAACAGAAATTGTTGCAGGGACCCAAATATTAGTTTTCCAAATTAGGCCCTGGCCTTCAGTTGGCGCATTGGTTGCAGTATCAACATCTACTAAAGCATTAATACTTGCTTGGGATAAGTTTGCGTATACTCTTGTATTAGTATAATAAAGATTTGAACCTTCTCTGAGGTTTGCAGTTGTAAAATTATTTAACGATACTGATATATTTGCAACATCTACGACGTGTGCAGGTTCTTGCCAAGATCGAGTACCGTCAGTATTTGCAACTAAAATATAACCATTGGCCGAAGGCAAGCCTAAGTCTGGCTCTGTCTCACTTAGACCAATGAAGTCGTATCTACTTGCACGAACGTTCGCGCTTTTGACCTTTTTTACTCTACCCGATAAAAGTTTAGTCATTTGCTGTTTCTAAAATACTCATAACTAATTTTAAACCGTCATTTACGCTACAAGTTCCAACCACTTTTTGTCCTGTTTCTAAAACTAATTTTCCTGTAGTAATACTAGCAGTATCTTTCGTAGGAATTTCAAAATCTTTTGTTAATTCAACCAATACATTTGATGCAGTACTATGATAGAATGTAGTACTTACTGTATTTCCAGTAACATTTGTTGCTTGCATTGATAACACAATACAAGTTTTTAATGCAGGTGCTGTATAAATTACATTAGAAGATGTTTTAATATTAGCAGTTATTGTTCTAAATACATTTAATGCGGTTGCCATTTTTTTACCCTTCGATTGCTAGCATATATGGTGTCATAACTGCGAACAATGCTTTGTTGAATGTTCGACCAGAAATTGTTCCGTCAACTCTATTTATAACAAGTCCTGTACCAATTCTAAAATCACCTCTTTGATCCGTACTTGTAAAGAATACTTTACCGCCACGCAATTCAGTAATTTCATTTTCTTGTTTAGGAATTCCGCCTAAATATGGCAATGCAGTTGCAATAGTATCACCCGAGCCAACATATTCAAAAGTATGTCCGCTTGATGAAATATAACTTCCTTGATGGAAAGATACGCTAGTATTTGCCGGTATCGCTACTTGGATTGTTTCCAATAATGTGACCGTACTAGTATTTCCTACTAGGTTTGTTGCATTTTTAACTGTATAATATGTGCCTGTACCATTACTAATATTTGACCAATTTTTATTTACAAATCCAATTACTTCTGCCGTAATATAATCTCTATTAGCAAGAATCAATTTTGTGGCGTTAATAACATTTGGTGATGTATTTGCAGTTAATCCAATTGGTCTTCTTGCAGGAGCAACTGACGGACCTTGAGAAATAATATTTGTAACTAAACCAATATTTTGTAATACTAAATTAGCCGTCGCATAATCCGATGCAGGCGCCGCACTAGTATTTTGTTTGTAGCGTGTTTGATATGGAGGGTCAAACAAATTAGCATTTACATACGCAATTGTTTCTGCCTTAATGTAATCTCTATTTATTAATAAGATTTTTGCCGCATTTGATAAATTAGCATTTGTAACAGGAGCATATACAATTGGTGTTTTTGCCGGTGCTACATTTGGACCGTTAGTAATAATATTCTTAATTAAACTAATTTTTTGTGCAATAACATTTGCTTCTGCAGTTGTTGCTGAAGTATATGTAGTTGTATCCTGAAGTACATCTATTTGATATGGAGGATCAAACATTGTTTCGTTTACATACGCAATTGTTTCTGCCTTAATAAAATCTCTATTAGCAATTATTAATTTTGTAGCATTAACTACATTTGCATCTGTGCTTGCAGTTAAACTAATAGGAGTTCTAGCGTAAATAACATTTGGACCGTTAGTAATAATGTTATTAATTATTCCAACTAAGTTTCTTTCCGTTGTTACTTCTGACAATGTTGCTGCCGGTGCTGCTGTAGTATTTTGTGGCACTGCCGTTTGATATGTGAAAGTGATAACATTACCTAAAATAATCTTATCAATTAGTCCACTAATAAACGTGTATGCTTGTCCTGTTTTAACGATTTGATCGTTAATTTGAGTAACATTTGAATTGAAATTATAATAATATACACCAGATTGAATAGTTTGTTTATTGCCGCCATGTATCAAATCAAAGGTAATACTATCTAATATGTAACCTACATCGCGAGAGCATTTTGTTTGTGCATTTGCCCCATCAACAAAATTATTTGTGTTCGCAAAGAATCCTGGATATGTAGCATTAACATATGCAATCACTTCTGCTTGAATAAACGATTTATTAGCAATAACTAGATTTGCGCCATTTGTAACTGTAGTATTAGAAGTTCTTGGATATTGATTTGGAATAATAGAATCTGTAACACCTACGGTTCCATTAGTAATAATACTTGTTAACAAATCAAATCTAGCACTGTATATATTTGCTTCTACAGGACTAGCTGCTGACCCTGTTACTTGTGTAACCGATCCTTGATATGGAGAAGTTATCGTAATATTTTGAACAATATTGGATGCCAGTATCTTAGCATAGTTAATTGCTGCAATTGTTTGTGTAGACTGATTCTTAATTGCAGATTCAGTTTGTGCCCAATATTGTAACCCGGCAAATGTGGATTGGCTATTTCCAGAATATGCCAAATCCAACGCAATTGAATCTACAATTAGTCCTGTATCTCTTTCGCATTTTTCTTGATTGTATGCTGCATTCTTTTTATTTTGTACTACTTTATTTGCAACTTGAGCAATGTAATCGTATGCTTTGCCCGTCTTAACGATTTGATCGTTAATTTGGGTTACATTTGCACTATAATTATAATAATAAGTACCCGATTGTATTGCTTGTCTATTGCCGTCGTGTAGCAAATCAAAGCGAACGCTATCAATAATATACCCTACATCGCGAGAGCATTTTGTTTCTGCATTTGCAACATCTATAAAGTTATTTGCATTTGCAAAGAATCCTGGATATGTAGTGTTAACATATGCAATTACTTCTGCTTGAATAAATGATTTGTTTAAATAAATTAGATTTGCAGAATTATTTAATCCAACATTTGTATTTGCTGGGAATGAATTTGGTACAATTCTATCTGTTACACCAACTGTTCCGTTATTAATTATGTCAACAATTAAATTAAATTCATCTGTAACTTTGCCTGCAGCAGTTCCTGCAGTTCCTCTAACTTGAGTAACTGTTCCTTGATAAGGAGAAGAAATTACAGTATCACTTGCGATATTAACTGCTAAAGTTTTAGCATAATTTATTGCTGCAACGGTTTCATCGGACTGTGTAGGTATTGCAGAATCTGTCTGTGACCAATATTGCAGACCAGCAAATATGGATTGCGAATTGCTTCCATACGCAAGATCCATTAACACCGAGTCAACAATTAGACCAGTATCTCTTTCGCATTTATCTTGATTATACGCCGCATTCTTTTTCTTTGTTATAACATTGGTTATAATTTGACCAATATAATTATATGCTGCACCTGTTTGTACAACCTGGTCATTAATTTGTGTAGTCGATGCGTTATAATTGTAGTAGTAAGTACCTGCTTGGACTGCTTGCTTATTACCGCCGTGCAATAAATCAAATCTAATTGTATCTAAAATAAATCCAACATCTCTAGCGCAAGTATTTGCATTATATGTAAATCCTGGATATGTAGAATTTACAAATGCTACAACTTCTGATGCAATGAATGTATTATTTCTATATAATAAATTCGATGCATGATTTACATATGCATTAGTATTTGCAGGATATGAATTAGGAATTATTAAATCTGTTACGCCAACTGTACCATTGGTAATAATACCTGTTATAATATCAAACTCCGAAGCAACCTTAACATTCGATGTGGGATCTGCAATTAATGTTGGTGCAGATGCATACTGTTGAACATTAGATCCTTGATATGTATAAGATACTCTAACATTTGCTATTACGTTTAATGCTAAATCTTTAGCATAATTAATTGCCGCCAATGTTTCAACTGATTGATTTGGAATTGCCGATTCTGTCTGTGCCCAATATTGTAGACCTGCAAAGGTTGCTTGAGTATTGCCGCCGTACGCCAAATCAAATGCCAATGAATCTACAATTAAACCAGAGTCTCTTGCACATTTATCTTGATTGTATGTTGCAAATAAAACAGAGTCTCCATAATTTGGTCTTTGTGATAGATTTGTAAATACAAATTCTTGACCCAATGTGTCATCTCTTAATTTACCATAATATAATGCCTCGCTAACGCCGTCAGCATACAATGCGTATGTACCAAACGATGCGTTAGAGTTTGTTATGGAACAGAAGCCGCCCGTTTCACATTTGATAGCAATATGGCAACAAATTGTAAACACAGAAACTAACTGAGTGTAGCCTCTATACAACATATGGATACCAATACCACCTTCATTAGTTTGTGTATAAGAATCACAAACCATTGAACGTAGACCAGAAACATATCTGCCATCTACACGCATACCTGTACCGGTAGTTGTAATTGAGCTGGAATTTTGAATATATGGGCTGGTAACAATTGTACCTGCAGATCCATCCGGATTGTATGAGAATACTGCCGAAGGAGCAATATGGTCTCTGAATGTAAATCCTGTTACGTAGCAAGCATTGTTAACATAGAACATATCAACTGCTGGCTGAGATGGCCTAATTGTAGTTGTTCTTAAATTGTCACCCACTAAACCAACACGACGACCAATTGTTACTGGTTGGTTGTATAAGGTATAGTCTCCGCTCTTAACAAAAACAGTAGTCCATTCTGTTGCTCTTGCCAATGCGATATGGATATTTGCCAAAGCATTACTTGCGGTATTGCCTGTATTATTATCGTTTCCGTTCTTAGCAACATAAATTACATTTGCAACAGGAGCAGTTATTGATGCTCTTAATTCTGCAATTGTTGGCTGTAATGCCAATTGAGCTCTTGTATTAGTAAAATACAGATTATCAACTGCTTCAGGAACCTTTGCAGTAGTTATACCCGACCAAGTATTAGCAACAATTCTATTTGTTGTAATTGTATCTATAACTAGATTACCAGTCGGCGATGCTATATTTCCAGATATCGTTAAATTACTCAAAGCAGTTTGAGTAATAGCATTAACGGCTTTAACATTAGAGAAATATAAATTATTTCCAACTTCAACAATATTTGCAGTCGTTAAATCTGTTACGTTTGCTTTCAAATTTAATAGCGGAATTATATTTGCTAAAACTCTTGTATTAGAATAATATAAGTTTGCTCCGCCTTCAGGAATATTTGCGCTTGATAATCCAGATGAAGAAATTAAGCTTCCGTCAATTTTACCTGATGGAGAAGTAATTACTAATGCGTTGGCATTCGCACTCATAATGATGGTATTACTAGAATCCGTCATTACGAAGGTGTTGCCCGTTGAACTTATAGAGCCAGAATTAGAGAATTTAATTGAGTTACCATATAACCATAAATCTCTAAATGGTCTATCACTAGATCCAATATCAAGTGCATTGCCAACAATTGGCAATAAGCTAGTTGTAATATTAGAGAAATAACTTTCTATTCTAGCATTTGTATAATATAAGTTTGCACCTTCTCTTAGATTACTTGTGGTAAAGTTATCTAAAGAACTAATTGTACCAATTAGATTACCAAACAAATAATTTGCTGCAAGATTTGCTAATCTAAATGAGGGGTGCGAAGTATCAATGTAGATATTAGCATCTGGTTCTGGAGAATAGTTTTCAAATACTTTCCATGTACCATTATTTCTTGCGTCGCGGAAGAAACCAGTATGATGATATGATCCATCATTATAATTGCCGGCAAATCCTAGGTCAGGATTAGATGCTTCCGAACCTGAATTCAAATAAATCATATTGTCCGATATGGACAGATTATTTGATGCGTGCGTTGTTACATTGCCGTAAAAATTAACTGGCCCTGTAACATTTAATTGTCCGAATGTTACGTTTGCGTTTGTAGCAACATTTTGTCCAATTGATATAATACCTGTAATGTTACTATAAATAACACCTGTTCCACCAGACAATGCCAATCTAACTCTAGAATTAGTTAGATATAAATTAGATCCTATTTCAATTACATTAGCAGTTGTTAAATCTACTACATTAGCTTTTCCTACTAACAAAGGAGCCACATTTGCATAAACTCTTGCATTTGTGTAATATAGATTACTTGCCGATTCAATTACATTAGCAGTTGTTAAATCAACAACATTTGCCTTCAATGCTAGTAATGGAGATACATTAGCGTAGACACGAGCATTAGTAAAATATAAATTGCTTGTAGATTCAAGTACATTGGCTGTGTATATTCCTTGCCATATATTAGCAGAAATATAATTTGTTTGTACTAAATTGGCACCTGTTAAACTACCGCCAGATGTAGATCCAATAATTAATGTATTTGCAATTACATTTCCTGAAACAGTTAAATTACCATTTACAGAATTTATATTTGCTACAATTCCAGTTAATAGATAACCATTACCTATAAAATAACTTGCAGAAACATTTCCGCTGGAAACTATATTTCCAAGAACAGTTAAATTACTTATTGTAGAGTTTGCAACTGCAGAAATTACTCTAGCATTTGTAAAATATAAATTAGAACCAAACTCGTTAACATTTGCTGTCGTTAGATCGGAAACATTTGCCTTCAATACTAATAATGGAGATACGTTAGCGTAGACACGGGCATTAGTATAATAAAGATTGCTTGAAGCCTCTCTAATATTTGCAGTTGTAAAATTACCAATTGATAATACTACATTAGCAATATTTGATGCTTCTGTACCAGAAACGGTTATTGCAGCAGGTGCCCAAATTGTACCATTCCAAATTAATCCTTGGCCTAATGTTGGTGCAACAGTTGAGGTATCAACATCGGCTAAAGCATTTATGCTTGCCTGAGATAAATTTGCAAATACTCTTGCATTACTGAAATATAAGTTTGCCCCATATTCAACAACATTGGCAGTTGTTAAATCAACAACATTTGCCTTTAATGCTAGTAATGGAGATACGTTAGCGTAAACTCTAGCATTACTGAAATATAAGTTTGCTCCATACTCATTAACATTTGCAGTAGTTAAATCTGATACATTTGCTTTAGTTGCTAGTAATGGAGATACATTAGCATAAACTCTAGCATTAGTATAGTATAAGTTTGACCCAAACTCGTTAACATTTGCGGTTGTTAAATCCGATATATTTGCTTTGGTTGCTAATAATGGTAATACATTAGCATAAACTCTTGCATTTGTGTAATATAGATTGCTTGCAGATTCTCTTACATTTGCTGTTGTTAAATCTGCAACATTTGCCTTATTTGATAATAATGGAAATACGTTAGCGTAAACACGAGCATTAGTATAGTAAAGATTGCTTGCAGATTCAATTACGTTTGCAGTAGTTAAATCCGATACATTGGCTTTAGTTACTAATAGTGGAGATACATTTGCATAAACTCTAGCATTGGTGTAATATAAATTACTTGCAGATTCAATTACGTTTGCGGTGTATAAATTATTCCAAACATTTGCAGTGATGCTTGTTGTTAAGATATTTAATGCACTTGCATTGCCTGCAATAACAATGCCATTTGCAAGAATAGTATTATTTACACTTAGATTGCCGCCAACTAATATATTGCCATATATTGTTGCAGTATTTGTAGTGAATACATTTGATGTAGATACTTGCGATACAATATTTGCAGCAAGTACGGTGTTTGTTACATCAATACCTTGTATTGTTAATCCGTTTGCTTTTACATAGCCCGTGACATTTAAATTGCCGCGGAATTGTCCTGATAATGTAAGATTACCAAGATTTAAATCTGCATTTGCAAGACTTACTGCACTAGCACCAGAAACATTTGCCCTAATTGTTCCTGTAATAGGATCGTAAGTTATACTTGCATCGCCGGCGCTAATAGCTGCTCTGGCTCTTGCATTCGTAAAATATAATTTTTGTCCTTCTGCGATATCGTCAGAAGTGCCAGAGAATGTAGTTATTAATCCAGGATTTGAACCAATTAATAACCAAGCATTTCCTGAGTACATCAGGAATGCAGAATCTCCGGTCTTTGATAATTCGATAGCAAGATTATTTCTAATATTGCTAGATATTGTATATCTACCACCTTGAGTAGATACTAAGTTAATAACTTTTAATTGGCCATCAACACCTTGCGGAAGATCTAAATATTTTTTACCGCCCGCATCTTCACCAACATTTGGAACCGTGAAAACAATATTTGCACCAGGACTACCAGGAGTACCATTTACAACAATATTTGCAGTATATCTACTTCCTAAAGTATTAGTACCATCAATTGATGTTGACAATCCAATTACATTGCCAGCATTTGTAGAATCACTAACATCAAATATATAGGTTGCGCCCTTTGTAAAGGTTAACCCTGTAGGAAAAGGTCTAAGCCCCGTAGGGCCTACCCAATCATCTGGAGGATAAGAAAAAGTAGACCCTTGAGCAGCGCCCAAATATATTTTATTATTTTGGGCTCTAACATATAACGTCTTTGTAAACGGCGAACCGTTTGCAAAAGATATGCCGCGTCCAGTAGCAGATTTTCCTTCAGTATAAAAGAATAATGAGGTAGGTAATACCGAGCCGTTTGCAACGGCATTTGCATCAGCGGAAACTCCTCCATATAAATCGGTTCTAGTAGTTGCTGTACTAATAGTACCCGACGTATACAGAGATTGAGCGGGGCCGCCAAGAATTATGTTCCCAGATAATGTAGGATCGGTGATCGAAGCGAATAGTGTACCTGCCGATACATTTTCGCTTTGACCATCCTGAATAAGATATATTAGGTCATCTTTATTTACTACATTAGCTTGGACAAGCTGCGATATCTTTAAATCTGCCATTAAACCACCAAAAGGTTACTAATTGAATGTGCTCATAATCAAGAAGTGTTTTAGGATTCAGACATTATAGAATCATCGTTAGCATCTGTCTGTAGTGTGCCGGTAGCATTTGCATTAAAGTTCTTAGACATTGCAACCAATGTATTAACTTTGCGACGTAAGCTACCTTGTGTTGTAGTATATGTGTGATACTCAACCCAACCTGGACTTAGGAAGCCATTTGCTTTGTTGCCTGCGACGTTTGCTTCTACACGGTCAAAACCATATACAGTGCGCTTGCTAACTGTATTAGCATAACGGCCTGCAGTATTTCCCCAACCTTTAGTATTTAACCATTTTGGAGATTGTTGAACTGCAATTTGCACATTACCTACAGTATTCGCTTTTTCATATCCTGTTTCCAAGTATACCGTATTTGAAGAAACTACGTATCCTACTCGGTAATTTACATTACCAAGAACTAACGAATCGCCTGGATCTACGTTTGCTGCTGTAAAATATGGTGCTGAAAGCACAACGGTATTGCTGCCTAAGTTAGCAGTAAATGATGTACCACTAACAAATTCTAATCTATCTAATTTTCCCCATGCTGACATTTTTAGTCTCCTGTTTGTTTGTTAATAATTGCAATTATGCAAATTATTCTTTAGCTTTTTTAGCCGGTGGAAGTGATTCCAAACGACGTACCGAACCATGGTGTATGTATTTCTTACGGCCACCGTCACCATCAGTTACGACATATTCAGCATAAGGTTGTCCGCTTTTTGTACTATATTTATCATCGCTTACAGTATTGCCTGCTTTACGATGTGCATTGATCTTATCTTGAATTTCCATTCTTGTGAAGGATTCAATAATAATATCATCATTATTTTCTTTATATGCTTGCTCAGCAATTGAAATAAGTTCTGCCTGGGCCGCTTCTTCGTCTGTTCTAACAATAGATTGAACTGCTCTTAGGAAATCTCCGAATGTAGGATTATCAGTAATTTCAATTGTAAAGTCATTATGCTTAACAATTGTTTCTGCTACACTTTCTTCTAGATCAGCTTCTTCTTTTCTCATTTTTGCTAGAACTGCTCCAGCAACACGTTCTCCAGCTGCCTCGCTACCATATCTTTTTGCCGCTGCTTTAGAGATCTTTGAGAAATTTTTACCTGGCTTGCCTAAGTCTGCACCCATACGACCAGCTTTTGCTGAAAGAGTATTTTCGGCAACGGGCATTGCATGGTGTCCGTGAAGACTACCTTCAATCTTATGCTTCGCTCTTAATTGACCAGCTTCTTTCTGAATTTTCTTGGATTCTGCTGGACCGGCATATTCAGCATCAGCAGTTGCCATATCTGAATGTGATACCATATCATCAGCAACTTTATTTCCATAATGCTTACGAACATGATTTTCAATTGCTGTGGCGGCATGAGCACCATTCTTCATGCTACCTTCACCATGCCCATAGCCTTGATCCGATGAATAATTATGTCTAGCATGCTGATGCCATAAACTCGACAACGACATATGATCCATTTTACCTTCATCTAATTCTTCAACTTCTTCTTTAACTCCGCCGGCCTTAAGCATTGCTGCACGATCAGCATAGCTACTACGCTTTACAAGTTTAGCATACGGTGCAAGTTCTTTTTTCTTTTGCGGATCAGTAATATGTTTCATTGGATCAAAGGCAGCAGCTTCGTCGGCTTGTTCAACTTCTTCTTTTGTAGTTGTTTTTTTAGCTAAATCCATTGCCGCTGAGTATCCAGGAATATTCATCATTCTTTTTAAACGTGCTGGATCTTTTGCAGTTTGAGCAGCAGCTGCAGCTAATCTTTCTTGACGCGCCTGGAAATCTTTTTTGGACTCTGATTTAGCTTCGTTTTGTTGTTCAACTTCTTCTTTTTTAATAGAAGCGGAAATTGCCTTGCGACGATTCTTTAAATAGTCGTCCGACTTACCTACTTTACCATCGTTGTCAACATCTGCATCTTCTTTACCAACTGGGTCAAGTTTTGCTTCAGTTAAAACAGGGTGTGTGACAGCTCTGATTGCTTCAAATAAATCGTTTGAGATTCTTTGCATTTTGGATTCCTTTATTAATTGTTCTTTTATTATTTATTAAAATTAATCTGTTACTTTTTCTTAACAGACAATCTAGATCGTTCTAAAGCTCTTATTTTTGGTAATAATTTCTGAGCCAAATTTCCTTGCGATGCCATCATTGTCTTGACTTGTTTTTCCAATGCATCTTTTTGTTGAGCAGATAATTGTTTTTTATTTCTACTTCTCAATATTCTTTTCTGTAAAACTCTATGAGCTGCCGCATTTGCTCTTCTTTTTAATATTTCTAATGAAGAAGCTCTTTTTAACTTCATCTTTCTAGCTTGACCAACAGCTGTTTTTCTAGACTTAAAGCGCTGGCCTTTTCTTAATCTAGAAGAAGCTGTTAACGACTCTTCCAATTCTTCTATTATGAATTCATCTGGCGAATATAGGTCGGCAATATCTTCCCATTTTAAACGGTCTGCTATTTCGTCCATTTCCCTTTCGGAAAGTTCTTCGTCTATGAATTCAATAAAAGAAATCATTTTAATGTAGATTTAAGCATCCAAGCGTGTTTCTGATGTGCTATAACTCTATCCTGTAGAAAATTAGATACACCAATTTCTCCGGCAGCTTCTGCAATCTTATAACCTTGCATTAATGATAAGATAACAATATCATTTGCAGTTATTAAATTTGCTATCATTTGCATTGGAGGAACAACCGTATCATCTTCAGGAACAGATGCAAAATTCTTCAATTTCATTAACGATGTAGGAGCAAACGCATCCAATGCTCGAATATGTTCTGCAGTTGTATCTATTGCTTCATATACTTCTTCGTATATGCTTTGCAAGAATGTATGATACTCATAGAAATCTGCACCGGTAATATTCCAATGATAACTATGTGTCTTATAATACATTACAAAGGTATTGCCTAATACCTTATTGAGAGATTGGACCAATTCTTCATTCATTTTAATTATCCTGAGAGTGAGCTTTAATCATTTGTTTATATGCAGTACTAGATGTGCCAAGTTCTGCCTTGTCTCTATGAACTGCTTGCATTTCCTTGCTCTTATCTGCTTCAATTTTCTTTGTTTGTGGAGTAGACAAATAAGATTTGAATGAAGCCAATCCCAATGGTTTATCCGGGTAACCCTGGTCCGCAATTGGCATATCTATACCATGATAAACTTCTTTGTTAGGAGAGGCATTAATATCTCTTGTTGCTGTTGGAGGATCTGGGACATAGGTTTCTTTAACCGGGATTCCTAGCGATCTTCTTAGTGAAGAAAGTGCTTTCTTTGTAGACGGCAATTGTCCTTCTGAACCGTTAGGAATTCCGTCTTTATCTGTATCGTTCATTTGGTCTACCTTTTTGTCTCTAATAATTGGGGTATTTCTTTGTTTAACCCATTTTTCTTTACCATCAGGGCCTGCTCTAGAAACCATTCTAAAGTTTGCAGCATTTACGCCTTCCGCAACATCTCCCTGTCCAAATACAGGAACAGTTGATCCTGTTTCGTTTGCCATAGTACCATCCTTGTGTAGGCTTAATTTGCCAATTTCTGCTACGTGTTTTTTCATATACAGCAATGTCTCATCTCCGTATCCAAGCATATTTAAGGTATCATGGGCAATTGCCATGTACATATTAAAATCGTGAACCATCTTATCATCGGCAAATCCTGTTTTAGTTGCTTCTTTTTCTATGCCAAGATAACTATCTGTTGCTTGAATTGCTTGTAATATGTATTTTGAATTCGCCGTAGATGTTGCAATTAAATCTTTTAATTGTTTAGATGCACCTTCGCACATATGAAGGTTTTTAGTATGATATCCATTATACTCAACTTCCATAGATTGATTATTTCTCTCAACTAATTGTTCTTTAGACATTAATAAAGCAGGAATTCTTCTTAAATCTTTAGTCTCTACAACATCATATTTTCTAACAAATTCTTTAATCTTCAATACTTTATTGCTTTCGCGTATATCATTAATCCAATATTTTTTAGTATTTCCAGATTCTAATACTAATGTAACATAAGAAGAACCGCGATAAACAATTTCTCCAAGATCACCTGTTTTAGATTCTACAACTGTACCAATATTGAATATTTCAGATGCATGGTATGCTTCTCTAATTGGAACGCATTTTGATTTAGTTGTGCTCCAAACTGACCCGGATGGACACATCTTTTTATCTTCGCCAGGAGTCATCTTCTGCATATACAGAGTTCCTTCAGGAGTACCCCAATCATGACGATACGGATTCTCAAAATCTTCTTTTACTGATCTAATATGATTTGCAATTTCTTCAGCGTGCGGATGCAGGGCTGCAGGTAGACCAGATTTAAACTTGTCCATATTACCTGCTCTAGCATGTGCTCGCATTTTTGTGCCAGACATACCTTCTACACCTTCTGCATCAGGATCTCTTTGTCCTGCAGAAACTACTTTAATTGATTTAAAGTTATAATGCCCGTGTTTACTTGGTACATTATTATATTTGTGTAATAGTTTGTGATACTCATCTACACGATCAGAACCAGCTACCATAACCAAATGTTTGTAACCTTGTTTATGTAGATTTGTTGCTGCATCTAGTACACTAGGTGCTTCTTTAGACGAACCAGAAACCTTAAGGCCTTTGCCCGATACTTTTTTAAGATATCCAATTTTAGCTTTCTGAGGTAACGGATCTTTTGAAGAACCTTCAGAATGCGATGTGACGATGTGCGCAGTTGCGCCATGTTCCTTAGCGGTATCTTTAACTTTGTTTATTAGTTTTTCGTGCCCTACGGTGGGAGGATTGAATCTCCCAAAGGCAAAAGCGGCCGTTCTTTCTGGCGCTTCTGTGATGAATTCTTTAAAGTCCATTGTTTTCCATTAGAATATAGTTGATACTGTTTATTTATAAGATAAGAATGTTTGGTTAAATTAATTCTTTAAAAGTAAATGCAAACCAAACATCAAGTTTTGTAGAATTATCAACTCTACGCATACAAAGAGTCAACATATTAGGTGTTGACCCTCCATACATTGTTGCCGGTCCTTCGTCTCCAGAAGTATTTTTTCCAATAATAATACCAGAATGTCTCAAAATTGAACTGTTTGGTGTAAAAGTATTACCTTGATTACTACTATATTTGTCTTGATAAATTCTATACTGAGTTTTATTTCCAACAGAAGTCCATGCAGAAACAGCTGCACCCGATAAATTAATTTCTCCCTCATACCATTCATAGATAATAGTGCTTTGATTTGCATTATTATTACCAATTTCATATTCTATAATTTTAGTCAATTCAGATATTGATCTAACATTTGATACGCGAAAACTTATAACTGGACGCATAGTATCATCCATCGTCCATCCACGATTTGTATTGATTAAATGATTATTAATGGAAAATAGATTTCCATCGGCTTCTTCTGCAATTACAGTAACTATATTTGATATGGTAACTGGCAATGGATTTGATATGGATACTACGGATGAATTATTGTTTAAATAAACATTACCTGCTACTCGCATATAATCCATTGTCATCAAATTTGCAGTACCTATTTCCGTCAAGTGTACATGGACTGGATTTTGAGGAGTTGATGAAACAGTAACAGTATCAATTATATTAGTATTTCCAAATATTTGTATGTTGCCGCTACCAAGTGTGACTGGTAAAGGATTGAATAATGATACTACAGCGTTTCCGTTCTTTACTGTTGCAATAACAGGTATTGAATTACCAACATCATTCTTAATCTCAATTTCATTGGAGATGGTTGCATTTGTATTACTATTAAAAAGATATGTCATATTATTCTCCAACCATTTCTATAAATCATTTGTATTGCACCATTATCCATTTGGAGAATAAATCCGCCTGCATCATTATCAACTGTTCCATCCACTGTAATTGGATTTGAAGAACAATGCCCAGATTCATCTTTAATAATTAATTTCCTGCCAGCTACTACATCGAATGTAGGCATAGTGATTCTAACTGCACCTGCATAATTAACACCTATGTAATAATCTTTTCTTCTTACTACATAAGTAGGATCTGTTACAAGTGTTGTATAGTTAGTTAACGAAACAGAATCACCTGCTCCGCCTCCAGGACCTGCCATTGATATTTTACTAATCCATTGTTCTAAGAATCTTAACTTCTTAGTAACAGCATCCATATCAGATGCAACAATTAATGGATCGGGTTGCTGGTAGCTATCTTTAGATTTACTAATAAAATCTGATGTTCTATCAGCAAGTGTTTTCTCTACGATTGCGGGTTCTTCGGCTTTGGTTTCTTCCTCGGCGACTTCTTCGGGGGCGGAGGGGGAGGCTGCTGCGATGGGTATTTCGGGGGCTTGTGGCTGAACCAACTCATTTACAGTCTCCGTCTTCTCATTTAGCAATAACATTAGATCATCTAAACTCGGAGGTTTAGGATATTCTATTGCTACTGTTTCTTTAATTATTTCTGGTTCACTAACAGGAACCAATTTAGCTTGTTTAAATGCTTCACTTAAATCTTTGAAGATATTTTCAGTTGCGGACTTTCGGACACTAGCTTTTATGCTTTTAATTCGTTCAACTTCCTCAACCAAACCAGGATCTGCTGCCTGGCCCATTGATCGGGCAAAGTTAACCAAAAGTTCCTTTTCTTTTATATTCTTCATTGACAAACTATTGACATGATGTTATTATTCGCTATGAGCCTGGGTAATAAGAGTCTTAACAATTCCACTTCTTCAAAGCAAGATTGATTCTTGACTTTGGATCATGCGCTGTTTCAGCAGAAGTTAATTTGTCTTTCATACCACTCATACGAGCACAAAATGATTTACGTCTATTTGCTGCTTTACTTCCGGGTTTTAATTTAGACGGTTTAGTAGTCACTGCTGTTTGTAAATGGCTACCAGGATGTTCTCTTCTGTATGCCATTACTCCAGATTTAGTTAAGCCGCCTTCAGGATTTTTGTATTTTGTATCTTGCCAGTCCTCTTTCATCGCAGCCATATTGTCTACTAAATTAGGATATGGTCTACCAGCAGCCTTTGCTCTTGCTTTAGCATTTGCCTTTTGTGCAGGTGTCATATGTCCGTGTGACTTCTTAGGATTTGGCTCATCCCAAACTTCTTGTTCGTCTATGAATTCTTTAAAGTTTTTCATGATTGCCTCGAAAAATTTTCTCTGCTAAAGTCTGATCTATCTACTAATTTTGTTGGGCGGTTGTTTATTACTGCAACGTGTCCTTCAGGTTTAGTTGCTTTGCCGTTAATAGAATGATGGTAATCATAATGTGATCCTGCAAGTGTATGTACCAAGACATTCTTTGCATTTTGTAAATGTTTATGAACTTCTAATGTAGATTTAAATGCAGGCTCATGCTTATCTATATGTGCCATTGCTGCGTTTAAAGTTGCAGTCTTTGCTTCTTTTGCTTTAGGTGTTTTAACCTTATCAACTTCTTTCTGCAATCTACCTTTTAAGTGGGCTCTATATCCTGCAACTGTAGGAGTACTACCTTCTCTAACTGTAGAATTAATATAGGTTTTTAAATGCTCTTTATGTGCTTCATGCTGGCCTTCAAGGTGACTATAATCTTTTAATTTATTGTGTGCCTCAACTGCCTTCTTCATATGTCCTTCAAAAGCTTTCTGTGCTTCAGGAGTATATTGTGCTGAAGAATGTTTGAATGAAGTATCAATTACATGGACATCTGGATGCTTATTAAAATGCGAAACATCTGCATTATAATGTGCTTTCATATGTTCCATACTATTACCATGATATGCAGTATGAACAGCAACACCTATTTTAGATTCTTTTGCTTTTGCTGCTTCTGGCGTATTATTCTTTGCAGAATAAGTTATAGTGTTTGGCTTAAAGTGTACTGATCCTGCAGAAGATTCTACATCTCCATGTGGATTTGATTTACTCTTTACACCTGAATGCATTATGTCGCCCTGAAACACTCCTCGGTTTGGAGTAACTTTTGGCAAATGATGCAATGCTGCGGTTAACTTATGCACAAGCCCAGGTGCATGGCCGTGATGCTTTTGTATGTCCGATTCAGTATAATTTAATTTTGGATTTTTATTGAATGCAGATTTAGATGCAACAAAGAATCTACCTGATTCTGGATGATGTCCAAAAACAACTGAAGGAGAACCATCATATTTTGTTGACAAAGATACAGATGATTTCTTGCCTTGTAACGCTCTGTGCGTTTCATGCATAGTGTTGAATGAATGTTTAAAACCTTCTTCACCTGCATTAATAGGATGGTCTTCTGCGTGTTCTAAATGAGTTAATTTTTCCTCATTTGCAGATTCATTTAGGAATGATGAAAAGGAAATCATTTTGCCAACTTTTCATAATCTTTACCATGTGATACTGCACCGACAATATTTGTCATCGGAGAACTTTTATCTTTAAAAGAGATCTTAGCAATATGATGTTGTTTACCACTTTGATCCTCAGCATGAACGTGCATATATGTTCCCTTACTTGAGAAGTTATAATGCTTTACTTTAGAATGCATTGTATTAAATTCTTCGTGCGGACTTGAAATATTTACCTTGTTCTTCTTAGTATCATAATGTGCTTTGATTACCGGCGTTGGAGTCTCTTCTGCATTCATTAATCTCTTAACTGCATGAGCTTTATCTTCATGGCTTAGATTATTAAAGTGTGTTGCATAATGAGATGCTAAACCAGATCTAAAATCCGAGCTAGCTTTTTTAACTTTTGCAACTCTATCCGCATGCTGAGGACTTTTTTCTAAAGCCCTAAATTGAGTATTGCGTTCGTTTTGATTCGATCCAGTAATTAATTTGCTTTTACCAGAACCTCTGTTTGTCATTGCAACTAGATGTTCTTTATGTGTATCAATATTACGCTGAGATTCTGCGGCGTGATGCTCGGGAATCTTTGCCATTTTGTTTAAGTCTTTAAGACCAGGAGATCTTAAACCAGGCTTTTCGCCTACCTTCAAACTAATAGCAAAATGCTTACCTTTTGATGTACTTAATAACGCGTCGCCTGGATTATTTTTATCTCCAGCATGCCCCGATACTTTTGATAGTTGCCCTGGTCTAGATGTCCAAGTTGCGTGCAATGTTTCATTTTTACCTATGCCATGATGCTGTTCTAAGTGTTTGTGAACTGCAGCATAAGTTTGTTCTGCACCGGCATGAATATGTGCACTATGTTCCGGTGTTAGATTTCCGTGATGATGTGTATGTGCTTCCGCGGGAGACATATTTTCCTCATTGGAAAATTTTGGAGGATGTTCTTTATTTGGATGGGCGTGTTGCATGAAACTCGTTTCAAATGCTGGGCCCATATGTGCTGCAGTAGACCCTGCGGCTTCCTCGAGAATTTCTAATTCTTCTGCTAATGTTTTTGCGACGATTGCAGCGGATTCTCTAAGTTCTTTGAATTGTTTCATGTTTCTTCCATTTAAATGAATTGATACTAATATTATTTATATTAAATCAAATTTACGAAACACGTAGAAAACCGGCGAATTGCTCGCCGGTTTGTAGGATTATTTGATATTTTTATACCAGGCTTCTATTACTGGGTGTAAAACATCGTCTGTGTAGTCCATTTTCATGGTATTGACAACAGCTAGAATAATCTGTATATTGCCTTTGACGTATCCTTTCTTTGAATTGATACGATCTACACTAGGTCGAAAAGGGTTTCGGTTTCCCTTTGTTCCCAATTCCATCTTGAATGGAATTTTAGTAATAGCACATTTACCTTCGCATGCGTTGAATTTACTTTGAATATACTCGGGAGTAAGATTGAATAACATCTTACGACCTTTCTTTTCATGAGCAGCAACTCGATTCTTAAGAGCAGTATATTCGGTTACACCAAATTTTTCAGGGGAAGCTTTCTTTGCTCTATTTGCAGCGCGAGTTTTAATTCGCAACTTTTCTTTTTGCTCTGGGGTTAATTCTTTTTTCTTCTTTTGATAATCCCACTTACCAAAGGAATTAACCATCTCAGTTTCTTCTGCAGTCAATGGACGTGCATCAATGCGACGGATTAGATGCAAACGCTTTGCTTGTTTGCGAAGCGCTGCATCTTCAAAATTGTATACCATATTAGATACCAATGCCTTCTACGTTTGAAGAATAATTTGGACGTTCTTGCGAAGCATAATCTACTTTGCAGATATTGTTTTCGCCCAGATGACCGTTGGTAGCGGTATCTGCCATCTGAAAAAATTCTTTCTTAGTAATTTCTCGTGTAGAAACAATCGTTTCACCAAGATATTGTTGGTCAAATTCTTCAGCTTCTTGCATAGCAACTGTGTCGCCAGCGTGGTCAGCTTCTTTAGCGTCAACTACGTAATAGTGACGGAACATTGTAACGGTTTCAACTAGATATAAAGCCATAATATAATCCTAAAAATTCCGCTTACGCCTTACGGAAACACTTTGTCTATAAAAAACGGGCAGAAGTGTTCGTTCTAAATTAATTTAGAATGCTGCGTTGCCTTGTGCTGCGTAAGCTGCTGCTACCATTGCACGTGAAGGTGTGCCAAGACGGTATGCTTGCTTACCGTTCTTTGTGGTGTTAGTATAAACAGCATAACCTTCGGCGCGAAGTTCGCTAATACGAGGACGTACGCTATCCTCTTTGCTTTGTGTCAAACCAGCCAATTGTGCTGGGGTGAATTGACGCCCAGACTTAAGTACATTCAAAATACGCGATTTAAGCATATATATCTCCATTAAACAAAATAACCGCTTCAAAAATTTTACAGTAACGGCGGTTGATTCGTTACTGTATCTTGCTATTATAACAGAAAAATGAATTTCTGTCAAGCATTATTTACCAGGCTTTTTGACCTTTTGTAAATATTCTATACCAATATGACCTTGCTCAATCTCATTTAGAGCAGTTACAATTGCGCCATCTTCAGATATAATCTTTGGCTTATGTCCACGTTTAAGTTCTCTTGCTCGAATAGATGCAATAAGAACTAAATTGTATCTATTACCAATCATATTGGTTGCTTCTTCTGACGTATATCGTGCTGTCATATTTTCCTTTGTTGTTGGTGCCTAGAGAGAGAATTGAACTCCCACTCAAGCGATTATGAGTCGCCTGCTTTACCATTAAGCTACCTAGGCAAAATTTTAATTGGCTACGTTTTCGTAGTCTTCTTTACCACATCCGCACTCAGGGCAGACATGATCGTCGGGAAGCTGTTCCCATTTACCTTCTACAGTTTCATCGTGGACATGGCCACACACTACACAAACGTGTTCCATTATAGTGCCTCCAATTTTTGTTGATATGCTGCGGCATGACGTTTCTCAACGTTAGTCAATGCTGCAAATCGTTTCTGTGCTTTTGCTAATACTTCTTTGAATTGTTCAGCGTGTTCTTTAGATTCTTGAATCTGTTCTTCTGCAATATAAACAGCAGGTGTTGCACCTTCAAGTATTGCCTGAGTCTTAAACTCTGGATACATCACTGTGAATTCGTATGTTTCGCCTTCAATGGCTTTTTCCAAACATTCTTTAGTTGACGGTTTACCGATCAACAATTCCAAGTGACCCCAAGCGTGTAGCAATTCTTGGTCTGCTGTATGCTCAAAGTGTTTGGCGATTTCTTCGTATCCCTCTGCTCGGGCAATCTTTGCGAAATACCGATACTTAACGTGTGCTTGGCTTTCGCCCGCCAAAGCACTTTCTAAGTTTTTAATTGTAACTGACATACTAACTCCTATAATAAAAATTGGTACCCGAGACCGGACTCGAACCAGCACGCACTAGGCGGGAGATTTTAAGTCTCCTGTGTCTACCATTCCACCACTCGGGCAAATAATTTAAGTGTCAATATTAGACCATTTTTTCAACTTAATGAATTTGTCTAATTTGCACTGCAATAAAATATTACTATCAACTACACCTTGTTTATCTAGCAATTCAATCATTGCCAATAGATCTCCAAGTTCTTCCTGTAGACGATAAAGATTTGTTTGATTTGGCGTATCTGGATGTGTCGCTTCTAGACCAAACCGAAATACTTTACTGATTGCTTGGATTACTTCAGCGCATTCTTCTTGTAGAATTCGAAGTGTTTCCATTGTTTGTTCGTTCATACTATCACCTTAAAAACATATTATAACATCTTTTTGACTATCTGTCAAGCATATTCGTAATTAATTGTGTCCAAATTCTTCCGAAATTCCTTTGCCCCGTTCTTGAGGTGGAATCTACGAGCCATTTCTGTCGTTGGACTCAACGTAACAAATCGTTTGATGTGTGGTTTTGTGCTGATTATTTCGTCTCTTGCTTTGAAAATCAAATCACGTCCAGCGCCAGGAATGTAACTCCAAATTGTATAGAAGATTACTGTAGATGGTTCTGAGGATGGTTTTAGTAATTCAATGCATGAACTTGGAATGTCATCCATATATGCAACGCATACTACTGCTTGAGGTTTATTGTCTTTTAATAAAACAAGCACTTCTCTGTTTTCAGAGATTCTAAATTCTACAGGTATCTCAGGGCGGACAGGATCGTCCTTAATTAGATTCAATATTGGATCAGACAACTCTGTCGGCTTATATAGCATAATTTTGCACCTGAAAAATAGATTTTACATTATACATTTATTTATACAAAAAACCAACAAATTTTTTCATCTACTGAAAATATATTTAATCTATTAAGAAGCCTTTCCTCATATAGTCGGGGGCATCTATATATCTTAATTCGTCGGATACTGGTTGGTCAACATCGTCATCGTTCCAAACAGGAATTGCCACAGCGTTGCCATGGACAAAATCTGGATTTCCTCTTAGATGTACTTCGATGACTTTTTTACCTATGAACTCTATATTAGCATAATCAAACTTACGTAGTACGGAAAGTTCTATAGGCATATAAAGGGTATCGGCACACTTCTGCCACTTTGAGAATTTCCATAAAGGATCGCCGGGATTTCTAAATCCCTCAACTGCAAGTACTGGCGCGCCATAAATGTAATCAACACTAATGTGCCGACCTTCAAATATTTCGCACCAGAAAGAACCTGCAGGCAAATCTGTAGTATCGTGCTCGATGTATTTAAAAGAAGCACCTTTACCCATACCAATTATATTAGTAACCGGACGCACTATGTAATTACCAGGTTTCGGAACAGGTACACCTGCAGGTCCGCAGACGTATCCCAATTTGCGAGATAAAATTAATTTATCAAATAACCAAAGATCATTTAATTCGCAATTAAGCCATGCGTCTTCTTCGCTGATATTCATAGTGCCCCCAATTATGCTGCTTGTTGATATGCTAAAATTTCCTTCAAACGGTCTGCACAATAAGAAGCCGCAAATGCGTTTGGCTTAACCATTGGTACAACATTACAAGTACCTTTGATATAACCAACTGCTTGTTGAATCACTATAGAACTGTTATGCCTTAGATCAGGGTTAATATCCAAATGGATTTCAACTTCCCGTTCTCCAATGCAATCTTCTATCAAGTGATACAAATCTGCAACTTTGTGCACTTCTGTCATTAGACGCATCGAAGGCCTTTGAGCCTTAGAATCATAGTCAATCTCAGTTTGTACTTCACCAAAAATCTTACAACCATGTCGTCCATCGATGTGAACTACAATTGCGAGAGTATAATCTGCATACCATTTACCGTCGCGTTTATATCTTTCAGAATCCGCACCAATGTAAATTTTGGTTTCTAGACTTTGAGCTTCAATAAAAGCTTTTACTTCAGCAATATTTATCTTTCTCATAATTCACCTCATTTAAAAACATGGAGCGGGTAGAGAGAATCGAACTCTCACATTAACCTTGGCAAGGTCATAAGCTACCATTACATCATACCCGCATTATTTGGTAGTAACGGTCGGACTCGAACCGACGATAAACACCGTATGAAGGTGGTGCATTAGCCACTATGCTACGTTACCATATATATGGCCGGCCCTGAGAGATTCGAACTCCCAACCTCAAGTTTCGAAGACTTGCTTTCTATCCAGTTGAATTAAGGGCCGTAAATTGGTGGACTCAACAAGCTAGTGCTTGCATCTGTCCTTAATTGGTGGAGAGCCAGGGAGTCGAACCCTGTGACCATATTACTATAGTCTACAGATTAGCAATCTGCTGCATTACCATCCTGCCCGCTCTCCTTATTTGGAGGAAGATGTGAGATTCGAACTCACGGACCCTTTCGAGCCTTCAGTTTTCAAGACTGATGCAATCGGCCACTCTGCCAATCTTCCGTTATTCTTTGGCATCCCGGGTAAGAATCGAACTTACAACCTTTGGCTTTGGAGGCCACTGCTCTGCCTAATTGAGCTACCGAGACATATTTTTCTAAATTGGTGCCACGAGATGGACTCGAACCATCCACACACAGATTTTCAGTCTGCTGCTCTACCTGATGAGCTACCGCGGCAATAAAAACTTTTTAGGGGTGGCCTATGGAATTCGAATCCATCCTATCGGAATCACAATCCGAGGTGCTAACCGCTAACACTAAGGCCACACCTAAAAAGTTTTATGGTAGGACGTATTGGATTCGAACCAATGGCCAATAGATTAAAAGTCTACTGCTCTACCAACTGAGCTAACGTCCCGTATATCTTATCACTCTTGTCACTATTCATGACAGATCTCCTTTTTAAAAAATTTGGCAGAGGGTACTGGGATCGAACCAGTGATGACAGAGTCAAAGTCTGTAGTGTTACCGCTACACTAACCCCCAACAAAAATGGTCCGCCGAAGAGGAATCGAACCTCTATTAATAGCTTAGAAGGCTACTGTTCTATCCGTTGAACTATCGGCAGAAAAATCTTATTCAGCTTCTACAACTGCAAGAATATCTTCTTCAGATATAATTCCAATATACAAGTCTCCGTCTTTAACTACTTTTGATTTTGTCCACATAGGATAAACAATATCTCCAACCTTTACTTCTTTAACATCCGGCCCAATAGCAAGAACTGTACCTGCTCGAGTATTGCTGTCTCCATTAGCTTCACCTAAATAGATTCCGCTATCTGTAACTTTTTTCTTTTCATTCTCAATGACCAGAACTTTGTTCTGCAATGGGATATAGTTCATAAAATTTCCTTAAAATAAAAATGGTACCTTGTGACAGGATTGAACTGCCGACCGTCGCCTTGTAAGGGCGCTGCTCTACCGCTGAGCTAACAAGGCGTTTTGGTGGATGCGGATGGACTCGAACCACCAACGTTTCTTATGTCACTGATTTACAGTCAGCTGCCTTCACCATTCGGCACACGCATCCTAAAACTGGCTCCTCGACGTGGGGTCGAACCACGGACCAACAGATTAACAGTCTGCTGCTCTACCTCTGAGCTATCGAGGAATAAAATGGTCCGTGTAGAGAGATTCGAACTCCCGACCCTCTGCTCCCAAAGCAGATGCGCTAACCAGACTGCGCTACACACGGAAAAATTGGAGCGGGGTGCGAGAATCGAACTCGCGCTATCAGCTTGGAAGGCTGAAATCCTACCATTAAATGAACCCCGCAAATACTGGTGCCGGTTGTCGGTTTCGAACTGACCACCTGACGCTTACAAGGCGCCTGCTCTACCAAATGAGCTAAACCGGCAAAAAAATTCTGGTGGAGAATATCAGATTCGAACTGATCGCCCCCTGCTTGCAAAGCAGATGCTCTACCAAATGAGCTAATCCCCCAAGGTGACTTATTACTTAGCCTATTATACGCCATAAGTCAAAGCGAGTATTTGGTGCCCTAGGGGAGACTTGAACTCCCAGAACCTGGTTTCTAAGACCAGTACGTATACCAATTCCGTCACCAGGGCATAATAAAATTTGGCGGTCTTAGGGGGTAACGATCCCCGCTCTTACGGCGTGACAAGCCGTCGTGCGTCCATGAACACTTTAAGACCAAATTAGGACAGGCTTCGCACCTGATTGGACGTTTGCTAGCGCATTCAGTTTAACATCTAAATCATCACTTGGAGTGCGCGACAGGAGTCGAACCTGCATGATACGGATTTGCAATCCGCTCCCTAACCGTTCGGGTCACGCGCACATATATCCATATTAAAATGTACTAGGATGTCCGACAACAATCCCACTGGGACTAACCACGCATTCGTCATGCGACTGGTCGTCATTCACATTACCATCCAACTTACTCCAGCGCGACGCCAAGATCAATTCAAAGTCGATCTCTATCTTTCATGTGTCTAGGCAGAGTCTGTGCGGCCACAGATTAATCCTCTCCTAGATCACCTACTGGGTTGGTAACCTAATACATTTTAATATGGAGTCCTGTACGGGATTTGAACCCGTGTGAATACCGTGAAAGGGTACTATCCTAGGCCGCTAGATGAACAGGACACATATGGTATTCGGTAGAGGTAACGCTCCTCTGTCTTACGATTATCAGTCGTATGCTCTACTATTGAGCTAACCGAACACTTAAAAATGGTATACAAATTTTAAAAGAACTAAGCAACTAACTCTATCATTCTGTTGCTGTTTATGTGTCTATTATAGCACACTCTTGACACCTTGTCAACTCTTATTTTAAAGACCCTTTGCTTTGCTAGGATACTTAAAATAAAAAACCCTCGGACTTTGCGGGTACCGAGGGTTTGTTAGATTTCAGAAATGTTCTGTAAACTTACCCTCGATGCACTCTCCATGAATTTGGACGCGCAAAGCATTCTGGCTGTGTGCCATAAATGTCTTTTCCGTGGGCTATTAGTTTACTTAACATTACTTTTTCCTTGCTATAAATTATTTATAGTCTAGAACATCAATCTATCGGTACTTTTTAAACTTTATTTTTAAAAAGTTGCGTCTGCAAGTTCTTTGATTTCTTCAATATCGAAATCTTCTTCCTTAGCTTTCACAACTTTAACTGGCTTTGCTTTAACAACAGGAGCCTTAGCCGTTGTTGCTTTAACTGCTTTTGCCTTAACTACTTTCGGCGTGCTAATCTTAGCACCTTGTTTCTTGCCCATGGTCTCTGTAATAACAGAAGTCCATTGTTCAAAAACTCCACCTGCATCTAGAAGATACTGGCAAGCTTCTGCTTTAGTCATCGGCTTAGGCAACTCGACGAGTTCAAGGGGAGCGTGTCCGCCTTTGGACAACAGCTTAACACGAGATGCCAGATCATTGGCAAAACGAACCTTGGTGCCTTGCTCGGCATGGGTGGAAACACCTGCAACTGTGAATGTACTCATAATATAGACCTTTCAAAAAATTAATAAATTAACGACTTCACATTTCATATTATATACCCTTTCGGGCGGCTTGTCAAGCACTTTTTGTGTCCAAAAGCAAAAATTCCTTAATCTTTTTGACGTGCTTGCAATCTCTACGGAACTGGAACCCCACGCAATCACATGAGACCTTGCCATTTCCAGAAATTACGTTATAGACCGAACCTTTTAGTTTGGCCTTTACCTTGAACACTCGTGTATCAGAGCGCTGTTTGGAAAACTCAAAACCAACAATGAACCTCTTATGGATATAAGAAGTAGGGTATTCTTTTGTTCCTGTATATACAGAAACGTAATCGTTATCCAACCACTTAGGATTGCTAACAACTTTACCCTTGAACACTACATCGTCGTATTCTACATTAAGTAGATTGGACTTGAATCTAGCGTGCAGCTCTACGGTTTGACCTATTTCTAATTTCATAACCATATTATAACAGAAAAAAGAACCCGAGTCAAATGCTCGGGTTCTAGGTGTTGTTTTTTAACAACAGGGTCGTTTTTTGCTTAATTTTTAAGCATTTTCCTTCTCGATTACTCCTTCTGATTCTAAATAGTCCAAAGTATCTTCGACTCCTTTGTTGTGGCCCCATTTAAAGCATGAATAGCATGCTGCAAGCAGTAGGGCTATTTGTATCATATCATATAGCGTAAATGTATAATTCATATTTCGCTCCTTATAGTTATTTTCGTATCACAAAAACCAATCAGCTTGCCTTTGTTTTAAATTTTTAAATTGATCATGTTCTATTATAAATTTTGCAACAAGACCATTCTCTAAACCATATGCTTCTATTTCCCAAGGTTGATCCCAATAAGAAACATCGTCATCATATTTCACACCAAACCATGATGTAATATACTTACTTTTACTAAGTCTATCCTTCATTTCTCCTTTGGCTATTTGTTTTAGATGCACCATTTCATGTGCGAGAATTTTAAACATAAGAATTGTTCTTTTAGTACGAAGTATATCAATTGTAAATTCTCGAGGATTTCCTGTATCACTAAATTCATAATTACAATATCCCCCAGCATCTATGTCGTCTTTTACTGTAATTTTAACAGTAATATTTTTTGACATTTGAGGTGAGAGCAAATTTCCTGCATAGGAATGCGCCGCCAATTTAAGTAGTTTTACGAGAGTTTTATCTTTCGCGTTTCTGACGGTGACGTACATTTTTGCCCTCCCATTTTATTTATAATGGTTGGGTTAGGTCCAAAGAGAATTTCTAACTTTAATTAGACGAATTAACATTTCTTCATCTTCTTTTTCGTAAGATTTTTCAATCTCATCATATAATTTTAATATGCGCGAACCTTCTTCATCTTCTTTTTCAATTGAGCCAAAAAGACTACCAGTTTCATTTCGTATTTTATCGCAATATGCAGACCACCCGCTTGCTTCTAATGGATCTAATCTATAGCGATAAACAGTAGTCCACCACAAATATAATGCTTTTATTTCTTTTGCGGTTTCTGCTTGATTGGTTGGCTTGCCATAATTGGGAGAATCTTTTTCAACACCCCAACCTTCATCCATTACCTGACTAGATGCCCAATCAAGGTATGCTAGGCCTGCATCACGACTACGCCATGTACGCCACCGCCACCAACCCCAAGACCAAAAAGGTGCTTTGTATTTTTTACGAGCTTCCTCATCCCATGCAATATAATGCCACGCTTGTTCTATTTCAACAAAATTAACTAATTCGTTAAAGAGACAAGGTAAAAAACGATACCCTAAATCTTGCCATTGACCAGGTTTAATATCCCGCGGATGCGCAGTAAGAGCATGACTACGAGTAACGAAACGATTATTAATGTAGTATTTAATATTATAGATTGTATTAACAGGCAGATAGATAAATTTTTGTAGTGAATCAAGACCTTCTTCGGCAATCCAATAACGAATTGGATAAGATGCTTTTGATTGCTTAATCCAAGTATCCCATTCTTCAGAAGTACCCATTTTTAATTTATTGGTACCTCGAATCCAATCTGCAAAATGGCTATTTGACCAATAATTTGTCATCAATCTTCTCCAAAATTATTAGGCTCTTCACCAAAGAATTTTTCGTTTGTATCTGTATTAGTTAATGCAATAGGGCCTTCAATAATATATTCGGTTTCATCGAGAGACCAACCCAATTCTTCTAGCCCTTCAAAGAAGTCTTCATTCCAAGCATCTTCAATATCTTCTTGTTCGTCGTCATCCATATCTTCAGGAAATACCCAATCTGCCCAACAGCCATCAAGCATCTCTTCCATTTCCCATTCATAGTCGTCGCTGCCAATACGATATTCATCTTCATTAGCTAGATCAATTTCAGGCTTTTCATCGCTATCGCAAGTCCAAACGCCCCAGCGATATCCTTCAATGCGGATAATTTCTTTACCATCTTTGTACCAATATTGTTTTTCAATTGCACTTTTTTTATACTGATTAGTAATTGACCAGGTTGCCATATAATTATGCCTTATTTTTAGTTACGCTAGCAATTGCTGCAAGTACTTCTTTAGTAAGTTGTTCATCATCCCAAACCAATTCAACACGACCATCTTCATGCTTTGTAACCGTTAGATGGGTGCCTTTAACAATCTTGGGCCAGGTTTCAATAGTCGTATTTTTTGGTTTGCGAGTTGCCATAGTTATGCCTTAGTTTTTGCTTCCGCGCGAGCTGTACGAACTTCAGTAATTTCTGTTCGACGAGCTTTAATTGCTTTGCCTAGTTCTTGTAAAGCTTTGCGAGCACGTGTACCTGCTGCATTGTTTCCTTTTTCAAACTTTTCATTTTCGGCTTCGTATGCTGCCAAGTTTGTTTTAATATCGTTATGTGCGTTCATTTTATTTCCTTAAATTTTAATTGCCGAAAAATCTCTACGTGTCCTGTTGAACACATCTCCTAAATTATAATTGCTTTTTGCTGAGTTGTCAACCCTATCAATATCCAAATTAGCATCAGTCAATCCTTTTTGTGCTGATGGCTCTAGATCATATAGTTTCATCTTTGCTCTATCAATCCCAATCATAAATCTTTTATTTGATGTAGGATCATTATATCTATTCTTTAATTGCTTGACCATTAGTTGATTCAATTGCTCTAGCTCTTCTGTAGAAATTAAAGCAAACATAAAATCAACTGTCGCAGGCAAACCAAACGATTCAGAAGTATCTGTCAATTCAACATCTGTGTTACCATATCCGCCTCGTGTCGTCTGCGTTGCACTTAGAATAGGTACATTTTCTTCTACTGCCAATCCACGAAGTTCTTCGGCAATAGACTTAATTAAAGTATATGAATTAATATTTGAACCAGACTTGAATCTAGAACTTGCACAAATATTTAAGTAATCAATAATAATGATATCAGGTTTAAACTGTCGCTTCAACTGCAATTCATTTAACAATGCCTTAAAGTGTCCTGTATGGGCACCTGCCGTTGGATACTCTTTAATAATCAGATTGCCTTCTGTCTTGTTACGAATCTTTTCAATCCTACTATCAAATAAAGACTTAGGCAAATCTTTAAGTTGATCCATAGTAATATTCATTAGATTTGCATCAATACGTTCTGCAATTCTTTCTTCTGCCATTTCTAAAGTAATGTACAAAACATTTTTATTCTGACTTAAAACAGATGCAGCAACGTGACACATAAACAACGATTTACCAACACCAGTACCTGCAAGACAAACATTCAATGTCTTATTAGGCATACCGCCGTTAGTAATTTTGTTAAAATAATCTAAATCAAAAGGTACACGAGATTCTACACGATGATAGAATTCATATCGACTTTCTGCATTCTGAATATAGTCATGACCAACATTATTGTCAAAGCAAACACCAAGTGCTTCTTGCAACAATTGAGGAATACCATCCTCAGATTTACCTTTATCCCGCCCATCAATAATTGCAATTGAACTTAGAATAGCATTATAGATTGCTTTATCTTTACAGAACTTTTCTGTTTCCTTATACAACCAATCTCGATTGTGTTCTGTTTTTTCAAATAAATTAACAATGTCAACAATTTCTTTGTACTGATCTTCGGTAAGGCTTTTATCGTTTTGTACTGCAATTACCAATGCATCTTTGTTTGGTAGTGAATTATAATGGTCAATAAAATCTTTTATTCGATCATAAATTATTTTTTCGTTATTGTCTATAAAATAATCCCGCTTTAGAAACGGGATTACCTTTCTCATATAATCGTCATCACTTATTAAATTCTCAAGAATTACTGTCTCGATTTTCGTAGTCATGCATTGCCTGTTCTATCATATTGTTTAAAATGCCGGAAAACGCAGTATTGAATTTTTCGGATTTCATATCGTTCTCATCTTTATGAGGCGGCTTTTCAATTATAGTAAAATCTACGGCAAGTTGTCCGTCACTATTATCTTCCAACGCGATGGAAGCAATACTGACGATTGTTCCGGCAAACTCACCTTCCAAAAGTTTGACGCCCCATAAATCTTTATCTTCATTTTTTAAAGCCCACGGACTATACTTCACTGGCATTTTCAAATTCCTCTTCGATGTCTGTTTCATCAAAACTCTTACCTAACATATCACTTCCTGCAATACGATAATTGCTTTCAATATATTCTTTAAAAGATTTAGTTGTTAAAATTGGCATCCAGAATTCTTTAGTATATGTATCTTTAAGGCGATATTTCTTAGCATCAATTTCACCTGTTTCTTTATCTACTTTAGAATACCAACCATTAGATGGCTTAACAACATACCCGCCCTCTAATGCCACATCCAATAGACCAGACCATTTACTAATTCCGCCTTCAAATGTAACTTCAATTGGAATCTTAGATTTCTCACGAACAAACCTAGATTTCTCTACGTTCATAACAAAGTTATATCCAATAACATCGCTACCTTCTTTTTCTTGTTGGCGCCCAATAATAAAGATATTATCTGCAGAATAATACAATCCTGTTCCGCCAGATACAATCTGTTTAGGATACAATCCAATTTCAGAATAAGTATGATTAACAACAACCATAGGAATATCTTTAATTGTCAAGTGAGGAGTAACCATTCTAAACAAAGATTTCATCTGTTTCGCACGGGTCATATCTGCAACAGATTTACCTTCTAGTGCATCGTCAACTTCTTTCTTGGAAGCAAGATTTCCTACAGAGTCAATAATAATGATTACTTGCTCACCTCGATTAATGTTATTAATCTGAGTCATAATATCAAACTTCAATTGTTCAATATCTGTAATCGGAGTATGTAGGATTCGAGTAGTATCAATTCCAAAGTTATCAAAGTATGCTTGAGGGGAACCAAACTCCGAATCATAAAATAAAACAACTGCTTCTGGATACTTATCAATATATGCTTTAGTAAGCAGTAATGAGAATGCAGTTTTAAAATGCTTAGATGGGCCTGCAAATACTGTTAGTCCAGGAGTAAATCCTCCTTCAAGACTTCCAGACAATGCAACATTCATCATAGGCACAGATGTTTGAATCATATCCTTCTTTGCGAAGAATTTGGATTTGTTTAGAATTTCTGATTCTTTAATTGTTGAATTTTTCTTCAACCGTTCTAGTAATGACATATCTATTCCTTAAGTAATAAAATAATATTATATAGTATTTGTGCATAGTTGTCTATGCTTTTTAAATTAAAAGATCACCGTCCACGACTTTCTTGTTTCGCTTGGACAAGTTTTTCCATCTCGAATAAACCTTCCGGCATTTCTAATATATTGGTGCATATACAAATCAACATAATCCATATCGAGTCCTTCAACCAAACAAGCAAACGATGATGACATTGTATGAAACTGTTTTGCATTCTGTAATATCATACCAAAATGTAGGATGTTCATATTAGAATTTTGTGCTGTTGGTGCAGAAATAATTTTAATGTTCTTTCCTACAATGTCCAATAACTTATTGGCATCCATAGTTAATCCTCTTGTAGGATCATGGTGTATAAAAATATACTCCTCATGATTTGGGTTAACCATATTGAAGAGTTCTTCTTCTGCTCTCATATCTCGTTCATAGTAGAAACTCATAAAACGATGTTTCCAATCTATTTCCATAAAATCATAATATGCTTGATTTCCGTAGATAGATTTTGTAGATAGTTCTGACCAAGAAGCCTGATACTGATGTGTTTCGGAATGTAGAAATTCATCAAAAGATTTACCAGGAACACCTCTTTGTATTTCATGCCCAAGTAGATATATGCAATCTGGTATAATTGCTTTTATATGTTCTATCATACCGTTATGTTCATTACCAGAATCAATTAACAATACTTTTATTCTCGGATCATCCCTATACATAAATTCTACAATGTGAGAATAATGTCTCCATGATACAACATAGATTGTTGTTAATGAATGTTCTATTAATAAACGACGAGCCATACCATTGAACATGATATGGTCGCCGAGTCCTTGCATGGTATATAACATACCAATTTTTTGATTTTCACGGATAGTCATAATAAAATTGCAAGCTTATTCTGTTGCGTTTGCTCCGCACTTTGCACGTTTTGCTTTAGTCAATGCACCAAAGTCTACAGGCCATTCTGTGCCAGGAGCAAGTTCTTTGTGATTAGGAGGTAGTTTAAAATCTACATTTGAAGCATTTTCAATGTCTGCAATTGGCATGCGAAACTTTGTCAAATCATTTCCTAAATTAGGATATGGAGGAACGTGAGGAAACCCCCATCCAGCAACTTCATTTGTTTGATTGTTAATTACAATTTTATAAAAACCATGAGGAACAACTACACCACTACCAATCTTTTTATCCTGTGCATTATAAATGCCGCCGACATAAATTGTGTAACTTTGATTACGTTGAACTGCCCATCCGCGAACAGATGTTTCTAATAGTTTCCAAATCCCTCTATTTAAACTTCCTGCTTGAGGTGCCATGTTTGTCATCAAGAATGATTCATATTCAACTTGCTGATCCCAACTTAAATCTCCATCAGGACTCATATGACCTTTATCATATCCAGTTCCAACATAATCATCTACCCTGGGTCCGTTTTGAATAGACGCATCTGCTACAAAGGCATTTGTTCTTGGCCAGCATCCCAGTGCATTTTGCGGAAGCAATTCATAGGTCACAAATTTCGGAAGTTTTGCGGTGGCATCATACCCTACAAGATAACCTTGTCGACAAATAGGTTGAACTCCTTGTGTGACAGGGAATCCATATGGTGCATGAACTTGACATGCTTGTACCGGCAATGGTTGACGTTGATCCCAACCATATGAATGTAAACTTAATAATGCTAGTAATGTAAATATAATCTTTTTCATGAGAATAATCCCTCTAATGTTGCCTGTGGTTTCGCAGTCCACCCCACACCATTTAAAATTGTTGTTAATGGTTCAAGAAATGATTTCTCAAACATCGTATCATAATCTACGTATTGTTTCAAATTAAACTCGTCGGGCATCTGATTAATAAACGCAATACAATTTTCTTTAATCAAATTTGGTTCTTTTAAGTAAATGAATTTAATTTTGTCGCCTTCATTTATAAGTTCATACTTACCGGTTAGTTGTTTTTCCTTTAAATAGAAATTATACAACAATGCGCCTCGGACGTGCATAGGAGTTCCTTGCCTATAAATTGAACTCCTATCTGTATATTTATCGACTCCGTTAACGCCTCTAGGGAAAGCAATTAGTTCTGGAGACATTTTTCTATACTTATATTCAAATTCTCGGATATAATCTTGAATCTGTTGTTCCGTTCCAGTCAATGCCAATTTAACGGCATCTCGAAGTGCCTCACGAATAGGCTCAGGAGTAGACGATCTAACAATCTCCAATCCCATGACTTTCAATTTCGGCTCTTTATATTGAACGCCTTCATTGTTATAAACATTCAAAGCATATCGTTTCTTAGCAACCCAAATGCCACGGTCTGCAATAACTTCTCGTTTAAAGTAAATCTTTGTATCAAACGCATTGGTATAATCAGCCAAACCATCGCATGCTTTATTAATTGCTTTTTCAATTTTCTCATTACAAATCTTATCCAAGATTTCTACAATCTTTTCTTTCGGTTGATCTTTATAATACTTTTGTACTAATGGATCCAATGTAATATAACAAGCATCTGTGTCTGAATAAAAAGAATACATAAAGTCTTTTGTTCCACAGACTTTATTTAAGTATTCATTCAAAGCTGCACCGACTGTCTGAATAATATACTGACCTGTAAGTGTAATACCTTCCGCAATATTAGAATCATAGAATCTAAAAAATTCATTACCCCATGCCCCGAACAAAGAATTCAATTGAATCTTACGAGCCATCTGAAAATTGTTATACTTGGAAATCTCATTCTGATAAGACTTATCCTTTGTTTCTTCATACTTTGCTTGCGAAGCCAACATCAATTTTTTATAACGCTGACGATCATCAAACAATTTCTGCACAATCTCAGGAAACAATCCTTGCTTTTCTCTTGTATAAGAATAACCATTTGCAGACATACAATAATTGTTGTCTTTTAGATCCTGCAGATTGTATTCCTTTTTCATTAACTTATCAACAGTTGTATCCTTTGTTGCTTGAATAACCTGCGTCTCGGGAGATAGATTATACTGCATAATAATACTTGGATACAGACTTGTCGCATCAAAAGATACAACCCAATCATATTGTCCGGGCTTCGGTTCTTGGACATACGCTCCTACAATTTGTCGAGCAGGCTTACCCTCACGCTGATGAACAATGATGTTCTTCTTATAAAGATGATTCCAAAGAATACAATCCCATGTTCTAACTGCCGAGAATACATCTACATAATTACACTTTGCATCATATGCCATTGTTAAGATCAACTCAATAAGTCGCATCTTATTTTCCAATTGGTCAATTAGTTCCGTATCAACTACGTTGTATTCTACGAACTTTTGCCAATCATTTTTATAGAAATCTCGGAATGAAGAATATTCCTCGTATGACAATTTTTCTTTACCAAGTTCTACCTTAGCAATGTGATCTAGTTTATATGATTCTTGGGCACCATAAGTAAACTTCTTATACAGATCAAGATAGTCCAATGCAGCTACGCCAAGAATATCGTATGTCAATTCTGTCTTATTCATTCGAGTAAATTCTTTTGAATTCACTACATTCCAAGGAGACAATTGTCGAAGGAATTCATCTCCAAGTATTTTGGAAATTCGACTGCACAAATAAGGAATGTCGAAGAAGTCAATATTCCAACCTGTAATGATATGAGGATATCCATCGTCAACCATAGACCAAATAAATCTCTTCAGGAGATCTTGCTCATTACTACATTGCACATACTTGTGGTTTGGTTTCGTAACTTTAAAGTTTTTCGTACCAAATGTAACGATTTCTTTAGTGTTATAATCTTGAGTAGTAATTAACAGAACTTCTTCCATCGGATTCCTAACATCAGGGAATCCAAGTTCTGCAGAAGTCTCAATATCAAGAGACCATATTTTTAACTGAGAAATGTCAAAATCTACTTCGTCGGGGAATGTTTTTGTGATGTACTGATAGGCATAGTTCGTATTGCCAAAAACCTCAAAATTGTCTACATCGCTGTATCGTTTAACGTAATCTTTTGCTTCGTTAATACTTTCAAAAACAATTTCATCTAGATTTTCGCCAAATAATGACTTATATTTGGTAGGAGTTTTGGATTTTAAGAATAAACTAGGTTTAAATTCGATCTTGTCCTGCACAGATTTGCCATTGTTGATTCCGCGAACAAGAATCTTGTTACCATATTGATTGACACTAGTGTAAAACTTCATTCAGTAAATCCTAAGGGTATAAATAATTGTATCATTATATAGCAAATTTAGTAATTTGTCTATAGATATCTATGACTATATCCAAGCATGCAATGTGCTTTTGACCTTTTTGTAAAATTAAAACATAAAGGAGGATAGAATGGCAGATGAAAAGAAACCTTTATCACGCAGCGAGCGTGAGGCGCAAATTAAAGATAAATCTGGATTAGTTATTGTCTTTATGGCATTATTTTTAGCAGGCAATACTTACCTTGCTAATAATTTTAGCGGCATAGCACAAACTAACTTACTAAAGGCCAGCAACACATATGGATTTTATCAATCCAAAAGTATAAAACAAGCTATTGCTGAGGGACAATTAGAAGACGCTAAACAAGCAAAAGATAAAGCTCGTATTGAAAAATTAGAAGCCAAAATTGCTCGTTACGAAAGTGAACCAGAAAAAGGCGAAGGCAAGAAAGAATTACTGGCCAAAGCACAGGCACAGGATGCTGCTCGTGAAGAAGCAAGATTGCACGCACCTTGGCTAACATTCTCAGGTATGTTATTCCAACTTGCAATTGTATTATTATCGGCTGCTATATTAGCTGTCAATAACAATATGTATAGAGCTAGTTGGGTAGTTGGCGGATTAGGATTAATCTTAATGTCGCAAGGCTATTGGCTATGGATGTAGTATGAAACTTATAAAGTTCTCGGCAATTTTACTGATAACATTTTTATTAACTGCATCTAGTTCCGACCAATTAATCTCTCCTCCAAAAAATTACAAACACTGGCAAAAGCTAGAAAAGGTGTGTGAGGAAAACAAAAAGAATTATGGTGTTAATGAATTTGTGGAAAACGGTAAAATTTGCCGCTGGACTTTTGTTCCATACTGGACTGATAAGAAAGAAAAGTAATGGATCCAATTACAATAAGTCTTGCATTTAGTGCCGCTCAATCCGCAATTGGTGGAATTAAGCAGGCCATTGCTATGGGTAAAGATATCAATAGTATTATCGGACAAGTGGGGCATTTCTTTGAGGCTGCGGATCAAGTTCATTTAGCTAGCATCAAAGCTAAACATGGTGCTATGGGCAAAACTGATGCTCAACTTGGGCGCCAAGCACTTGAGTTTGCTATGCATAGCAATAAGTTGCGCGAAGATGAAAGAGCATTAAAAGACATGATTTATTGGCAATTGGGTAAGCCACAAATTTGGGAAGAGATGATTGCCGAACGCACTAGATTATTAAAAGAAAAACGTGAAGGTGAAGAAGCAGTAGCAAAAGCCAAACAAGCACATAAAGAAAAGATGGCTAAGTATATGATGATAACAATGTATACTATAGGATTCGGAATTGTTATTTCTGCTTTTGTTATGTTGGGTGTTCAGTTTTATAGTATGGCCGAAGAACAAAAAGAACTTGAAGCTAAACAAGCCAAGGCATTGCAAATTCGTAGACAAAATCAATGGTTGAGAGAACAAGAACAGAAAAAAGAATTAGCCAAGGCAGCAGCTGGAGACTAATGTTTATCTTTTTTCCAGTCTTTAAACATTTCCCAAAATATCATAACTAATGGCAGGCATCCAAGTAGGAACAATAAATCGTTGAAAGTAATTATTATATTAAAATGCATCAAATATTTATTAAAATAAAAGATTAGATATGTCAGAACAAAAATATCGTAGTATTTTTATAAGCGATGTACATTTAGGTACAAATGATTGTAAGGCAGAAAAGCTAAATAATTTTCTTAAAAATAATTCTTGTAACACATTATACTTAATAGGAGATATAATCGATGCCTGGCGAATCCAACAAAACAAATGGAGATGGAAACAAAGCCACACTAATGTGGTCCGTCGTGTTCTCGGTCATGCTAAACGTGGCACTCGTGTCGTGTATATTGCAGGAAATCATGACGAATTCTTGCGCCCGATGATACCATACGGGTTTAGTTTTGGACTTGTTGAAATACATAATCAAATAGAACATATAGGCGCAGACGGTAAACACTATCTTGTAGTACATGGAGATATGTTTGACGGTATAACCAGATTAGCGCCCTGGTTAAGTTTTTTAGGAGATAAAGCATATGATTTCATTTTATCGGTTAATAGCAAATACAATTGGTTACGTCATCGCTTTGGTTTTGGGTACTTTAGTCTTAGTAAATATCTCAAAGCAAGAGTAAAGAAAGCAGTAGACTTTATATTTCATTTTGAGAAAAACTTAGCGAATTATTGTAAAAAACGTGGGTATGATGGTGTCATCTGTGGTCATATACACCATGCTGAAATAAAAGAAATAGAAGGCGTCATCTATATGAATGACGGAGACTGGGTTGAGTCATGTACCGCTTTAGTTGAACATTGGGACGGTAGATGGGAAATAGTTACTTGGACTAAGGAGAAAGACAATGAAACTAAGTGATAAAATTACTATAGTTGTGCCTTGTAAAAATGAAGAAAATTATATTCATCATTTATTAGATTCGTTGCGGTCACAGAACATCGGTGATACTAAAATTATAATTGCGGATTGTTCTACTGACAACACCAGGCAAGTAATACGTAATAATAGTTTTGAATTGAATGTTGAAATTATTGATGGTGGGCCTGTTAGTGTTGCCAAGAACAACGGTGCTAGACTTGTCACTACACCCTGCATACTATTCATTGACGCCGATGTTCGTTTCTTTAAGTATGATGTAATACGTGATGCGGTCGATAAACTTGAATCAAATAATTTAGATTTAGTTGGTTTGAATATCAAATGCTATGACAAAGACTTAAGAGCAACACTTGGATTTGCTATTTTTAATACTATTAATAACGCATTAAAATATTTCTCACCATTCGCCGTTGGAGCATTTATGCTAACGCGCAAAGATAAATTTGATGAATATGGCGGATTTCCCGAAAACTTATTAACAGCCGAAGACTATTTCTTATCAAAAAATTATAGTCCTAAAAAGTTTAGGATTATAAAACATTACTGCGGACAAGATAGTCGTAGGTTTAAAAAGATGGGATATTTTGGTATGGGCAAATACCTAATGAAAAGTTTTATGAATCGCAATAACAAATCATATTGGGATAGTTTAAACCATAACAAATATTGGAATTAACTATTCGTGAGTTGCAATAAACTCTGCTTCTGGTATTCTTGTGTGAGTATTTTTACTTCCAAGAACAACTACAATCCGGCGGCCAACATCTGTATCTAACATCATAACAATGCAGCCACCGGATGCTTTTATATATCCTGTTTTACTAACAATAAAATTATATCTTTTGCCAATTATAGGATTTGTGTTATTAAAGAATAACCATTTCTTTTTTAACTTTATTGAAATTCTAGAAGTATTGCTGGCTTCCACAATTGCGGGATAATCTTTTGCAGCTTGAACCAATTTAATAAGATCAAGTGCAGTACTAATATTCATTATATCAAGCCCAGATGCTTCTACATATTTTGTATCAAACATCTTCAAATCAAATGCTTTTTGATTCATTGCCCTGACGCACATTAATTTTCCGCCAGGATAACTATCACATAAAGCAATTGCGGCCTTATTATCCGATTTAACCATTGCTAGTTGAATTAGTTCTTTTCGGGTGTATTGATTTATCTTTGCGTCTAATGGTAGTTTCTTATCTAGTACTACCATTACAGTCATAAGTTTTGTTATGCTTGCAATTGATCTAGAAGCATTGACATTTTCGCTTTGAAGTACTTTACCTTCGCCGTCTGCTACTAACCAACTTGTAGCAGTAATGTCCATAGCAAAAACATTGCTCGATATAAGAGCAAGTAAACATAATATAAATTTCACTTTAATCCAATTACATAGGTTCATCTGGCCCGTCATCTTGACGCAATCTTATTCCAAAATATGTTCCTAATGCTGCTCCTAATGCAGCGGGAATAATTAGCCAATGATTTATAGTAAAGTTAATTACGGAGACACTTGCGATTGCATATACTGTGCCTGCCCAAAGACCTGCCTTTAATGCTTCTTCGTCTTGAATCGCTTTGATATAATATGCGTAAAATATATCAACGATAAACATCGCAAAAAAGGTTGTTATGTATTCTAACATAGATGATGGATGCGGGTGATGGATTCGCACCACCGACCTCTGGATTATGAGTCCAGCGCGCTACTACTGCGCCAACCCGCAATATATTTATTAACGGCCTTGGCCTCGATATTTTTTATGTGACACTTTTTGTGTCTTATTCATAGACGATGTTTTTACTCGTCCGCCTTGTCGGGTGCGCTTTTTAACGCTTTCAATTTTTTTGCTCATAATTCACTTTCATTAATTTCAGGATCTTTTCCTGCGTTTTCGGTTCCACGTCTAAAGCTTTGCCCAGTTAAAGCTTTTGCTTTACTTGTAGAATGAGATCTACCACATTCATTACATATTGCATAGTATTGTTTATGTATAACAGGTCCGCCGACCCATTTATAATTTGTTTCTTTTACATTATATTTAATGTCTTTGAATTTATTCTTACATTGAACAGAGTCACATAATGCTTTTCCTGTTACTGGGTCTATAAAAACAACAGGCCCGTTCAATTGTTTTTTCATATAGTCTTTGTTATATTCGCAAAGGTTGTAAATTGTTCTTTCTTTTCAGGAACAACTTCAGTAATCTTTAATGATTCAAGTGCATTATTATAGTCTTTAACCATAGAATCAACTAGGTCAGTCATCCACACTACACTTTTTTCATCCAATAACAATGTATGATCTTTTACATACGGAACATAGGGAAATAATGCCAACTGCATATCGCCGCCCGGGTTTGCAGGATCTCTGGCCATTGTTACCATAAAAGGTTTATTTATAGTTAACGTACTCTGCAATCTAGTAACGTCGCCGACCAATTCTTCGCCGGTAATTGTTTTTAAAATTTTAATCATATTGTTTCCATAAATTCAAAAGCTTCAATCTCATTATAAAACATCTTAATTATAATGTCATTAGTATTTATATTCAAGCAAATTATAAGTATTTGATCAACTAGGGTGCTGACCTTTACATGCCAACACCTAGTTTAACTGCACCTAAAGTACAAAAGTTATTTTTCACAAAAGAATATTATAGAATACCTTTGCGATTTAGAAATACAATTCTGCGCTCTAGATCAAAATGATCTGTTGCTTTTGCCAAATATATTTCTACGTCTTTTTTAGGTGTCAGTGATTTGACGATTTGTTTCCAAATTTTTTGCATTCTATATCTCACAAATCATCTTCTGTAAGATACTGAGGCTTACTAGATTTTTTTGCAGGTTTTGCTGCAACTTCAGCATCATCCTTCACATCAATTTTCTTTGGCTTCTTGTGCTCAGGAATAATACGCTCAAGAGCAATCTTTAGCATACCATTAATAAGAGCAGCATCTTTAATTTCAATTTGATCGTTAAGAGCAAATGTTCTTGTGAAATTACGTGAAGCGATTCCTTTGTACAACCACTCTAGTGCGTCGTTATCCTCTGCTGCATTGCCTTTGATAACGAGCTTGTCGTCTACAAATTCAATTTCAATTTCCTGCTTGGAAAATCCAGCGACAGCCATTTCAATAACATACTTGTTTTCGTCTGTTTTCTTAATGTTGTATGGAGGATAGCTTGGAATGTTTTTCGTTAGATCATCATGCATCTTAGCCATGCGAGTAAATTGATTATCAAAACCAACAAAAAATTTATCAAAGTCCTTAAAGCCAGGACCGAATACTGACAGATGTGTCATAGTTTTCTCCTTAAAAGCGAGTTAAAATTGCTACCCCGAAGGCATAGCGGTTATTCCTGCTTACTTTATACAGGGCCAACTAACGAGTGGCAGTGAAATTTCTCGGACGCCTTATACCGTAGCATCAAACAGCCCTAAGGTGGGATTGAAGAACGGATACGCCAGGGCATCCGCCGTGTTATTAGTGTGCGTTTTAACTTATGGCGTAGGTCGCACCCCCTGCCATCCCATCCCGGGGATAAAATTATTTATACAGATTATTAGTCTGTTGTTTGCTTTTTCTTACCAATATTATATTTTGTTTGCAAAGACCAATCATGTTTATCTTTAAACGCAATTACTTTAATCTGCGACAATGGAGCAAGCTCTTGAAACAATTCTGGTTTTACGACTTTTACTAAACCCCAATCTATTAGCAATTTAGCAATAGTGTTTCGTCGTTCTAGATCATTATCCGTTAAATCTGCAGATTTGCCATCTAACGCAAACAATTCTTTAAAGTGTACAATAAAATATCTACCCTGCTTGTGCAGAATATGACAAGATTGATATAGCACCTTATCTTTTCGTGATGCTACACCTATGCGTGTTAGTGTTTCTCGGACTTTCAAAAAGTCGTCCGGTTGTGTCAAGGTTACTTCTAATGGATTATAACCAGGAAAATCAATGTGAAAAATATCTTCAGCCATTCCTACCACCTTTTATTAGTTTTATTCTTAAATAATCTAATTTATTTTTATCGAAAAGTGGGAGTACTTGGCGTGCTTTATCTGTGCTATATCCATAGTATTCCTTAATCACCTCGATCGCTTCAATTTTCTCAGCCTTAATCCATTTATTGAATCTTTTTTTAGGCCTAATTATATTTATTAAAAACGAATTTTGTAGCTTTTTATCGAGGTGTGGACGAGAATTCATCTCATTTGCAGGAATTACTGTGTCGTGACCGTATGAAAGTCCTTTATTAATTATAAAAGGGTTATATTGTTTCTCAGACCAATCGTCAACTATTAAATTATCCTTAGAATAATGAATAGCATTAATAAAATCGAAAGGCGATATTGCTGGCGCCTTATAGGGCGTTACTGTTATTTCTTCTTTTGGCTTACCTAAAAAATCTAAACTCATAGCATTTACTGTTATTTAAATTCAACAGAAGCCATAATCTCAGTTAAGCATGCAACCAAATTAATTTCTTGATCTGCACAAAATGCAGACTTATATTGGTAGTCGGCAAGCAATAAAATTAATTGCGGAACCTGTACTACACTATCACAGAATGTATCATAGAATTTTCTAAATAGAGTTTGCGGATCATTGTCAATGTTATTAACAACCCATGTACGCATTTTCTTCCAGTCTTTATCTTTAAGAGAAGAAACCAATTCCTGCATATTGGCTTCGCCCATATTAACAAGAATGCCTTCGTCAATTTTACCTGAAGAACTATAACGCTGCATTTCATTTAGAATACGACGATAATCAGGGAAATGCTTTTCAATTACTTTTGCTGCAACCTTTTGATCGAAGTCAACATTCTCATGCTTAAGAATTTCGCATACTCGTTTAAAGAATGCGCCAGCAATCTTAGGCTTTTCGCTCTTAGGTAATTTAAATTCTATAACAGTTGTTCTAGAATGAAGCGGAGGAATAATACGATTCTTAAAATTACAAGTAAAGATGAACCTGCAATTCGATGAGAATTCTTCCATAAAAGCACGAAGTGCCGGTTGTGTAGAATTTGGATTCAAATAATCCGCTTCATCTAGAATAACTACTTTTGCTTTACCGCTAAATGATACAGTAGATGCAAACTGTTTAATCTTTGTTCTTAGAACATCAATACCAGATTCTTCTGAACCGTTAATGATGATATAATCAGTTTGTAACTCTTCACATAATGCTCGGGCAATAGTAGTCTTACCCATACCAGCACCGCCGCACAATAGCATATTTTGAATCTCTCCTTTGGAGAGCATTTCCTGAAAGACCTTCTTTTGATCTGCAGGAAGAATACAATCTTCTAATGTTCTTGGTCGGTACGCCTCAACCCAGAGAAATTCTCCGTCTTTTCTTTCCATGATATATTTTCACCTTCTAATACTAATTAAATTTTGTAAGGCACAAATTAATTATTAGAAACAATAATTGTATCTTCTAATTCTTTTTTCAATGCTGCAATTCTTTCTTCCAAAACAGAAATTGCTGTATTATAATGACCCGTCCCTTCTTTCAAACGGTCAAAATAATACCTACGCAAAGTTTCTGCTTCTGTTTCTAGAACTGCGATATATTCTTCATTTGATGTATGGAAGATTTTCATACTACAGAATCCGGTTCCATTGCAATAAAATATTCTACAGATTTTGTAGCGTGTTTAAAGTGAAACAATTTCTTTTTAGAGATTGTAATTTCATAAGCATCAGGAATTACTTTAAAATTATCTACAGACATATGGCATTCAAATGCATCTTTGCTTGAACCAATTGTACGTTTATACGTATTTGCTGTATCATTTTTCTTATCCCCTACAGTAAGGACAACATTGCCATCCTTAGATGTTACTGAGATTGTTGGAGCAGCTGTAATATTTGCTGCTTTAATAATCATATTAATATCTTCTGCGGTCAAGCTGAACTTGAAGTGAGAATCAATTTCAATAGATTTATCTGGAGCCGAAACAATAACGCTTGCGTTAGAATAGAAGTATTCAAACTTGCCATTGTTCTTAGAAATGGTCAAAGACTTTTCACCGAATTCAACATCTTGATTTTCCATCAATGTTAGCAAAGCCAACAAAGAGTTTAGATCATAGACAGGAACTTCAACAGGAAAGTCTTCAGCCACAGTTGCTTTAGCAAAAATGTTTTTTGCTGTACTGATTGTGGACAAAGTCTTTCCTTTACGAATCAAAATGTTACTGTTGATCGCAGCGAAATTCTTTAATAGTTGGATTGTTTCATTACTAATTTGCATAATATTTCCTTTTCAATTTTCAAACAGGGTGGTGGTCAATAGTTTTATCTGTATCGTTGACTTCGATATCATGTACATATAAAAGCATCAATGCGTAGTGTAACACCTTTAGAAGGTCTTGTCTATTCCTTCCTGCTTTTTTTCCGTACCTTTGGACATATTTCATGACGTTCCCTGCGGTGAATCCAACGCCATGTCCATTATCAATAATAAATTCCGTTGCTTGAAATTTATTCATTGAATAGTGTTGACCATATGTTTTATCAATATAGTCTTTAAATTCCTGAATAAGCTCGCCTTCGTTGTACTTATAATTTATTTCCGCCATGGTAAATTTCCATTATATAATTTATTCATATGTTCATTTCCTCTCAGAAAGAACTCCGCTTGCACCGAATCTGATCTGTTTCCTGCTCTATAGTTAACAGTATACTTACCGGTTGCTGCAGCCTCAATTGTATTGTCTTTTAGTGTATATGTCAATGCTCGATCAACTTCAGGTTGATCGTCGGGATGTCTTGCGCGTCTATACCAAATAGGAGACAATTGTAATGCCAATGGTTTAGCAAAAAAGAAACAATTAACATCGACAAAGTAATCGTTTATAACTGATTTATAGTCTCCTAGACTTTCACAGTCATCGTTGCAAATAAATTTGCCATCCGAATCCACAATCTTTCTTAATGAGTATGCCCATTGTTTATCTCCAATTGCATTCATTAGATTTTCAATGTGATCTGGTTCTAACCAATTATCCTCATCCAAGTAGCAGATATAGTCGCCTTTAGCAAGATATGTACTTGCGCCATAAATTCTATGGCCATTATATTGTTCAAGTCCCGTTGCATATGGTAATACCATATAATCAAGATTTGGATGGTTAAAATTTAATATTTGTTTTGTTGCATCAAATGATCTGTGTTCACCATCTACAACAACTAGATGTTGTATGTTTTTATAGGTTTGTTTTGCAACTGATTCTATATTCTTTCTTAAATATTTAGAACCAGTTGTTGCCGTAACAATAGTAACGTCTGTCATACGTCTCTCACATAGAATTCATTCTGCTCAATAACTTTATCTTTAGTCCAACCAAATTGAGATAAATAATCTTCAATTTCAGCATTCTTCCAATTGTTTTCGATAACTAATAGTTTGGTTTTATATTTTGTAGTATCAAAAGATTTCAAAACATCTAGTTCTGTTCCTTCGGTATCAATAGTAATAAAGTCAATAACAGGATGCTCAAAATAATTTTCAATAATCCAATCTAAACGTCTTGAAGGCACATTAATTTTAAGTTCCTGAGGATCAAGTCCCATTTCTTTATGTGCCTCAACTAATTTTTGATCTACCTGCAACCCACTCATACCGCCCCAAGGTTGGTGCCCTTGGTTTTGATAGTTACAATATACTATTGTAAATTCTGCATCATTTGTATTCTCAGTAGACACTGCACAATTTAATGCTTGTTTTCTTTTTTCTTCACAAGAATCAAAGAATCGAGGACCTGGTTGGGGCTCTATTACTAAACAATCCCATCCCAATGATTTCTCAAAATAGTATGTGTTTGAATGAGTAATGCCATCACTGCCGCCAACCTCGATACATTTACCAACGTATCCTTTTGGAAAATATTCCTCAATGAATTTATCTTCTTCAGAAGAGCCATAATATTGTGCCATATAATTTGCCTTTAATTTATAAGAATACCATTACTAAATTTAAATTCTTTAGGAGTATTTTCTGGATTATATCCATTACATTCTTTAAGTGTTGGTGGATATAATGGCATATCATCTTCATTATATCCATTGCCACAAAAGTCGTAAGGATTAACTAATTGTTTTCTTGTTTCTCCAAACCAACCTGCATTCATAGAATGTATCATTGCACTATCTCTAACCATAGGCCATATAACTTCTTTTAAGAATATTTGATCGCCTAGATAATATGCAAAATTTTTCATATAATAATACATTAGATTATACATTGGATTATTAAATCTACCTTTATATCCAAAAGCACATCCTATGATAGGGAATTCGTAATGAGCTTCATGATCTTGAAATGTATGGAATTTCTTATCAGAGTTTAACCATTCATTAACTGCTCGTTGTTCTCTGATAGTTATTCTGCTATCGGAATCTCGGACAATTACAACATTATCATCTGATTCAAATAAAGCTTTAAATCTCCAGAACATGCCATAACTGTCATCTGTTACTTCTATAATATTAGCATCAGTTAGATTTTCAAACTTTCGTTTGTCGTCAGTATAAATTCTAAATTCCCAATCAGGGTAAAATTCTTTTGCCAATTCATATTGTCGATGAGCACCAACAATGTAGCGGGGCGAATCGCCCCACACAGATATAGATATAATCTTTCTCATTTTAATATCTAGATTTTCTTTCAACAATAATTGCCGGACGCCCACTATATCTAGCTTTCTTAAATGCAAGTTCTAAATCTGCACCAGATACAGGATCATATACTGGGAAACTTACTGCGGTTCTAAGCATATTGGTAAAGTCTTGCGAGTGAGTAATTCCTGAATAGAAAGGACCGCCATCTGCAGTAACTGCTCTGATAATTACAGGAACAGTATACTCTCCATGAGAAATTCTTTCAATCTTGTCAATATGATTAACAATCGCATCCATTGCAACTAACATAAAGTCATGACGTTCAAAATATAGAACTGGAATAAATCCTTCAAATCCCATACCAATTGCCAATCCAGCCATTAGATTTTCTGCAACAGGAGTTTCTAATTTTTGTTCATCGGATACGCCTTTCAATGTTCCCATTGCGTTACCGCCTGGAGCATTGTTAACATTATATCCAATAAAGATTGCGCCTTCGTTGCCCAATTCGGTCATTGCCTTAAATGCAGCATCTTTATATTTTAATTCGTCAACTGTAAATTCTGGATATTCGATTTCCTTTAAAGGCGGGAAATATTCATCATCTGTTTTCTTAACAGCTTTTGACAAATCAATCATGCCGGGTTTTCTAGCATGAGGATATGTAATTTCATATTTGTATTTAATAACAGAAGGGGAATTCCAAACATAATCCGCAGCTTTGCCCCAACGTTGTTCGTTGGTTGCTTCTACTGAACGGTTGTTGTTCTCAATAACAAACTTGCAAGGCAAGTCCCATCCATCTACATAGCGAATTGCTTCATAAGTGTGGCCGTTATCTTCTGTTCCATCTCCAATAAAGCACCATACCTTTTGTGTAGATCCTTTACGTTTCAATGCCCATGCAAGACCTGCTGCAATTGCAGGAGTTCCGCCAATAATTGCAGAACAGAAGAAGTTTCTAGCCTTGTCGTAAATAAACATACTACGACCATTTAGAATACGATCTTCAACTACTTCTGGTGGAATGCCATGTAGCAATGCATGATAATGGCTTCTGTGATTAGAAATAACATAGTCGCCTTCTTTAATATCTTTAAAGATATCAATTAGTTGTGTTTCATTACCACCAGATAGATGGAATAAAAATGGTAATTTATTATCTAAATATAGCTCGCCAATCCTGTCCTCAAAGGCAATTAGCTCTTCTGGTGTCCAATCTCTTTTCATTTAGTGCTCCTTAAAATTAATAACAATTCTTCCAGCCTCGCCGTTTCTCATTTTGGCAAAACCATTATTTATATCTTCTAAACCAATTACATCGGTTACTAGTTTATTTGCAAGTTCAATATTATTGTCGATGTGCATAATAATATCGGCCAAATCATTCTCAGGAACAAAATTACCACCATCTGAACTAAATATTTTTATACCATCAAATATTTTTAACGCATTATCCAATGTTAATTTTTCTCCTGTCTTTGGTTGCCCGACTAATACTAATGAGCCTTGTTTGCCAAGAAGAGAAAATGCCTTAGAAATTACATCTGTATTTCCTGAAGTGTCAATACAATAATCCATTAAAGGAGATTCTGCAAAAAATGCTGGTGCTGTTTCATAGGAAAAATACTTTGCACCAAATTGTTCTACAAACGGACGTTTAACTTCGTAGCGATCAACTAATGTAACATTTACATTATATAATACTTTTAGCCAGAATGCAATAGTTAATCCTAATCCACCGGCTCCAGTAATTAAAATATTTGCATCATCTTTTATTTTTAAATCGTGCTTTACAATGCCATATGCTGTGGAAAATGCACATCCCATTAATGGGTAAAGATTCGTCAATTCTGGTTTGTAGTTTACAGGAGTTACTCTGTTTTCTGCAACGATTGTTTTTTCTGCAAAAGTTGTTACTGGGCCGGAACCAACAATTCCTAATTTGGAAAAATATTTCCCACCAAAACAATCACAGCCAATACCTTTTCTCCAATGTAGTACAACATAGTCTCCAGGTTTTACTTTAGTAACCTTGTCGCCAATTTGTTTTACTTGACCAAATCCTTCGTGCCCCATAAAATGTGGCATATATTTGTCCCACCCTTTAACTGCGTCTATCTCATTTATTTGAGCGCCGCAAAGACCAGAAGAAATCATTTCAACAAGAACTTGCCCTTCGGTAGGATCTTGATGTTCAAATTCTTCAATACTTAAAGGTTCAAAATGTTTGCGGATTACCGCAGCTAAAAAATTGCTCATATAGTTTCATTTCCTTTTATTAGATCATCCAATTTTGCTCTATATTGTATACCTGAAGATACAAATTTTGCAGCTAATTTATTTGCATATCCAATACTTTCCTCAAAAGAATGTCCTTCTAAAAAGCAAAAACTTAAAACAGCTAGTACAGAATCTCCTGCGCCACTTAACTCTTTTACCTTTACTTCCTCTGCCTTTGAGTGTATTAAACCCTGCACGCTATCATAAGCGTATATGCCATCATTGCCTGCAGTAATAACTATTTTCTGAATTCGTAATTTATTACAAATTATTCTACACGCCTCTTCCATTGAAAAATCAGATGCATATCGCAATCTAATTTTTTCAAATTCGTATTTATTTGGTTTTATAACTGTTGCCGCAGTAAAGATACTTAGATCATCTCTTTTTGTATCTACCAATACTGGGATGTTGTGCATATTTGCAATTTCTATAATAGATTCTGCAACTTTCTTTGTGACAACACCTTTTTTATAGTCAATCAATAGTATATCATCGAACAAAGATATGTTATTCTTAACATATTCTATAATTTCATTCTCAGTATTTTCTAATAATGGATGCGTAGATTCGTTGTCGTATCTAAGTAAATGTGCATTTTTATACTTAGATATCAATCTAGTTTTTACAGTAGTTTTTCTGCCTGCTTCTTTTGTAATAAAACAGTTACTGTTAAGATGAAAGTTGTCTTTAAAAGTGGAGACCACAGAATCATAATCATTACCAACAGCTGAAATGAAATTTACATTATGTCCCAATGAACATATATGTGCAGCAACATTGTATGCTCCGCCGAGCATATCAACTTCATCTTCTGTATCCAGTACTAACGTCGGTGCTTCTGCAGAGATTCTTGTAGCATTACCATAAATAAACCTATCAAAGATCAAATCACCTATAATCAAATGTCTTTTCATATCAATACATTACCTCATATCCTATAACTCCCCAACGATTATTGTTCCATCTACAATTAACTTGGGTCTCCACGCTTGCTTTTATGTTATGGAAGAACAATCTAGCAGGGGTTCTATCAACAACACTATCAACCAAACATCCTACGCTACTATGAACTACATTAATTTCTTTAGCATTATAAATTAAATCCATATAATCAAATATATTATTGGTAGCACCTTCTTTAATTTCAATAATATCAAGATTATTTATATTGCCAGAAACATTCAGATTTACAGGATACCCGTCAGGCTTGTTACTACTGTATCTATGGACTAACATATAGTCATTTCCTTTATATAAGGAATCAAATAGCTTTTTAGAATTCTTAGTAGTTTGCGGAATTCTACATTTAGTATATCTTGCAGAAAAAGGAACCTCTACAATTTCATACATTTGTCTATCAGAACTTATTGCAAGATTTGCATAATCAAGTTGACCATTAGGAAGTTTACGCAATAATCTAGTATATTGTATTTCAGGATCTGCTGCACTTAACATACTGCAATTATTTTTATTTGCAAAATCTTCTAGCAAATGCCTATTGCGCGTAATATCAATATCGGGGAATTCTAATAATTCAATATTACCAAATCCCTCATATAGTGTTTGCATAGATTCTCTAAAGAATTTTCTATAAGGAACATATACCACATCACAGACTTCTGCAAATGCGTGAACCATTCCGTTACAAATTATATGATCGCCGAGACCAGTATGAGTATGTAGTAATAATCTATCGCCTGCCATTATTTTATCCTTGTTTCAAGTAATCTACATAATTGGAAACGCCTTCCTTTATTGTAGTCATACTTGATAAATTATATCCAATTTTTTCCAATGTTGTCATATCAGAAGATGTATTCTTTTGATACTGATTAACTATATCTTCAGGAAATTTTATATATTCCTTTTCACCTAATCCCATTTTTTCTAATAGGCATTGTAGTACATACTCAAAATTATTTTGGGTACCTGATCCTAAATCATATGTTCCGGGAACATAGTTATTTAAAAAGAATTCTATTACTTTAATAACATCTTGTACATAGATAAAATCTCTATAAATTGAATCAGATTCCTCAAATATTTTTGCCTTACCTGTATCTTTAATTTGATTATACCAATGATATATTGTACTAGCCATTCTGCCTTTATGCTCCTCGTGCGGTCCATATACATTAAAGAATCTTAGAACAACTGCTCTATTATCAATATATTTTTCGCTATCGAGTTTGCTTTTGGCATAAAGATTTAATGGTCCGTCTCCATTTCCATAAATTGCAGCAGAACTTGCAAATATAAAGGGAATATTATTTTCGTTACAATAATCAAACCAATTATTGGTACTATCAACATTTAATCTTGTTAACCTACCCCAATCTTTTTCTAATGTATTAGAGATTGCTCCTAAATGAACAACTCCTGTTATGTCTTTTGAATATATTGGGCCATCCTCAATATCAAGACCAACGACATTATAATTTCTTTTTACAAAATAGTCTATTGCATTTTGTCCAATAAATCCATTTGCTCCAGTTATTATTACCATACAAAATTCTCTTTATAATAATCTACCATAATTTCCAATTCATTATCAAAATTTGCCTTTGGATTCCATCCAAGTGATTTTAATTTAGAATCATCTATTGCATATCTAACATCTTGGCCTTGTCGTTTTTCAGATAAATCCATAAAATCACTATAGGCTTCTTCGGTACATAAGTGAAATCTATCTATAATTTTTTTGGCAATAACTATATTTTGTTCTTCATAGTTTCCAGATATGTTATAGATTTCGTTTTTTGTCTCAGATTCAATTATTGCAATAACCGCAGATGCAGTATCAGATACATGGAGCCAAGTTCTTCTTGGCATACCAGCATCATGCATAATAATTTTTCTACCTAGAGTCAAATGCTTAATTGCTTTAGGTATAAATTTTTCTACATACTGACCAATACCATAATTATTAGTAGGTCTAAGTATAACATATGGAACTTCATATGTTCTGGCCCAAGCAAGTACTAACATATCCGCAGCTGCCTTTGTTGCAGAATATGGATTGCTTGGTTTTAATAAATCTGTTTCGGTATGAAATCCATCTACAATATCTCCATATACTTCATCTGTACTAAAATGAAGTAATGTGGGGCGTCTTGCTTTTGGGATTGCTTTTATTAGTTCAAGTAATTTATGGACTCCATTAACATTGCTTCTAAGGAAAACATCCGAACTAACAATACTATTGTCAACGTGTGTTTCTGCAGCCATGTTAATGATATAGTCGCAATCATAAATTTTTTCTAGATCATTGATATCTGATTTTAAAAATTTAAATTTTGGATAATCTAACAGCAGTTGCAAAAAATGTAAATTGCTTGCGTACGTTTTTTTATCAATACCAAAAACATAATATCCAGCATCTAAACATTTTTTAGTAACATGGTAACCCATGAATCCTAAACAACCTGTCACATAAACAATTTTTGTCATACATATACTTTCAATCCATGCGCTAAGCCATATAAACGAAGAGCATGGTGCTTTTTTAAATTATCTAAAGCAGTAGAATTTCCAGTATAATCGTTATTACCGATTGATTCTACAATAAAATTTTTCTCTAAATTATTTATATCACAAAAATAATCTAAGAATTGACTAAGCTTTATTTTTTCGGAATATACGCAATCTATTGTATTATACAATGATGTTATTGTGTCTAGATTTGATAAGGTAAATTTAATTATATTATAAAAATCTTGTATTGAGATGTAGTCAAATTTTCGGTCATCTATAATTTTAAAAGTTTCGGTAGATGCAAGAAATCTTTTTAGTAAACGAGTTTCATTTTCTGTGTTTCCAAAACATCCAAACAATCTCAAATTAATATATTTTGGATCCTCTTTAACAAAACTATAAATTGCTTTTTTAGAAAAGGTGTATGCATTATTTGCATCTGTGCCTTCTATTCCAGAGGCGATATTAATATAATTTTTAAATAAATTTGAGTTAGAATGAAAATTATAAAACAACGATAAATTTCTTGCTACATCGTATGCATCTTTGTTTTGTAGATTTTCTTTTCCACCAAATGTTAAACAATTTATAACAACATCTGCTTGAACCGCAGTTAACAAATTCTTTACAGTTTCATTGTCAAATAAATCTACCTGATCTTTATAGATAGGAAGAACTTGATGTTCAGAAGTCAATTCTTTAGTTAGATAGGATCCAATAAATCCACCAGCGCCGATAATTATAATTCTCATATATTAACAATCATTTCTTTTTTAAGTTCGTCATCTGATAAGAATGGATGCATATCATGCAATCCAGCCTGTTTTCCATTTTTTAATGCCTGCGCTGGCAAAATTTCTTGGTCTTCTAAACACTTACAATCTATAATAGCAGGGCCAACAAGAGATAAAGTATAATTTAAATCATTTAATTGTGTTTCTAATCTAACATCTTGATAATGCATATCAAATGCAGTTGCTACATTTTTAAAAGATGGAAACCATAAACCAGTTTCAGAACTTGTTCCAAACACCCTGCCTTCAAAATATTTAGATTGAGTATTTTTAATACTTAGATATCCGTTATTATTTAGTACAACAATTTTTATGTTTAAGTTATGCTGTTTAATTACAGCAAGTTCCTGCAGATTGCTCATAAAACTACCATCGCCGGTTATTGCAATAACTTGTTGTTTGCTTGCCATAGCAACACCTATTGCAGCAGGTACTGCCCACCCCATATCAGCTTGAGCTGGACTAAAAATAAATCGTTGCCCTTCCTTAGCATTTAATGCTACTGGGCCAGCATAACTAATACTGCCAGCATCTCCCATAATAATATCAGATGCTTTACTATATTTGTTTATTGCATCTAATACTGCGTAAATATTTAATTCGTAATCATTATTATTTGCAGCATATTCTGGTTGCATTACCGGCCAAATGTTTTTCCAATGATTACATTTTTCAATCCATTCTTGCCGTGTCATAACATACCTCTAAAAAATTTTTCTAGATTAACATTATATTTAGAATCAATATGAACAATATCTTTTTTCAATTCATTGATATCTAAATCTATTGCAATCTTATAACTAATAGGACTAAATTGTTTTGGATCATATCCTATAACGCTGCTATTTAAACTACTTCCAAGTATTAATAATAGATCAGCATTTTGCATTGCAAAATTTCCTGCTCTTGAACCTTTAATTCCAACTGCACCAATACTTAAAGGATGACTATCTGCAGTATAATCTCTTGCACCATATGTACTTACATACGGCACTTGATATTTCTCAATAAAATTGACAAATTGTTCTATAGTATTACTTTGTCTTATTCCATATCCTGCAAGAACAACTGGTCTTTCTGCATTATTAATTCTTTGTTTAATTTCCGAAAAATCAGACATTGGTTTGTTTAAACTTAATGGAACATAACTAGTATATTTTTCCGGCATTTCTGCAGTTTGAATATTACTAGGAATATCTATCCATACGGGGCCTGGCCTGCCACTTGTAGCAATATGAATTGCTTCTTGTATTCGATAAGCAACATCTTCAACGCTAGTAATAAATGTTGCAATTTTTGTCATTGATTTAAACGTGTCAATAACATTATGTTCTTGTATACCATACTTACGAATATTAATATTCTTTTGCTGGTTTATCCAAGAACTACAAGTATCCAAACGGACATTGCCGCTTATGAATAATACAGGAACAGAGTCTTGCCAAGCATTTAAAACACTAGTTGCACAATTTGTTCCTGCACATCCAGTAGTAGGATTTACTACAGATAGTTTTCCTGTAAATTTGCTTTCACCTATTGCAGAATGGCCTGCCCCTTGTTCATGATGATAACAAATATAACTTATTTTTCCATGTTTAATAAAACCATCATTAAGACCGCTGGCTCCGCCACCCATTAATCCATGTATTCTAGATACACCTATACTGTATAAGTATTCTGCTATCCAATCACAAACTCGCATGATTTGTTGCCCAATCATTAATACGTTTCAATGCTTCATTTATATCGTTTTTACTAGTAGCATAACAAAGACGTAGATATCCTTTACCATATTCACCAAAACAATCTCCAGGTAATGTTACTACTCCTGCATCAAGTAATGCGTTGCATACTTCTTCAGAAGTTAATCCTGTTTTTGTAATATTTGGAAATACGTAAAATGCGCCACCTGGAGTCAAACAATCAAATCCTGGAATTTTATTTAGACCATCCACCAATAAATCTCGCCTTGATTTATATTCTTCCATCATATTATAAACAGAATCTTGCGGGCCGTCAATAGCTTCTTTTCCTGCTGCTTGTATAAATGGGCTAACGCAACTACTTGTTGTTTGTAGTAATGCAGCCATTCTTTCAATAACAACACTGGGACCAATCATAGTACCTAATCGCCATCCAGTCATTGCAAATGCCTTACTAAAACCATTGCTCACAATAACGTGTTCTTTACAATGATCGTATATTCCTGGACTACTAAATGTACTATAGTTCATTCTACTATAAATTTCATCGCTATAAAGATATATGTCTTTTTCTTTTGCTAAGTCATATATTGCTTTAATTTCTTCAGGAGTCATTACACTACCGGTTGGGTTGTGCGGGCTGTTTATAATAATTAATCTAGTTTTATCTGTAATTGCATTTGCAACATCCTCCGGATTCATTCTAAATTTATTTTCTTCCTTTAAAGGAACTCTTACTGGAATTGCACCACACATTTTAATTGTGCTGTAATATGTTGCAAATCCAGGATCAGGAACAATCACTTCATATCCGGGATCAACTAAACAATAAATTGCATAGAACATTCCTATATTTGCACCAGGTGTAACTAATACTTGATCTAGATCAGGAGCAAACCCTCTACTTCGTTTAGTAGCATCTACAATAGTTTGTCTAAAATCAGGCAATCCAAAACTACTGCAATAATGTGTGCCGCCATTCTGTAATGAATTTATTGCGGCATTAATTATATTATCCGGAGTGTTAAAATCAGGGTCACCTATTTCCATATGGATCATAGATTTTCCATCGGCTTCTAATTTTTTTGCCTTATCCAAATATTTGAACATTGGCTGTCCATCAATATTTGAGGCGACTTTGCTTAAATTTTTCATACAAATAAACTCATAAAACCATCAACTACTTTACCTATATATGAAATTTGTTCAGGAGTAATTACTGGGCTTGTTCCATGGAAATAAGTATTAGTCATTGTCATTGTAGCAATTGGAAAATTATCTCTTGCATCTGCAGGATTCATTAGATGACTATATGCAGGTTGAAGCATAATATTACCAGCAAAATACGGCCGTGTCTGAATTAGATGTTCTTCAAGATAATCCACAATATCGCTACGAGTAAAAGGAACACCCTTGCGAATTGTTAGCGGAAATGCAAACCAACTAGGATCGCTCTTTGCCTGGGCTCTTGGCAAGTGGAAATATTCTTCATACTTACTATAGATATCAAACAATAAATTATAATTGCGTTTTCGCAACTCGTGTATTGTTTCTAACTTGTCCAATTGAACTAACCCCATTGCACCTTGCAATTCAATTGGTTTTAAATTGTAACCGATTTCATCGTATACATATTTGTGGTCAAAAATTTCTCCCGGCATCTCAGGAATCCATTCTTTAAACCGTATGCCACAAGAACCGCATTTTAATTTATTTGCTTCAGGTCCAACACAATAACATCCGCGACCCCATTCTCTAAATGATCTAGCAATGACTTCTGTTTCATATGTCTTGCAGGCAACAAACCCACCTTCGCCCATTGTCATGTGGTGGGCAGGATAGAATGAACAAGATGCCATCTCACCATAAGATCCTAATGGATTTCCGTCATATGTAGATCCTAAAGCATCGCAGCAATCTTCCAAAAGAATCATATCATACCGTTTAACTAATTCCATCACCCAATCCATATTAGGTGGATTACCTAATACATGAGCAAATGTAATTACTCTGATATTATGTTTTTTAATTAGTTCTTCTGCTCTTGTTAGATCAAGATTTAATGTATCTAATTCAATGTCTAAAAATACAGGCTCAAATCCAAGTTGTAAGGTGGGATTTAATGTTGTAGGAAATCCTGCAATAGGCATCAATACCTTTGTTCCCTTTGGCAAATTATATCCACGCTTAGATGTAAGAGTAGACATCATTAACAAGTTAGAACTAGATCCAGAATTTGTTAAAATTCCATGATTCTTTCCAAATTGTTTTGGGAATTCTTTTTCAAATTTTACAGACTGGTCGCCCATAACAAGCCAACCATTTAATAAGGTACTTACTGCTGCAAGTATTTCATGTTCGTCAAAAAACGGACCTGCATACTTAACAAAATCTTTACCGGGAATCCAAATTTCTTCATTGCGTTTATTTCTGACAAATTCTGCAATGCCAATTAAAATATCATCTTTATTCATAATTTACCAATATGCGTAATTAGTTTCTAAGTTAGGATGAACCACTCTTTGTGCTTTATCCTCATCCAATGGGTATATCCAATATTCATTAAACATAGGAATCCATTCTTTATACGAAGGCGATTTTAGCCAACGTGATCCAACAATACCAAAAAATAATTGTATTGTTCCGCCTGTCTGTATTCCTACTTTACCTTGTTGCTTAGCATGCTCAGCATAAAACGGAGATTGAGTTGTTACGCCTGTTAGCAAAACATCATAGTCATAACTATCAATTAATTTCTTTGTATGCTCAACTATGCTATGGAATGTATCACAGCCAGGAATTTGTCTATCATCTGCAAGAGGATGATATGGTGTTTTAATACAATCTACTAATTCAAAGGGTACAATTTTTTCTTTGTCTTTGCCCCAAATCCTATCAAGGTGATTCCATTGATATTTTATAGATTCTGCGTGCGTTGATACTACAAGAACTTTTTTACCTTTTAGATGCTGTGTCCAAGGTACAGATAGTTTATTATACTCAGAATAATATCCTAATAATCCTCCGGGATCTAATACTGCAGTATCTTTATGAAAGAATGTTGGCTTATCCTCAAATTGCTTTATAAAGTTTGATCGTTTAATATCCCCCGACACATCAACAAATCCTAAAATATCACACTCTTTCATTACGCTTAAAGTATCTGGCCATAACTTTTTAAATACGTAATCCATATTGTCAGGCACACCGCCTTCAACTAAAGTATATTCATTGTAATGTTGTCTATCGGGAATAATTCCACGAGAGATGCAATCAAGAACATACCCTGCAGTATTGTCTATTCTTAACAAAGAAAACGGAACATTGTTGTCCAGTTTTTCTATTAATAGATCATTTATTTTATAATAATCAATTTGCATAGTATTGCGCTAATTTTTCTTTATCGCCTTTAATATATCTAAATGCTTCTTGTACATCGGGTGTAAGTGATTGATATAGTTGAACCATCTCAATCTCGGCCTGATCTTTATTATAATTGGTTCCTTGCGGATGGTCAATAGTAAATGAATAATCTCGAATGACTGGTCGTTTATTAATATAACTAATTGCGGTAAAAATTATATCAAAACTCCAACCCATTTTATATGGCGCAAAATTTATATTTCTATTTTTTGCATCTTCAAGAATATCTTTATGAATAAACCAACAAGTACAATCTGTATTTGCAACCATTTTTAAATTAGGTTCATCTAAATCAAAACTTGTAAGATCAGTTCTTGCAGAATTATAAAATGTATAATCCACATTTGGTGCATAAATTCCCCAATTGTAAGTATCAAAGCAATCTCTTGCTCCTTGATAAATTTCTGCCCAATTACTATATGATGCATCCGCTTGTATGTGAAACATTACATCGCCAGTAAATAATTCCAATGCTTTTAAGAACTGTGCAGTGAAATAACTTTCCTCGCCAATGTTGTGCCAATTAGGATCGTCCTCACGGTGATTGTCGTCACTATTAATAACGACAGGCACGACCCCAATGGCACTCAGTTGCTTTTGCTTTTCTTTTGTCTTTTCATATTGTCCGCGCCAATTGAAAATAAATGTCTGTATATTCATCGTTGTAAAATTTTATTATAAACTACCGCATCAAACCAATTTAAGAAATTATCAAGCATGATGTATGACGGAGGAATTCCGTTTTTAAATTTTGGCGCATTAAGCATTATATTGTACAACTCATCGTTACTATCCAAGTACATAATAAATTTAATTGCTTCTTCATAACTACTAAAATCATTTACATCAATAAATGCGTTTGGATTAAAATCTGAACTGATTGTTTCACTTCCCCAGTATATTGGAATTGTTCCTGCATAGAATGCGTGTAGTATTTTTTCGGTAACATATCCTGGATGAGAATATGGTTCAAAACAAATATTAAATTTTCGTGTAGATAAAAATTCAATTTTAGCAGCTTCGCCTTCCAAATTGACATCTATATTTTTGTATAGTTTGCCTGCACTATCAACGTGCTTTTCTTTGTGTAACATTTTAAAGAAATTGTTACGTTCTTGGCAATTAGGATTACTTACAACAAAAGAACAGAAGTCGGTTTTCTCTTTAATTTCGGGATTAAAGATATAGTTAAAATCATACTTTGTTTTGTGTATATGTTCTAATGCCCACATATAGACAACATATAAAGGCAATCTATAATGCCAAGGTTCAAAGTTATGATCAAAACTTATTGCATAGTTACAATCATAATCTTCTGGTCTTTGATTTTCTCCTGTATAGAAAATCTTAACAACATCTTTAGAATATTTTAAATTATTCTCACCAAAATTTCTATCACCAAATAACAAAAAATCAGGATTATCATTGTTAATTTCTACATCATACCGTGTAGACAATAAGTCCATAAAGAATGTTGCTAGATGCGGATGGGTATCAGTAAACCCTATACTTAATTTTTTATTCATATAACTTTCTTATTCATCAAAATTCATACACATATCTTCAACCAAATCATCAAATGATTGCGTAGGTTTCCATCCTAATTGTATTCTTGCCTTCGATGCATCACCTAATAATGTTTCAACTTCTGCTGGTCGGAAATATTTTTTATCTACTCGGATTATTACTTTTTTAGATACTTTATTAATGCCAACTTCATTAACTCCGTCACCTTCCCAACGAATTTTTAAACCAAAATATGGGGCACAATGTTCAACAAATTCTCTTACTGAGAATTGTTCTCCAGTTGCAATAACATAATCTTCCGGTGTATCCTGTTGCAACATCATCCACATTGCGTTGACATAATCTTTAGCATGTCCCCAATCTCGCATAGCATTTAGATTGCCAAGATACAAACACTCTTGTTTACCTTCACTAATTGCCTTTAAAGCATTTACAATTTTCTTAGTTACAAAATTATGTCCTCGGCGAGGAGATTCGTGATTAAATAGTATGCCCGAGCAAGCAAACATATTATACGACTCTCTGTAATTTTTTACAATCCAATAAGCATACATTTTTGCAACGCCGTATGGGGACCTAGGATAGAACGGGGTTGTTTCTTTTTGTGGGATTTCTTGAACCAATCCAAATAGTTCAGAAGTAGATGCTTGATAAATTTTTGTCTTTTTATCTAGATTAAGCAATCTTACAGATTCCAATATTTTTAACGTACCCATTGCATCAACCATACCTGTGTATTCAGGAGTTTCAAAAGAAACTTTAACATGACTTTGGGCAGCTAAATTATAGATTTCATCTGGAGAATGTTTTTTTAGAACATTCATTAATGACAATGAATCAGTTACATCTCCATAATGTAATTCTAAATTTGGATGATTGAATATATGGTCAATTCTAGAAGTATTAATCGAAGAACTACGTCTAATAATACCATGAACTTCGTATCCTTTTTCCAATAGAAGTTCTGCTAGATAGGAACCATCTTGTCCTGTGATTCCTGTAATCAATGCTTTTTTCATTTCAAACCTTATAATGAATTAATAACGACTTAAATATTTATAAGTCTAAAATAGGTAAAAGGGCGCATAAGCGCCCTTTGGTTAAATTAAAAATTCTTAGAATGGAATTTCATCATCGGGAGGGGTTGGAGCCGAACTAGTTGGAGTATCAATTTTTTGATCGTATACTTTTTCTTCTTCCTTAGGAGCTTCCATTTTCTTATAGAGATCCATAAAAGAATTCTTCGTGTCTCCATCAAAGCGATTGATACAAAGCTCAATTGCCTTTTGACGATCTTTAAACATTGAGAATGCTTTTACAATGTGAACAAGACGTCGAGTAGAAATCAGTTCATCAATCGCATCTTCAAGATATGTCTTACGAATAACTTCTGCCCAAGTAACTAATTTGTCTGCAAATTCGACATCTTCGCATCCCAATTCTTTCATGTTGTTGATAACAATCTTATGCTCAATTTTAGCATTAGGATATTCTTGTTCAACAGTAATAGGAAAACGCTCAAGGAATGCCTCATCAAGAATTTGAGCTGCAATATACTTGCCGCTATCAGAGCCTTGACCTTTAGTGTTTGCTGTGGCAACAACTGTAAAACCGGGTGCGGGATAAATTACGTCGCCATTCTTTTTATTGAAATATGGTTTGCCTTCAAGAATACCTTGAATACACATTAGTTTATTACTACCACGATCAATTTCGTCAATTAGCAAAACTGCTCCACGTCGCATTGCGAGAATAACTGGACCTTCACGGAAAGTTACGTTACCGTCAATCAATGTAGATCCACCAACAAGATCATCCTCATCTGTTTCAATAGAAACATTAACCCGGACACACTCTCGTTTTAGTTTAGAACAAACTTGTTCAACCATAGTTGTTTTACCATTACCAGTTAGACCAGTAATGAAAACAGGATAAAACACTTTAGATTTAAGGATGGATTCTAGATCTCGGAAAAATCCGAAAGGAACATAATTGTCATCTTTAATAGGTACTAGATTTTCCACTTCTGTAACCAAGCGCTTTTGCCGAAGGGGAACAACTTGTGCATGCAATGCGGGCATTTCTTCTTTCATAATATTCGTATTTGTAGTAGTTTTAGGGATATCGTTATCTGATACATCTAGATTTAATACACCGCGACTTGCTCGGTATTTAGCACCATTAATTAACCAAAAAGGAGTTTTAATTCCTTTTTGTTCAAGATAAGCAATGACAGCTTTTCGCGATGCCGTCTTACCAAAATTAGTTACTAGATCTGTAATAAGTTGTTTTTTATCAATATCGGTTTTCATAATATAGTCCTAGGGATGGGGATTTCACAAAATAATTATAACATCTTTTGAAGATCGTGTCAAGCGATTTCTTCAATAAATTTGTTCAAAAGTATCCGATTCATCAATTTAGATTTACGATTCTTAATAAAAGCCTTCATAAGATCTTTTTTCGATGTATCGCTGGTCACTACCATTTCTCCATCTTCAATAACTAGATCATCCGAAACAACCAAAAAATACTTATCATATGCATATGTTGATAAAGAATAAAATTTGTCTTTTCGAATTTTGCCAATAATATTTGTAGAATCTTCTTTATTTTGCAGCCCACTTGTATCCAAAATTCTTTGGACAACTCCTCTTGAAGATCTGCTCATAATATAATATCCTACAAGATTTGTGTCTGTACGTTTTTTGAGCAAATCTAGAAGAGCTGCGGTAACAGGTTGACCCGGTGCGGCATATCCCGATATTTTTGTTTTTGGATCAGTTACTACAATATTTGAAGATACTCGATAACCTAATCCATAATATGAATTTGCATCTCTTTGGGTTCCTTCGGGAGTAACTATTTGATTCAAATAATTACCTTCTCCGTCTGTAAGGAAAATAGTATTAACAATATCCAATTTATACATTTCTTTAAACACGGGTATAAAATGATTTGCAAATATAACCGCTTCATTTAAAGGAGTCGAATTTAGCTCCCATCCGGTTGGGATATCAGCATATCTCATATACCGAGAATTCGTATAAATTGCACCAAATTGTAATAATTTTTTCTGCGCAAAATTATATTGAGCAGTTGTCATACTATTGGATAACAATTCAAAACTTTTATAAGCGTAACCATTTATTACCAAATCTAATGGATTCTTTGAAAAAGTTGCATGATGTTTACCTGCAAGATATCCAGGAAGACCATACTTATTCTTAATAAATGATTCAACGACTCCGCCTGATGAATCTGTAAAAGAAAATACTCGGAAAGGAATATTTACTTTTTTGCAAAAATCTGCAAGCACTAGCGTCTGTTCAATTGTTTGAGTAATATTGTCGGTCATTGAACCTGACCAATCTATAAACATTATCATTCCATGATTCTTACCACCTGGAATTTTAGTAACACGTTTAAAAAGATCTTCATTATATTTGTAACTAAAAATTTTATCTAGATTTAATTCTCCAGTTTTAGAAACTTTTGCTCGAGCAAATTGAGCTGCGTTTCGTTTTAATTCAAACTCTTTAACAAGATATTGAATAAACTTACCATTAGTTTGTTTGTAGTTTGCAAGGAGAGTATTTACATCTTTGTACCGGTCATTATTATCTAGCGATTCCCAATTAGTATTCTTATATAGGTAATCGTGAGGAATAATTACATCTTCAATTTTTACATTTGGTAAATTGAAATACTTATATGGGCGAACATCATTTGATAACAAGTCTGCTTCTCGGCTGCGAAATTCTTGATCTGTAATAGAACTTGGATCGTTCTTACCGGCATTTTTATTTTTTGCTCGAGATTCGCCTGTCTCACCGTCTTCGCCGTCTTGGTCATCATCGCCAAAATCATCAGAATCAGAATCAAATTCAATATCAAAGTCATCAGAGAATTCTCCATCGAGATCTTCGATGTCGCCGTTGATTCTAAGTTTTTTACGTTGTTCTAATTTTACCTCATCCTCATTAATTGCCTTTTGATTGTTATACAATTCTTTTGCAATAGTTAGAACCTCGTCCCAAGATTTTAGAGAGTCAATTCGTTTGATGTAAACCTGTTCCTCATCTGAAAAAGGTACAGCCATAAAAGGACCTACCTTAAAATGCAGATTGATACGATCAATGAATGGTAGAGTACTTACATCAATATCGTTGATACCGAAAAAATCTTTTTCAACTAAATCTTTATATGCTTTATAAAAAGATGAACGTAAACCAGGGTATCGAACTTTAATGCATTTCTCAATACGGGCATCTTCGATTACGTTAAGATAAGATTTGAATCCTGGAGTATGGCCACGCACCGCATCGTGCCAACCATCGGGAGGAGTTTCCCAAGCATGCCCTACTTCATGCCCAACAAGAAGATCATATAGATCACCGCTCATTTCTTTCCAAATAGGAAGAACAAGAATTCGGTTCTTAGGATCAAAGTATGCGGTAGAAGTTTTCTTATGTTGCACAGAGATGTTTTCTTGTGCAAGCAGCTTTGCAAGAATAGATTTTGAGTTTGCTAGTGACATGGTTTTTTCCTTACTGATGCTATATTATAACACCTTTTAGTAAAGAAGTCAAGCACTTTTTACGCCGCGGGCGGACGTGTGATAGCCAAAATTTTAGATATTTGAGCTTCTATAATGGGTTTTCTGTTCGGCCATTTGATAAAATCTTTATCGGGATTCTTCAAAAGATTTGCCAAAAGGGGCATGATTAAGGCTTCAACTTTGCTTAATTTTTCAGCAACATCTTTTTCAATTAATTGTCGATATGCATCGGTATCAAAATTTGCACCAGAACCAGCTTTTACAAGTTCTTCCAAATTATCAACCTTATTTAAAAGTGCCGCAATTTTATTTTCAATACCCGAGGTATCTACAACAGGAGCAGCTACTTGTACAGGTTTTTCAACTATGGATTCTTCCGAATCTACAGCAGTAAACCCAAAATCAAATATTTCAGTATATTCAGTTGGAATCTTTGTGCTCATTTAGTGCCTCTACCATTGTTTTAACTGCGTATTTTTTAATTATCTTTTTACGTTTATTTTCAAATTTCTTTTTTGCAAAATCTAATTTAAATTTAGAAACTCGATGTGTAAAGTCTGTTCCATTCATATGATCAAATTCATGTTGGAAAATTCTAGCTGTTAGTCCTTTGAATTCATTCTCAACAACTTCGCCTTTTTCATTTTGATATTTAACTTTAACGGTTGTTGGGCGTTTAATATTTAGCATTATACCTGGATATGATAAACAGCCTTCGTTATAATTTTCTTCTTTAACATTATATTCAACAATTTCTGGATTGAATATTGCAATTTTTGTATCACCTAAACCCATTACAAATACTCGCATATCAAGTCCTACTTGGTTAGCACTTAGACCAACGCCTCCCAATTGTTTCATTCTTTCAAATAGAACATTTGAAACATTAGTAGCACTTTTGCCATCCTTCTTAAAATCAAAAAGATTTGGAGTTTTTGTCATAACCTCCGCAGTAGGTTCAACTAAAGTTAATTTGTCTTTTCTTAATATAATCATACTACTATTCTACTAAAATTTTGATACTTTTGAAATTTAATTACTGATTTAAATTTATCAATTAATTGATCGCCTTTGTGCGATATTACAAACACATTTGTATCATCACTTATTGTATTCAACAAATTCATAACATAATCTGTGCCATTTGCATCTAATGAGGAATCAAATACTTCATCTAATAGTAATAGATTAGTACTTGCGCTATTCTTCATCTTTGCAATTGTTCGCCATGTAAATAATAACGCCAAATCAATTCTTTGCTTTTCACCTTCACTAAAAGATGCATAACTAAATTCATCTCTATGTCTAGATTTAATTGTTTCATTAAACGATTCATCTAGTTCAAAGTGGACAAAGAAATCCATTGCCGTCAAGTACTTATTTACCAACTTATTTATTACTGGAAGATATTGTCGAATGATCTTAGTTTTAATGCCGGTGTCTTTTAATAAAGACCCCGCTGCTTCATGATAAAATTTATCCTCATTGATTTTTGACCTATCAGAAACTAAATCAACGATATCCTTAGCCATTGACTTTAGATTTAACTTTTCATTAGTTAATGATGTTAAAGTATCATCCTTTTGTTCCAAGTCCGCCATCAACTTTTTAATATAATTCTGAGAAGCAATCATTGAATTGTTTACTCTTAAAATTGATACTTGAACCTCAGACATTGCCTTTTTAATATCTTCAATTTCAGTAAGACGAGTTTCTACTTCTGTAATTTTTGTATTGATCTGATCTAATGCAGATGTAACTTCCTCAATCTTATGAGTATGCTTCTCGACAGTTTGCGTCTTTAAATCATCAGAAATATTTTGATTACAGGTTGGGCAATTATCATGTTCTTCGTAGAAATTAATTTCGTTTTTAGCTTTTTTAATTCTATCAGTAAGATTTTTATACAGGGTATTTAATTCTGTTTTCTTTTTTGTTTGTTCGTCGGAATCAGAAATACTTAGTTCATGAACAGCATATACATCTTGTAGCTCTTCCAATTGTTTAGATAACGATGCAATTTCTAAATTAGATTCGTCAATTTTAGTTTGGACATCGTTTTCACGTTTCTTTTTATCTTCTTCCAATTGAAGAATGTATCCTTGTTGGACTTTTACTTTGTGCTTTCCTATTTCAATCTTGCCATCTAAATCTTTAATTGAATCTTTTAAAGAATTGATCTTATCCTTTAATACAGTATTCATAACAGAGAAAATTTGGATATCAAGAATATCCTCAATAATTTCTCTTCTATACCCTAAAGACAATTGCATAAAGGGCGTAAATGATGCAGATCCCAAAATTACAATCTGAGTAAAAGATTTATAATTTAATTTTAAAATACTTTCTTCTAAGTATTTCTGATAATCTCTTGATGCTGCATCCTGATTTAGAATCGTACCATCGCAATAGATTTCAAATACATTCGGTTTCATGCCCCGAACTATTCGGTAATCCTTTTTGCCAATAGAAAATTCAACCTCAACAACAAGATTCTTGCCGTTGATAGTATTCATTAATTGCGGTTTATTAATACTGCGGAATGGTTTATTAAAAAGACCAAAACAAATAGCATCAAGAATTGTACTTTTACCAGCACCATTCTCACCAACAATTAAAGTAGAAGGAGATGCTTCAAAATTTATTTCTGTAAATTGTCCGCCGGTTGATAAGAAATTTTTCCATCGTATTTTTGTAAATCTTATACTCATGCTTCGTCGTAGTGTTGTGCTTCGACATATAATGTCTTAAGCAGTGTCTTCAATCGTTCTTTGTCTGCGTCTGTTTCAATACTATCAACATACCCTGTAAGCAATGTCATAGTATCTTCTAAATCAATAGCATCATCTAATGCCTCAGATTCAAACTCAGAAAAGTCTTCAATAATCTTAACTTCAAGAGGGTCTCGTCTGTAGATACGTTCTATAAATTTATCAAACTTATGGAAGTCTCTTTTTTTAACGACAACAATTTTTATATGTTGAGATTCAAAAGATGCAGTATCAATACCATCAGGATCCATTGTTTCGTCGTTATAATAATACTTTGTAAAAATAGTATATGGATTTTGTATAAACTCTAAAGAATGATCTTCAGTATCAAAGATGAAAAATCCTTTTGGATCGCTTTCATCATTCCATGTTAATTCATAAGGAGTGCCAAGATATGAGATATTTCCTTCACTAGATTTAGTATGAAAATGCCCACTTAATACGTGTTTATATTGTTTAAAATAACTACGATCAAATCCTTCATGGTTATCAATACCTTTCATCATTTGAAATCCGGAAATTTCAAAATGTCCGATACAATAATCAGAGGTGCTTGCATCCATGAATGCTGCAATTTGTGTTTCGTTGTCTTTACAAATCCAAGGAATAATATCAAATTGAACACCATCAAATTGCATTTGGCCTGGCTCTTGGAAAATAGTAATGTTACCATAATCTCGTAACAATAAATCTGGAGAATTTACACTAAGAGTTTCTTTCCAGAATATATCATGATTGCCAACTAATGTAATTAATTTAATTCCATTCGCTTCCATTGGATCAAAGAAATAACGTCTTGACTCTGCAAGCGAATTAAAATTAATATACTTCCTTCGATCAAATAGATCGCCCAATTGAATAACAGTATCAATCTTGTTATCTTTTAGATATGGGAATAGTACATTGGTATAGAATTTTTCATAATACGCATGAAATGCTTTGGAGTCATTTCTAACTCCAAAGTGTGTATCTCCCAACAAACAAATCTTCATATTCAATCTTTAAATTCGTTATCTTCTCTATGTCCAACACGCATTGCCATGTTAGCATCTGTTTCTCGTACTTGTACTTTGCAACACCAAACACGATCTTTTTCGCCATAGTTGGGTAAGAAAATTGTGTTAATATATTCATAAAGAAAATCAGCAATACCTTCACATCCAGTCTTTTCAACTTCTGTAATCTTTGCTAATTTTAATGTGCCTAGATGTAATAGATGCTCTCGCATTGGATCATCTTGAGCAACTAATAATGTGTGGTCAAACCAATCCTCAAGTAGACCTTTAAGAGGTTTTAATCCACCGAAGTCCATGCACCAATTGCGAGCATCTAATGTATCACATTCAAATTCTAAATGGAATGAGAGTGCATATCCGTGAATCAAATTACAATGACTATCTGCACGCCATTGTCTATATGCTACGGGACCAATCTGGTTATAAGTTTTTGTAGAAATGTATTTTGCCATGGTTATTCTCCTATGTTAATCATAGGCGGCGGAATTTATAAAGCGGGACGATGCCGATAGACCGCTATGTGATGTATTATATATTACTTAAACATTGATGTCAATACATTAGCAGAAAAGAATTTTTCCGTTAAGTCTGATGCTTGTTTACGAACTTGATACTTATATTGATCGTGATTATTCATGTATTGAATAATTTTGTAGCATAAATCTTGTCGATGTAATTCGTATGCTTCAAATGATTCTGTCCACTCACTTGGATATTTGAATATATCATTATACATTTCACTATAAGACAAACGATTTGGCACCATAGGAATAGCATCAACTAATGCGCCTTCGTAGCAACTAATGCCTAGTGTTTCCTGCAAGTTAGCACTGAACACAATTTTAGCTCTACCCAATAACTCATGATATTCATGTTTAGTCAATTGTTTATCTTGACAAACAATAAATTCATATTGAGGCAATTGCTTTGCAAGATCTCTAAAAATTTCAACTTGTTTCTCAGGAGCAATACGATGCGGGAATAAAATAATATCTTGTTTTGTAGTATTATAATTATCTAATGTATCAACCATATATTCCATTGGCCAACCTGAACGAACAATCTTACCTTGCTCAATCATAGTTAATTTCCACTCATCATCTACTGTTTCGCTAAATGTATCAGCAAACAAATCAATATGAAAATTTGTAGCAAAATAGTTATGGTCAATAGCGTGAAAGAAACTTTGCTCGGCGTGTCTAACCCACTGAGCATCTCCGATAAGGCGACCTAAAAAATCTTGAGGGTCATAACTGCCGGCATGCCATAGTGCGTGAATCGTTACAGGGATCTGCAACAATTCACTCATATATTTTAAGTTAATAATGCCAGGATGCCAAGCGTCAGTAAATAAAAAATGATCATTAGCATTAACGGATCCACTAACAAATAAACGGCCCATTTGCTCAACTTGTGCAGACTTATAGATATTAGTGCCACCAAAATTAAGAAAGGCGCCAGGAGTAGTGGCACTAGGAATATCAGCAGGCCCACATATAACTTCGATGTCATGACATTCCTTTTTAAGTAATTTGGGTACATATCGTTTCCATTGTCCTGTGTATCGCGTATCTACCGATTCTAAATCTACAATAAAAATTTTAGACATCTATATCTTTAATATATTCAAAATGAATTCTGCATCCGTTTTCACCATCTTCGGATACTTCAACTACATAATCCCTACCTGGCCATTTTGCGATCAATTTATCATATAGATCATTTGCCATCATCTCACATGATTTATAATCTAGTTGCAGGGTACCATCATTATACCAACGCTCCATGATTCTTTTTGCTTGGATAAATTCTACGTCTCTGTCATCATGAAATACTTCCATTTCGACACGAAAGTGGAAAATGTGCCGATGCGGATCCGCAAGAAAACTAACATCCAGCCAATGTTCTTCAGGTATACCAAATCTGCGTGTAGCTAACTTAACGTCAGTTGCCGCTGCAGGATAACGATGAATACCTTCTTTTTGAAAGGTAACCCAAATAAAACTACTCTTTTTAATTATAGACATAATATAATCCTTATGCAAATAAATCTTCTAAAGACATCCTAGGCTGATGGCCCACAGATTCTGATTCCATATATTTACCAACGTGCTTTTCCCAATGAGAAAAGTCGCCAATATCTTTAACTTCAAACAATGTTGCATATTCATTTTCGCAACCTTTATCTCTGCAGAATTTAAGTAATTCATCTTTAGATTCTAACAAAGTTGTGACATCCAATGTAAAATTATGAACATTTGTCAATATAAAACATAGACGTGCTTTCATAATGTCAATGAATTTGCCACCATTCTCAAGATATTTGCCTACTGCAATATTCATCAATTTATGATATTCTTCTGGGGTATATTCTGTACCACAAACACTATTGATTTCATCTACAACTGTTCTATAGATATTTGAATATTCTCTACCCATTTTTACAGATGACCCGCCATACCCATGTCGTGTTTTCTTACTATATGAGAAATAAAACAATCCATTATCCAATGACATAGAATGTGTTGTAGAATCATAAGAGATTTCAATGTTCTCATACATTCCAGTCTGACTAAACACCATATAAGGAAGCATTCGACGCAGAGCACCAACTCCTAGAATGTGCAGATGAAATGGTTTCTTAAAAGGCATTACCTTAACATAAAATGCTCGTTTAACATCTTCAAGTTGACCAGTACCTAATGCAGCAGATGCCATTGATACGCCACCAATACGATCATGATATGGTGCGGTAATTTCTTCAAGCAAAATATTTGCCCACTCTGCATAAGTTTCGTGACAAGCACCTTGAATGATTGCGAAGGGTCGGCAATCACTTTTCATTTCAATAAATTTTTCAATCTGTGCTTTAATATTTTGTCCTGTTTGCTTTGCATAACTTGCAAAGTTATCTCGATCAAAATATCTACCTTTAGTATCAAGCTTTGCAGATTTACCACTTGCATTAGTAATAATTACCGGAATTTCATCAAAGGACATTCCAATATCAGCATGCGATGCTTGATTCTCATAAACCCCATTACGGACCTCAGGGGAATTCTGAATACCTCGAGTAATAATCTGCAGACCACCAGAATCAGCATGGATATTTTTAATTGCCGGTCTAAATTTTTGTAGACGTTTACCAAATTGTTTTTCAGTAAACCCATTGTACAATAATGAGAACTGATGATTATTCATATTATGAACAGTCTTACCAATAAGGTCATTAATCATCTGTAATACTTCAGGATCATTACATTGTTCTGCACCAAGACGCAAGTACGCCGGTCCAGAAATTACATATTCCATTTGTCTGCTCATTTGAATAAACTTTCTAAAGTGCTTGAGGAATTTTGTTCATCAGGAACAAAATTTTTATCTTTTGATAGATAGGTGTGATTGTCTGTGTAAATTATATTATATTTGTGCTTGTTTGTCAATACAGAACGGATATCATCAATAGATAAATCTTTCCTATTTAGATCGTTTATGTATTTTTTATACTGCGTCGTTTCATATTCATTAATTTTTGCTTTACTAGAATTGGATTGTGTTGGTTTAAACAAATCAAATAAATTAAACCATTCTGCAATACCACTTAAATCCATATTTACAACTCGCTCCAATGCGCCAGTATTGTACCAATCAAATGGACTTTTGTATTGTTCATATAATTTTAATATAGTGCTACTTACATCTTTTTTATCTACACTAAAGAAATCCGTACCATTAAAGTTTTCTAACCAAGACATTCCTTTAAGTGCAACCGTTGGCATATGCCCAATACATTCATAAAATGCTAAACCAAAGCTTTCTCGTATTGCAGGGTTATATGCAACCCGGGCAGATGTTATAAAATCAACTTTTTCTTGACCATAGATTTCTGAACGAATTTCAAATTTTGCATTAATTTCTTTTAATGCTGCTTCAAATTTTTTCGCACCAGTATCATTTGTAATAATTTTTGCAGGCAATTTTGTTTCTGCAATCATGCGAACAAATTCTTCAGGGTTCTTTCTTGGTTCCCAACGACCAATCCATAGTACACCTTCTCTTGGCTTTGTATGAGGAGAAAGCAAATCTTTTTCTGTCATTTGTATTGGCGTATAGTATGCATCTTTACCAGATAATTTAATCTCAGCAACATTTCTACGTGTTTGTGTACCAATATAAATGCCTTTTACATCCATCAATTTAATAAAAAATTCATTGAATGAATTTGAGAATTTACTTTTCTGAGTATTTTCATCCATAAAGACAAGATTCTCGTGATGAGTATAGTATACAATTTGTACTGAATCTTGAATAGACAATGAATAGATTGCGGGAAATGATTCTACGGTGTTACAAATAACTACATCATATAGATTATCATTTAGAGCAGACATAAAGCATTCTCTAAAATTAATCATCTTTTCAAAGTTATAAGAATCCTCAAACATAAAAGTTTTAGCATGCTTACTATAACTAAGTGGCTCTTTAGGTACAATAATATTAGCCCCTCTAGATTGAAGGTATGCACTAAAGTCTTTATTGGATGCAGGTTTATCCAATATAATATCAATTTTTATTCCAATAACAGAACAAGTCTCTACAAAGGATTTTGCAAATTGTCCGATGCCACCATATGGAATTAAATGCTGATCGCTAATACAAAAAGCAATTCTCCTGTTGTAAATATTCATATCAATTACCCAAGATTTTAATTAAGTGTTTTGTTTGATGCATTGCGTCATCCAATGCATTGTGATATGTTCCTTGCCGTTCATCAGCAGGAATCCATTTAAATAATGCTTTAACAGTTCTATAGCATCGGTCATCCCATGGATGCCATGGTGGTTTTCTGCCTGTATTGAAATAAGCATTTCCAAGAATAGTATTATCAAATACTGCACCATTGCCCCACAAAGGAAGACTCTTTGGACCAAACCAAATTTCGAATTTGTCTAGTGCTTCTTGTAGTGAGATGTTGTTTTTTGTTAACTCTCGGAATGCTTCTTTGTTTTGCTTTGACCACCATTCAACAGTATCCTTGGCAATATGCAGGCCTGCTTCTTTGCATGACTTTATATCAATAGTGCAGTAAAACGTATCCAGTATTTTATCCCCTTCAAATTTTACTGCACCAATGGAACAAATTGCCGCATTTGATCTTGTTGACATTGTCTCCAAATCAACCATTACGTTTATAGTCATTTTGAACGGGCGATGCTTAAGAATTCATTTCTAAGAGAGGGATCTGTTTTAAATCCTCCACCTAGCTTACTTGTAACGGTAGAACTGCCTGTATCTTCTACGCCTCGGCTCTTAACACAATAATGCTGAGCATCAATCATAACTGCAACATTATCTGTTTCCAAAATAAACTGCAACGCATAATAAATTTGTTCTGTTAGACGTTCTTGAATCTGAGGACGCTTACTGAAGTATTCTACAATACGATTAATTTTACTTAGTCCAAGAACTTTATCCTTTGGAACATACGCAACTGTTGCCAATCCATCAATGACTACAAAATGATGTTCGCAATTACTTTGGACATTGACATTGCGTTCAACAACCATTTCGTTGTATTTCATCTTATTGTTAACTGTAGTACATTTTGGAAATGCGTCATAATCCAACCCCCAAAAGATTTCGTTAACATACATCTTAGCAACACGCTTTGGTGTTTCAATTAAACTATCATCTTCTAAATCAAGGCCCAACACTCGCATAATTTCCGAAAAGTGAGACTCGATTATTTCAATCTTTGTTTTACGATCAAGATCTAATCGGGTAGTAGGATCTAATCGGGTAGGAGTCTCGACTCCCATTGCAACTAAATGCTGATGAACTTTTTGCCCCAATTCTGGGTCTGTTTTTGTCTTGTTATATGACATTTGAATCCTTCCTTACACGGATATGATGATTGAAAATTTTGTTACCTTTGTGTAACATTATTATTTATGTTCCCCATTCGTTTTTAAATAAGGGCACTTGTAAACGATCGCTATATCGAAGACCGTTCTTCATTGCCATTTCTGCAACCTTTCGATTGTTCATAGCATAAACACTTTCGACACCACCTACTGGCATCAAATAAACAGGACCTTTAAATCCTGCAGATTTATATAGATCAATAGCAGTCATTGCTTCTTCTGCATCTTCTTCAGTTGCAACTACAAATTTAAGATAAGTATATCCAACGTCTTGATATGATGCAACAATATCTGGACAGATTGCTTCTTCCCATTTTTCTCCACTGACACTTAATTTTGGACTAACAGAAAATGTTAGTGCATTATATCCTCTGTCTTTACGACCAAGAGACCAATTAAGAAGATACTGTCTAAATTCGGATGACAATGTTTGAGTACCATTTGTTTCAAACGTAATATCTTTTAAAGATTTCATCTTCTCATTGTTTAGAAGATCTGGATACGATCTTTGCCATCCAAGCAATGGTTCGCCGCCTGTAATTACAAGATGTTCGTCTTCCCATTTCTTGTACGGAAGTATATCCATAATTGAATCGGCAATGTTATCAGTATCAAGTACAGGGCTGAGATGCTTAAAACGAGGATCCCAGCTAGCGTAAGAATCGCACCCTGTACTAACAAGAGGTAAATCTTTATAGGTAAGAAACTTATGTACGTCAGCCGCGATATAATCAACTTCATGACTAAACTCCCCTTTAGGCATACCAAAACCACTGCAGGTAAAGTTACAACCGAATGTGCGAAGAAACACACTAGGTACGCCCATATAACGGCCTTCACCTTGAATACTATAAAACAATTCTGCAACTTTAAGTTTTGCCATCAAGACTCCAATAATTAAATTAACATATATTATATAGTAAATCAGTCATCCATGTCAAGAGGATTATCCGAATCTATTTCAACTTTTTTAACCTTTTTCGGGATAGTGATGTTACGTTTCTCAATATCAATGTTATCCATTTGCCGTTTTAAGTAATCCAAAAATTGGTGGCTGAATTCGCCGTTGTCATGATCTTGCAAGATTAAAGAATCAATATCCATATTCTCAATCATTTTATACTTAGTGGCCTGTTGTTTCTTTTCCTTTTGTATTCTACGAATAAAAGCAAAGTAAATAATTTGAGTATAATATGCAAATGGATTTGAAGATTTAGTTGGATCAAATTTTTGTACTGCAGTTAGACAATTTTCAATACCATCCGAGATCATATCATCTTTAAAGGTATAATTAATAAAATTAGATTTGTATGAAAGGTGTGTAGCAATTTTTATAAAACATTCGCCGATGTATCTAGTTACAACGGGCGGTTCTTCGCCTCGTTCTTTAGCAGCATCAACTTGTTCCTTATATGCTATTAATGCATCTAAAAATTCTTTATTATTTACATAATGTGCAGTAACCGAAGGTTTCTTTTCCTTAATGAAAAGTTTTTCTTCTTCGAAATCTGCTATGTCCGTAATCGTGTTCTTCATCTGTGCTTTCATTTTCTAAATTTGAATCATTTAATTCATTTGTTACATCAACTGCGTTTTCTTCTGCTTCTTTACGAGCATCGAGATATTTAATATAATTTTCTTTGAGTTCTTCTTTTGCGGATGCATATGTTACAATATTTCTTACAGGAATTTCATAAAATTCTTCCTCAGCTAATGCGAACCAAGGAGATAATGTATATGATTCTACTATTGCACTTCCATAATTTGATCTTATTTGATTTAGTACCAAAGGATCTTTTATAAAAATACTAAAATTGTCTTTCAGATTTATTGCTTCATCTGTTTTACATACTATATCTTCGCCACTATTTAACTTCAATACTTTAAAACCTAAGGTCATTGTAATTGAACTTTCACTAATTTATAATCAAAATGTTCATCATTATATATTTTTATCCTTTCAATCATATGAAGTAATGTATAATTCTTTTTAGATTTCCAGGTTAAATCATCGCCTATATCATATAGATTACAACTATCTTTGTCTTTTGTTGTTCTCAAACCACGTCCAATAGATTGCAAATTTCTTATCCGAGATTTAGAAGGAGATGCAAATACAATATTATGCAAATTCTTAATGTTAATCCCGGTAGAGAATGTTCCATATGAAGCCACTATTATAGCATTATTTTCGAGTTCTGTCAATGCTCGAATTTTTTCTCTTTGCTCCGTATCTGTTCCCCCATAAACAAAAAATACTTTTCTATTTTCTGCTTTGGCATTAATCATTTCATATAGATTTTTGCCATGTTTTTCTACATACTGAAATAATACAAGACTGTTACCTTCTTGTTTAAGAGTCAAATTTCTAATAAATTTGTTTCTTGGTTCGTATTGAACAAGAAAATCCATTTCTTCTTGATACGTTTTACCCTTCATAGCTTTTTTAATTTCATCCGGATAATCTAATATCAAATTATAGATTTTTAAATCAGATAATGTTTTGCTTGTAATAAGTTTCTTAGTTGTTGTGACTTTATAAACAGGACCAAAGATACCTTCAAGAACTAACTTATGCGTTTGTGTACCATCCAATGTACCAGTAGTCCCTACTCTATAAGGAGCGTCTGGGCATTTATTTAAAATTCCAGTTAAAGATTTTGCTTTAAATTGATGAGCTTCGTCTCCAAAAACAACTTGGAATTTTTCAAAAAATTGTTTTGGTAATTTATAGATAGATTGCCAGGTACTAATAACAACATTACAATCTGTAGATTTTTCATGCCCGCCATAAATGCGATGGCAATGGGATGCAGCATCCCATCCATTTAAACAAGAATAATCTCGAAAATCTGAAAACATCTGTTCTACCAAAGATGTTGTAGGTACAATAATTAATTGCCTTCTGTCAAATTCATAGTGCCAACGAATTATACAATAGATTATTAAAGATTTACCAGATCCGGTAGGAGAAAGTAATAACCTTCTACCGTCGTTTATTGCTTTATATACTGCCTCTATTTGGTAATCTCTAATTTCAAGAGGTTCCCCTTTAGATCCAATGTTTAATTTTTTACAAAATTCTTTTACCGATTCAAACGTACACTCATCTGCAGTCTTTTCATACTCAGATAAATCTACAGTATATTCCCGTTCTTTTGCAAAATGTTCAACATACTCTTTTAAGCCAACATAAAGCTCTTTAGTAAACATAGAAAAAAGCCTGACACGGCCATCCCACATCTTTGATCTATACAAAGGGTGAAATTTTGCACCAGGTACTTCGAAGGAAAAATGATTATTTAATTCCTGAGCAATTGAAGGCTCAGCATCAATATTCAAATATACTTCATTCTTTTTTCTTATTTTTATATCGGCCATTACATCATACCGTTAGTGAATTTTGTCCATTCTAAACAGTTCTTAATATCCCATGTTCTACTATTCAATGACCGAATAATTTGCTCCAATTGGTACTGAACAATTTTAAAATATTCAACCTTATCTTCTAATAAAATAAGATCGTTATCTACCTGCAGGAACTCATCCATTTCATTTTTTAATGGTTTGTTTCCCTGCCATTGTTCCCATTCTTCTGCAGCTAATTCGGCTTGTGTCATTTCTCCTCTGTAATACTTATATTTCTTACGTCGGAGGTTTAAATAGTCAGACTCGGCTTTTCGTAAATTAAGACGAGTAGATGATAAAAAATTCAAATACTTTGAATGTAATAAAGGAGTGCGAGCAGATTCTTGCCCTAGATTAGTTTCATTAATCTTGCAATCATCTGCCCACATTGACTGTAGGTCAGACAATTTCATAGATTAACCAATTTTGATAATTTGATTAGGATTACCTTGGAAGTTGAAAGAACCGAAGTGGTTTAGCGAGATTGAAGGATCAAGCCAAATATCACCGCCAATATCTTGCCAACGACGACTAAAGGTATAATCCTCAGACAAATAACGACGATCTTTAGGATCAATCATTGTGTCAAAGAATGCATAGAAAAAGTCTTGCAAATCTGGAGGAGTATTCAAATCGTTATTATATTTGAGTTCCGGATATGCTGCAATCATCTTATCAATTGCTTCGCGTTTAATCATCATGAAGCCTGTAGCGCCATCATGCAATTTAATAACACCGCTTTCAATGGCAATCTGTTTCATATCTGCATTAACAAATTTAAAATTGATAGCATAATCACTTCCTGATGCTGCGATCATTCGGTCATCCATTGGGGCCTGGCCATTTGATAAAACTGCATCGCGGATACGTTGCCAATTTACACCCTTCTTAGGATATGCACCTACACATACTTCTTTATTATGTGCAATAAGTTTCAAGACATCTTCAACTTGAAATTCAATATCGGCATCAATAAATAATAGACGAGTATAATTGCTTTGCAAGAAATATGCAACCAATACATTACGAGCACGAGTAACAAGAGACTCGTTTGCAATTGTTCCAAATGCAACAGGAATCTGGTGCTGATTGAAGAATGTCAATGTGCGAACCATTGAACGGAAATATGCTTCTGTTAGCATGCCACCATAACAAGGGGTTGCGATAAAAAGTCGTTCTTTGCGAAGATCTTCAATGTTAATTTGAAGTTGACCTTGTTGGGTTTCTGCTGGTGCCGCAGGTTTATTAAATTTTGGCACCGGTACTTTCGGAATGTTTTTCAAAGGGTTTTTATTACTAGCCATACTATCTCCATATTAATTAAAGTTTCTCCACCTCAAACAATGTATACTTAAATGAGGCAATCGCGGTAAAATATTCAACACTTGCAGATGCAATATCAAAGTCCAAAGCTTCTAAGGACACAGGGAATATGTTCTTAAACATTATATTTACTTTAGGCGTATTTGTCGAGTCTAAAATACATAAAGTTGCATCCGAGTATGCCGAAACTTCAGTAATTCCCTTAGGAGTTACTTTAAATGGAAATGAACTAGGTCTATCTTTAACGAATGCGTTGAATTGGTTGTAATCTTTTGGAAACCCCAATGCAACTAACCATTTATATAATTCCATATAATTTGACATATCTTCTGCGATCAAAAATCTAATACTAAGATCTCCAAATTGCAATTTGTCTCCAATGCGAGGAATATCGGTAAACGGTGTCGGTTGAGATGCATACCCCAAAGCTAGCTGCGGCAAGTTTGCAGATTGACAAGTAAACGATACATTTGGTATATCTTTTACAGAGAATCTAAAAGCATTTGGTCTAAGATAATCGTGGGTTGTTGGCAAAGTATTTGCATAATTTTGCTGTAACACACTTATATTTGAAGTATACATTTAAAACACCTTCTACTGATACTTATATTTATAAGGCAGAAAAGGGGAGAAAAATCCCCCCTTTTAAAGAACAGCCTGTAGACTGTAGATATACGCCGGTCTTAATGCCGGCTTTATCAATGTAATTTTTGATTACATTAAGTTCAATACTTGCGTACGACGATAGTATTGATTACGGTTAGCTGTGAAGCTATCTGCGTCATTTGCGCCTGCTGAGTTAACAACATATGGGTTAGCAATTAGACCATAACGTGTCTTAAAGCCAATCTTTGGCTGGAAGCTGTTAGGATCAACTGCGCGAACCATTTGTAGAGGAACATATGGGCAATAGAACATACCTGCATCATAAGGAGAAGAACCCTTATAACCAACCATGTAGAATTGGCTTGATGCGCCTAGATTTGCAGAATACGGATCAATATAAACTCTGTAACGTCCATTTAGAACACCTGCGAATGTATTGCCTGTATCGTCAACATTTAGACCTGTGCTCAATGCTGGAGCATAGTCTAGAACACCGGACATAGCTAATGCACTTGCAACGTCTGCAGAGCAAACGATGAAGTTACCTTTGCCACGACGTGTGTCTTGTGCAATGTGGTTAGCATCACGTTCAATGTTGAACAATAGACCTTTGAAACGCTCTACAGACCAACGTCCGTTAGAATCAACGTCTAAGTCAAATGTACCTGCGGTCGCTGTTGCAGGAGAACCTGGTTTAGCTACACCATAGATTGTACGAACAACTTCGCGGTTAATTTCAAACATGAATTCTTGGGATAGAATGTTTGACAATTCTGCTTCAGCGTCAAGACCATGAATTGCTTTCAAGTCTTGTGCTAATTCAACTGTGTACTCTGCTTTTAACGCACGTGACTTAGCAGTAACTGTTGTCTTATCAATGCTGAAAGACATTTCGTTGAATGCTTGACCGCCAGATGTACCTTGAGCTTCAGCCGTTGCTGTAGATGTACCTGCACCAGTTGTATAAGTACCAGAAACTGGGTTATTACCTGTTGTGCTAACTGCGTTACCAGAGAACGATGTATTTGCTTCGTTGAACAATGCTTCTGTACGTGTTGAAGTATTAGCACGCTCGCCGCTATACATAGATCTCATTGCAAAGATCAAGCCTGTTGGACCAGTCATTGGCTGAACACCGCAAATGTCATATGCCATTAAGTTAGGCATTGCACGGCGAACTAAACCAATCATGATTGGGTCATACTTGTCAATACCGCCAGTTGCGCTGATATTGTTGCCTGGAGCTGCCTCGAACAATGCATTACGCTCTTCACGTAATGAACGCTCTTGGTTCTCTAAAAGAACAGAAGTAACAGCCTTCTTGTAGCTATCCTTGATCTCTGGAAGATCTGGGTGCTCAAGAATGGCTTGCCATTTTTGTTGTAGGTTTTCCGATAAAAACATTTTTTTCTCCTTGATGAGTAGCGTGAAAATTACGCTCTTTTAATTGATCTTGAAAGCGCTTGCGCATATACAGAAACAGTAGAAGATCCTTCTGAAATTTCAGTAGGAACATCATTGTCTTCTGTTAGAGTTTGCTGAGATTGAACAGATACTTTACCTTCTGTTACAACGTTCTTTGGAAAATAATTTTCTTTAATTACAGAAACTTTTTCTCTGTAAAGATCTTCATTTTCAAAATCAACACCTTCTAACAATTTGCCCAATTTTGCAGCTTCTGTATTAGCTAGATCTTTGGACAATTCTTCTATAATTGCAGCACGCTTTAAAGAAGTGACTTCTTTATTAAGTTCTACACTGTGGCTAATAGCTTCATCTAGTTTTGCAGCTAGTTCTTCAGCCTTCTCCTGTAGTTCACCGATTACATCGTATTTTTCTTCAGGCACTTCAACGTAGTGTTCTTTGAATAGTACCTTTAGTCCAGACATGAAATCTTCTGCAATCTCTGTGCGAAGACCATTTTCTAGAGCTAGTTCATTCTCTTTCATCCAGTTCTCAACTACATAGTTAAGATATGAATCAATTTTTTCAACAATGCCATCTTTGTATTCTGCAACATCTGCTGCATATTTTTCTTCCAACGATGCAGCTACTTTATCCATTTCTGAATTTACGCGAGCAATAACTGCTGCTTCAAAAATAGATGTTGCTTTGGCTTTGAAATCTTCAGATAGATCATCGCCAAAAATTGGGGATAAATCAATAATGCCGGATGTTTCCTCTTCAGCAATTGTTTCGCCTTCCTCTTCAGACTCTTCACCAACAGGGGTGTTGCCTGCAGAACTTTGCTGATTAACTACGGAAGCTGCATCGCCAACTGTTTGGAAATTAGGAGTAGCGCCAGGGCCGTTTGCTGTTAAAGTATTTTGTTTAATACTTTTAGCTGCAATAGCACCTTGGTTTTCTTCTTTCTCATCGCGATCTTCTTCGGGTCCAGCGTCTTGGGATCCGCCTTGTCTTGGCATAGAAGCGTCGCCGCTAACTGCTGCTTTGATTGAAGAATCTTTTGGGGAGCTAGGGCTCATTGCATCTGCTTCTTCTAAGCTAGCTTTAGCATTTACTTGCTCTAGCAATTGTTTGATTTTGCTTTCTACTGACATTAGTGTCTCCTAAATGGATTGTTTCAAATTATTTATAAGTTTACTTACCTAGACATTCTAGACATAAACTCTTCAAACATCTTTAGTTTAACAGATTCTAACTGTCCCTTAGATGCGCCCTTTAATGTTCTTTGTGCTTTTTCGACATCAACTGATCTCCAAAGACCGTTTTCGCATATCCATTCAGCAGATTCATAAATGCCTTGAACAAAAGCATCATGGGCCGATGGATCAGCAACAATGTCTACGGTTGCAAGATGAAAATCATCTTGTACTTCATTTACACCTTCTTTATTAAGTTTTAATGAACCTAATCCTCTAGAAGAAACACCGAGTCTTACGCCATTCTCGATTAAGTTACGAGCAATGTTTCCCATTGGTGTTTCTAAAATTTTTGCTTTACCCATAACATTATTGCCCTCAAATCTTAAGTGAGTAATAAGGTGAGAGCATTTATCCAAATTTAATGTTGGGTTTGCAGGGTGACCCAATTCGCCTAATGATCTTTTTTCATCAATAAGCTTTTGGTATCTACTTAATTCTTTTTCCATAATGTCGCGTTTGTATAAGCGACCATTACGATTTGGTTGTTCAGTTTGCATAAAAATGCCTTCAATAAAGACATTTTTTCCGCCGCCTGCTTTATCTTCAACCAAATATTGCAGGTCTTGTGCTACTTCTGTAATTAATCTCATTTAAATTCCTATATTAATTTGGAGCAGTTTGGAAATTAGGACCTTCATATCCCGTTTTTTTACCTAATACTAAATATAACATTCCGCCAGTTGCAGGCAATTGAACTGTAATATTTGCATTTGCACTAACATCATCAACAAAACCTGCACCTTGATCTAATTCCCAATCAGATGCTCCGCCGTATAATATTAATACATTTGATGCAGAAGCTGCAGTAACTCCTCTTTGTACTAAAATAGGAGAAGAAATTGAATCAGTGGTACTCCACATTACCGTTTTAATTGAAACATTTGTATTAGCAAAACCTAAGAAAGTTTCTTCAGGCTGTGTAAGATCTGCTCTCAAATCTACGTTAGCAGTTCCGCTACCAATGAATTTAACAACTGCTTGTTGTCTTACATTTTTAAGTATTGTGGTTGTTACCGCCATTTTGTCCTCTTATTTTTTCTCTTCGGGTTTCGGAATACTACTTGGCGTACGAGCTAAACTAGCATCGCTTTTGGCACGCTGTTTATTTTCTGCATTCCATAATCTTTGAGCAGCACTCATACGTGCTTCTGCAACTTCGGTATCTTCTTTTGCTAAACGGTCAATCGCCTTATTAACATTGTCGTGTCTTTTCCAAGATTGTTCTTTATAGTCTTGTGACAATCTAGCACTTGCCTGTTTCATGCCTGGGGTTTTTGCGCGCGCGCTTTTATTTTCAAAATCTGCTGCTATTTTGCGTTTAGTTGTAGCGCTTCTAGCTGCTTTCTTTGCGTAGTCGGCTAAGGTAGTTTTTGATAATTCATCTAACTCTTCAACTTCTTCACCTAATTCTTCAGAAGATTTCATATAATCCAATGATGTTGTAATATAATCTTCTGCTTTTGTTATTTTTGCTTGTACCCACTCTGGAAGATTTTCATCATCTTCAAGCATGTCTCTTAAGTCTGCAGCATTTCTACAAATTGTTTGTAGTTGTGTTTTTGCCATGGCGCCTTCATAATTATATTCGCCTTCATCTTTGGCTTCTGCTACTTTTTCTTTTTTCTTTTTCTTAGCAATAGCAATGGCAGCTTGTTGTGCAGCATTAATGGCTTCATCTACACTTTCATTTCTTTTTGCAGAGTACGCAGCACCAAGGGCCATACGAATACGTTCTTTTTTGCTTTTACCAGCAAATTTTGGATTGTCTGAATGAACGAAATCGTCTATCCATTTACCCGTTGGATCAGAAGCCTTTAAGACTTCTAATAAAGAATCTTCTCTGAATTGATTAAACTTCTTCATTTTCCTTGCCTATGCTAGCAGCAATTTCTTGTTTTTTATCATCCAATGCGGTAGATAACTTAAATCCTATAGCATCGTTGAATCTGTTAACTGCGTCATTTGAACGGTCTGCTAAAATGTCGTCTACCATATGTCTAATAACTTCTGATGTATCCATAATTTACCCCTGCGGTTGTTCTAAAGGTTGTCCATCCATACCTAATGTAGGTGGAGGCTCTGCTGCCATTTGTTTTTCCATTGTTTGAATTTCCTCAATGGTCATTCTCAAAACATTCCTCATTATATATTCCTTACTAAAATACGTTCCAACATATGGTTGCATCTGATTTAATACGTCAATTCTATTACGAAGATTTTCCGCATCTTTCATTTCAGCAAAATATTGATCTTGTGCAAATTTAAATTGGATAACTTCTTTAAATTCAACCCAATCTTGTTCAGTAATAACACCAGTTAAAATTAACTGCGTTTTCAATATATCATGAAATAATTGACTAAACTTCTTACGAAGTCTGCCAACAAATTTTGCAAATTTTAATTCATCTCTAGTAATCTCTGTTGCTCTACCAAAAGAAATACCCTGTTGTGGTTGCATTCTTGATAAAGGAACATTTAATGCCTGATATAATTTATTTTGAAAATAATGAATATCGTCAATTTGTCCTAGATTTTCTCCGCCCGGCAATGTAGTAATCTCAGTGCCGCGGCCGCCTTCTCTTCTAGGTAACCAAAAATCCTCAAGCATTGACATAAATTTACGATCATCTCTGATTTCGCCTGTTGCAGAATCATAAACAATCTTATTACGATAGCGAGCCATAATATCCTTAAGATATTGCTCAGCTTTTAATTTAGGTAAATTACCAACATCAATATAAAATATTCTTCTTTCAGGGGCTCTTGACAATCTATAGATTACCAACGCATCTTCCATCATCTTTAACTGATTCACCGGTTTGATTGCTTTATGTAAATAACTTAAAACAACATTCTTCTCAGAATCATTCAACCCAGATGGCACATAACTAACAGAATCCAAAGATATACGTAGACCTTGATTTGCACCTGTCGCTGCAGTTTGATAATTTGGCTGATAATTTATACCTTTTTCATTATAGATGAAAAATTCTTCAATAGATTTAATAAGATCAATGCCCGTCTTTTGATCTTTATCTTTTTTAATTTCTCTGACCTTACGAATTTTTCGTGGGTCAATTTGTCTTAACTCAATAATTCCCTTTTTAGGATTTTTCTCATCAATAATCTTTTGATAATAAATTCTACCATCTACATACCATCTGCGAAATATGTCAAATCCTTTTAGGTTAAATCCAAGAAGTCTAACAATTATGCTAAACTGATCTTCGATTGCCTTCTTAATGTTATCAGGAACATCAAGAGCATCTAAATTAATTTGTACAACCGCCTCGTCCTCAACCGCTGCAATTGCCTCGGTTACAATTTCATCAATTGCTGTAGAACAATCAGCATACATAGATGCTTCGCGATATCGGGTAATTAATTCTGCCTCCGATTTCGCAGTTGCATCCATTTCTAAGTATGTTCCGAAGTAACCGCCGCCTTGTACAGTTGCGGTTCCATCTTCAGTAGTAGGTGGCACAAACGATTGTGTTCGTGCCAATTTACTCACATCATTATCACGGCTAATTGTATAGCCGAATATATTAATTTCCATTATTTAAATCCAAAAATAAATTATACAATGCTGCTAGTCAAAGATTGTACGGTAAACGATTGATATTGGAATGTCACAGAGAATGTAGATAATTGATCGTTAGCCGCAAAATCTAATCCAATTGGAGAAATATCTGTTGGGAATGCATCTCTTAAATTGTATTGACGAATTGCAACGCCTTTTCTATTCAATTGTACAACATCAATAGTTTGTTGATATAACAAAGGTGCCATTTCGCCAGTCTTTGCAGTATTGCTTTCCATAAGATTCATCCATCTTTCTAAAGCATTTCTTAAAGTAAAATCACTGTCATTAATAATAGTACAAGTAAACGGCGCAAATACTTTATCTCCGGCCAATTTAATTTCGCGGCCCCTGTAATAAACAGGAGTAACTCCAATTGTCTGGCCAGGCAATTCTGCAATATTAACCAAATAACTTGATATATCAGATTGAATACCTGCAGGTTGAGCAACCGAAGGGAAGTGTATGTCAATTCTAAATTGATTTGGACGGGCACCGCCGTCGCCCAATCTTGCTTTAAATTGATCTATATTAAAAGGAATCGTTTCTAATGCCATTTGGTTTCTCCGTTATTATGCGCCAACTTCTTCAAACGAAATGCCCGATCTTGTAGCAATAAATGTCAATGATATGAAATTAATAGAACGTGCTGGCTTGACAAATATGTCTGCTCTAAATTCATTTCTATCAATTACATCACCGGTGTTGTTTGTGTCATCGCAAACAACTTTGAAATCCGTAATGCCACGTCGACCTTGAACATCTCTTAAGAAAGGCTCTATTAGATTTCTAAATTGTGCTCTTGTAAACGGATCGTTAAATTCAAATAATTGGAATTTTGCAGCAGTTGCAATTGCTTTTTCCAATACAATAAACAATCTACGAACATTAATTCTATCAAATGCGCTAGGTTTTGACAACATAGTTTTGTCGCCGTATAGAATTGTTCCTTGACCGGGGAAGGATACTACAGGATTAACACCTGCTTTGTATAATGTATCCCTATCCGTCTTAGAAGGATTAAATGCTAGTTTAACAACATTTCTAATTTGACCTCTAGAGAATCCGCCTGGGCTAAACCAAGGATCTGTTAGAGAATCAGTTCTCACACATAGACCAGCAATGTCGCCATTTAATGGCACCCAACGATATTTGTCGTTATATCTATCATACTGATATTTCCATCCGGAATCCATAACAGCATAACTAGAATTAATATTTAATGTATTATTTCTCCAAGAAACAACGCCGCTTGCTTGAGTAGAAGGAGAAACATTTACAACAGATTCAAAACTAGGTGATACAAATACTACACAATCTTTTCTATCTTCCGCAATTGCAACTAGATTAGAAACAACTGATGCTGTATTTGACCAAGGACCTGCAGGAATTAGATTAATATCATACAACTCATCATTTGAGAAGTTATTAAATCCTGCAATTACGTTACCTGCAGAAATATTTGCTTCGTCAGAAACGCCTTTGCTAAACGAAACTGATACATTTGTGCTAAGATTTCCGAATGCTTTACCAATAACTGTTGTACCCCATGTTGCAGTATTTGCAACTGAAGTTAATGGGTGGTCCATAGACCAAACATACGCAGATTGATTGTTAATTACATCTTTATAATAATTTGAAGATCCGTCTGTTTTCTTAGCATCAGAACCTTTGGATACAAATGCAAATTTTTCTAAAACAGTATTTCTTACACCAGTTAGAACACCTTCTTCATCAATAATTACAACGTGCAATTCGTCGTTTGATCCGCCAAGCGAAGCTGTAGTTGTAGATGTTCCAGGAGCAGAATTAAATTCGGATTGATATGCCCATGCGTTTCCAGAAAATCCATTATAAGCATTCCAAGTGTTTCCATCAACCATTGAAACCTTTAAGGTATTTCCTATATCTCCAGGGTACTTCGCAGCAAACTCTCCTACACCGTTTCCGCCATTTGCTCTAGTACTGATATAATCATCAATATTTTTAATCAATATTGCATTTGCACTTGTATTGGCAATTGCATTTTTAGCTGTTCCCTCGTTTACAACACGAACAAGTTTTAGATTATTACCATAAGATAAGAAATTTGCTGCAGTATAGAAAGATGTATACGTCGCATCATTAGGTCCGCCGAAATATTTTACTAAATTATTCTCAGAATCGACAGTGGTAACTAGGCCAACAGGTCCCCATTGGAAGGCGCCAGCAAAACCGCCAGCTGAAGTAGCAACAGAAGGGACTATTGCGGTTAAATCCTTTTCTTGTACTAGTACGCCAGGTGAAAGCTGAAATGCCATCTTATTCTCCTTAAAGATTTTTATATAGTTTTATAACTATGATTACTATTTATTTATAAGTATAGCGTTCTAGACATTTTCCATCCATTTTGTTTTAAGTTTTTCAAGTTCTTTTGCAGGATCTTGCGAAAACCAAACATCGTCACCAATAATTTCAGGCGCTTCCTTTTCTGGAATCCCCGTATTTATGATACCAAATGGAGTCAAATTCTCTTCAATTTGTTTAAACTGATCTTCATATAGTACTTTCCTCAAATTAGTATCAGTTAAATCTTTAAAGAATGGCTCGTTCGTTGCCCAAGAAAACAAAACCAAACACATAACCAAATCGTCATGGTATCCTTCATCCGCTTTATGAGTACCCCTAACCTCAATAAATGTAGAAATTTCCTCAATTATTTCAGGATCGTGTATTAATAACTTCTTTCCCTCAACCAAACTCTTAAATGTCGTACATCCAAGACGTTTTACTTGTTTTGTGGTTCTAATTCCAAGACCAGCGCCCTGGGTGAATCCGCCAGACAAATATTGCCCAGATTTGCTATTATGACCAACAAAGAATACGTTTTCGTATTCTAAATCCATATACAATGAATCCGCCACCTGTTGCCCATTATCATTAATTTCAACTAAACAATATGCATTATTATAATCTTTTGCTACTTTATATATGATGTTTGGAAACATCAATGGACTAACCTTATTACTTCTATATTTAGCCACTACAGAATAGGGATATTGCGTAATATCCAAGATTGTAAATGCGGAGTAATCTCCTCCTACTCCTCGCGAAGTATCCGCCACCAACATATAGATATGATTTATGCCCTCAAAAGTTCCATCATCTTTTTTCTTTGCCCTGATAGGTTCTACCAATACATCCAATCCATCCTTAGTGAACACAAATTGTTTTGTGGACATTTGAGAAATAGTATCTGGAGAAATTAGGGTATTTGATGACCCAAGGAATCGGCACAATACTTCTTGGTTGAATTTTAATTCTCCAAGCATTGCTTTTTGTTCTTCGGCCCATTTTTCGTCTCTGCCCGGAATTCTACTATATGGAATAAACAGAGTAGTAAATCCGTTCAATCCTTGTTCTGCTTCATTCCAAAACTTCCAGAAATGATTGTATCCTAACGGAGTAGAAGTTAACAGAATCTTTGTAGTATTACCTGCGGAAATTGTTGGATACACAGATGTGAAGAAATCTTCTGCAACATTATTTGGAATAATTGCTGCTTCGTCAATATACAACCAGTTTACAGATTTACCTCGAATACCAGAGCCGCTGGTTGCAGCAGTAAATACTTTGGACCCATTTTCAAGTTCAATATCGCCCTTATTGAAAGTCTTTACTCCTTGCTGCATCCACATAGGAAGCATTTCATACATTAATTCGTATCTTGAAAGAACTTCTCGAGCAGCTGATGATTTATTTGCTAAGATGGCGACTGTTTTATTTTCTTGAAATAATGTATACCAAAGAATACAAGCGGCGGAAGTAATTGTTTTTCCTTGTTGACGCCCTTCCATTAAAATAACCTTACGATTATTTAATATGACATCAACTTTTTCCTTTTGGCAATCATATAATTTAAAGGGAATAAGACCCTTATCTAATGAAACAATTTTGCAATAGGTTTCTATAAAGTAAACAGGATCCTGCATACAACGCATAAGTTCTTTTACCTGCTCATGCGTATATGACTCTACAATCCCAATTGGTTTAAGATTAGGATTTCCGTTATATGATACTGTTTTACTGCTCAATTGTATTGCCGTCGTTATTATTTTTTAACATCTTCATTAGTTCCGCAGTAGAACCTGCAAAAACTACATTGTTATTAGTGACACTTCTAGGTCCTTCAGTTTTACCTGGCTGCAAATCTTTTGCTTTTTTCTGCAATTCTAATAAATCTTTTGCAACGTCGGATACAGTTTTAATTAACTGTCCAGCAACTTCGTATGTTCTTGGATGCTCAGAACTTTTTGCAAGTTCTATCATTTGATCCAATGTATCTCCGCTTTTATGAATTAATCCGCGCAAAGTATTTCTTGCAAGCTGATAATCTTCATCTTGATCTAAATCTCTTTGTGTAGAATCATTTACAATTGCCGGTACGTCTTGTGTTTTTTCTGCTTCCGTTAAAGGCAAATCAAATAATTTATCAAGTTCAGGAATATTTTTCATTAAAAGTTTTCAAAGGTATCTGTAAACCCAATGTCATCGCCGGGTTTTGCGGTTAACGGAGAAGGCTCAACCGTGATTTTAGTTTGTTGTTGAGTCAATCCTGGATCATTAAAAGTATTTGTAATAACTTTTTTAATGATTCCTTGTTTGTTAACGGGCCCATAAAAATTAAGTTTCATTGTAAAATTTAAAGTCCAAACAATTGTTCTTTGTTGTTCAAATCCACCTTCATATGTATCTTCAAAACTAACATTATCTAAAAGTATAGGTAAATCATTTTTAATCCCTAACTGAGGAATTGCTTTTACTGTTAGATTATAATCTGGATTAAAATACGGAAGTATTTGCTCAATTATCTGCAAACCATCATCTTGATTTTTTACATACACAAAAAGAGATACATTAATATTATACGGAGTCGGCGCGTACTGAGAATCCAAAGTAGATGATGTAGAATTTACTGCTCTATTTTGTTGAATAGGACTAATTTTTCTGTTGAAATCATATTGTAGAGTTGTCATCTCAAAAGACATTCTAGGCACAATCACCTGAACATTCATGTCATCGACATTGGGTCTTTGTTGAATTCTTGCCAATGCCTTTTGTTTTGAGGCATAAGAAACAGGCACCTTTAATACTTGTACTATGTTTCCATCAGCATCTCGGCGCTCAATAGTAATACTATTGAACATATTACCAAAAGCAATAATAGCTTTTCGTATAGTTCCCCAATAAAATCTTTGATCTAACATTATCTAAAAACCTCTCCAAAAGGATTCTTTTCGCTAAAATCTAATATGTCAGTAATATTAGTATCAAAATCCTCATTTCTAGCAGCTCCATCATCCGAGTGCAATGTAGAATATGATTCTTGAATTATTGGACTTTCCGTGTTGTATTCAAATAATAACTCACTACCATCTTCTTGAGTTATCTCAAAATTCTGGACGTCTTCATTAATAATATCCGGATAGGTATCAATCTCAGAAACTCCGGTTTTAATAACTTCGCTGGAGAATTGCATTAATTCACAGAATAATTTATATATGTATAACTTACCAACCTGATAGAAAGGCTGACTTCCTTCAACTTTGCGAATTTCAAAATATGAATGTGTTAATGGGAAATAGATTAAATCTCCCTCTGCTGGTCTAGGCAGAATAGTATTACCAGTATTTCCCGCAACTTGTGTCCAACGTTTTCTTGAAACTATAAATGTTGCATCTTGTACTGTCTGCACACCAAATTTAGATAAGAAATCTCCGGGGCCTTCAAACCCATTAGAATTTTCCAAATACATCTCAATTGGGTAAGCATGTTCATAATTGTTTAACGGATCTTCGCCTAAAATGCGATCCTCATTAAACGTTTTTCTAGGCAAATAGTATAATTCGAAACCATAAATCTTTAAGCATTCGATTACCAAATCCTCATAGAGATTTTGCTCCGATTGCCTACCCATTGGTACGCCGGAATGAAAGTATGGGTTTACGGTTGCCATTTTATATTATTCTATTGACAATCTATTGACACGATGTTATTATCTTCTATGAGCCTAGGTGATAAGAATATTATCCAACAAACATATCTACAGGCAATTCAAATCTAGATTGTATTTCTGTTTCAATTTGTCTTATTTCTTCCACTGCCTCTTGATACACTATCTCTCCATTAAGTGTTACACCTCCAGGAAGTTGTACACCTGAGAATTTCTTCATATTATCTCCCCATTGTCTTTTGATTAGGGCAGTTGCATATCTCTTAAGAAACATATCATTATAAACATCCGTAAATACATCCGGATCTAATATTCTCCAGCATTCTACAATTACATATGTTCCAGGAACCACGTCAGCTGCCCAATCCATATCAATGAATAATCTATTCATGTGACGGTTAAATCGAATTGGTTTTTGACCAACTAACAATTGGTTAATTAATTCTAATTCTTGTCTTACTTCTGTATAATAGATCAAATCTGTAGACATCAATGTATACAAATCATTAATTAAAATCTGGTACTTAATATCAAAGATATTTGTACCTGTAGATTTATTCATAAACGGAAATACTCTCTCAACCCCAACAACTGCATCCGATACTTCAATGTATTGATTTGAAATATTGTTTGCTGTTATTTGGTGCTTAAGGTAAACTTTTTCTACAGCATCATAGTGATATTCTCTGTAGAATTGAAACGCATCATCTAAACGATCTTCAACTTGATCGTCATCTACGTTTATTTCGATTACAGGAGAACCAAGTCTACGTAGACAGTATTCTTTAAGACCTTGTCTGGATGTTACTGTTGCCATTATCTTGTTACTCCTGGAGTTACTGTGATTATGCCTTCAACGATTCTCAATACTGTAGAACCTATATTAGCCTCAACATCATAAACATATCTTCCTGCAATAAGATTTGCAGTTTGTGTTGAATCCAATGCTATATTAATATTTCCCGTAGATGCATTTGTAATATTTGCAGTAAATGAAACTGCATTTGCACTATAGTATGATCTTCGCATTTGACTATTTATGTCATATCCAGCAAGGGATATCGGATTTTTGCTATTATCCAAATATTGAATATTGGCAGAAAAAGTTGCGCCTTGATCTATTACTAAATTTTTTGTTGCTGCCATTTTATTCCGGCTTTGTTGGCCAAGTTATATTGAACGGATCTGATTGTGAAGTAATATCTCTTAGTGCCTGACGATATGTTGCCCAAGCTTCTTTAGTTGCAAGTGGTACATCTGGCAATTGAGTCCAATCTGTTTTTGCTATTAAAAATGTTCTAGCGGATCTTACGTCTTGCCATTTTAACTCTGTAGTTATATTATTTTCTAGAATTTTCCATTGTTTTGTAACATAATCAAACTCTTTATATTCTAAAGGATTTGGATTTTCCGGTTTTAATACTGGAGAATTTGTATTAAAATCATGATAATAATCGTTTACATTTTTATTGCTATCATCAAATGTTCCTACATAAATTTTAGTAAGATCTTCAAATTCTAAGTTTTCTTCAGGTGAAGAAAAAGAATGCGTATATTGACCATTCTCGTCAAATTTGTGATAAGTAATATTTGCCATTTTATTTTTTTGCTATAATAACTGTTAATGATCCTGAACTAAATCTATGGTACAAATAAGGGAAACCTGTATACCAAGCATTATAAATTGGTCTATTAGAAACTAAAAATACTCCGTACCCCCAAACATCATTTGGATTATTATAATTATATGTTGTTGACGGACCGCCTCCGGATAATCCATATCTATCTGTCCATTGGTTATTTGAAATTGCAGTAACTGCATCAGTTGTACCTACAATTGATATGTCTCCTCCGTGTGCATATACAAATGATTGCTCATCTAGAGATCCTGGGCCTGGCAATACAATCATATCAACAACAAATTGATACCATCCAGGAGCAGTCAATGAACCAGATGCGCCATCCCCTAATGTTGTTTGATTTACTTTTATTGCATCACTTGGAGGAGTAAATCTATCTACTATTCTAAATGGTTGATCTACAGGCGTAGTATATGACGACCATGGATTAGCAATTACGGCAGCAGAAGGAGATGCCCCGTTTCCGCCATAAGTTGCTCTTATTCTATAATATTGTGTTTCTCTGCGTACTTCTGGAGTAATTGAAGGAGACAAATATTGCCATGTATCTTGACCATAACTATTCATAGTAAAGAACATAGTAACCGATGATTGATTTGGAATCTTAACCCATCCTGTAGTAAGTACATCTATTTTAAATATAGCTCCTCCAGGATTAATTGAGCCTCCGCCTGCAGCATAACCATTTAATACAAAAGGAGTATTAAGTTTTACAGATAATACTGAAGTAACCGCACTATTTGTAATATTGACAGTATCTACCGCATTAATTGCGGCGGCGGTTAATGAGCCACTAAATGTACCGTTGGCTCCGTAAATATTACCACTGAATACTACGTCCCCTTGTATTTTACCTGTAGTAATAACACCAATATTTGCAGATAATGCAGATAACGATCCAACATTAATTTTATCTGCAGTAATTGCTCCTGCTAAAATCTTATTTGCAGTTACTGCATTTGTTGCAATTGCATCTGCACCAATAGTTCCGCTAACTAATAATCCACCATTAATATATGCTGATACCGGAGACCATGCAGACCCTGACCAAAATCTTGATTGTGAGAATGATCCTGGAGAACTTGAATTATATAAAGTAACTCTATCAAGTATTACTTTTGTCAATCCTACATTTGTTATTGCTGTTTCTGCATAGGTATCATTCCAAGAAGATAATCCGGCGACTCCATATATGAATTCTTTATATCCTCTTTCTCCAGGTGAACCACTTGCTCCTGCTGCGCCAGCTGGTCCTTGTGGGCCTGCCGGTCCTTGTGATCCTGTGCCGCCAGTAACAAATGTCGTCCATGTTCCGCTTTTATAAACATAAGTATTGCCATCTGTTGAATTTTTATATACGTTATTTTCTTTTATTCCGCTGCTTGGTGCTGTTGCATATGTACCAATGAATACAACGGGATTTTGAGACAATGCAGAAACAACTGATACATTACTTGTTCCATCAAAAAATGTTACTGAACTTGAAAGTTGTCCTGAACCAAATAATACTGTTCCGTCAGCTGCCTTTATTGTTAATCCTCTGGTATCAATTTTATCAGCAGTTATAGAATTAACTAAAATTTCATTGCCCGTAATAGTATTTGCTTTAATTTGCGCAGCTGTGATACTATTAGTTAGAATTGCATTCGCAAATAACGTGTTTGCAGTAATTACCATGCCGGAAACAGAATTTGCTCTAATTTGATCGCCAGTAATAGAATTGCCAACAATAGCATTACCAAATATTGTATTGCCTATCAATACCATACCTGAAACAGAATTTGCTCTAATTTGATCACCGGTAATAGAATTGCCAACAATAGCATTACCAAATATTGTATTGCCTATCAATACCATACCTGAAACAGAATTTGCCATAATTCTGTCACCTGTCAATGTGTATGCCATAATAGCATTGCCGTAAATAGTATTGCCTACAATACTCATACCTGTAATTGTATTTGCTCGAATCCTATCGCCGGTTAAGGTATACGCCATAATGGAGTTACCATAGATTGAATTTGCCGCAACTGATACTGCAGTAACTGCATTTGCTGCAATTTTATCTGCGGTAATTGCATACGCTTGTATAGCAGCAGCATACACAGCATTTGCCGCGATTTCTGATGCCGTTACTGCCTGTGCAGCAATCTGATCTGCGGTAATAGTATTTGCAGCAATTTGAGTTGCTGTAATTGTTCCCGTAGCAATTTCTGAAGCAGTTATTACTCCGGCTGCAATCTTGCCTGCTATGATTGAGTTTGTTGCAATCATTCCAGAAGTAATTGTTCCTGCCGCAATTTCTGAGGCATTAATTGCACCGGCTGCAATCTTGCCGGCTATAATTGCTCCAGATGCAATTTTATCTGCAGTAATAATTCCGGCCTGAAGTGCCGCAGCATTAATTGTGTTTGCTCCAACTGTAGGAGTACCGGAGCCTTGAATATAACTATTATAACTATTCCAAGCACCGCCTACATATATGTACAGATTACTATCTGCAGTATAAAGAATTGTTCTACCGTTAATTAAGTTTGTTGTTGGTTTTGGAGTAGTGGTCCATATTTCAACTGTTGCAATTGAAGCCGCAGTTGGTGTAAATGCCGCCGCAGGTTTTACCCATGCGTTACCTTGCCAAATATATAAACCGCCATCTGCAGAATTATAAACTGATTGACCATTTGCTCCGGATGCAGGCAATCCAGATACAATGCCTACTTTAGAAACATTTGCTGCATTTGCTGCAATGGTATTAAATACGTTTGTAAAGTTGCCAAGTGTATTGACATTAACTCGCGCTAAAGCATTATTTAAAGAATCTAAATTTACTGGTTGAACATTTGCTAAAGCATTTCCTAATCTTGATAGATCAGTATATGTTAAATTTGCAAGTGCATTTCCCAAACCACTTAAATTTGTTGGTTGTAAATTTGCAAGAGCATTATTTAAATATCCTAAACTAACATAGCTTAAATTTGCAAGGGCATTATTTAATGCACCCAAACTAACATAGCTTAAATTTGCAAGAGCACTATTTAACGCACCCAAATCTACATTGCTAGCTATAGTTGTATTGTTGTATACATTACTATAATAAATTACATTTGCTCCGCCACCGCCATTCCCGCCATTAATTGTAATTGTAATAACGCTACCATTTGCGTTTGCGGTAACACCCGATCCAACAAAATTTAATATGGATACCGAATTTGTTAAATAAGTTCCCTCATCTTGTACTGCAATATTTGCGGAGCCTACGGTATTGCTACCTCCAAGCAATGCTAATTGATACAAATTTGAGAAATTTTTATTAACCCGTGTAAAAGCACTTCGTAAAGATTCGCCCTGTCCATCATTAGGATAGGTACCTACATTTACATTACTTACGGTATACGTTGTTGCCATTTATTGCTCTCTTATTTCAAAGAATTTTGATTTACCAATTGTTGTAAAAGATTCTTTATCTCAGACATTTCGTTTTTCATATTATTTATCTCTTCGGAAATTACCTGTATTTTTTCAGAATTTTCTTTTTTTTGTTTGTATTCTTTTATGCCTTGAATGTCGTTATTAATTAACGCACCATTCTTTAGGTTTTTAATAAATCTATTTTCGTTTTCTAATTGTACAAACATTTTAAATTACCGCAGTTGCAATTATACCTTTTATTTTAGGAATATATGTATCAACACTAGATGCATACATAACTACTTTTATTTGGAATTTATTAAAATTATTAAATGTTGTTGGAGAAATATCTGTTCTATCTGTTCCATTTGAAACAACTGCAGTATATGATAAATTATTAGTTCCAGTTGTTGCTGCACTATCACCTTCTAATATCTTATAAGTTTCTAAAGAATAAGAATTTTCATCTGCACCTGCATATGATTTGGCAGAAGTAATATTATAAGAAGAATCTACATTTGCTGTTTGATTAAACAATGGCATTTTGCGCCATGTTCTATTCTCAATTTTAGAATTAGATCCATTATCATATGCACTTAATACTCTGCAAAATACTTCAATGTCTGTACCAATTTGTCTATTTACAGCAACTTTAACTTCCAATCCTGTAGAATCAAATCCTGGTTGAAGAGTAACTACCTTACTTATATATTTTGATCTAGCAACTCCATCATTTGAGTAAGTTTCACTATTGGAAGTATCTGCATCATATGGATCTATGTTATTTTTAAAGGTATACATAGAACTATTTTGCATATCAAATATAGGACTAATATCTTTTGATGTATTTACAAAAGATACTTGAAATTTAATATCGCCAGTATTGTGAACTATAAGTGGTACAGAAGTTCTTACTGGAGTTTGTTCTTTAATTCTTCCATATCCAGTAAAATTGCCAGCTTCATCATATCTACCTTTAAAATCATAGAATACAGAAGTTAAATCTCCAAAATTATATTGTCTACTATCAAGATATAAATTATGATAAAAATCATTAGGGCAATCTAATGTTTGTAATTCAAATTGTCGTGTACCAGTTTCAAAAACTGCTTTATTTACTCTAAAACATATATCGGTATTAGTTTCTTCTAACCAAAGATTTGTATTTTGCGATTTAAATAATCTTCCAGAATACGCCTCTTTATCCAATATTTTATTTGTACCTAAAACATATTCTCCCAATTTTGCATAGTATAAACTATATTTTTCAGAAGTACTATGGATACAAATTGCATATTCTCCTGGACTCAAATGTATAGGATGCGTCATATTAAATTTAGTAGCAACAATCGGCCCGCCAATAATATCAGTTGGTATGTTTACATCTGCAGGAACCATTGACGCTACTGTACCAGATATGTATTGACTTGAATCTGGTAATCCATTTACCACATTTCTTAATTCTATAGAAATTGCAGCTGAAGGATCTTTTTCTGCAAAAAATAAATCTACTGAAGTTACAAAAATACCTTGAGGATATCTAGTTGCATCTACATAAAATGTTTGTGCTAAAGGAATAAGAGAATCGGATCCTCCAATAGTCCCTCGTGTTCCTATAGATGGAATTGCGGCAGTACCAACTGTATCCGAAATAGTTTTATTATCTCTAGTAGTTGCCGCTGAAGTATTTGTTTGAGTATCTTCTACTGATGAATATTTTACATTAATTGTTGCGCTAACTCTACTATATTCTTTTGTTTCTGTAAGAGATGCACCGCCTTGCCCGCGCGAAGTAGTTACAGTTGCATAAAATTTGATTGGTAAATTTTCTTCACTATATCCAGCAACAACAGATCTTGGTAAAATAATTTTTCCATTTACTGAACCGGCACTATTAGTAATCAAAGGATCACCGGGCAATCCTGCTCTTTGAGAAGTAACGTCGCTTCGAGAAACTGCTCTAGCAATAGTATATTCTGGAATTACTAAACCAGAATAATCTACTCCAAAAATATATGGCGTAAGTTTTGTATAGGCAGCAACGCCAGAAATTGTAAAATCTAAGACAATTGATTGTGAGAGTGCCATTATATTTGTCCGTTATGCTAAGAAATTATTTTCTAAAAATTTTGATTTTGTAATTGAATCATGTACTTCTGCAGAATTCTGTATTTCCTTAGAAATAGAAGATGTATCAAAACTTGCAGAATTTAAAGTAGACCAATTAGAGGTATAACCATTGTTTATTGCGTATTGCAATGCAGTGGTTACTCCTGCATTTGAATACGTGTTATTTGTATTCAAAGTAGTATTAATAAAATTTGTAACTAAAATAGAATTTGATGTATAATTATTTGAAGTAAAAACTTTTTCGTATAATATTGGTTCAAATGATTTTATAAAAATTCCATTTGCAGAATTAATATTAGTAGGAACAACTCCTGTTGCGGTTTGTACTTGAGTTAAATCTACATAAATCCCTTGTTTTTTATTCAAGGTACTTAAACTTTGATATTTTATAGTATCAGTACTATCCATGCCAAGAGTTCTTAAATTATCTGCATGGACAATGTCATTAAATTTATTTACAACATTTAAAAATGAGGTACTATTTGCATTTCCATGTAAATTTGTATATAAATCATACAGAACATTGCCAAAGAAATCCACAGCACCTTGTCTTACACCGTCTATTTTTAAATTATCTAATTGTACCGGCGTTGAAGTTTGCGACATTGCCGCATTGAGAATATTAGTATAATCTGATATTTGAGTAGTATCCATTTTTTGCCTTTAGTTATTTACCAGTGAAAAATACTCGCAATTGCGTCGCCAATTTTATTTACCACTCCGGTAACCACTTCAATTGCTCCTCCCACAACCGCACCTACTGCTGCAGCAATTGCCAGTTCTGGTGCAACAAACCAACCAATTGCCGCGGCCGCTGCAACAGACCAACCATTGAAAGACGAACCTCTTCCCGAATCGGTAACTATTCCTGTAGGATTTACTTTAAAATATGTATTTGCTGAAGTAGTTGTGGACGAAACATCAACATATGCTTCCTCAGTATAATTCATAGTAACAAAATTGTCCTTCATACTTACATCTGGGTCGGATACAAAGAATAAATTATGCCAATCTGCGGAGAAAGAAGGTCGACATTCATGTTTAACAGTATCTATTGCAACTGTATGATGCGGATTTGTAATATCTGCAACATTTAAACTAGAAAAATCTTCTATTAAAATTCCTGTCTTAAATAGCACATTTCCCGAAGTTCCTGCTCTATCAAAAACTGCATTGTTTAGTGCATAAATCTCAATACCTTGTTTCTTTACTCTTTTTTCTAAATCCTGCAATTTATTATCTATCAAAGATATATCCTTCATTGTATATCTAGGAGAACTATTATAGATAATTTTTACATCACTTGCACTTGCAGTATATGGAGGATTTACCAAAGTTGCAATTAATTGCAAGTTTTTATCTGTTTTATCCTGATTTGGTTTAGGATTTATTGCAGGCAATCCTTTATCAAGATAGAATTTACTATTTACAGATGTGTTTGCGTCTCTATTCTGTACATATAATCTATCAATTCTGCTTGTATAAAAATCAAGATCTGCTTGTGTGCCCGTTGCAGTATCTATTACTGGTTTGTACCAATCATCAAATAAGAAAATATCAGATAATTGTTGGCTTTCAAATACTCCAGGATTAAAATATCCTGTATCATCTTGTCTGCGAGATCTATAATCTAAACAATCTCGCAAATCAAATTCTCTTCCATCTTTAGGAGATTTAAATTTTGGTATTCTATCATACATATTTACAGGATATGATACTGCATCAAAATATCCCGAACCAGAATGTGTAAAATAATCAAATACTACAACAGTTTTTCCTGGTACTTTAGATTGATTGCCTATGAATTTTATTGACCCATGATTATAAAATAAATCAGATTGCCCATTATCTAAAGTATATAGTAATAAGGACTCTCCGGGTACCTTAGTCCATTTTGTAGAATCTGTTAATGCTGCACCGCTACTTGATACTTTTGCCTGATATATTAAACCAGAATCTTGTACCATAGAATTTGTAGTATATGTTGTCGAAGAATTGTAATCTCCCGCAAAAGTATTACTACCTATCTTATAAACACCTTTAAGTGCATATACGTCAGATTTGAACAAAGAATATGATTGGTCCGAAGTCCAAATATTTGATTGTCTTGTATAGTTTGATACTAAAGTCTTTGTTTTTCTTGTTAATATATCATTGTAAATAGTGGCATTTACATCCATGCTCGAATTAATATATGTATTTCCAAAATTAATTGTTAGGGAAGTTCCTGTACTATCGAGTGTCATCACTACAGATTCTAAAGGAACAAATACGTTGGATGAGACCTTCCATGGATCGGTATTGCCATAACCATAGATGTATTGACCATCAATACCTGTAGGCTGTTTAATTATAGACATATAATATTGTCTTTTAATTGAGGAAGACAATTCTCCACTATATCCAACAAATCTATTTGGAGAATTTGTTGTTATAGTAGCTACACCTGCAGCAATAGTTACGCCACTATATGTTTTAGTATAAGTTGTATTGTTTCTTCTTACATCTTTTATATAAGAAGATCCTGTTGGAAACACTAATCTACCAACTTTTGTTGAATCAAATATTTTTAATTGTTTTCCGCCAGCTCCATTTGATTCAAATCCTTTAGTTACGCTAACATTGGCAAAAAATGTAGGATTTGTATTACTACCTTTATTTCCTGCAGGATCCGAGAACCAATTTCTATTACCAACTATTGATCGAATATCTCCTGGTTGTTTTGATTGCGACCAGTGTGTATAAAAATCCCAATAGAATTTAAAAGATGCAGAATCTCTATATCCGCTATCATACTGCATATGCGAAAAAGCAATATATCCTACAAGTGTTGAATTTGCACCATAGTTTCCTCCAAGCATTGCATTTCTATCGGTAGTTGAATGACATTCAAACCAATTATATTGTGAAAGAGTTTGTTCTGAAGGCAATCCAAAATTTGGAGCATCAATTAAAATATAAGGACCGGCAGGAGTATTAATTGTCACACTTTCAGTTGTAACATATTCCTTTGATTTTGGAACTATTAGTTCTGTTCTATCCGTAGTTGAAATATCATACCCGCCAACAAATGCTCTACCTTTTGATATGTAAAATTTATTTCCTAATGCATCTGAGGTTGACCCCGACGGAGATAAAGAAAATGGATCTACAATATAATTTCCAGATTCGGCATATGTTCTTTCTGCAAGAATTGTTCCAAGTGTAGCATATGTACTATCAACAGATGATTCAATTAAATCTATCTTACCATTTACAAATCTAGCAATTTCAATATAATTGCCAACATAATTTGGTTTATCATTGCTATCTAGATCAATGCTATCAATTACTAATTCTATTTTTAACCTATCTGCACCAGGTCCTAAATAATTTGAACTACCAAATGCAGGATCTAGTAATGAAGTATCGTCATTATAATTAATGACTGTTTCTTGATATTTTAAAATTACAGATTTGTGTGGAAATGCTGTATATTTTTGTACTACAATAGATTGATAGGGGACTTGTATAAAGAACCCATTCTTATAGTATGCGCCACTACTAATACCTAAAATTAATGATGGCGAAGTATTTTTTCTTATGAATGTCAAATTTGCAGAATTATCAGTAACTCCAAAATTCTTATTCAATAGTATTCTAGTATCAGAAATTATTTTTACTACGTATAAATCTGGAGGAATTCCGGTAACACCTGTAACATAATCTCCTAAAGCAATTGTACCTGTCTTTGAAGAAATTATAATCTCATCTGATAAAGAATCCGTAGATGCAACTGCAGTAATAGTGACATCTGCAGCAGTTGTTCCAGTTATTGTTGTTGCTTTCTTCGCAAATGCATCTGCGTGGGTATCATAAAAATATAAAGTATCATTTGGCAAGAATTCATTTGTACTGTCATTGGGCGTAACAATATTAATAATTAATGTTTGCGGGTCGCCTAAATTAGGATTGTCTGCATCATATACAAAATTAACTTTACCTATTAAAGTACTAGATCCACTAGTAACATACTTATTTAAATATGTTGCAGACTCTACAAGAATTGCGCTAGGTTGCAATTTAACAGATTTTACGTTTTGATTAATTGTAACAGATACCGGATTGTCTTTTAATGCTCGGCTACCATCAACAAAAATGTGATTTGCGAATTTTTTTATCTGATCTTGTAGGATAGATTGTAATTGAGTAAGTTCTCTTGCCTGAACTGGTGTGCCTGGTTTAAACAGTATTCTGTAAAAATTCTTTGTACTATCAAAATCATCATAGTACGGTGCGGCTTGTAAATTTATATCCATTTTTTATCCTACAATTAGAACTCTATAACTATGTGAATATTTTCTGCTTGGTCAGAACTTCTTGTTATTTTTTTACGATTTTCAACGTATAATACTTTGCCTGTATTTTCTTTTACTTCGGGCAAAATTATAGAAGATACAATACCAGTTGCCAAAGATGTATTGCCTGTTATGGTCTCACCTAATAAAAATCTGGCATTTTGATTTAATTTATAATCAATAGGAACAATATATTTTATTATTGTATTGCCTGTTATTACATTTGCATTTGCAGATATAATAAAACCTTTAGTATTAGTTATTGATGAATTTGAACCTGTTATTATTTCATCTAATACAAATGTTCCGGTAACACTTGTTAATTTTAACGTATATGTTGCATCCATGGTTAATTCTGTTGCAACCGAATTAGTTGTATTTGAAACTGGATTTTTTATTACTGCAATTCTTCTGTAATCATTGACAATTGGAAAATCTCCTCCGCCTTCTGCATAATCTAACCTTGTATTTATCATTACATAATAACCGCCCAATTCTTCTTTATTATCATATCCGTGGCCACGCAATGGACTTATAATCGGTCTAGTAACTGCATTCGCACCATTTGTACTTGATAGAACAACATTTGCATAAGTATAATTGGTTCCCGTGTCTAATATTTGTATTAAATTTAATCCCCCAACTGATGAGGAATTTACATTCCCTATACTAGCTCCTGTTCCATTGCCCAATATAGATGCAACTATAGTAGATCCAACTATAGAATTTGAATATCCTGTTCCCGGATTTTCTATTACTATACTATCAATTGTTCCAGGAATAGCAGTTGCGGTCACATCGGCATTATTATTGACCGCCATAAAATCGTTTGTTAAAAATTTTAATAAATCTGTATCCGTTAAAGAATACAAATATTTCCAACGATATCCGTCCGCAGTTGTAACTATTGAAGTTGATTTGCCACTAGGTTTATCTGTTGATGTGGCTCCATTATTATTTGAAATACATTTATATACGTTATATTCTGGCAATGTTAATACATAAAAATTAGAATTAAATAAATTATTATTTGCATTATCATATTGAGAATAAACTACTCCCGGAGACCAATCATATCTTTTGACAACTTGTTTTACATCTGCAGATACTATTCGTTTTAATGCAATATTTTCTGAAGAATAAACAACATCTTGATATTGTGTATTTGTAGGAGTTGGCGGAGAATTTTCATTTACCCATCTTTGAGGTCTACCTACAGAAAGATATAACGTATCGCTGCCAGAAGTGCCATCTACAAAGGTTGCCGCATTATATAGTTTAAAATTGTTTGTAATAATTTGAGACATTAGTTTTTATTCCATCTAATTTATTATTTATTACAGATATCCAAGTATAGAATATATTGCATCTGTAGTTACTGATAAATTAGTAACTCTGCTATTTGTATATGTTGTCATATCAGCGTAAAATGGGTATAGATTACTATCAGTAGTCAAACTAAAATAATCCCAAATTTCCGCATTTCCAGAAGTTTCTAGATTGCCTGATATATTATTATTAATTAATATCTCGCCAAAAACTTCTGTTCCTGCAGGATGAACTGTGGCGGATGCAATATTTTTCCAATTATCAACAGTAACGTCGCTTTGTACAACATAAGAATATGGTTGATAATATATTTTATTTTTATCTGGACTATTTGGAGAAGGTCCTTGAATATAATTTAGTTCAGACAGTTTGCCTCTATTTGTAGACCAATATCCCGAAGATTCTTTAACAATTCCTAATTTTGGAGATATAACTGCTTTTTCTGTATATTTTAATATTGCAGATAAACTTGTATTATTTGATCCTGGAGATATTGCAAATCTAAATCTTTTATCGTCAAGAACTGTTGAAATTGAAATTGTGTTTTCACAATTATTTAAATAACTAGAAGTATTTCCATATCCAATAATATTTGCAAATTTTCCTTTTATCAATCCATGAGAATTATCCGAAGTGAAAGTACCAATATTTTGAGAAATTGTAATATTACCAGTAATATATGTTGCAGGATAATCTATTTCAGAACTTATAACACTGCCAACATTATATGTAACTAACGGAGTATTAATATAAATTGAAGGTTCTACAATTGTTATATTTTTAATCTTGCCAGTACTAGTTAATTCGGTAATTTTTGCGTAAACGCCCGATATAATTATATTACTATTTGCATTGTATCCTACCGCACCTTCTATAACATCTATTTTAGTTAATATAGGAATAGAAGTAACTTGTATTGTAGAATATACGTTTGGCGCAGTAATTAGTTTTCTAGAAACAATATTTTCTTTAACAAAAGTACCTTTAATTTTTGACAAATATAATTCATAGATATCGGTATTTTTTATTCTTAATTTTAATACGTTTTCTACAACCGCAGTTGCTCCAGATGTTTGTCCTACAATTTTTGTATTAATTAAATCAAAAGGATTTCCTGTAGAACTAGCAATTACTCTAATAGTATAATCTTTAATCCAAATACCATCGGATGCTTTCAATATAACATCTTTAGGATATTTAAATGTAGCTCCTGTATTAAATAATACTCTGAATAATAATTTATATGCTTCTTCTGTACCTTTTGTTTTATAGATATCTTTAAAATGTTTGACAAAAGTTCTTTTATCTGCAACGATATTTCTTGGCAAATCATTGCCATAATTTACAAAAAAGTTTTCAATTAATGAATCAATAGTATAATCAATATCTGCATATAATCTTGAATTTTGTAATAACTCTTGAGGATGCTGATCTTGTTCTAAAAATTTGTAATATGCTTCTAAAAATTTTACAAAATTCGAAGTAGTATCTGTTCTTACAAATTTTGCAGAAACATTACTTAATGTTACATTTATATTATCACTAACTTCTACAGAAGACGAAGATAATATTTTAGTTACGAAAACTGTATTTGTAATTGCAGGATATATTAACTTATCCCCTGCAACAATATCTAAAGTAGATCGAACATTTACAATCTTAGGATGTTTTGTAGAATCTACAGATATTACTTGTCTATTCTCAGCAACTGATTCTCCTACCCGAATAAACTCGGGTATTTGTGCTGCAAATATCGAAGATAATTTTTCTTTTATTCTACTCATACTGCAATTACATTAACTGTAAGTCCCGGTACTCTATTACCATTACTATTTAATGTACTATCATCTAATAATAAAATTTGATTTCTACTAACATTGATATCAAGATATGAATCTTGTACTTCTGCATTTATTCTTATGTCTATAAGATCGGAAACATATCCAGTATATTGTAAATTATAAATTGTTAATATGCCCGTACCATAATCAATACTACCATAGTTATCATTTAAAACTACGCCAGTATCTGCATCCATTAGTTTAATTGTCCCTTTTCCTAAATTATTAGGAAACGTATCATCCGGAAAATCATTTAATGTTGCATTTTTAGAAATTCCTTGATACGAAACTATAAAATTTGTACTAGTTAATGTTCCGGGTTTTAATCCATTTTTAAAAGTTATAACATTGTCGCTTATATAGTTGTTATTAGAATTTGCGACAGGTTCAATTCTTCTTTGCAATTTAACTGTCATTAAATTTCCGATAATATTATCATCTATACTGTCAATATTTTTTGATAATTTTGAGAATACAAAATCTTTATCAAATTGTTGTAAATTATTATAGAAATAATTATTAACTTCTGTTATAACGAAATTATTAATTTCTGTAGCAGATAAAGTACTTTTTGCAGAATCATATTTAACATTAATTGATAAATTTACATAAAAATATTCAGGATCAATAAATTCCGGGGCAATCCCTAATACTTGTTTACTTTGTAATATTACTTTTGAAATATTATTTCTTGTATCTTGATTTACCACATATCCATCATATGGTTTTAATGAGATAATAACTTTTCCATATTTTGGAGGATCATTATTTTCGCCACCCCATACTGCAATAGATTCTACTAAAGGAAAATCTTTTTCTATTAATGCTTTATAATCTGCATCGGTAACTGCTCTATTTTGCGATGCTGAAAATTTTGGAGCCCTAAATTTTATACTCTCAATACTTTCTTTTGATTTGCCGCCTCTAGAATTTGTAGTAGCAGTAACAGCGCCTAATACTGAACCGCCGCCAATAGTTGTAGCGCACGTAAAAGATTGTGCAATCGTTCCTGCAACGTTTCCTGCAGTTCCGCTAGTAATTAGATAATTAATAATAACTAAATTATTTCTAGTTAATTTTTTACCGACCACTCCGTCGCCAAAGTATATTTGATATCTTCCAATTGCAGTTTCTTCAAGAAAGAAAACTTTAGAAGTATCTGTTACATCTAAAGTATCTTCTGCAAGTGTATAAATTGATTGTGTAGTATCTGTAAATGAATTTTGAACAATTACTTGTATTGTTGACGTATCAATATCATCATTTGGAATGATATATTTTTCTGCAGGACCCGGAACATCAACCGTATAAGTATACTGAATTGGTATTCCCTCAACTAATTCAACATCTGTAAAAGTATATGTTCCAGCTTTTGGTTGTATTGTTACGGATTTAAGATTGACAAATGTTAATGTTGCATTATCAATTGTTGTGGTAAACGGAGTATATTTTTCTAAAGTTAAAAAATTCGGAGAATTTGTTGGGGCGCTTACATCAAATGTTAACATTGCTCTTGCGCCTCGGGCAGAGACGGGAGTATAACCCAAATGTTTTGCAATCGATACTGCAGACGATCTTTTTACTGCAGAATCCAAAAACATATCATTAATAACCATACTGGCCAAATATGCATTATAGTGAGTGTTGTACGATAATAGATCTAATAAAATTGATAGCCCAGATCCCTCAAAATCAAAATCTGTAAAGTATGGTGCCCCGTCATCTGCAGTATAGTTCTTTAAAAATTCTTTTAGATTTGTTTTTATTGTATCAAAATCTAACTCTGCGATTCTTAAATTTGCCATTATCTTACTCTATTAAGTGTTGTTGTTACTGTTACTGGATCTGAAACATTATTAATAGTAAAAGATATCTCTATACCAACTTCATTGCTATCGTAATTATCTACAATATTTACATTAGTTACAGTTGCTCTTGGTTCAAACTTTGAAATCGTATCTTTTATAGATTTTTGCAATGCAGATGTAGTACTAGGTCCTGCATTTTCAAACAATAAATTACTAACTTGGCTACCTATTTCGGGATGAAATGGTCGTTCATAATTCTTTGTTAATAACAGATTTTGTATAGACGTTTTGACGGCATCTATGTTTTTTAGAACTAGAATGTCTTTTGTATACGGATGCGGATTAAAAATCAGATTTAGGTCCGTAAATCGTCTAACGACTTTATTAATGGTGGCCATTTTAATATTTATTAAGAATTCGTTTTTCTAGATGCATTTTATTATAAATAATACCTTTTATTTATAGTAGTTTTACAAACAGATTTTTGGCTCCTGGGGAGGATGTACTGTGATTATACATTGTACCATATGGCATTGCAGATTTTGAACCGTCTTGAGCAGATGCAATATGAATCCAAGAAATTGTACCGGAAGGGCGTGTGGCGTATTCTAGCAAAATTTGTTTATATGGCAAGTTATCCGCAATCCATTTAGCAATAGAGTAATATTCAGAAAAAGAATGTCCAGGGAATTGTAAATCTGCAGCGCTTCCCTTATTATGACTAGATCCAGTCCCTACCCTAAATCCGCTGGTTATTACAACATCTGAGTAATTTTCAAATATTGGATCCAGCATATTTACGGCAAGATGCTTTAGATTTCCAACAATATCCGCTTCAGATAATCCTTCTTGAGCTTGCAATTCAAACGACGTTGCTGTTGGTTTTGTAGTTAAATCTCCCAACGTATAATATTTTGATAGTTGTAAAGAATGGGGGAATTTAGAATATTTTTTAAATTCTGCAGTATCTACTGCCTTTGGTGCAATGTTTTTTGTAGAAGTACTACTTTCTCCTTGTGGCAATTCGACATTTGAATCAATTTCTCCTGCCGTTATCCGTTCTTTAGACAGTGCATCTGCATCTGGTTCTAAACTATCACCTAAGAAAATACTTCCGGGAGCATCTGGTCTTATTAAATCTCCCGCATCTGCATTTGCAGAGTATACTGTAACTTCTGTAGGTGTAGGGTATACTGGTAGTTTAGTACCTGCAACAGAAATTGATCCTCCGTGAGTCGTAATTGAGGTAGCATCAATTTGTGTAAGTAACCCGCCTTTGAAACTGGCAGTCGATGCACTACCAGATTGCAATGCCAAATCTCCGCTAGATTTTGCTGAGAATGTTCCGTCTTTTGCATTTATTGCAATGCTACTTCCTTGTATATTTACTGGCCCGTCACTTGTTAATTGTAAACTAGATTTGCCAGAAACAATAATATCTTCTGCTATTACTTGTACCGTTTTTGCAGATTGCACCAACGTAGATCCGTGACTTGTGACATTAAGTGCGCCGTTAACTTCAATATCTGCATTATTTTCAACTAATATTTTTGTTGCGCCGCCTACAGTTAAATTGTATGCTCCCTTGACGTAAACATATCCATTTCTGTCACATACTTCGTAGTTATCACCCACTACTTTTTTAACCATAGTTCCGTTTATATCAATTTCAATATAAGTACCTTTTTTATGGTATACGTGTATTCTTTCTGCATTTGGAGTATTATCAAATTCAACTACATGGCCAGCTTCAGTTTCTATTACTTGATTGCTAGGATATCTTGCGTTATATGCAGGAGTTGGTTCGCTCCAAGTAGAATTTGAACTTGCTTTTTTTACTCCTGTTTTTCTATTTTTAGATTTAACTGAAAAATATGCATGAGTTTTATCTGTTACCGCTAATTTATTTGTGTCGGGTTTGCCGTCATACTCTTTCTTAGGATAAAGCCTATTGGGATCAATAAATCCTTGTTGCTGCGATAAGATTGAACTGTTTAATGGGCCTGTAGGATCAAAATTTGGGTTGCTTGCATTTGTTCCTTCATTTGTATTTGGATCAGGAGACCCTGTTATGGTGCCCATCATTATAGGTTGTTGTTTTTCATCACCATCTAAAAACCAACCAACAACCCAAGTACCTTCAACTGGTCCTATAGGAGTGATACCTATACCAGAGGTACTTGCTGATGTTATAGGCGTCATTGCTAATGCCCATGGCAAATCTCTGGTAGGCAATATTGTAACATCCTCTGGATGATATCCTACAATCCTAACTCGACATCTGCCTAATTTTTCAGGATCATTCCTATCCTCAACAACACCAAACCACCAAATGAAGTTTGGATTTCCGTACATATTTTGCATATTAAATATAATCCCAATTAATTTCTGTGGGTTGAGAATCTCTAATAACTTCCATTGTAATCATATGTTTTGCAATATTAATTTTGTGATGTATTGAAGTTATTAAGTAATTGCCAGAATATTTTTGATCTAAGTGAGATGACGTTATATCTTGTTCCCTTGCAGGAGAAACATCTGGAAAATCTATTGATATTGTTCTTCCTGCTTCGATATCTGTTCTACCATATATTGTTATATCTAATTTTAAAGAATTTAAATCTAACATATTTGATAAACGATTGCCGTAAATATTATTCATTTTTTCGGAATAATTACTAGCAATATAATTATGTATTCCAGGATGTACTGGATATACTCTTACATGACTATCAAAATTACGTATTACTGTATTTTCATTAAATATTGGTTTTGGATTTGATTTTACTATGTGAGTATACTTATTAAATTCTGTTACATGGTCATAATAAGTATTATTTCTTTTCTTATGTATTAAATCTACACCTATGAATTTACTTGCAAAATATCCATTATCTAGATTTGAAAGATAGTCAAAGCTGTTAACAATATTAACAGACTGAATTAATCCCATTTTTTCGGATATATCATCAGTTCCTCGCATAACACTTGTGGCAGCGTATTTATAATTGCCTATTGTATTTTGCAAATCAAATAATTTCTCTATACTACCAAAATAGAAAGATTTGTTTGTTTCCCAGAATAAAAAATTACATGATTTGCCAGATTTTGGTATTGATTTTTTAGATAACCAGTTAATACAATCAAAAGGTGTCCATCCAGGACTAACGAATTTAACATTATTTTCTGTTTCTGAAAAAATAACAACCGGTGTTTTATCTAATCCGGGAATAACTGCTCCAGATACATTCCCATTTTCAAATACTAAATTTCTAACAGTCTGTATATTTTCTGTAAATATTTTTTCTACAAGTGCACTAATATCTCCAGAAAAAGCATTATACATTGGAGACAGGGAATCTATCACTCCTTCTTGAGATATAAATTTTAACGTGTATAGTTGAGTATTTTGATCTCTTATTATTTGTCTATCTTCTACAGAAGTTATTTTAAAAGTTTTATGTATCTTTGCATCAAACCCCGGAGTAGTAAAATTTACTATAAGATATTCATCTCCTATAATAGGTATACTTTTTATTAAATTCCTACTATCAGAAATTACAATATCGCCAGATAAAATATTGTTAAAAATGCTTTCAAAAATATTTAATTCAACCAAATAATCTAATAAAGAAATATATGTGTTGTTAGATACAAGTATTAATTGATCTATAGATACTTCACCTGGCGATTGAATCGCATTCTGTACAGACTGTGTCATTGAGTAATTAATTCAGTAAAGTTTGAATCTATAGAAGATACAATTTCAGGTTTTAAAATATTAATCTGTCTTCTTTTCTCATTTAACGCATCTTCATACATAAAATTTGTTACCGGGTATAATGCTCCGGATGGAAAATTCTGCAAAACTAAATTAACCTGTATATTTTGATTTGTTTGTTCTAATTCTATTGATCCCGGATTTGCAAATGTAGAATCTTCTCGCATAGATCGGTATCCGTTAATAACATACCCTTCCATATTTACATAGTGGTGCAATTTATTAATATTTGCTGCTCCGTATTTTCCGTTACAGTATTTAATTAAATCATTGTAACTTAAATGCCAATCAAATCTAGGATCTATAATATTGTTTGTTAAAAGTATAACCCAATGTAATTCGGAATCGCCATACCAGTAATCTGCAACAATCTCTGGAGTTTCTCCATCCTTTATAGAATATTGCTCAAAAAATGCGTCATTTTTTACTAATTCATTTGACAATGTTATTCTTCGTAATATGTCGGGAATAGTTTGTCTAGTTTTTCCATTATCTAAAGTATACTGAGTCAACGGGAATTTTTCAAAGAACATTTAATACCCCTCTGCTATTATGGAATCTTTTGTCACTAATTCTAATTCTCTAAAACTCAATGTAAGATTTATTTCTGTTGGCGCGCCGTTATCAAAAGAGGAAAATTGTTCTCCGCCATAATCAACAGTCATATCAGTTAATGCACAATTTGCAATTTTATTAAAATATCCATTCACTTTATCATTGTAAATATATTCTATAGAAAATTCAGAAGGGTAGATATAAAAATATCCGCCATCTGATAATTCAGGGTGCATATGTTCTTTAAATAGCTGTATTATTTCTTTAACTTGTTTAGATTCATTTTCGCTTTTTGGCATAAATTTATATCTAAAGTTAAACTTTCTATAATCAACCCCTTCAAAAAATACTTCTCTAAATGGATTAGTTTTTACTTTTGCTCCCAATTGTACAATGTCACCGAGAGAGGCGTTTCCAAATCCAGGAAGAATCGAAGGAATTTTTGCAAATTCTAAACCAATTGATTGTGCAATTTCTCCGCCAGCTTTGCTACCAATTGTATCGGAAATAGAGGTATCGCCTGTTAAAAATCCACCAAGTATTCCCATATCTTTATCTTGGTAATTTACTCCGTAAGATACAGTAGGTCTTTCCTGCATTGCTAAAGTAATAACGCTTTTTAATCTAGATTTATTATCATTCTCAAGTCCAGAAATTGCAGATTTTGCGGCTTCGTATCCTGCAATACCTGCAGGGATACCAACAGCTGCAGTTACCGCAAGTGCTTTACCTGCCTTGAATGCCGCAGATCCTCCAGTATTTGGAATGAGGCCTTTAACTGAACTAGCAACTGCTCCCCCTACTACTAATCCTACTGCCGCCGCAGCTGCATTTTTTGCGCCGGTATTACTATTATCTCTGCGAGTATATGCATCATTAGTAGATATTACGCCAGTTGTCTGATATCTGCCAGATTTCTTAAATTTTGATTTTCCGCGCACAGCAATGAAAAATTGAACATAATGTAATAGGTCTTGATTTACCCCTACGCCATCGGGATAATGGTATCCTACCACATCATATTTTCCTTGCCCTCTAATGTTTTGTGCCATTTTTTTCCTATAAATATATAGTTATTAATTATTTATATAAGTTATGTACACCAAAACCTATAAGGGCAAGTATCGAGTGACAAATGCTGCAAAGTATAGGGGAGATATTACTAATATTGTGTATCGGTCCTTATGGGAACTCAGATTCATGAAATGGTGCGATTCAAACGTATCTGTCGTAGAATGGGGGTCGGAAACAGTCGTTGTACCTTATATTTCTCCGATTGACAATAAAGTCCATAGATATTTTGTTGATTTTTATATAAAAGTGAAAACAAATTCAAATGGAATTGAAAAATATTTAGTTGAGATAAAACCGGAAAGATTTACGAAACCACCGGCAATCCCTGAAAGAAAAACCAAAAGATTTATAGATGAGGTTTTTCAATATGGAGTAAATGACGCAAAATGGAAAGCAGCGTTTGAATTTTGTAAGGATCGCAGTATGAAATTTATTATTCTAACCGAAAAAGATTTAGGAATAAAGAATTAAATGGTAAATAAGAATCCGTTTGAAACCATCAGAATTAATGCTGCGGGTCAAGAAAAATCATACCAATGGTATAAGCAACAAGTTGCAAATCTTGGTAAAATAACTTCAGTAAATGAGGTGTTAAAAGACACTCCTTTAGTTACAAGTATAATGCCTGGAGAAATGTATCTATTTTACTATGATCCTAAGCACAAAGATACATTACCATACTATGATAGATTACCGTTAGTATTGCCTTTTAGAAAAGTACCTGGAGGATTCTATGGTATTAATTTGCATTACTTGCCCTATATGATGCGATTTAAAATTTTGCAACTATTGTCGGACTATACTGTAAATAATAACGGAGATACTAGAATACGATTGTCATGGAAATTGTTGGAATCAACATCTAGACTTGGCCCTGCAAAGTTTGCAGTTAAACATTATTTAAATTCTCAGATTAGATCTAGATTTTATAAAATTCAATATAATGATTGGATTACCGCTTCGCAGCTGCCTGTAGAAAAATTTGTAGGTGAACAGAAAACAAATGTCTGGCGCGAAGCACAAAAAGATGCATTAAAGTATCTATACTAAGGATTAAAATGAAATCTCAGTTTAACTTGTCAAATTTTATTAGTGCAGTTAAAGCCAAAGGCCTTGCAAAGGTTAATAGATTTGAAGTACAAATAAATCCGCCACCTGCATTGCAAAAATTTACTGATGACGGGAGATTGGTTACTTTATTTTGCGAAATATCAAATCTTCCTGGTATTGCGGTCACAACAAAAGGTCAACGAATTTACGGACCTGCTTATCAGAAACCGGTATCTTTAGAATATGGCGGCGAAGCAATTAGTATGACTTTTTATGTTGACACTAAATTTGCAACTAAAGCATTTTTTGACGCATGGATATTTAGTATCATAAATCCAAATTCATTTAATGCGCAGTATCAATTTAAAAATAATAGACCAGAAAATACTGCAGACATTATTATAAAACAATTAGATGATAAAGATAATGAAACATACACTATAAAACTAATAGATGCTTTTCCAAAAGCAATTAATATGATGGATTTAAATATGGCCGCGCTAAACCAAACGCATAAATTAATTGTAACTTTTGGTTATAGAAAATGGGTGCCTACTTCTAGTAGTTATAATTACGATACATTAACTACACCTACAATAACAGATCCTATGCAGGCCATTGGAACAATAATTTAATTATAAAGGATATATTATGGCTTTACCAATATTAGAGACACCATTATACGAATTGACATTACCTTCAACGGGGAAAACTGTTAAATATAGACCATTCTTAGTTAAAGAATATAAAATACTTTTAACTAATGTAGAAGCAGATGTCGGAGAAATTTCTAGAATAGTTACAGAGTTAGTGGATAATTGTACGTTTAAAAAATTAGATATTGATAAACTTGCTCACTTTGATGTGGAATACTTGTTCTTAAATATTAGAGCAAAATCTATAAGTGAAAGTGCAGATATAATTGTGAATTGTGTTTGCGGTAATAAAATAGATCATTCAATTAATATAATGGATCTTAAAGTTACTAAAGATTCTGTAGACAATAAAATAATGTTGAATGATACTGTTGGCGTAGTTTTACGTTATCCAAAATTTGAAGAAATGTTAGATATACATAATAATGTAAACAGTGCAAAAATTGTAGAATTAATTACAAATTGTATAGACGCAGTATTTACTCCTGAGGACTATTATGATAAAAAATCATATTCTCCGGAGGAATTAAATAATTTTGTTAGTTCATTTACAAAGAAACAATTTGATTTGTTGGAAGAATTTTTTAGAAACATTCCTAAACTTGTACATCATATTGAGGCAGAATGTCCGCAATGTAATCATTTGAATGTTGTAGATTTGGAGGGCCTCCAAAATTTTTTCGTCTAACTCTTTCTCATGAAAGTCTTATAAACTATTTTCAGTTAAATTTTTCGTTAATGCAGCACCATAAATACTCATTAACAGAAATAGAAAATATGTTGCCATGGGAAAGAGAAATATACGTATCGTTATTAGTAAATTATATAAATGATGAAAATGAAAAAATAAAAGCTAAAAAAGCAGCAAAGGGTTAAAAATGGCCGAAGAAGAAAAAGAATATAAAATGAGTGCCAGTGAAAAGAAAAAAGAAGATTGGATGAACAGTAAATGGCGTCCAATGATGGGTTGGATGTACATGGCTGTATGTACTTTTGATTTTGTAGTTGCTCCTATTTTTTGGAGTTTACTACAATCATTAAGTAAAGGATCAGTTAACGTACAATGGCAACCATTAACCCTACAAGGCGCAGGATTATTTCACGTAGCGATGGGAGCTGTACTTGGTATTGCTGCACATGGTAGAACTCAAGAGAAATTAAACGGCGCAAATAATGGTGGTCTCGGTTCAGGGACAACGTATGTTCCACCGCCATCTACACCTACACAGGGAGGTTTAACTAATGGCGGATTCAGTACACCAACAAGCAGCCCAGCAGCATTTGGCGCGCCTTCGCCAGGAGGATTCGGTTCCCCCGGCGGTTTTGATACACCAACCGCAGGCGGCTTTGGTAGCAGTCCAAGCACTGGAGCGTCTACGTTTGGATCCTCGGGTGGATTTGGAGATACCTCCCAACCACAACAAAGTTCAGCAATAAAACCGGTGGTTAGAAGACCTACCCTATAATGGATAAAACATCCAATTCCGAAAATCCCTTAGCCGAATTAATTCAATTATTCGGCAAGGATGGGATGGCGCATAAAGATATAAATGATCTAAAAAGCTCATTGGATTCGCTTACTAAAACATTAGAAAAACGTGCAGGTAAATCTAAAAAAGAACAAGAGGATTCTGAAAAACCTTCAAGAACTTTGATTGGAGATATAAAAGATTTTGGTAAGGGATTTGCCTCACCATTTACAAAAGATCTACCACAATATCTTGGTTTTGGAAAATCTTCTTTACCTGAAAATATTAGTAAAGTAACTTCGGAAACAGAAGAACCTCAACAAATTGAACCAATGTTGCAGGCGCCAAATGAAAATCCAGTTGTGGAAAATAAATTAGGAGATATAGGCAACATAGTTCCTAGAGAAGAATCAGTTCAAGATATTCCAAAAGAACTGCCTAGAGAAATTGCTACGCCAATGCCGGAAATTCAAGCAAAAGAAATTTCTGCACCATTAACTGCAGTTGCACCTCCTCATGTTTCCTCGGACTCTACAAACAAAGTGTTATCTGACATGGTTGAAGTACTTATAGATTTAAAAGATGATAAGACACAAAAACAAATACTTGAGGAAGCAATAAACATTAAAAAAATTATTTCTGAAAATATAGTGTCTCCTTCAGATAAATCAAAGGGAGTTGAACCAAATAATGAAAGTGCAAAAAGCGAAGATAGAGAAAAATTAGCAGAAGCAATTGCAGATAAATTATCCGATGTTTTATCTTCTCTATCTGGAGGTATTAATATACCAGAAATTCCTGGCGGCAAAGCAGGCAAGGCGGCTGCAACCGCAAGTGTACTTTCAAGCGTAGCAGTACCTGCTGCGGTAGGAGTAGGTGGACTTGCATTAGCTGCAGGCGCAACCAACGCAATATCAAATGCAAGTAATGAACAACTTGATATGTTGTCAAATTCAGGAGCAGGTGATGACACTGGTATGGCCGCAGCAATAATTAGACAAAGCAGAGACAACGAAGATAGAAAACCTAATACTGAAGCAGCACCAAAAGAAAATAAATCAAAAGTTGAAGCTATACAAGATCCTAATCCAGATGAAGCCAGATATATTCTACAAAAGGGAACCCAAGAAGAAATAAAAAATTGGGGCGGAGAAGAGAAACTTAAAGATATAATAAAAAAATCTGAAACAATAACACCAAGCAATAAGACATTAAAATTGCCAGATCAAGCTAAAGAAATGGTGTCACCAAAAGAATCACCGGCGTTAAAAAATGTTCTACAAAACGTAACAGATACAAATACAGATTTAAAACTAAGTCCACAAACAACACAAACAAACACAATTGCACCTATCGTATCTAATAAAGTTGTTAACAATACAGAACAAACAATTATAGGATCTTCTCCTACCCCTCATTCTAGTTATAGTTCATTTAATAGATGGCAAGATAAAAGAGCAGCATATACGGATAGATAATCAATAAAAAAGCCCAGTTTCCTGGGCTTTTCTTTTACTTCTTCAATTCTGAAGGTCGTTTAACCTTTGGTTTAGGTTTTTTAACCTTCTTTTCATTCTTATGCTTATTTTCAATCTTTCGAATTTCAAGATTGTTTTTCTTAACTGGAGTCGCTGCAAAAGCAACCCCAGAATGAGCCATAGCCAAAGATGCAAATAATATAATTACATTTTCTTTTAAACTCATTTTATTTCCTTTATTAGTCGTCACTCGCCAACTTTGAGAAATATGACAAAGACTCGTCGTCATCGTCAAAATTTACATCCTGTTTAGGAGTAGGTGCTGGTGTCCGAGTAACTTGAGCTGCTGGTCGTGTGAATGATGCGTCTTCATCTAAATCAACACTTTCTGCAGGTTTAACCGGAGGTGCACCATTAGAAAGAACCATAGTAAGTTTCTTTTTCAACTCATCATATGATTTAAAGTTCTTAGGTTCCAAGAACGCTGTCAATGAATGTTGTTTGGACCAAATTGCCTCGATGATGGAATCATCATTAGAAACTGGACTTGGAGTATCGAATTCTGATTTGTCATAATTGCGATATCCTTCTACATTGCGAATCTTCAACTTGAAGTTTGCACCTTCCCAGAAATCAAACGGGTTAAGTGGTTTTTCGTCCTCAAATTGTGGCTCTGCAACGTCTTTAATCTTATCAAAGATTTTCTTACCAAACTTATACAAGAATACTTTACCCTCATTCTCTGGATGTTTAGTATCCTGAACAACAAGAATGTTTGTGATATAAGTTAGTTTACGTTTTTGTTTTCGAGCAACTTCTTTATTTGCTTCTGAACCGGAATTCCATAGTTCAGTATTAAGTTCTGAAACAGGATCTTGTTTACCAAGAGTTGTTAAAGAATTCTCAATATACCATTTTCCAGTAGGTCCCTGAAAACCATGATTCCAAATGCGAACCCATGGAAGTTCTTCGCCTTTTGGTGGCGCTAAGAATCGGATAACAGCATAACCATTACCTGCTTTGTCAACTTCTGGTTGCCAGTAGCGGTCGTCGTTTTTGCTGTTAGATTCTGATTGGGGATTTGCAATCTTTTCAACTTCTTTCATTAAAGAATCGAAGCCGCCGCGAGATTTGCGTAGATCTGCTAGTGATGTGAATGCCATGATAATTTCCTTTCGTATTGGCGTAGTATGTGCGTAGTATTAACGTCGTTTAATTTTTTGATTTTCGTATGCATAATCTAGATATTCATCAAATACATCATCGTCTTTACTCGATGGTGTCATATTATATATAATCTTTCGATGCTTGTCAAGTTTGTGACTGCCCTTTTCTACCCGGCGAATCTTCTTTTCACGCTCGTAATTATCTTTTTTCCTGTAATTGTCCATTTTGCAAAATAAAAATATTAAACATCTTTCGTCTTTTTTGTCGGAACTTTGATATACGGCCAAGCAAGCAAACGCTTGCTAAGTTCCTGTTGACCGTGCGCAACTTTAATTAAATATCGTTGCGTATCCTTTATCGCTTCTTGTTGGTAAGCTAGTAGTTCTTGCATTCTAACAAGATCTTCCTCTAGTTTTTTAAACCTACCCTGCGTTTCTAATTCGTTGTCTAAAGATTCCATTAAATTTTTCCGTATCTATAGATAAAAATGGTTTATACTTTTTAATCAATCTAGATATATCGGGCCAAACTATAGTGTCAGTTATTTCTTTATCAAAAACTTCCACGTACTTGTTAAGCTTTTCCAATATAACCAAGGTCTCAATGCTAATTGTTTTTCTTAAAAACGCTTTAATTATATATGGGTGTTGTCCCGATTGCACATTAAAGATTTCCGATAAACTTAAATTTTTATCTTTCATTTCTGCAATAAGTGCATCTAAGTCTTGAGAAAAATTATAAGATAAACTTTCAATTTTCTTTTTCCAAAGTTGATATCTTTCGCCTGCATCAATATCAAACATCCCTCCCCAGCGATCGCCAGAAACAAAATTTGCGACTAAAAAATTAGCAACTTCTTCGTCGGAATAAGTTTTGGAAATTTTTCTAATAGAGAAAAGATCAGTTCTTTTTGCGAAAGCTTGTCGGCTTGCTTTGACCTTACCCCGTTGTTTAACTACATCATATTTGTCTGTTGTAAAATGTAACTTCAATGCAATATACATTTTATAAACTGAAAATTCATCCATTGTCATAGTGGCAGTTTGCCCCTTGGTTTCATATAGTTTTGTTCTTCGGCTTCATACTGAATTTTATCTTTTAAAGACTTATTAATTAGGTTGGCTACAGATTCAACATCAATATCAATTTCATTACAATACTGAATTACTGCATCCATATAACTAATATGTTCCTTTGCAACAAGTTCTTCGATATACAAAGAAAACTCGTTTGGAGATCTAAATCTTTTTGTAATAATTAAACTATCGGTTAAAATTTCTTGTTCGTTCATTTAATTTCTGGAAATAAAATTTCATCCATAAAGTTTTTAAAATTGGTCTCGTCTACACCTAAATTAACCATCATTGCTAGTGTGTGATGATTTAACTTTTGATTGCTACAATAGTTGTTATATGCCTCAACATAACTATTATCTTCGCTTTCATTTCCTACATTATAAAGGTAATAGTCTAGATTGTCTATAGCAACAGCAATTAATTTGTCCAATTCTTCTTCTGTACTAACATTTCCTGCCGCAAGCATCATTGGACTAAAAATACGTTTTGCCCAATCTGGCAATTCTCTTGGTTTGCTCCAATTTATAGAAGACATTTTATCTTGATACCAATTATAAATTTCACTGTCGCCAGATTTAGAAAAATCATGGAATGCACCAGTAATCTTATTTGCGCCACAAACTACATCAAAACCAAATATTGGTGCAGGATCATTTAGATGTGGAAATATTGTCATGTGCATAACCCACATCTTTTTAGATTCTCTGGCATCTACAATTTCGATATGTGCTCGACGAAATTTATTAGATTTGAATAGATAATTTTTCCAAGTGAAATCAATATCGGAATGTTCATATTTACTATCTATTGGTAAAATATCACACTCTTTGAATCTATCAATAATTGATTCCGATAATGGAATCATCTTATCCCACACCATAGACATTAATTATATTCCTTAACCATATTAATATTGTGGTCAAATGCAATGTTTGCTTCGTCTGCCATTTCAATAACTAGTTTAGATCTAACTTTACTAATTAATTCTTCTTTATTCTCAAACTTGTACATTTTTCCAGAACCAGGCACAAGTTTTGCAAGAGCCTGGCCACCAAATAAATCTCCCATATGACGAACATATACATGGGCCATTGCATCTTGTGCATTGTCTATACCAAGTAAATAATTTACATAATCTACTGTAGATTTTTTAGGCGAATATAAAGTTGTAGGAGTGGTAAGCTCATTAATGTCATCTCTAATATACGATGATCGTTTCAATTCCGGCATATCGTTAAATAAGCCAAATTTGTTTCCGACATCTTCTTCCAATACATGGTATATAAAACCAAGTTGAAATAAGTAATCTGCGTATTCTTCTCTTGTTACTGATTTTTTAAAGATAGCTTTAATAAACGGTTGCGTTTCTGCTTCTTTATGTTTTGCATGGGTTAGATCTTTTAGACTCATTTTATTTAAATAGTATTAGGGCAAGAAAACAAGAATGTACAATAAATCCTGCTCCGATAGTAACAATAGTCAACATATCTTTGAGAATTACTGCTCGGGCAAATAGAAGAGACAATCCAGCCCAAACAAATAGGACAAAATCTACAGGGGGCATCTTATCTGATAGACCAGACATTAATGAAATCATTGTCGGTACTGTTGCTGCATGAATTAGTACAATACCAATCCAAGCAATAGTTTCTGCAGTTGCAACTGTTAGTGTAGTCTTGCAGTATTCAATAACATTTTGTAGTGTAGGTAATTTAATCATAATTTATTTGTAAAAGATATGGTTGCCAATTTTTGCAATTTGTTGTTTATTCCAATTAGGAGACACGTATGAGGCATGATAATACATGGCATCATTTAGACTCTTTAATCTAAATCCTTCTAAAAGAACTTTCTTTGCGACTTCGTATGATTCTTTATATGCTGCGGCATAAATTGGTTTTGCTTTTGCAGAAGTCTCGCAGTACCAACTAAATTGACAAATTACTTTATCGTAAATAATATTGCGTTGATATACTACCTTGCAAATATCATTTGGAAATTTGCTAGATGCTGCTCTATTAAGTGTTACTTGAGCAACTGCAACTTTGCCCTCAAATGGTTCTGTTGCTGCTTCATAGTAAATATTATGTGCCAGGCAATCTAATTGTTGTTCCCTTACGGCGACGGTTATATCACTATCCTTAAACTTTGATTCTCTTAAATTATTTAATTTTTCTGTTGTTACTTGAACAAATACTGTTATCAATAATAGTGTGGATAGAAATAATAGAAATGGTTTTGTATAAGTTTTCATTATTCGTATATGTAATTAATATTGGTAGGTTATTTGCTATGCTGGTCAACCTACCAAACCTCTATAACTTAGAAACTAAGTTTTACACCTGCAGTAATTCTGCTACCATTTTGTGCTTTGATAACATCTTGGCCTGCTTGATAGGAATAGTCTACAGTAGCGGATAGCTTATTTGCCAAAGGCACTGAAGCACCTGCGCCGACAATTACTGCATATCCATCTGGATCAACTTTGTTATCAACAAATGCACCACTTCCTTTTACTGCAACTGATACTGGACCAATTTTTGTAAGAGTTTTGTAAGTACCGACACTATATGTGTCTGATGAAATATTGCGAGTAAAGCCACCGGTTACATCCGCAAAACCGATCTTACGACCGATAGTTACGCCCCAAACATTTTCGCTTGAGCTAATGTTAGTACCACCATTGATACCAACTTCTGTAGATTGTGCTACAGTTGCTGCACCGATGAGTGCTGCTACAAGTACAAGTTTTTTAATCAAAATTTTCTCCTGTTGTTAAACATATTGGTAGGTTATTCTGTTACGAGGAAACCTACCGAAACCCTAAGCAGTGTTTAGGCTGCTAATGCGAACAATTCGTCGTTTGCGTTTACGGTTTTTCTTCTTTTTACATCGTTGCTGATGTGCTGTCCACTCTGTTACTCTTTGCTCTGTCGAAACCAGGGCAGGCCCATTATAAAGAATACTGCTAATGATCCATAGTCCGGAACTACGCCACTATTTTTTTCGCTATTATTTGGTGCGAACAATACTCTTTATGGTGGACCTGGCGGGAGTCGAACCCGCGTCCAGAACACTTTTCTCTTTGCTTCATACAGCAATAAAAATATACTTAGGGAGATCTGCCCTCCCGTACCCACTAAGAAGCGGGATCTTGTCTAATTGCACAGCCTAGCCGTGTCCGAGATCATAAGTATATAATTTTATCGTTGATAGCAATTTCTTTCGCGATAAATTTTGCCATCAGGTGTTTGAATTTCTTTCCAGTCAGTACAAACGGTTTGAGGTTGTTGTACAATTACTGGTTGCTGTTGAACAACCACAGGTTGTGGTTGATTTTGGTTTGCAATTACTGCGCCGGCAATACCACCGATAATTAGTGGTGCTACCCAATCACTGCGTTCAACAATAACTGTCCTTGGCTCCCAATGTCTGTGGTGCCATTGAGCATTTGCCAAAACTGTGAATGCAAAAATTGCTAGAAAAAGTAGTTTTTTCATTTTTTTCTCCTATTTTATATATTATAACAGAAATTTAGAAAAATGTCAAGCTTTTATTGTCCATTTTCGTAAGAATCCCGACATTTTAGCAGCTCTGCGACCCAGTTATCACGTTTTTCAATGAAAACTTGAGGAGAATCCCCTTCTACTGCTATCAATACCACCAATTTGTTGATTGGAATGCCGGTTCTTTCCTCATACATGATTGCATATGCCGCGCATTGCATAAAATAGCTATGAATCCACTGTTTTTCCTTTTGTCGACCTGCAGTTTTGAAGTCAATGACTGCTAATTTGCCATCAAACTCACCAATACAGTCAACTGTACCCGCCATTCGCAAATGATCCGAGTATAATCTTTCTTCCTGCAAATGAATATTATCAATTCTATGTAAATCATTAAGAATACTGTCAAATAATTCTCTTTGAAACATTGACATTGAATCTATTGCATTTACATTGTTCAAATAATTTTCAACGTGCGTATGCAATTTAGTTCCTCGACTTGTAGCTGCACGAGAAATCCGGTTTGCTTCTTCTTCGCCGACTTTTTTACGCCACTCGAGAATACCTTGTTTGCTTTGAGCACCAAGAACCGTAGTCACCGAAGGATATTTTTTGCCCTTCGGTGTTACGTAATGCCTTGTACCATTTGGTAAGGTAACTTGCTCTAATTTTTCAAACTCTTTCACCTTAACATGATTAAATATCATCAATTATCCTTGTAATACGTCCACCGCATGATTGTAATGGGCAATACGATCTTCAAGACCAATAAAACCGCCATTAATTTTTTTAGTCATCATTTTTAAATCTTGAGTATCAGCTAATTCATTTAAATTATTTGCATTCCAGAACCAGCATGCAGAATTTAAAGCATAGTATGGTTGTAATAATATATCGGGATTGTCTAACAAAGTATGATCATCAAAGAATGCTTCTGAGCATTTTGTATAATTAGACTTTCCTGTTAGTTGAATTAGACCACGTCCTCTATATTTCCAACCATCGCCACTTGCCTCATCTCCATTACCCATTCTGTTTGCATACACTCTATTAGCAATTTTTTCAGGTTGTCTTGCATATTGAGCAGCAATTTCGTGATTTGGAAAATACTTCCCAAATATTTTCTGCAAACCATCTGCGCTATAGTTCAAGTTTTCTTGAACAAGAGTAAACCCACCCGATTCATGAGCACACTGGGCAATAAATGCCGCAACTCTACCTATGTCGTAAATATCATACTGCGGAAGTGTTTCTACAATTGCAGTATACCATTCTGAGATATTTTTAACTTTTGGCAATAGATGTCTTAGATGATCCTCTGTAAAATTAAAATCAAAACTGTCAGCCATTTTGTCTCCTTATAATTGTTATTCGCATGAGACATAATTAATACGTTATATATTGTCCTCGTAATCAAGTTTTGCTAAGATATAGTCTTTTACTAGTGATGAACGAACAATGTCATCTGCAGTAAATTCTATACGAGTGAATGCTTGCATCTTTGCCGCAATATCGAAGAACTTTAAAATTCCTGTTTTATCGCCAGCTTTTCTTAAATCGGTTTGTCTATAATCACCGCACCAAATAATTTTAGATCGGTATCCTACGCGAGTCATTACAGTATCAATCTCTTCAAAATTCATATTTTGCATTTCATCTACAATGATGATTGCATCATCGAAACTCATGCCTCTAATGAAACTTGTTGAAATGAATTCTATGTGACCTTGTTCTTCTAATCTATCCCAAGCGTCTTTACGGCCGAAAAATGTTTCGCATATCTGACGATATGGTTGCTGGTAGATTTCCATTTTTTCAGAAACATCTCCAGGCAGATGGCCTATTTCTCTTGATTGTACTGCAGAACGTACTATAATAATCTTATTAAAAGGATTACTTTTATCTAGTACTTCTTCTAATGCTTTATATAATGCAATAAATGTTTTACCTGTACCTGCAACTCCGTGCAATGCTACAAAATAATCACCTCTTTTATATGCATTAAAGAAATCCTTTTGATTATCCGTTAACGGAGCAAAAGTTTTGAGATCGTCTAATCTCAATTTTAAAGTATTATTTGTTCTTGTTCCTTGTTTATGATCTTTAGTTGTTGATAAGTTTTCAGAATACGCCGCTGTCGTATTGTTTGAACGTTTAGTCGCCATGCAAAGTCTCGGTTAGTTTATATTTAGGATATTTCTATCCCACCCTCATAATATAAGTCTAACTCCTAGATAACTTATCTCCTAAGTTACTTTTGTAGTTATTTGAATGAATTTTAGATAAGACTTCTTTGAAGCCGCCATCTGGTTTAGTTACACCTAGACGAACAGCATCTCCTAGTGCCGGAGCACCAATAATAGATTCGTGATTTGTTGACTGACAATTAGTACATTGTTGTTCTGGTCGAGATGCATATGAACATAAAACATCAAAAACAGTTTCACAATCTAAACATTTTAAAGTATAACTAGGCATAAATGTACCAATCAGGTTTTTCTCGTTTTTTCCATGATGCAAGATGTTGCTTTGCACCTACGTAATAATTTATATATGATTTAATGGAATTTGCATCCACTTTATATGTATCAGGCATTGCAGGAGTAGGTTCTGACCAGCCCTGATTACCAATATTTTTTGGAATATTTTTCAGCAAAACAAAGCAAAGTCCGTCTCGTTCTACTTTATGTGTCTTCCCATATCTATATGTATATTCCCCACATAGTGCAACTAACATATTAGATAGCCAAATATAATTTTCTTTTGACTTTCTTACCCAAATAGCTGAAGGATGATTGATATGAGTAGAAGCATAAAGAACAGAATCACGCTGATCCATAAGAATATATGAAGTTTTCTTTCGTCCAGATGCTGAACGACCCACATAAAGAATACCATCGAGAAAACGATGGGCAGTAGAAAGAAGCTGGGCATATTCAAGAATCATTTTTACGACATGCTTGTCGGTATGTAGTTTTGCACATTCAATAGTGTCATTATGTAGATAAAAGATATTAATTTTTATCACCTTTTTTACTTAAAGCCCAAGTGCCATCTTTAAGATCTTCCCATATAAGAGTATCGCCTTCTTTCCAACCTGTTTCTTCTAAAAAATCAAAAGGAAAGTTTAGTATAGCTTCTCCTGTTTCAGGATCTTCTTCTATTTTAACAGACCATTTTTTCATTTGATTTTATTTTCCATATCTGCTTTTGTTTTATCTAAACGAAGCTCAATAAAAATTGGCAAGAACAATCGTTCAACATTATCGCCACGATCCTTAATACGAGCATTATATTTTACTGACACAATTTTACCAATAACATCTTTACCAATTGAATCTCGCTCATCATCAGTAAATCCTGATCCAACATTCACTTGAATTTTGCCATCTTCGGATTCACATACAAGTGCTCCGAGACGACCTACATTTTTACCTGTACCTTCAACCCAATCAACAACTTTAAGATCGCAATCGAGTTCGCCTTTAAACTTGATCTGTTCTTTAGAACGTTTGTCTTCCCAGATATTTGTCTTGGATTTTAGGATAGTTCCTTCTTGACCTTCAGCAAGAAACTTCTCAAAAATCTTTTGTGCATCATACTGATTATTAACTTCCTTAGTCCACACAATATCTACAAGATGTCCTATTGCAGATGCACCTTTAAGGAAATCAATATTTTGTATCAATTCCATAAAGCGATCGTTATACGGTGTAGTATATTTGCCTATTTGAAAGGCAGTAAAAGGAATTGCATCCCATAATGTTACACGAACCATTGTCGCTTCTTTATCAGACATAGTACCCTTAACAGCTTTGCTAAGAATACCGTTGCCTGTTTTACGATCTAACGGTTTACCTGCAGAATCTACAACAAGTAGTTCGCCATCAAACACATAATCGGAACCATAATAACTAGCAAGTTTGAGTATTGCGTCACTAAACAACTTACTCGGAATAGAAAGTTCTCGGCCATTTCGGCTCCTATATTCTACTGTGCCGTTACGCACAATTGCGTTAAAACGCATACCATCCAATTTTAACTGACAGTACGCAGGGAATTTAATTTTGTCGACAAGTTTTTGCTCGAATCCAGAAGCCAACATAACCGGATAGGTTGAGACAAGCTTTGGCCAGATTTTATTTGCTGTTGCCTCAGATACTCCGCATCGAAGATCTTTCTTGATGATTTTTTCAATAACGCTGGCGTTTGCTTCATTTAATGATTCCAATACATTAGTCAATAGGTCAATACCGGCATGGCCAGTAACATTACGAGTAGCCAGTTCATTCTCAATTTGATCCATTGCCCAAGACAAAGTTTTTTTGCCTTTTGCAGTATAGGATGGAATCTTGCGAATGTAAAAACTAATCAAAGGATCAAGCGCAAGTTTAATTGCTCGTTGAAGATCTTTATTATCCTTGTTCCAAGTTAGAATTGCTTCTTTAGCCAGACGAGAATTGTCTGCTGCAAGCGAATCAAAGATATTGGAGATTGTAGTCATTTTGAGTTTTTGCCTTACGTTTGTAACGAGTTTTAAGTTCAACAACTTTCAGACGATATTTTGGTGTACGAAGATCTTTCGCAACAAAATTTCTAACAGGAAGTTTTTTTACTTGTTTCATGTCTCTATTATAACAGAAAATAGTACTCGTGTCAAGCATAGGGTTGCTTAAAATTTAGGCAAAAAATGGATGTTCTTCCACATTTACGTTAAAGGTAACACTCTTATAACGATGCGGGGCGTTAATTACTTTTTCTTTGGCTTTTTCAATATCTTTAACACTGGCATATACGCCAACGATTGATTGCTTTTTATTGCGACCAATTTTGTCACGCCAGGTTGCTTCTAGTATATATCGAATCATGCACTTGCCATTGTTGTAGAATTTGTAATAGTTTCGTACATTGTTTCAAATTCTTCGTGTTCTTCAATTTCTTTGCTAAAATTTTGTTTGTGATATACTTTAGCCATACGACGAAATGTCTTTTTACTAAGTTCTTGTTTATCACAAATTTCTTTAATTGCTTCACGGATGAATTCGCGTTCGCCTTCCATGCGAGTCATACTATTTGAAATTTCTTTCATACAATCAAAGATTTCTTTACGATCTTTTGGGTTTGATGGAATACCTGCCATAATTAATTTTTCCTTATAATATCATCTTCAATACAATTATATCCATACTGGATTTCAATAATTTTCAATGGTGCATCAGTTTCGTTGCAAAGTTGGTGCCACTCTTCTTTGCGTATATGTAGGCTTTGAAATTTATCAAATACTCCATATAGCTCAACATCTGTGCTAACATCCAAAGTATAGACTGTTGCAGTACCTTCAGCAACAAACCAATGTTCTGCTCTATCTTTGTGTTTTTGCATACTTAAACATTTACCGGGATCTATAGTTAATTCTTTAAGTTTAACTTCTTTTCCGTAGGTATATAATACATTATAATATCCCCAATTGCGTGTTGTTATACTCATTATCGCCTCATAGATGAAATTTCTTTTGCTTCGTCATCACTAAAGATAGGTACTGCGTTAGATTTATGCATCGTACCAATACCCAATACTTTAGTTCCTGTATATTTTTTTGCGGGTGCTAGAACAGCAACTCCGTTGTCTTGATTAAGACTTTTGATGTGGGCAGTACTACGCCCTGCAGGAATGTCAAGAGAATATTTCAAAACTTCTGCAGACATTGCCTGCTTACGTTTTTTCTCTTCTGCTTCAACGCCCCACTTCTTTTTCATAGCAACCCATTCTTTATCAAGTTGCCGCGCACGTTTAGCCTCTTCGGCGCTTTTAAATTTAACTTTACCTTTTTTCTTTCCGTTTGTAGAAAGCCAAGGTCCAATAAGGTGCATAGTCATAATAAGATCTCCATAATATAATTATAACATCTTTTAGAGCAATTGTCAAGCATTATTTTCAATACTTATCAAATGCTCTGTACTTATGATGTCTCATTAGTCTAGGATCATGATTTGGATCATTTGGCATTTCTCCTTGATCTAACCATTTACTGACGACCGGTTCAGGTTCAGATATGTCTCGTTTGAAGAACCGAGTCAATCTTTCAAAGAGACTTTCTCTTTTTTTGCTACTGGTTCCTTTTTCTCCTTTGGTTTAGGAGGGGGCAATGCATCAGGGAAAGCTTCTCGAACAATGTCTTCTTTTAGTGAGGGGTATTTTGTTTGCAATTTTTTATCTTTTGCAAGACACAAATCATCTCCTTCGGTCCAATGAATACCTTCAAGCATTTGAATAAAGAGTTGTTCTTTCTTCATTTTTGTAAGGTTAATATTTGGATCGAGCCAAATATACATACGACGAAATTCTGCAAACAAATTAGTTTCAGAATATCCTTCGGGTATAGTTTGATCTCTTTTATGCGGAGGATGTCCTTCGGGTAAGTGCAGTTTAACATCTGGGTTGAAATTAATCTGCAACATACCTATAAGTACAGGATGACTATATGCGCGCAAAACATTTACTTTTGCCTGTTTAGTTTGAGCTTTCTCAACTTCGGCAAAGATTTGTGGTATTGTTGTTTTCATTAAAATTCCTCAATCAATTCTAGCATGTTTTTCATTTTATGTTCAACGAAAAAATTCAAAAGCATACTTTTGTTTTTTACGGGCTGCTCTACGTAGTTATTTATAACGGCGTTTTTAAGATCTTCAGGAATATATGCAAAATCAACAAGTGTTTTATTTCGTTCAAATCTAGTTTTAAATTCTGCATCATTTGGCAACGTGCTTTGGTCTTTGTACCAAGCTTCTAATTTCTTAGATGAAACCGGCTTTTGTCGTTCACCGGCAACAATAGAATCATCCGCAGAAAGAACATTTGGAATGCCGTCACCTTTATCGCCTTTAATAGTATGCTCAAACAAATACTGTTCTGGCGAGTTATCCGGTTTAACAAATTTCTTTTGAATTGGCGAATACTGTTTCACATTCTTATACTTTTGTAGTTGAATGAAATCGTGATCGCCTGAGATAATTAGGAATGGCTTTGGATCATCGTCAAAGACAGAACCTTCGCGCAAATCATTAGTCTGAGACCACTCTGCCAAAATAGCAATAACGTCATCTGCTTCTGCACCTTCGACATTAACAACCTTATATGGAAAGAATGCATTGATTTCATTACGAATAAGATCAAGTGATTCAAAGATTGCCTTCCAATCTAGACCAGAATCTTCTCGAGCTTTTTTGCGACCAGCTTTGTAGTATTGGAATACTTGACGACGCCAGTATGTTCGATTGTCACACGCAATAACAATTTGACCATATTCTTTTCCAAACCTTTGTTTATATCCTCGTATCGAATTTAAAATCATATGTCGAAGAAGCGGAGTCTGTACTTCAATATCTTTACGTCCTCCAATTTCAGCCATAAAATTTGAGATAGCCGTTTGGCTATAATCAACAACAATCATAATATATCCTTTTTATTAAGTATTCATTGTAGTATTTGCAGGAGATACACCACCCGCAGGCAATTCGCCATTTCTAATTTTTTGTTGGTATTCTACAAACGGGGTAATTGCCGCTTTAGCAGTAGGATTAACAATTGCATTCATTAACTTGCTGTTGCATCCTGATAGCAAATCAAAAGCCAATCCAACAATGAATTGTTCAACTGCTGCAGTAATAATCTTTTCGTTTAGTTTGTTTTCAATAACATTATTAAAATTTACTACTGCAGAGTTTAAATCTTGTAATGCTGCAACTGCCCCAGTATATCCTGTACCATCCGCAACTGCTTTAATCAATTTATCTTTTGCTGCAGTTATAATTGCGCCACTATTAAATCCATCGACAATTGTTTGTAAATCTACATCAGGAACATCTGCAGATTTACTACATCCAGATCCCATTAGATCTGCTAAAGTACATCCTCCAGCAAATCCGCCGCCACCTGTTGATTGTCCAGATAATTGATTTGTGTATGTTAAGAAACTAGTTAATTTAGGTTTAACTTCCTGCAAATGTGCCAGTTCATCTGTTTGATCGGCTGTTTTAGATTCAATTGCTGAAAGGTAATCAATCCTAGTTTGAATAGTTGTATTAATTGTTCCTAGTCCCTCTGCTACGGGATTATGAAAGAATTGTTGTGCAATTACAGTTGCATTATTAATTTCGCTGGAAACTAGTTTTACCTGTGCAACAATTTGTTGTGTAAATTCTGCTAATGCTGCTGCTTCGCCAAATTCTGCTGCTCCTGGTATACCTAAGCTTTTAATAATCTTTTGAGCGCCGCCAGAAGTTTCGTTGAAAATTTGTTGAACTGGGCTTCCGCCCATTTGTGCAAGAACAATTCTTATTAGTTGACAATATGATAGTGATAATGACATTAAGGTCTTTCTATTTAATAGCTTTTAGGATAATCATTTCTGCATTGATACGACCATTTGCTGGTTGATCTTTGGCATTAATCGTATCCATAAATTTTCTTAGTTGTACTTTACCACAAGCCATCATTGCCTTAATCTGTTCTGCAGGTTTACGCAAAGTCTTTTGAATAGACTGTTCTGGTTCGTAGTTCTGAATACTTGAACCTTTAACCTGAAACCCTGATTCCGAACGATATACTATCAACTTACGAGTCTTTGTATTGTAGAACCATGCTTGTTGAGCACCAATGATCTCTGTTGCAGATACAGACTGCAGACCAAGTTCGGTATCAGAACGTTTAAACTTCAAAGCTTTGATTTGAATGCCCGGTGCTTTCGGTTTGGACACTCGAGGCTTGCGATTTGCTTTCTTGAATTCTGAATATTTATCACAATCCTCAATACATTGAGCCAGTGTTTTAACGATAGCTTTTAGCTCACGTTTCTGCAAAAAGGAATATCCCTCATTCAACTGAGCATCTTTACCTTCATACGCAGCAATAAACTCTCTGAGATTCTTCTTAGACCATTCTTTAACATCTGCAACATATGGCTTTGGAATATGATTTGCTTGCATATGTTTATACAATGAGAAATCTTCCTTGTCTCGAACCATCTTGTCCAAGCAACCTTCTAGTTCTCCGATATACTCAGAGATCTTTTCTTTCATTGCATCTTGAATAGATGCTCGAGGAGCGGATGTAGTTACAACTTGTACTACAGGTTCTTCTACCTTAACGGTTGAATCTAGAATCCTACGAATGTAATTATTAAACTTTACAAGATGATTATCAGAAATAGAACCACCTAGCATAATAACACGGGAAATCCAACCATAGGTATTTACAATCTCGACATCTTTTACTTCGTCGAAAGTCTTTAGTTCGGTTGGCATCTTTGCCTTAACATAATCCCGGATATACTTTCGAGCATCGCTCTTCAGCTTCTCTGCAGAATACCAGTTCATGACACGCATCAACTTGATATTGTACTGTGAATCAGTACCGTCAATCAAAGATACGTCAGGTTCGTTACCGGAAAGTGCAGATGTATTTCGCGCCATGTTAGTCCTATGCTGTTGTTACTTAGTCTATTATAACACCATATGTTGTTCTTGTCAAGCGACTTGGATCAATAGATGCCTCTTTATAGTCTTTGATAATTTTGATTTCGTCAGCTGTTGTTTTTTCGTCAATTTTGCCGAATTCTTTTTCCATATAATAACGAGCCATCTTCTTAGTACACTGATCCATCAAACTAGTAGTTTCTTCGATTAACCAGAATCGAATGGGAGAACGGCCCCATGAACGATGCCGCAGGGCAGCGTGAAAGATTTCTCTATGATGTTTATTGGTTGGATCAAATGTCTCGCACGGACGGGAGAATTGTTCAAGTTTACTCATTATATTAGTTCCTATTAGTCTTCGTCTAAATCAGTTAGTTTCTTTACGATCACTCTCTCGTTTCCATCATCGCCGAATGTCATATTGGAATGATATGCCTCAACCATACCTTTTCGACGTAGGCTCTCGATGGAGATAAAGATCATGAACTGGTTTACTTTGGTCAAAAGTTCTTCGTCGGATTTGGATACGACATCCTCACCTCTTGACAACATCTCAGCCAACAGTACGATATCGGCCATTCGAGGATCAGTCTCGCGTTCTTCCTCATCGTCGACATCGTCAAGATCGGCTTTGAAGTTACAGTTCACGATATTATTCAGTTCGGCCAGATCAACGTCGTTTAGATTCTTTAGAAACTGTCCGACGGTGTAGTATGGATTGGCCTGCAGATCAGCTGCCAAGATTCTAGTTATGGATAAACATTCTTTGTTCTTAATAATGTTATCGTAGTTAATATCGAATTCTCCAGTTTCGGAGTCTTGTTTATAGTTCATCTTCGGTATCGTCCAGTAGTTTAATTGCTTTTTCTAGTCCGTCGATATACGGCACGAACCGATGCGGAATAATAAGTTGATAGATCCAACTGCGTCCGTCCCAGTACTTACCCTCGTTCAAGAGCTTTAAAAGACCCTTAAGGTCCTCGACTGTTTCTAATCGTTCTTTGGCATTCATAGTACTATTATAACATCTTTTCTGTTAAGTGTCAAGCGTCTTTGTTCATCTTGGTATTTTCAACGTTTGAAAGCCTCTTCTTCAAGAATCTCGTCAACAGAATCAACTGGTTCAAAGTGTAGTTTATCCTGAAACATACGTTTTTCCTGCACAGTAAGTTCACCATGAGTCTTTCGACCATTTGAACAGATCATGCAGCCAGCATGCCCACAATCCAGAGCATGATGCTTAGCCAAACGATGAGGCTCTTTAATGTAACGATCTACTCCAAATGTCTTCGCGATCTTTGTTTGTCTACGTATAGATGCATCTTTCTTTAAAATGCGTTGAGAGTGTAAGAATTTTTGTTCTTCAGATGACATACAGATCTCCTTATAGTGTAGTATAGTATAGAAACGATTAGTGTAGTTTATGGCTTCTATCTAGTATATATTAATAAACGTCATAGTGTAGGGGTAGAGTATCGATAGAGTAGGAATAGAGGAACTCTTTTTAGTGTTGTTTTTCTGGGGAAATTTTTCTGGGGGAAATTTTTTTGAGATAAGAGTGGAGAGCCGTAGGGAGAAATGGATAAGTGTTGATATAAGGTGGAGGGGCATAAGCTGAGGATATAGCAGCGAGGGGTGCTGACTTATAATTGAGGGTACCCCCTAGGTACCCGCCAGCCCCTCTAAGACTATACCATAACCTCGCGGTCGTACCCTTCGCGCATATCTACATGGTATGCCATCTCGTCCACGGCATCTGTCACCGCCCGAACCGCCCCTAAGGGTATATTCAAGCGTCTGGCGATCTCCGTCTCTGAGATGCCTGCGTCATACAAAACTTCGATTTCGATGAATAGATCCTTCATTTTGCTCATACAGATTCCTTTTCTTTACTATATTTCTCTGTCATTTTTATGAATACGTTCAACACTTCTGCTTGCTTATGCTTTGGCATGTCCGCGAGTAGAGTAGTTAGCTGGCTCTGTAGAGCACCAGCAGAGTAGGAGTAGAAGCCCCAGTGTTCGTAGCTTGTCTCTACGAAGGTATCAAGGACTTTATTGATCTGTTCTCTAGTGTATTTCGTAGTCATATTACATTGCGTAGAAGTAGATGATGAAAGCTGCGAACATTGTCGCTGCGAAGACTGTTGCTTGGAAGAGTTCTAGAGCGAATCGTTTCATTTTGGTTTCCTTGTTACTATGTCTCGATTATAGCACATAATGGACAGAGGGTCAAGCAAAGACCCTTTGCCCTGTAGGGCTTTACGCCCCGGCACTGACGATGTAACGAGCCAGATCTTTCCAGTTCTCATTCTCAGCGCGAATCTTCGTCACCGCAATCAACGAACGCAGAGACAGATTGTCTACTGTATTTGCTACTTCTTTAAGCAAATTCAAAGCGTCTTGCTTAAAATTAATGCTGTACTCAGGCAGGAATTCGTCTTCTTTCATGATCACTTCCATGCGCTCTAGCTTCTGCATCTGTGTCATGGACAAGTCAACGCACATAGCGCGTGTCTTCACTGCTTGGTCTATACGATCAGCGTCCATGTTGCTGATGAACACAATGGAACCTGTGAACTTGAAGGAACGGGGCAGATCTTCGTCTTTCATGTCTGCGTTCCAGGAGATCCAGCGCTCACCGTAAGAGTCCAGGGCACCCTTGAGCAAGTTCAACGCTACGGGATCTTTGAGAACACTGTCGCAGTCGTCGAACACGAGCACTTGTCCGTTACCCTCGAACAACGTACGATAGAGACCTTTTGCTGTGCTGTAACCTTTGACAACACGATAAGACTTCGAAGAGTTAAACTTGTAACCCTCTTCGAACGAGGCGAGGTCTGTAGTATCGATCAAGCCCTGAGCCTTGAGCGACTTCAACACTGTGTGCGTCTTACCCAGACCACCCTGACCTGTGATGATCGCTGAGGCAATAGTCTTCTTACCAACCATTGTGACCATCTGCTGAACGAACTCAAAGCGCTTATTGATGCCAAACTCGTCAATCTTGGGCTGATTGTTCACGAGACCTGTGGACTCTTCGACCTCTAGACCCATGCTAGCTAGAACGTTCTTGACGTACATCTCATGCTTTGAACGTGTTACCATTTTGCCATCCACGAATCCTTCGAAACGATTCTTTGCTTTGTTGAATTTGACTGCTACTTTCATATACACCTCTGTTGCTGTTTATGCCTCAATTATAGCACCTTTTGGTCAGATCGTCAAGCACTTTCCAAAAGACCCTTTGGGCTGTAGGGTCTTATACCATTACCTGCTCATTACTAGAATTCACAAAGGGCACGTACACTACCTCAGCCATTACGTTTATCTCCTCCCCCAGCTCAGACTCTACGTATCCCAGGCGATCAACGTACCACTTACCGTCTTCTACGTACTTCATCAAGTCCTCTAGAGATCCGTATATACCCACCAGATAGTAACCCTCATAGTCTACGAACGACACCAACGAATACACTTTCATACCATTCTCCATACTTTAGTTGCCGAGAATTTCTCACTCGGCGCCTAGGGGATACGATCCCTTCGACTTAATGAACTGATCTAATATAATAGGAGCCGCCTCTGCAGGGATTCCCTCATCTATCATCAGATCTATTATATTATACTTCCCCATGTCCATCTCAATGGCCTCTGTAATCAAATTGTAGAGATTCGAGAAATACGACATAACTGGTTCCTTATACGCTATGACCACGCTGATCCATCATATCGAACAGAATGAACTTTGCTACGTTCAACTGCTGACGAATCCGCTCTTTATTGGCTTCTTGATTCACTGCTGCAGCGTGCTGATACTGATTCATCTCTTGACAATCGCTTAGAATGCCCGCTACAACCATCTCCAGACCGGAGAACTTTGCTGTAATAGACTCCATATACTGTGCTTTGATGTCTGCTTCGGTCATACCATACATTGCGATCTGTTTGCTGTTCATATAAGTTCCTTACTGTTTATGCCTCTATTATAGCGCCTTTTGGTCAGATCGTCAAGCATTAGTTTAAAGACCCTGCAGGGTGTATGGGTACTATAAAAAGGTTGACAGGGGAGGGAAAAGATGTTATAGAACATAGAGATCTATTTGGTGACTCGCGAGTTTAGATTATTACTCTGCCGTTTATAATCTGATACGGTCGTATAGAATCTGAACCATTGTTCTACCGTATAAATACAGAGTTTTCTTTAGGCTCGATTTTAGAGAACTCTGCGATCTCTATCCACAGGTTATCCACAGTCTATATACAGTATATGCTATATTATAGCAATATTCGATCAATACTTACTATATCTTGATTTCATAGTATATACGATACTTATCTTTATTGCCAAAGAAACGATCATTATTACTAGTATTTCTATCATGGTATATTGACCTTTTGTTCTTCATTACTACGATAGCACATATACAAGACTCCTACGATATATCCCATAATAAAACTAATCATATTACTCTATATCTAATTCAGGATCATACTCTTCTAGAAACAGCTCGATATATTCAATGGCTTCAATTGCTTCAGATTCCAGGCAACCATATGTCTCCATTAATGTTTCGACAATCTCTTTTTGTTCAAGTGACATAAGTTCTAACAATTCACCCTCAGTCCAATCTATAATACGATCCATATCATACCACAGACTTAACCTACCATTCACATTATAAAAACTATGCCAAACACTATCACTCCAACGACTATAACTCATTCGTCAAACTCCTCATTCCAGCATCGTATAGGCATATAACCCAATTGACTATTATTCCAATAATCAATTTCTGACCTGGGCATTCCTTCGCTTATTAGCCACTCGTCAAATGCTTTGCCAATTAGACCTTCCGGCATTACTTTCGGAAATCCCCATTTCCACCCACTAGGCGGATCGCACATTGTTACTACTCTTTTCATCATCATACTCATATTATTTCTTAGGTTCGGGCGCTTTGACTTGAACGCATGCCGCTTTAATATATTGTGTCTTAATCGCTTCTACAGCTTTATTGCATTTGATCTCATCCTCAAACTGACCAATATAGGTAATGTTCGTTGAGAGGATTACAATTGTCCAGAAGAACATATTATTTTGGATTCACAATTCGAACTGCGATATTGGTCCGACCAATTGCTACAAGCCAAGTAGCAATCTTAGATACGACTGCATGGTCGTCTCGTGGATTTTCAAAACTGATATTGCAATCCATAATAGTATCGCTAGTATTACTATCCCGTGAAGAGAAGCTCAGGTTGAAGTTTTCGTTGATTTTTTCTTTTGCCATTTTATTTTCCTTTAAAGTGATCTTCCATACCAATCACATCCATAATGTCTACTACCTCATTTTCAAGGAGATAACACCCACACTCCCTGATAACGAACTCAGTATATCTGTTGACTGCTGCTTCCCATTTCTCTCTATCTGTTCCGAGACCATAGATGTCAAGTCCAGATAAACGATAAAATTTTCTAAGCTGATCGTTCATAATGTAGCAAACGCTTGTTTAATTCATTTTGCATTCAATTCAGCCATACGTTTTTCTCGATCAGCTGCAATTTCATTCATGCGTTCCAAGTGTTCCAATTCTTTTACTTTATTCTCGAATGCGGCAAATGCCAGATTAACTAGCAATAACCCGGCGATTAATAAAAACGTTTCTGTCATACCAATATAAAGTATTGATAAACACGTTACCATTCCTACGCCAACTGCCAAACTAATTACTTTTGCCACGTATAGGGCGGCTTCTTTTTGAATCTGATTCATAATGTTTTCCTTAGATAGTTACTTCACGAGTTGAGCATTTTGCCAACTCTACAATTGCTTCCTGCTTGGAAATTCGCATTCCCTGCAGAAAGAATGTCTTTTTAACCCGATGCGATACTGAGAATCGACGGATTTTATCTGTTCCGCGGGCAAATACTTTCAATTCACCGAAATCGCCTATGGTATCTAATTTATATCGAGCCAACGCAATTCCAATTTCTTTATCAGCCGCGACAGCTGCAGCAAATTCTGCCTTTTCTTTCTCAAGGCGTTCTTTGTCGTCTTTGATTCTGCGCTGATAATTTTCTTCCAGCATACCTAACTTAGTTGTCTTAATATCAAGACCAATTTTAGCCATCACATTAAGTGCTGTAGCAAAATTCATTTCTGCTTCCATATCGCACTCTATTACTTTGGTATCTCGACCACCGGAGGAATGAGAAAGCTTAACGGTCCATCCATTAGAACCATATGCGCGATCAATATAAAGGGTAATGACATCCTGAGACCAATAACCCTCAACCTTAATACGGATTGAACCATGTCCATTATAACCAATGTCAGCCAAATTAAAAGGGGTAATTTCGTATCTTGCCATATAAGTTCCTTACTGTTTAAGCCTCAATTATAGCACCTTTTGGTCATCTTGTCAAGCATTCAGAAAGAGACCCTACGGATTGCTTGGGTACTACCAAGCTTTCTTGTTGCTCGATTCTTCGTTCTCATTGTATCCTGCGGTGTATGCTGTAATCTCAGCCGCAGTCATATCTTTCAAATCAATCCGATTGCTATTGTAGGTATCACCTGTGTAGTAATGCGGAGAATATTCTCGATTGTAATAGGAATCTGCACTGCCCCGGTCAAAGGGTCCGCCATGTCGAGTATCGTATTGTGTCTGTTCTGCAATCATATAAAATCCTTAAGCGTAAGTTTTGCTAGGGAAACGGGCCGTTGGGTCCATTCGAATTTTCATTCCAGAATTGAATTTGCCTCGGGCACTAACGGGTTTCGGATTCTTCCGACCCTTCAACACCTCAACCATTCCACCTTTTGCCAAGAATTCTGCAACTGCTTGTTCTTGTGCGATTCTAGCTTCTTCTCGTGTCATATAAGTTCCTTACTGTTTATGTCTCTATTATAGCACCGTTGGAGTCAAATGTCAAGCAAAGACCCTTTGCTCCGAAGGGTTAACTCATGTACTGAACTGATATCTTTGTATAGCGTCCAGCCTGTCCATACAGACTAGCGATAATTTCAAAATCTTCAGCGTAGGATTCTGCAGCCTTGCGATTGCGAAATTCCTCATACTTGAATGTTGCTTCAACTGTATCGTAAACTTGTACTATCCACATATATTATCCTTTCTATTAGCAATCTGGGTCAAACGATTCCCATTCCTGGGCTTCGTCGGGCTGACCATCATCTTCATCATAGTCAACAATGTCGTTGGACCGCATCATATCTGCCACATCGTCTTCACTCATATAGGCAAGACACATATCTGCAACTGCTTCTGCAGAGATCAATCCCTCGGCCATCATATCTAGAAGTTTCGTTGTCTGTTCACGCATCATCTACTCCTGTTGCTGTTTAAGCCTCAATTATAGCACCTTTTGAGCAGAGTGTCAAGCACAAAGTGAAGTACCCGAGCAAAAGACTCGGGTACTATAAAAAGGTTGACAAGGAAGGGAAAAGATGTTAAGTTTCTGAAAGTTTAATTACATTAATAATTGCTTGAATAATATTAATATCTTTTCTTGATTTGTAGTTTCCAATATAGAAACCTTTGATACTATTTAATCCACGCAATTGATCGACAGAATATACAAACTTATAATTATTTGGATCATGTCCTAATGGCATTTTGCGACGTACATACGAATGAAATTCCTCTCGATTTCCGGCAACAATCCAAATAATATCTTTATGCGACATTCGCAATGTTTTTCTTTTCTTTTTCTAACTCATAGATAAATACATTAAGCCAACCTGTGAATCCAACACACCATACATCAAATAATGCCGAATCCCAAAATTGATACATTTGAAATGCGGTTATTATTGCCAAGAATAATGCAATATATTTTATCATTATGCCATCCTATCTATATTTTGACCAGCGCGATTCATGCGCCGATTTGCTTCAATACGTTTTTCCTCAGTATCAACTTGACGCAATTTCTCAAGACGATGCTTGTTTAGTTGTTCATTATGAATTCGTTCTGTTCTAACGACTTCATTATGAATACGAGTGTTATGTGCTTGCACTTCTGTTATTTTCATTCTTGAACTCCGAAATGTTCTCTAATTTCTTCGTAAATATCCAACCCATCATGATCGGCAGCAATATCAGCACATTCTCGAACAATCAACTCGGCGAATGCGTGTATAAGATCTCTTTCAGACTCTATACCGTCTTGAACCATTGCAATCTTATAGAGTTTATCAACCTTGCTTGTATTCATAAGTTGTAGTACCTGGAGTAGGATAACCTAGATATTCAATCTTTGGCATACGCCATTGCATAAAGTCTTTAGCTGGTACTTTAGGAAATACAACTTGATTTTCTTTAAACTCTTTCATCATTGCCAATTGAATATTGTGCAAGTACATATAGAGTTTTGTTTCTACTGGCCAATCTTTAATCTTTTCAACAAAGGTTGGGTCAACTTGAGCCTCGAGCTCTTTTACATATTCATTCATTTCCATGATTATCTTCACTTTCTACTTTTTCATATATTGTGTTGAGGGTTTCAAATCGACCAGACTCATCTGGTTGTTTGACAATTCGAGATGTTCTAATATCGGGGCATTTGCCTAGTGTTGGATGATTTAAAGCCAAAGGTATGCGGGCGACATAGACTGGTTTGTCTTCTGGAGAATAAGGCCAAACATATACCTTGGCTTCTCCGACATATTGGACTACTGGTTTTTCCATAACAAAAATTCCTTTTAGGTTAACAGGTCAATTATTTGCTGAACTAGGTTAACATCTAAATTCAGCTTTGCTGCAATCTCATAGACGTCCCAATGACGTTCTAGCATTTCTCTAACTGCGTTTACTAGTATGTGTTTCATTTTGCGTAGAGCAGGTAATCCAACAATCCCAAAGCAAATACGGATACTGTGACATACAATACAAATATGAAAAGTATTGATGCATAGATTTTATTATTGGTTAGTTTATAAGTCTTTAACTTCTTCATATTCTACATAGAAATCTGTCAAAGGATCATAATACTTTCCTTCTTTAGGATCGTAATATAGAACTCTGCCATTTCGATAATGGAAAGGACCTTCAAGACCTTTACGAGGTCCGAATTCTTTAGAATTTTTGAATACTGTGTAGGACATATAATATATATTACCAAACGAGTTCTTTAGGAGCGAACTGAATCTTACCCATATAGTCGAGCTGATCTTTTTCAAACTCGGTCATATAATCGTTAGGAACGATTTTCCAATCAATAATGGATTCGCGATAGTACTCGTCATCGCATTCAATTTGCGAACGCAGACCCATGATAGCCATAGTAGCATCGCCTTTAAACTTCTTAACGACATAATCACTGCCGCCCTTGGCTTTCCAGTATTGCGGGCATTCACCTACGCCGTCCCAATCATGGGCGCCATAGTTTTCGTGAATCTGAGTAGAAATTAAGAGCTTTGCCATTTCGTGTTCCTTACTGTTTAAGCCTCAATTATAGCACTTTTTGGTCATCGTGTCAAGCAAAAAGTAAGTATCCGAGCAAAAGAGTCGGATACTGTAAGATTTTCATTGAAAAGGGTATATAGGTATATTGTCAAGTAAAACGTCTATTTAAGGGTACTTTAGCATTTTTACGATTTCGTGTGTCAGATTCCACAATAAAATCAATAGGTTAGTACCCTTAAATTACGGGTTTTTCCGTTTTATGCTTTTATATATCCTACGAATCTTTCGCAATCGTACCATGCTACGGGTTGCCCATTAAGCTCCCATACCAGTACTGGGTCTGCATCTTCATTCAAAGTATCCCATTTGAATTTCGCTGCGAACATTGCTGGAAGTCGTTCAAACATATCGATTGTGCTTGCATCGTCTTCATACTTAGTAAAATCGACATTAGTTCCGCTATTGTTAACGAATTCGTCGAGATCGTAATCTGTATTTGTCATTGTAGTATATCCACCTGTACTTGAATTGATTCGGATTGTAACTTGTCGTTGTAAACTTTAACTGTGGTGCCAAGACCAGTAGTCTTCTCTTTAACTAATTGCTGCAGCGCAACTTGTGTCGCCACTCTGTGCGAACTTGTAGCGAAACACTTCTCAGTGTCGCTGATACTCATATAAAGACCAATGCCATTAAGCATCACTCGAAAACGAGTAGAGTTCTTTAGGCCTTTGATAATTTCTTTTCTACGCATAAGACACTTTCTAATTAATTAAGCCTCTATTTTAGCACCTTTCGATGCTCTTGTCAAGCATTTTTTGAAAGACCCTTTTGCTCATATGGGTACTAAAAAATGCTTGACACAATGGACAAAAGGTGCTATAATAACGACATGATGAGAAAGAAACGTTCTGACCGAAAGCATATAGTATACAGTATCACAAATGCTGTTACTGGTGATTTCTACATTGGCATCACGCAGGGATCTCGAAAGAAAGATTTACGTGTTCGTATATTGAAGCACATTCAACGAGCTCGTACTGAGAATCGTTCTTGGGCATTATGTAAAGCAATCAGAGAGTTTGGCGCTGAATCATTTCTAGCACAAGAGTTAGCGATTGTTCGTGGCAAGACTCCTGCTCATAATTTAGAGCGAGCGCTGATTGCCGAGTATTCGCCAGTTTTGAATACACAATAAGTTTATCAAATGGATAAAAATTGCTTGACAAGCAGAGTAAAGTGTGCTACAATATAGGATAAATTAATGGAGATCATGTGACTGATACTTTAGAAAAAAAATTGTCTGACGAAGACTATATTGCATTCAAGATTTGGATTAAATCTATCTTGAAGCATGGCTCTTCAACTGTAGAGTTCATTAAGAAAGATGGAACAGAGCGTAAAATGCTTTGCACATTGGATCCTACGCTGGTTCCCGGACTAGCAATTGAAGAAAACAAAAAAGAAAATACACGCAAGGTGAGCGAAGAAACACTTGCAGTTTATGATTTGGAAGCTAATGCTTGGCGCAGCTTTCGATATGATAGTGTCACAAGCGTAACCATTAAACTTGGAGCAGATGATGAAACAGAATAAACAAATCGAGCTACGTGAAGTAGACGAAACTAACGAATCTATTATGAATGAGCTTGTTCATTTGTGCGAGATCCGAGGAGAACTTGACGATGAGGCGAATGCGTCAATTGAGCGTCGCATTGCATTTCTAGAATCTAAACTAAATAGGCAAATGCTATGATTGATTTTGATAAGATTGAAATTCAACCTAAAGATACAAGCAAGGGACATTTTTATGTTAGCATTGTAAAGAGCGCTGTACGAATTGGAGCAGGGACTGCTCTTATTATGGGGTCATTTGTCTTGACAGGCTGGTTGCTGATTTTAGCAGAAATTCTTGGAATTGTTGAGGAGATTGTATAATGGCTTACGTTACTACAGAAGTAGAAGTTGACTTATCTGATTTTGATACTCAGGATCTAATTGATGAGCTTGAATCTCGAGACGCAATGCCAGATGATCTTCCTGAGGGTCCAAAGGAATTGCTTGAAAAAATCTGGATGAAGCGTCGAATGGGTAACAACGATTACCAAACAGAGTTGGATAAATTAATCTACAAAGTGTTAGGTAAAATAGTATGAAAAAAATCGTTATAAATAAATGCTATGGCGGATTCGGGTTATCCGATGATGCTGTAGTTCGGTATGGTGAGCTTGCTGGGTTGAATCTCGTTAAGACTGAAACTAAAAATGGGGCATCTTTTTTCTATGAAGAAGGTCGTGTAGATAATACTCACTTTTTCTATGAAGGCAATCTTGATCGTGACGACAAGTATCTTGTACAAGTTGTCGAGGAGTTGAAACATATGGCCAGCGGAGCTTATGCCGATTTAAAAGTTGTGGAAATACCCGATGACGTAGAATGGTATATTGAAGAATACGACGGGTGTGAACACATTACAGAAACACATAGAACTTGGGAATAAAATGTATATTACTTTGACAAACGCAACCGCTGCGCATCGCGGAAACAAAATCGCAATCAATTCAGATTTGATTGCTACCATTCACTCTAGTGAGGTAACTGTAGATGAAGTGACGGAACTCCGCACCTTTATCTTCTGTCCTCCACACGGTACATGGGAAGTAACTGAACCACTTGACAAAGTTGTTTCAATGCTTAATCAGAAAAAATCTATTTTAAGTTTCTAATATTATGGCACAAGGCTGGCGCAAAACTCAGATTGAAGATATGGAAGCCCCTACTCTCAAACTACCAGTAATTAAACGATCATTAAAGATTCTTAAATGCTCGGATTCTTTAATGTGGTACAGTAAACTTGTAGGTGAAGTAGTTCCTTATGTACGGGAGTACGATGATTGTTACATGAGCAGAGAGCCAGCCGGGTACCTTAATATAGTTAAGTTAGAAGATGCTGAGATTATAGATGAGGAAATAGATGACGAACGAGAAAATTGATGAAATGGCAATACAAGCTGGATTAGCGTGTGACGGAACATCATTTGATTATGATGCAGTGCAATTATTCGCAAGAATGGTTGAGGCCAATGTGAAGGATGAAATGCGTCCATTGCTTAAAGATATGCAGGATTTGCTAAATAACAAATAGGATATATTATGACACTACAAGATTACTTTGAGTTGGTTGAATATAAGATTGGAGAAGGGTCGAATTATATGTGGCGTTGCTTCGGCGACAATGCATATAGTCTAACTAGCAGCGCGCTCGAACAATATGAAGTATCTGTCATGTATGATACTGAAGATCAAACCGTATTTGTCATGGAAGCGCATGATTTTATTAATAGACGTTCATATCGTATCTTTAATGAAAAATTTAAAGATGCATACTTTGATGAATGCAAAACTCGAGGCATTGAAGATGCTGCGTATGATGATGTAAAGTTTATCGATCTTGATTTATACGAAGACTTTGCAGAAAAAGCAAACGCTATTATTCATGGTCTAGATTATGATACACGAGTACTAATGTCTGTTAATATTCCAGATGACGAGTTACTGTTTATGATGAAGGCTGCACATAAGTTGGATATTACATTCAATGAATTTGTTGAGCAGGCATTGACGGAATCAATCTCTATTTGGAGAGCTAAAGATGGGCTGGCAGACAAATTATTTTGAAGCTAAGGCATATAAGCATACTTACGATATCGGTGATAGAGTATTTGGTTATTATAACAAGATACCTTTCATCGGTAGTGTAGGCAATGATAGATTTGTCAATGAAAATGATGGACCTGAAGTAACAATACATCTTGATCTACCTATCAAAAACGATGGTGTCGTTAGAAACATTATCGTAGTTAAACACAAAGACATTAAACGTCGATTAGAAGAATACTAGGAATACTATGGATTTTAGAAATGATATTGTTGCTACAACAAAACGTAGGCTTGAAGCTGAATTGGAAAGTCATCGGCTAAATGCTGAGATTGTAATCAGCCATCCTTTAGGCAATGCTTCTGCGGATATTATGGGCGCATTCTATAAAGAATTAGAAGCAATGGCACAATGCGAGACAAAGCTACTGACTATTAACCGTTACTTTAAATGAGTGGCTGGATAGAGCAAGTACAATCTAAAGAATTAGACAAAGCTCTAAAAGAAATTAGAGCAGGTAAAGATGCGAATGTTGTTATTGAAACAATGTCTAAAAGATTGAATGCCAAATTACTGCACCCCGTATTAAAAGAAATAACCAATGTAGAATCTTCTTTTAATCTAGAAGAGAGTAGAAAAAATTATAATAGGATAATGAGAATACATGGATAATGTAACTGAGGAACAATTGCAACTTATTGCTAAAAAGATGAAGGAAGTGTTTGGCGATAAGATACCTTCTCCCGTACATTATCCTGCGCAATTTGATTACTATCTAAAATTGTTTATGTATTATCATTCAAATGATCCATTGAATTAATATGAATATAAAAATAGTAGATGTTCCAGTTGGGGGCAAACTTGTTGTTTACAGAGAACAACTTTCTCATCACACAATTGTAAGAGCAAATAGTGATTCAGATTTAAAAAGAGCTATACAACGAAATATTGCCAACCAGATTGCGCTTTATATGTTGGATAATAATTTGATTGAGATTAATTTAAGAGATGATCCAAATACTTTTACTAAAGAAATTATAGCAAGAGTTTGTATTATGCCAGATGAACAAGTAAGAACTTTAAGAAGAATAGTATGAACACAATTTATATTGACTTAGATGAAGTCGTAGCAGGCTTCAGTGAACACGTTAGTAAAATTCTGGGTAGGACAGTACTTTGGACAGACCGAAGTATCTCACCCGAAGAATGGAAAATAATAGCATCCGAGTATAGACTATACTACAATCTTCCTTTAATGGAAGGTGCTACTACTTTGGTTGGATACTGTAAAGGTATCACTCCGAAGTATAATGTAGAGTTCTTAACAGCAATCCCAAGAAAAGATACTGTACCTTATGCCATGGAAGATAAAAAAGATTGGGTTGCTAAATATTTTCCAGGATTTGTAGTAAACTTTGGACCTTTTAGTACAGACAAATGGAAATGGTGCCGCCCTGGAGATATCCTAATTGACGACAAGTATTCAAACATCGTCGATTGGCATGAGAAGGGCAACGGTATTGCCATCATGCACAAAGGTTATATCATGGACACTATTGATATTTTAGATAAAGTAATTGGTTGTAAAGAACCAAAGATATTTACATGATAAAAAAATTAAAAACAATACTACCTTTTATGATAGTATGCTTTATATCTACACTGATGGTGTGGGTTCAAGTAAGTTTTGCGAATCTTCAATAATAAACTTATCTTCTGGAAAATAAGTTAGACAATTTGCTCTAATCTCATCCAATGTTCTACCTTGAGTAATAAAGGTATTTCCATCTTTTGACCATAGATAGAGTATGTCTCCGTGCTTTTCTATAGAGCATAATCTAATCTGTTCCCTGGTCTGTTCCATAGCTTCATGCATTTTATACATGAACATCACTCTTCTGCGTGTGGTTGATATGTAATTTACTAGCAAAAAGAAAAATGCAATTGCTAATAGTATTTCAAAAAAATCCATAATAAAATCCTAAGGGTTTAATAATAGAACACATTGGTTTGTGATCACTGAAGTGTTGGCGCCGCCGTATGGATTTGCGCTTTGAGTTTGTCCTAATTGGCTTGTAGGCACAGTAAAATTGCCAGTATAAACACCAAGTCCCTTACATATTCTAAAACTAGTTATGTATCCCGGGAAGTAACTGTTAGATGATGCGGTACTTTCTTGGCCAATACTGAGAGATGTGGTACTATTTGTAATATTATTGTTATCAGAATAAGATGCTCCTATTCTAGTACCATTCCTATATATCGAAGTAAAATTATTTACTCTAGATATTGCAAAATGTATCCAATTATTTAAATAAGATGTTAGAGAAAAACTGAATCTATAACCATTAACTTCCCAAACATAAAAAGCACCCCCTTCAATACTGACACCGATAGAAGTGGAAGGATAATTTCCTACAGCAAATACTCGAGGATTTGAAGGTTGACTTGTCATATATTGCCACCATTCCACAGTAAAATCTCCAGTACCAAATGCCCAATTTGAGCTAGCAGGTATACTAAGATAGTTACTCGTGCCATTCATATTATAACTATTTGCAGTTATACCTGAATATGGATTACTACTAGTTGTAGTAGTACCATTTAACGTGGGACTTACTGTACTTGCAATAGATCCTATTGCAGATACTTGCACTGTCGAAGACGGGCTCAATGTGCTTCCGTTTATAAAAGTAACATTTTGAATTATCATTTAAATTCCAAATCTATTATGATATTGAGACCAAAGATTTTGTATATCTGTAAGTGTTAATGGCCCGCTATATGATTTAATAAAACCAATATTTGCTTGACCCGGTTCGCTTGGCCCTGGTCTGCACCATAGTAGAAACTGATTAAATCCTCTATTACTACTGGCAGAAAAAGTTGTTGTTTTATATACTGCAGTTGGCCCTATTGTATTATTAACTGTAGATGATGCAATATAAAGATTTGCAACACCGGTAGTATAATTATATGTTGCCCAGATAAAATGCCAGTTTGCATCTGCAGGATCGTGCGATAACCAAACCTCACTGCCTGGGTAGTATACATTCATATAAACTGTTCCGCTTCCCGGAGCAGGCGCATAGGTTCCTAGTAACCAATCTTGTCCAGAGTTTGTAGATAATATTCGCCCTTGCCCACCACTAGAAATGTTTTGTGGTTGATATGCCATGAATACGGAATAATTTGCATTAGTAGTATTGGGGCCTACTACAATATTATCTGTTGCTATGCTAGCGCTTTTGGTAAACATACCTCCATTGCTGCTACTCCAACCAATTGTAGAACTTGAATTATTCACTGTTAGTGTATAAGTTCCTGTAGCATCTTTTGAACCAGTGATCGGTGCTGCAGAAAAATTAGCAGCATCCAAATCAAATACTAATGGCGCACTTATACTTGCAGGCAAAGGCCCTGGCGCGAGCAACATACCTTGAGTTAAAACTATTCCGCCGGTAATTATCATTTTTGTATTAGTGTATTAGTAAAATCTAATAATAGATCGTGATGAGATCCCTTGTGCCAATATTTATTAATGTATTCGTAGGGTTTTTCGTACCAGTGTTTGGTGCTCTCAGGATGGCAACCTATGATACCTATTCTATTTTGAATTATTGCCATTGGATCACCATTACAATATCGAGCAATAGTTTTAAATTTTCTCTCGTCACCAATTAATGCGCACCCATCATAAAAGAACATATCTTCTGATTGCCCATTCCAATTGACAGTTGCGATTGTACTGTAACTGCGTTTTATATCGCTGGTTTTTCTTTTTATATACTGTTCGCATTTTACTCCGTCTAGTATATCCAAGTAATGATGGCCTGCCCAATAAGCACCCATACAAATGCCAAGATAATGTCCGCCATCGTCAATAAAATCTTCAATCATATTGCCGGCTTTGCGACCAATAAAATTATAATATTTGTCTGCATCTCCTATACCGCCAGGAAAAGCAATAACATCTAAACCCTTAAACAAACTAGGTTTAATATCACCTACTGAAAATGTTCTAACATTATATTCTGAAGACAATGCTATTCTTATACCATTCGCAGAATCCAATGAGCATTCTGGATGTTTTACAAAAATAGCAATTGTCGGTTTCATTTTTTGCTAAACGTTTCTTGCATCTTTGCTTGAATTGCTTTTGCCCAAAAAGGTTGAGGAAAATTCCAACCAACGAATGCGCCAATTCCTATCCAAAATAAGGTATCTAACATTTTGTCCCCTTTAACTTTTTAAGTTTTTAATATGAGTACGATGAATTCTGCATTGTATCTGACCGTTATAATAATCTTCCGATTCCAATACTCTCCTATCCATCTGCTCCCTAGCTTCAAGGTAATTGCATAATCCTTTATTTGGACATATATGCAATATTTCTCTAACAAAATTATCTTCGCCGTGCTTTAATACATCAGCTTTTAACTCATCAGATGAAGACCAATAATCTCTCCAATCTGATTCTACCTTTAATCTTTTCTTTTTACCTTTAACTACTTTAGTTTTTCTAAACCAAAATAGTTTTTTACCTATATATCTACGATTAGTAATAGTGTTAGTAATCAGATAAACATACCCATATGCATCATCTGGAATTACTTCTAATTCTTTGTTCTTATATAACCACATTTAAATACCAATTTAAATTAGTATTTATACGGTCTCCCAATAGTCATTTCCATCAGAAAAACTATCACCCTCATCCCTTGGAGGAACAAAGAAATAATCATCCGGGTTTGTCATCACATCTTCAGGATCTTCCGTCGCTTCTCCTGTTCCCATAATGCCAGCTTTAACAAGCATTTTGGTTTGAATAGATTTCTTTGCTCTGTGTTCTTCAGATTCTTCTCTTGCCATGTAGGCTGCTTGCCGTTCAGAGAATAGTTGTTTATGCTCATCTTTCCATTCTCTGGAATTGGCACAAGCCCGGGAACAAAATTTCCCAGGCTTTTTATGTTCGATACCACATTTAGGACAATTCTTCGTCGTCATCGTCCTGGTCATCATGTTCTATTTCTGCACCGCAGAAAGGACAGTTTGTTACCTCATAATAAGTCTCATCTAGTTGATGGCTTATCGTGAAGATTGCGTCACATTCGACGCATTCGTGTTTGCTTTTTGGCATGCCTCGGGTTCTCCTCGTTTCTTTGATTCTGCTTCGTAAACTCTTAGACGAAGGTCAGACGAGCTAAAGAAGTGATCTCTTTTATTATAGTATAGATCTATTTTACGTTTAATGCAAATGTCTTTGCCAGTAAACTCTTTGTCTTTATATTCCTCTCCCAATATTCTAACGTCTATTGGCAATGACATTAAAATATCTTCAAGTTCTTTTTCTGTAGAATAAACAATAATCTCATCAACGTGTTTGCATGATGAAACTTGAATCTGTCTTTCAATAATAGATTGTACAGGTTTATTCTTTGTTGGACGATCCAATGTAGGATCAAGTTGTATTGCTGCAATTAAATAATCGCATTGTCTCTTTGCTTCTTCAAGCATAATGACATGCCCTGCGTGGAACAAATCAAAAGTTGATGCAACAAAACCAATTCTTAAATTTTCTGTTTTCATATCTTCTCCACATCAATAGTACATTTATTTAAAAATTCTAAACCTTCGGTGCTTCTATATTGCTCGCGATAAAATACTTTCTTTATACCTGCAATATGTATAAGCTTAGCACATTCAAAACATGGCGCATGGGTGATGTACATTGTTGCCTGATTACCAGACTCTGCAGATTTAGCAAGTTTACCAATAGCATTCATTTCAGCATGGATAACTTCTGGTTTTGTCTTTGTACCAATTACCCGCATTTGATATTCCGGACCGCCAGGATCAATTATATACGAAGAATCTTCTGAAGTTATATCCTCACACGCATTATCCCAACCAGCAGGTGTACCATTGTACCCAATGCTAATGATTCTATCATCTTTAACAATAATTGCTCCAACCTTCAATCTACCTGCAGAAGATAACTTAGCATAGGTCTCTGCAACCTTCATATGTGCATCATCAAATTTATTCGGCATGCCATTTTCCTTCTGGACATTTTTGTCCGCTCAATCTCACCTTACCCCATATAGCACATCCACATTTTGAACAAATGTCTGCGCCAATAATCTTTTCTTTAAACTCACATTCATTACAAATTGCTCGTCTTTTATCTACGAACGTTATCACCTTTTCATTGCTCATTTTGCCCAGACCTCTTCCCATGAACCAGACAAGGATCCTTTAGCATAATCAGTTACACGTTGCTCAAAGAAATTAGTATGTGTAGGAGCATTAATCATTTCCTCAACCCACGGCAATGGATTACGTTTAACTTTAAAGATGCCTTTTAGACCTAATGAAATTAATCTACGATCAGCAATATAACGAATATACTTTTTGACTTCTTCGGATGTAAGATTTTTCATCTCACCCATGCTAAATGCTAGATCAATAAACTTATCTTCAAGCTCAACCATCTTTTCAGCAATAGAATAAATTTTGCCTTTTAGATCATCGTTCCAAATTTCTTTGTTCTCTTCGATATATGTTCTAAACAACTTAATCATGTTCTCAGCGTGCATTGTTTCATCTACAATAGACCAAGTAACAATTTGACCCATGCCTTTCATGTTTCCATTACGTGGAAAGTTCAATAACATAATGAAAGAACTAAACAATTGCATACCTTCGGTGAATGCTGAGAATACTGCGATGTGCGTTGCTGTATTCTCTTTTGTCGAGTTCTTTTGGGATAAATCCAACACATACTCATGCTTGTCCTTCATTTCCTGATATTCCATAAACTCATTGTATGTGCTTTCTGGCATACCAAGTGATTCGATAAGATGGGAATATGCTGCAATGTGCAATGCTTCTCTTGCAGCAAATCCTAATAACATCATTCGTACTTCAGGTTGTGGGAAGTAGGGCAAGTAATTATTTACATAGCCGCCAGCAACGTCAATATCACCTTGAGTAAAGAAACGGAAAATGTTAGTAAGAAAATGTTTTTCGGAATCTGTTAGTTTGTTTTTCCAATCCTTAACATCTTCCAACATAGGTACTTCTGTATGAAGCCAGTGAGATTGCTCATGCTTCAACCAAGCATCATATGCCCATGGATAGTTAAATGGTTTAAATGATTGTCTTTCGTCAGTCAATCTACTAGAAGCTTTCTTAATCATTTAACCACTCCTTTAAAATTGTTTCAGATTTTACACCAACGATTGTTTTCAATGCTTGTCCATCTTCATTTACCATTACTAATGTAGGTACACTACGTATTCTATATTCTGCAGCCACATCAGGAAATACATCAATATCAACTACTTCAATTGGAATATTACCTGTGTTTGCACCTTCTAATATCTTTGCCATTGCTTTACATGGCTGGCACCATGATGCGGTAAATCTATAAATCTTCATATTATCCCTCACAAGCTAAACAAACTTCTTCAGAAGCTAAAGTTTTCATATCTAATTCTTCCATCACTTTTCTTTCAATTCTCTTAGACACTTTATCTGCTTTACCAATCTTTTCAGAGCGGCAATAGTAAAGTGTTTTCAATCCTTGTTTCCATGCTTGGAAGTGAACAGCATGAATATACATCACATTGCTATCTGGTCTGAAGAATAGATTAACCGATTGTGCTTGGTCAATATATTGTTGACGATCTGACGCATGCTGCACAACCCATCGTTGGTCAATTTCCATAGATGTCTTAAATACATCTTTAGTCCAATCATCCATCCATGTTAGATGTTGAACACTGCCATCATTCGCAATAATAGAAGACCAAATGTCTGCATATTCTTGCTCACCTTTTGGCGTCAATGGAGTATCATTTGGCGACAAGTATGCCATGATAACTTTATCAAGCCATTTATTCTTATTTAAAGAAGAACCTGATAATGTATCTTGTCTATAGGCATTTGCTCTTAAAGGTTCAATAGATGGAGAAGTATTGCCCATAATAATAGAAGATGATGCATTGGGTGCAATTGCCATCATATGGCTAAATCTTTTACCTGTACCAGCAGCATCAGGTGCCTCGCCTCTTTCTTTTCCTATTGCAATGTTTGCATCATCTAAACCTTCACGAATATGCTTAAAGATTTTATGATTAGCGCCTACTGCCATTGCAGATTCCCATGGCAAATTATTTTTTTGCAGATATGCGTGCCAACCCAATGCACCAATACCAATAGAACGTTCACGGGTAGCAGAATAAGTTGCTCTAGCTATTGCAGATGGTGCGTTATCAATAAAATACTGCAGAACATTATCAAGCATTTCAGCAACATCCTTAAGGAATTGCGGTTCATTTTTCCAATCATCATAGTATTCTAAGTTTAAAGATGATAGACAACATACTGCGGTTCGTTCTTTATCTGTTGGTAAAATAATTTCAGAACATAGGTTACTTTGTTTAATACTCAATCCAAGTTTCTTTTGAAACTCTGGCATCATGCGATTGCTGGTATCAATAAAATGTAGGTATGGTTCGCCTGTCTGCATACGCATCTCAAGAATACGTTGCCATAATTCTTTTGCGGATACAATTTCACGAACAGCGCCATCGTGAGGATCTTTTAATTGCCAATCATCATTAGCAGTAGGATCCATCATGCACTTTTCAATAATGTGCATAAAATCATCAGTGATATTAATTCCATGATGTAGATTCAATGCTCGCATATTTGGATCACCTGTTGGCTTTCTCATATCCAAGAACATTAAAATGTCAGGATGAGAAATGTCAAGGTATGCAGCATAACTACCGCGGCGAGTCCTTCCTTGCCTATACGCGAGGCTGGATGCGTCATATGTGCGAAGATGAGGCATGACACCAACAGATTTATCATCAGAAGAACGAATTCCAATACCAAGACCAACTCCTCCGCCCAACATACTGAGCCAATTTACTTCCGATAATGTATTAACCAAACCCTCTGCGGAATCATCAAGATATGGTAGAAAACACGAAATAGGGAGCCCACGCTTACTACGACCAAAAGAAAGAATGGGAGTGGAATAAGACAACCAATGCTTAGAAGAGTAATCATATAATCTTTGAGCGTGTGCATTGTTCGAACCAAACGACGACGATACAAATGCGAATCTTTCCTGTGGAGATTTTTCGTCATCTTTCATGTAACTTTCTTTTAATCTTTTAATTCCTAGTTCATCAAATAGATTATCTCTTGTATAATCTACATTAATACCATGTACAATTTCTTGCGACATATTTTTTCTTACTCCAGTTGTTATTTTACTTCTTCAAAGATAGATTTTTGCTTGTTATACCATTCAATCCAAGCATCATTTTTCGCCACACATTCATAATGCAATGTATAGTTCGCTATTACTGTTTTAGTATATTCAATTATACTAATATTCTCGCCCTCAATTGTTTTTAGTGCTGCGCATTTTTCTGTTAATACTTCGGGTGCTGTAGGAAATTTTGCAACTACTGGAACAGTTGTAGCACATCCAACAAGAAACATTGCCAAACAAATTATTAGATATTTCATTACTTATCCTTTTTTCTCTATGGAGATAAATTCTTTACCTATCCAACCTTCTTTATTTGATTTAACAAAAGCATAGTTGCCTTCCAAACGAATAATTTCTATCTTAGTGTATGGTGCTAGCTTTTCAATTTTTTCGCTTGAACTATCTTTGGTTGGTCTAATATTTGCCCAAGTTGTTACAGTTGCAACAGTTTTTACTGGGTCTTGAGTTTTAGATTCTATTTTTGGTGCTGGTACTGCAGATGCAGCAGGTTCGGGCGCTTTAACAATTTCAATAGGTTGATTCAATGCACCTGCGTTGTGTGCTTTTACAATTACGCTAGGGATTGGACAATTCTCTACAAACTTAATTACTTCTTTATCTTTAACGACTTCTCTATCTACGTAATTAATAATGTTCTTACCTTTTTCGTGGATAACTTTTGTTTTCTCTACAACTTGTGTAACAATTTCAGTATTTGTCTTTTCAGATTTTGCTTGAGCTTCAGCAACCTTGACTTCCATTTCTACTACTTTAGCTTCCCATTCTGCTTGATTACTCATTGCACCTTCAAACCATACGCCAAATGCAATTAATATTACTGAACCAAATTGAATAAGTGCACCGTATGTTCTAAAGAATGGAATAAATCTTAAAAGAAAAGAAACAAGAAATACCATTATCCCAGCTATCAATATAGCGTGAAATATGATATCAGGTACGAAATTCAGTAACCACATTTAAATCCCCAATGCTTTTTTTATGTTTGGTTGTACAAACGTGTCGGGCTTTAACACCTTGCCGTCTGCTCTTTTTATTAATTTTCCATCAACCATCTTAGACATATTTGATCTAGACACCTCATCCCAAACTGATTGTTGCGGAATGCCTAAAGAATGTTCAAGTCCTTCGATTACCCATTTTAAATCTGCACAAGCATCTGCAATTTCAATAAGATCATTATTGCGAAATGCTTCAATTAATTCATTGTATTCTTCTGTCACTAATTTTAAATATAATTCTGCTTGATTGGTTCTATCATCTGTAATTGCTGGATTAATATAAACTTTTTGCTCGCCTGCAAGCATAAATGTTTTAACGTCATCATTACTGTTCATTTACAAGTTCCTTAGTCAACGGAAAAATATCTGCAATTACTTGAGCGCATGCTAGTGCAATTTCAGCATGTTCTTTTTGTGTGCCATTGCTAGCACGTAGGATTATATAATGTATCCAAGACCTCAAGGTTCCATTCATATAAAGTCGGCTAACTGTTAAACCTTCGGGCAATATTGCTCTGGCTTGTTCTTTAGCAATACCATTAGTAACTGCCCAAATATAAGTTCGTCTTGCTTCTGCAATAAGATCTCTTTGTTTAGCTTGCCACATTTTATTTAATTCTGTATCTTCAGTCTCAATAGAATTTTGACGATTCTTTGGATCCTGCATTCTTGCTTCTCTTACCTCAAAATCCAATTCTTTAGTTGGGTCTGCATAACGCTGACTAAATTCTTGGAATGAGAAACTACGATGACGTAAAATCTGTCTAGCAATATCTCGTGTTGTAGTAATCTCTAAACATACACTAACCATTTCAAGCGGAGACCAATGCTGGTGCTTAATTAGATATTTAATTAATTTGTCCGCAGTTTCTAAATTATATTGATTGGATGGATTTGATACCCTTGCACAAAACGATACCAAATCTTCAATTTCATAAATTCCTTCAGCCACCATATCTCTAGATGGTTTCGAATTTGAGATTAATTTAACTTTCATTTAACACCTTTTCCATGATACGAATTTCATTTTTGCTTCTAGACCATTATATATGTTCTTTGTAATCAATTTAAACGGATCCTTGCCCGTTAATACGATATCATTAATATCTTTTTCTTCCAAAGTCTGAGGCCATATAACAGTATTATAATTGCTATTGATAGCTTTGTCAATGATCTTACAAACTTCTTTATTCCTTGGCTGATTATCAAAAATGACAACTAGATTCTCTTTTGGAATACCTAAGCTATCCAACTTACCAAATGCAGTACCTGCAACTGCAATACAATTTGGAATAAACAAACTATCAATAGGACCTTCAACTACATAAACCTTTTTCTTTTTATCGACGAAGTCAAGCCCAAAGATAAAAGGCTTTTCATCATTAATTTTAATAGTAACATACCTCAAAGATTCATTTCTCAATGCTCTACAAGTTACTCCTACTAATAAACCATCCTGGTCATAGAAAGGAATGACCAATCTGGGTTCAGATGTTTTTAACGTGTTTTTATACTTATCAGACAGTTGTTCAATTTTTCGGATATCGTCAATAAAATATAAACGGTCAAAAGTTTCTTTTGGAATCTTTCTTTTCAAACAAAATTGAACTGCCTCATTATCTTCTGGTAATTTATCTAGACGATCCAATAGTTCATCTAGAATATTTTTTTGTTCAAAAACAGGTTGTGCCATTTTAAACTTATCCTCAATCTTTTGATGGGGTTTAGATAATGGCAAGCCTTCATTATATCGTTCAAGAGTATACTGATTATACTGCATTGCATCAAGTTGCTTTAGGAATGAACCAAAGTGCATTGACGCATCACAGTTGTGACACTTATAAAATAAGTCGTTTTTTATGGCATAGAAATATCCACGTGTTTTGGTTTTCTTTGAGGAAGAATCTCCACACAGGATGCACCTACAGTTATAGACATGATTGTTCTTTTGTTTGAACAATGGCAATCTATTGCTGATTAATTTTAAATATTTTAAATCGAGGAATAAAGACAAGTTAAGGCTCCATTAAGAGCCTTAATTATAATATAGAAATGATAAAAAATCAACCGAAGAATTTGCCTAATTGTACATGGGCCAGGAAATATCCTGTAACCAAAGCGCCGCCAATAAGCATCCATCTCCATTTTTCGATTATGCCAATTCTTTCATCCATTTTGGATAATTTGGCCATCATCAATTGATGTTGTTCTTTTTGTTCGGAACGAAGTTCTTTTAGTTCTTCACATATATTTTTAACTTCATGTTCCATGACAGCAAGCCTCGATTGCGTATCTATCATTTCCATTTTGCATTACTTCTTCTTTTTTGGTTTTGGTGCAGTTGTTTTTGCCGCTGTCGTTTTCTTTGCTGCAGGTTTGGTTTCTTCTACAACCGGCGCAGATTCTACAACTGGCGCAGGTGCTGGCTCTACAACTGGTGCAGGCTCAGCAACTACTGTTTCTTGTTTAGCTTCTGCAACCTGAGAAATAACACTTACAAGTGCTTCCTTTGGTGCTTCTTCTGCTTTTGTAATTGTAATTTTTGCAGGGGTATCAACTGGCGCAAGCGAAATTGTGCCGGTTGTGACAGGGGCAGCAACTGGTGTGTTTAAAGTCTTCAACGTCTGCGATTGAGTGTCAACATCGTTTTTCCCTGATTTAAAGAAAACATATGCGCCAACTGCAAGTACGCCTAATACTAATACAAATAAAATTTCCATTATTTTCTCCTAAATATACTATTTTTATCAACCCATTTTTTCTGACGTTTTTTGCTAATAGGGGGTTGGTCTGGAGGCAATCCTGCAATCCCCGGTGTTGCTGCAGCATTATTTGCCGCGACTCCACCTTCGCCATCTTCTGAAAACTGTTTAAATGTAAACATCTTATTTCCATTTAAAAACTCTTCAACTATCGCCAGCTCCGAATTTAATTCGGCGCTTACTTTATTTATATACTGAAATTCTAAGTCAATCGGTTCATGATTGCTATCTAGACTTTCTTTTACTAATGCATACGCAGCTGCATATGATGTCAAAGTTTTGTTCGCAACTGGAACTTTATTAATAATCTTTTTCAATCTGAATACCAATCGGTGCAAAAGAGTATATGCATCTCTTTCTTCAACCGTATTCAGGTCACTCATCTTTTTAAGTTCATTACCATTTTTATCTATAATGCCCAATTTATAAGCATCCGTTTTTTCAAATGGTGTTGTCAAAAGACGAAGGATTCTATAGGTTATTACTGAATCTACAAATTTACCCATTTTATACTTTTCTTAAAATTTCTATTATTTTTTGATCCAATGTGATCTCCGATTCAAATATGGGAGACTCCTCGGTTATGACTACTTTTTCTGGCATATAATTTAAAAATACCAGAAATGTTTTCAGTTGTGACCAGTATTTTTTATCTATCTTGAAGAACAACATCTTTGTTGCTGCTTCTACTCCAAATAAATTATTTAAAATAATTATGTGATTTATAATTAATCGTTCTTTAAGTTCTTTATTATTAAGATACTTTCCCAATAGACGTTTAATATATTTAAAACGCTTTATATCATCTAAGAATTCGTCCATGCCTTTGCAATATGGATTATCATAATGCTTCATGGCATACATCATAAAATTTTCTTCAGTCAATTCAAATCTCATTATAGTAATTATGATGTTATTCCGTAGTAATTTCTTAACCAGGTCTCAAGAGCTAGGTAATCTCCAAGAACTGTTTCTCCAGAACAAATAATTAAACATACTGTTTGGAAATCACTCTTCTCTGTGCTATATTTATTAATTGCTAAAGTGGCTGGATATGTTGTAATACCTGATCCTGTTCCTCGAGTGACTCCATTTGTTCTTCCCAAATTCAATTGATCTGTAGTAAGAAACCAATTTGTGCCATAATAATCAGTAACTCCATCCGAACCAGTTAATAAACTGCCATGTTTAAATTGACCTGCTGCGCCATTAATATGCCCCGACGCCCAATCTTGACCGCCAGTTGTTGAATAAATTCTTTGTTTGTTTGAACCCGAATATCTTGTTACATGGAATATAGTATACGTGTTTGATACAAGTCCCGTAGGCCATGTAATACTACTTGATGTAGAGCCACTTATTGCCGATACAAGATTTGTATTTGCACCATTACCACCAGAAAGTGATACTAGTGAACAATTGACTGTGGTTGCTGAAATAGATGTGTTGCCCAATCTATCATACCAAACCTGACGACGGTCATCAAATGATTGTTCGTCATACCATGCAACTATGTTTGCTAAATCTCTTGGAGAATTTGGCCAAGTAATTGCGGTTACATCAGCAACATTTGCAGTATCTGGATATCGTCTATTTTGTCCCCAAACTATTCTCACTGCACCCGGGCCACCATATTGAGGATAACTAGAATATGGATTCAAATACATATAAGAACCGCCACCACCTCCACCAAAAGATCCGCCCACATAAGAAGGAGATAATCCTCCTTGCCCTCCGCCCGAACCACCATTTCCTCCGGACCCTGCAGAACTTTGAGCGCCGCCGCTTGAGCCTGCACCAAGATATCCGACTCCGCCGCCAGAACTTTGATATCCTCCGCCACCGCCGCCACCAGATCCTGCAGAACCTGTAGCATTTGCGCCGCCTGCGCCGCCTGTTCCGCTATATCCGCCGGCGCCGCCGCCGCCCCCTGTTCCGTTTCCTGTAATTCCTCCATATCCTGCACCGCCGGATCCTCCACCATATGGTTGTGAGGAATCAACTCCTGTAGTCGAATATGATCCTCCAGCAGATGTCCCGCTTGAAGAGCTAATATCTCCGCCACCATATCCAATAACTATAGTACTACCTAAATAACTTACAGAAGATGCACCGCCAGGGCCATGATTAAATGTTCCGCCGCTGAGATAATTTCCTCCACCGTTTCCATAAACTATTGTAATATTACTACCAGGAACTACTTGAATACTTCCATATGCAAGTCCGCCGCCGCCAGCTGCCCAAGGACCTGCAGGGCTACCACCGCCGCCCCCTGCCCCAATTGCTACAATGGAGATGTTGGATACTTTTGCAGGAACATTCCAATAAGTTGTATTTGTCCCGCCGTTATATATTCCAGAAACTCCATTCCATGCAACCTGGCCTTGCGGAATTGTATTTCCAAAAAGAGCCGGCAAAGATGGAAATACAAATGGAGGTCTATACGAAAGTTCAAAACTTCCTGTGATTTGGCCGCCAGTTAGAGAAAACATTATATTACCTAAAAATAATTAAACGATTGCGTTGCCGCTTATAAACCAAGTATTTGCTGCAACATTTAATAAAGTTGCTACGCCATACGGTGTAATTTTTCTAGATGTTGATGTTGAATTGCCAGCCAAGTATAAAGATACTCCTACATTTGGGCTAACTATAACATTTGATTGATTTGTTGTTTTTGCAACAACTTTAATTGTTGTGCCAATAGGCCAAGAAATTTCAGTATTATTTGGAATAGATAATGTTACATCTGTGCCATTTGTAAAGTACAAATGCTTATCTTGGTCTCTTATAAGAAGAGAATAATTTGTAACAGATGCAATCTGAGGAGAGCCTAAAGTATTTGCAAAGAATGTAGACACATTTGCTTGTTTGCTAACACCATTTTGAACAATATACAATGTATCGTTCAAATTTATTTGAGTTGTTGCTTGTAATTCTGATACTTTTAACTTGGCCATCTATTGCTCCGATTATTGTATGGCCTACTTTGCCACACATTATTTATATGTTAAAGCGGGAGCCATTCGTAGAATGCTAAGCCGCCACCTCCGCCAGCGCCGCCTGCATAACTAGCTCCAGAACAAGGAGAACCGCCACCGCCACCGCCTTGTACCCATATTTTTAGAGTTGTACAACGTGCAGGTAATGTAACCGTAGTAGATGTGCCGGCACTATAATAGTTGGTAGTTGTTGTACCGCCTGCAGTATATTGTACAAGAACAAGACCGCTGCCACCCGAAGTAACTGCGCCACCCGATGTACTAGCGGCAGATGTGGCGCCGCCACCTCCACCGAGACCTCCAGATGATGCAGGGCTAGAAAGACGATTTGCTCCGCTACCGCCATATCCCCAACCAGATACTCCAGCTGCGGATAATGCTGCTTGTATGCCTTGGAAATCGCTAGCATATCCTCCAGATCCGCCAAAGCTTGATCCAATTGCAGCAGGACTTCCTCCGGCCGCACCATTTGGCCCGCCACCGCCCGGGCCACCATAACTTCTTGTACTATAACCGCCATATCCGCCAGATGCAGTTATTACTCCTGCAGGATTTGCTAAAGTTACGTTACTATCTAACGTATAACTACCGTTTCCACCAGGGCCGCCGCTACTGGTACCTGTTGATTGAGTACCACCATATCCGCCACCACCTGATAAGTTCACACCACCATAACTTGCAGTTGAAGTACCTCCGGCACCGCCGGTTGCTCCTGAACCTGGATAACTCCCGCCATAATTTGCGTAAAGTACAATATCCCCAGTATAATAATTAGCAGTTGAAGTACTTGCCGTACCCATAACTGAAAAGAATTGGTGTATACCGGTCATGTTAAACCGCTTCCGGAAATAATCCAAGAATTAGAAGTAATTTTTACTGCGGTTGCTGTACCCCATGTAGTCAAACTACGAACACTTGTATTGCCCGACGGACTTAGATACATTGTATCAACTGCAATTGCAATTGAAACAGTATTTGCCGACATATTAATAAAGCTAATTGCCGTTCCTATTGGATATGCAACATTACTATTTGATGGAATTGTATAAGTACGAGGATTTGTATCTGTTGCTGGGTGGAAAATATGCTTGCCAGAATCATCTCTAACTAATGTGTAATTTGTATTTTGGCTATTCTGTGGAATATTTGCATATCCTACCTCAACCCACGCATTGCTTGAATTGCGATAACTTAATACATTTGATCCAATATTATAAACTGTATCGCCAGGTGCTAAATTATTATTTAAATTCGCAGTATTTAAACTAGCAAATCTTAATGTAGAATTTGATATAACTACACTATTGCCCGAACTTGCCATTAATACTATATTAGCACCACTAGACAATACTGCATTTGCGTTATATGCAGATGTTAATGTTACCGTATTTGCAGATAATGAGATATATGCGGTTGACGATATACCAATATTTGATGTTGATGATATAGTACCATCTTGATTTCCGGAAGCTATAAAAGTATTAGCACTTACGGCATTTGTAACAGTTAAATTACCTTGAAGATTAAAGTAACTTGCATAAACATTTCCTGTTGTAAATACATTACCTTGTAGTACAATATTTGCAGGAGTAGATATTACTAAGTTTGCACTTGAATATAATGTGCCTGTTTGATTGCCGGTAGATATGAAACTACCGCCAGCAACTACGTTACCGGAAACATTTAGATTGCCAGTTACAGTACTTGCCGCTGCTAGATTAGTTAATCTAGAACCGTCACCAATAAAATATGCGCCGGTTGTAACATTTCCATTAGCAGTAAATGCACCTGTGCTATCAAATGTCGCAGTATTAACTGGGGCAATCGAACCAGTTGGAGTTGTAAATACTAATACCTTAGTAGCTCTGCTAGTATCGGTAAAGTTTTCTGCTGCTACTACATCAACACGTCCGGTTGATACTGTGCTAAATTGCAAACTGCCATTACTGAAACCGCGTCCAGTAAATTGTGCTAATGCGTCATTGTTTTGGGTTTGTGTTGGGCTTGTAGCGGTTCCTCTTGCCGCACGCCCAGTAAATGCCACATAAGTATTTGAGCCAAATGAGTCTTGTGTGATACGAGTTACAGAACCGTCCGCGCCTGTAATGTGTAAGTCCGTGCCGGCGGTATTGCTAGTACCAGTAACTGTATAACTTACTGTCTGAGGATAAGCTAAAATTGTAACTTCGGCATCGGGTAAAGATGTACCAACGGCAATGCTGCCGCCCGATGCTACAAGTACGTTGCCAGAAACATTTAGGTTGCCTGTTACAGAACTCGCCGAAGGTAGATTTGTTAATTTAGAGCCATCGCCTAAGAAATAATTTGCTGTAACATTGCCTGTTGTTCTTACGTTTGAATTTAAGGTAACATTGCTTGCCGTAATGTTTACATTACTTGTTGCGTTAATGTTAATATCGGATGTTGAAGAAATAAGGCCTGCGCCAACAGAAGTTCCAACAAATGTCGCAGAAATTACGGATCCATTTGCAATTACGTTGCCCGAAACATTTAAATTACCTGTTACGGAATTGACCGTAGTAACAAGACCGGTTAACAGAGAACCATTTCCTCTAAAGAAGTTTCCGCTTACATTTCCAGAAATTACAACATTTGAATTTAGCGTAACATTGCTTGCCGTAATGTTTACATTACTTGTTGCGTTAATGTTAATATCGGATGTAGATGAGATTAATCCTGCTCCAACCGAGGTTCCAACAAAAGTTGCAGAAATTACCGAGCCATTTGCAATTATATTTCCTGTTACTGACAAATTACCTGCTACGGAGTTAACGGTTGCAGTAATGCCTGTTAGCAATGAACCATTGCCTTTGAAATAATTTGCACTTACATTGCCGGTTGTAAATACATTTGAATTTAAATTAATATTTGCGCCAGTAATATTTGCATTACTTGCAGCGGTCATATTTATATCTAACGATGAAGAAATATACCCTGCGCCGCCTTGTTGTGAAACAAACGAGTTAGCAATTACATTGCCCGTTGTAACAACTGCATTTGCAATTACGTTACCAGATACAGTTAAATTGCCAACAACAGAATTAATAGTTGTAACAATTCCTGTTAATAATGCACCGTTACCTTTAAAGTAATTTGCACTTACATTACCTGTTGTAAATACATTTGAATTTAAATTAATGTTAGTTGCAGTAATGTTTACGTTGCTTGCTGCATTTATATTTACATCCGAAGTAGATAAAATATAACCTGCACCTGTTGCAGTCGCCACAAAGGCATTAGCAATTACGTTACCTGTTACTGTTAAATTCCCCGTTACAGAATTGCTGCTTGCACTTATATTAGTTAATCTAGAACCGTCGCCTATAAAGTATACACCGGTAACATTTCCTGTCGAAATAATTGCATTTGAAATTATATTGCCAGTAACGTTCAAATTACCTGTTACAGAATTAATTGCAGTAACAATACCAGTTAATAAAGAACCATTACCTCTATAAAATCCTGTAGTGTAAATATTGGAATTTAAATTAATGTTACTTGCAGTAATATTTACGTTACTTGTGGCGCTCATATTTACATCAGATGTTGATGAAATATAACCCGCACCTGCAGATGTTGCTACAAAAGAACTGGCAGTTACATTACCTGTTGTAACAACTGCATTTGCAATTACGTTACCTGTTACTGTTAAATTCCCTGACACAGAATTAATAGTTGTAACAATTCCTGTTAGTAACGAGCCATTGCCTTTAAAGAAATTGGCACTTACATTACCTGTTGTAAATACATTTGAATTTAAATTAATGTTACTTGCGGTAATATTTACATTTGCAGATGATGATATAGTTAAATCGTATCCTGAAGATAATGTGGCAGTTCCTACAACAGGAGACACAAACGCATTCGCAATTACATTTCCTGTTACTGATAAATTACCTGTTACGGAATTAGTTGATGTAACAATGCCTGTTAGTAATGCACCATTACCTATAAAATAAGAGTTAACCCCTGCTTTAATATTACCTGTTGCAAATACATTAGAATTTAAATTAATATTATTTGCTGTAAGTCCAACATTTGCAGATGAAGATATAGTTACATCATATCCAGAAGATAGGGTTGCAGCGCCTACTGCAGGAGATACAAAAGAGTTTGCAATTACGTTTCCACTAACTGTCAAATTGCCTGTTACAGTACTTGCCGCTGCTAGATTAGTTAATCTAGAACCGTCGCCTATGAAATATGCACCTGTTGTAATATTACCATTGGCGCTGAACGCGCCTGTGCTATCAAATGTCGCAGTATTAACTGGTACATTTGCGCCAATAGGTGTAGTAAATACCAATACTTTAGTTGCTCTACTATTATCAGTAAAGTTTTCTGCTGCTACTACATCAACGCGCCCGGTCGACGCCGTACCAAATTGCAAAGTACCATTACTGAAACCGCGCCCTGTAAATTGAGACAATATATCATTATTTTGTGTTTGGCTTGGGCTTGCTGCATTGCCGCGGGCGGCTCTACCAGTAAATGCAACATATGTATTTGCACCAAACGAATCTTGTGTGATACGAGTAATTGCATTATCCGCACCAGAGATATGTATTTCTGTACCAAGAGTATTGCTGTTGCCAGTAAGTGGATATGCTGCAGTTTGTGGGTATCCTAGAATTGTTAATTCTGCATCCGGATTAGATGTACCTATACCAACATATCCAATTGAACCTATAAGCAAGTTACCAGAAACAGTTAAATTACCAGTTACAGAATTAATTGATGTAACAATACCCGTTAGTAATGAACCATTTCCCCTGAAGAAATTCGCATTTAAATTGCCAGAAACTACAACATTTGAACTAAGTGTTATATTACTTGATACAATGTTAACATTTGCTGCGGAATTAACATAAAAATCTACAGGGGATGATATTCCGCCAGATCCTGAACCAGTAGATACAAATGCGTTAGCAATTACGTTTCCGGTAACATTTAAGTTACCTGTTACAGAATTAATATTTGCAGAAGTTGCAACTACATTGGTTAATCTAGAACCGTCTCCTACAAAATACGCGCCTGTTACATTTCCCGTTGCAACAACTGTATTTGCAATTACATTACCAATAAAGTACCCGGCTGATGCATTTCCCGTATTAATTACTGCGCCAGTATAAATTGCGTTGGCAATTACGTTTCCACTAACGGTTAAATTACCACTTACAGAATTTACAGAAGTAACAAGGCCTGTTAGTAATGAGCCGTTACCTCTAAAGAAGTTTGCACTTACGTTTCCTGAAATTACTACATTGGAGTTAAGTGTTATATTACTTGATACAATGTTAACATTTGCTGCCGAGTTAACATAAAAATCTACAGGAGAAGATATACCACCTGCCCCCGATCCAGTAGATACAAATGCGTTAGCAATTACGTTTCCGGATACTGTTAGGTTGCCTGTTACAGAATTAATATTTGCAGAAGTTGCAACTACATTGGTTAATCTAGAACCGTCTCCTACAAAATATGCTCCAATTACATTGCCGGAAACATTTAAGTTACCTGTTACAGAACTAACCGATGTAACTAATCCTGTTAGCAATGAACCATTTCCCCTGAAGAAATTTGCGCTTACATTGCCCGTAGTGAATACGTTTGAATTTAAATTAATATTGTTTGCGGTAATATTTACATTACTTGTTGCATTGATGTTTATATCAGATGTCGATGATATAATACCTGCGCCAGCAGATGTACCAATTAAACTTGCAGAAATTACTGCGCCATTTGCAATCACATTACCAGCAACGTTTAAATTGCCGGGAATTCTTACTATATTAGAATTTAAATTAATATTGCTTGCAGTAATATTTACATTTGCTGCAGAATTTAACGCAAAATCTGTTGAAGAGATTAATGATGCAATTCCTGTTCCTGTAGAAACAAAAGTATTAGCAATTACGTTCCCTGTTACAGTTAAGTTTCCTGCTACTGAACTAATATTTGCGGAACTACTTATATTAGTTAATCTTGAACCATCTCCTAGGAAATATGCACCAGTTACATTGCCGGTTGCCACAACAGTTGTGGCAACTACATTACCAATAAAATACCCAGCTGATGCATTGCCGGTATTAATTATTGCCCCGGTGTATATTGCATTTGCAATTATGTTACCAGAAACATTTAGGTTACCTGTTACAGAATTAATTGTAGTAACAATACCAGTTAATAATGCGCCATTACCTTTGAAATAATTTGCATTAATGTTTCCTGTTGCATAAACATTAGAATTTAAATTAATATTGCTTGATGTAATACTTACATTGCCCGCGGCATTTAATACAAAATCTGTAGATGAAATTAAAGCCGCAGTACCGGCCGCAGTAGAAACAAAAGTATTTGCAATTACATTACCAGAAACATTTAGATTTCCAGTAATCGAACTACTTGCATTTGCAGTTATGCCAGTTAATCTCGAACCATCTCCAACAAAATAATTTGCTGTTACATTCCCTGTTGTTCTTACGTTTGAATTTAAATTTATATTATTAGCAGTAATATTTACATTACTTACAGAATTGATATACACATCTGTCGTAGATGATAGTATAGCCGGTCCAGTTGTTGTAGATATAAATGCGTTGGCAATTACGTTACCAGAAACATTTAAGTTGCCAGTAACGGAATTTACAGAAGTGACAAGACCAGTTAATAAAGAGCCATTACCTCTAAAAAAGTTTGCGGTTAAGTTTCCGGTAACATTTACATTGGTTGCAGTAATATTTACATTACTTGTTGAATTGATATATACATCTGTTGTAGATGATAATATAGCTGGGCCGCTTGTGGTAGATATAAATGCGTTGGCAATTACATTGCCCAAAACTGTTACATTACCAGCAACAGTTAGATTACTTATTGTTGTATTTGCAACTGCAGCAATAACTCTTGCATTTGTATAGTATAAATTTGACGCAGATTCTGTTACATTTGCAGTATTAAGATTTACAATAGAATTTGCATAAGTAGTCCCGCCGCCACCGCTTCCTGCAGCAATAAAGGTAACATTGCCCGAACTAATCCCAAGCACTTGTCCTTCTGTTCCGCCTAATGGACTAATTAAACTAGAATCTATTTTGCGCGTCATTTCTTGACCTTTTGTTGTTATCTATTTATTTATATACGATTAAAAATAGGTTAAAACGTAATTGAACCAGAACTTGTGAATTGGTATACTCTGTAACCACCCGAAACGGTTACATTAGGAGAACCTGTTGTATTTGAAGCAGCAGTATATGAATCTAAATAACGAATAATAACTACACCCGAGCCGCCTGCGCCGCCCACACCAGAATAGTAATAACCACCTCCGCCTCCACCGCCAGTATTTGTTGTTCCTGAAGTTGCGGTTGAACCATTTGATGCTGCACCACCTCCTCCACCACCTCCTGTGCCGCCAGCGCCGCCGCCGGCTCCATCGCCACCACCGCCACCACCGCCTGCATAGTATGATGATGTGCCAGATATTGAAGAAGATATCCCTACACCTCCAACGCCGCCCGAGCCAGTTCCTATACCACCAACAGCACCCGCGCCGCCACCGCCGCCTCCAGATCCATTACCCGAAGCGTATCCAGAACCACCAGAATTTCCTTGTCCAGAAGTGCCACTACCAGGAGTTAATGTTCCATACCCAGAACCACCACCTCCCGAACCACCGCTTTTGCCGCCGTATCCACCTGCGCCAAGATAAGTACCGCCGCCACCACCACCAGTAGAAGTAATAGTTCCAAATATCGAATCTTGTCCGTTATATCCACCTGCCGCCGCTCCAGCACCGACTGTAACTGTTATTGCTGATCCGGCAGAAACAGAATATCCGGTATTGGATCTGTATCCGCCAGCACCTCCACCGCCCATACCAGTATTATTAGTAGTTGCACTTCCACCTCCGCCACCACCTGCAACAACTAAGTATTCTATGCTTCCGGGTGGGCCTGGCGGAGGTCCGCCATAAACAGAAAACGGTCCACTGACATTAAAATTTTGAAAAGTAAACATTTTTATTTAGAAAGTTATTGAACCTGATTGCCAGAATCTATAGATTATATTACCGCCGGAAGTTATTACGTTTGGAGATCCAATTGTATTGGTTGCGTAACCATATGTATTAGCGTAACTAATTACAACAATGCCCGAGCCTCCAGAGCCACCACTTGTGTCTGTAGTATTGCTCCAACTTCCGCCACCGCCGCCGCCACCGGTATTTGTTGTTCCTGCATTGCCGTTTCCAACATTTGGGGTGCCAGCATTTCCTCCGCCCCCAACACCTCCAGTTCCTGCAGTAGTTCCATTTAAATAAACGCCACCGCCTCCACCTCCAGCATAGGCAACATTTGAACTAGTTATTGTAGAATATAATCCAGCGCCGCCGTTACCTCCATTACCACCCACAGCATCTGCTCCAACGGCTCCTGCTCCACCGCCACCCCCTGCTCTAGGACATCCCGATACTATAATACCAGATCCGCCATTATTACCTTGTGATGGAACAGTTGCAGGAGTATTTCCTAAACCATATGCAGCATCATAACTTCCTCCACCGCCAGAACCACCATTTTTTGCTCCATTACCGCCACCGCCACCGCCCGTAGATGTAATAGTGCCGAAAACTGAGTCTGATCCAGAGACACCTGCATTGTAAGCACCGACTGCACCGCCATTGCCACCTCCACCTACCGTAACAGTAATTGGTGTTCCAGTAGAAACAGAATATCCGGTATTGGCTCTATAGCCACCTGCACCTCCACCGCCGCCATAACGTGCGCCGCCACCACCTCCTCCAGCAACAACTAAGTATTCAACTATGAGCGGATCTATTGGCGCTTGGAACGCCAACATATTTCCGCCAAAAATAATGTTTTGAATAGTAAACGACATTTATTTAGAAAGTTATTGAACCGGAACTCGTGAATTGGTATACTCTGTAACCACCCGAAACGGTTACATTAGGAGAACCTATTGTATTTGATGCTGCTGCATTTGAGTCCGCATAACGAATAATAACTATTCCAGAACCTCCTGCCCCTGATGCTTCATATCCTCCGTCTCCGCCACCACCACCACCGCTACCAGTATTTGTAGTTCCGTCAACAGAAGCCAGCCCGCCGCCTGATCCTCGACCACCACCACCAACACCACCCGAGCCACCACTTTGTCCAGTATATGCGCCGCCCCCGCCGCCGCCAGCATAATATGTTGCTGTTCCAGTTATAGGATTTGTTTGGCCAGCACCTCCCGTACCTCCTGAAGAAGCACTTACACCAACAGCACCGGCTCCACCACCACCAGAACTTAATAAACCACTACTTGCTCTTCCACTACCACCAGCGTATCCTTGCCCTGTTGTTCCTGCGCCACCGGTAAAACTATAACCACCCCAGTAATTATCGTTTGCCCCTCCTCCAGAACCACCAGAAGACCCATTAGACCCCGAACCACTACTATATCGCCAACCGCCTCCACCACCACCAATAGATGTAATAGTGCCAAATACTGAATTTGACCCATTGTTTCCAGGAGTAGACGTATTATTTAGCGATGCTCCACCTGCACCTACTGTTACTGTATATGTAGTTCCTACACTTACACTTAATACAGATTCAGCGCTGGCACCGCCTCCACTAGTAGAGCCAATTACTGATGATCTAAATCCACCTGCACCGCCGCCTCCAGCATATGGAGAACCACCACTAGCACCACCAGCAACAACTAAATATTCGATAAATAAGACCGGGGCCCAAGATATTGTTCCAGAACTATTGAATTGGTATATTCTATAACCGCCTGTTACACTTACATTTGGCAAACCAGTTGTGGTAATTGCTGCAGTATAATCAGATGGGTAACGAATGATTACAACTCCAGAGCCACCTGCACCACCATTGCCTCCACTTGTACCTCCAGAACCGCCGCCGCCTCCAGTATTTGTAGTTCCACTTGTACCATTGGCTCCAGAACCGCCGCCACTACCTCCTCCGCCAAGACCGCCCGCGCCTGCAGATCCTCCTGAATATACGCCTGCTCCTCCCCCGCCTGCATAGTAAGTAGCAGTTCCACTAATAGAAGAAGATACACCAATACCGCCACTAGCATTGCCTGCACCATTTCCGTCACTACCAACCGCACCGGCACCGCCACCGCCGCCACCGGATGAACCAGTTCCAGTTCCACCCGCATATCCTTCTACAGGAGAATATCCTCCTTGATTTCCTGATCCAGGAGTTCTTCCAGAATAAGATGAACCACCGCCCGAACCTCCAGTACCAGCATTGTCTCCGTCATTTGAACCATATCCTCCACCTGTACTAGTAATAGTAGCGAAAGATGAATTATTGCCTTTTACTGGAAAACTTGTATAAGTAGTTCCGCCTGCGCCGCCCGCCCCAACGGTTATAGTATAAGTTGCAGAAGTGTTTACAGAATATCCTGTACTTGTTCGAAAACCTCCAGCGCCGCCGCCTGCAGTTCGGCCTGCGCCGTTATTAGATCCGCTGCCGCCACCCCCACCAGCAACAACTAAGTATTCTACTGCGGAAGGTGCACCAAGGGCAGGCTGCGATGTTTGCATATTGCCGCCGAGAATAAGATTTTGAATTGTAAATGCCATTTTATTTAAAAAGTTATTGAGCCAGAACTCGTGAATTGGTATATTCTATAACCACCAGTAACAGTTACGTTTGGTGAACCTGTTGTAGCAGATGCCGCATTATAAGAACTAGAATAGCGGATGATAACTATACCGGAACCTCCATCTTTACCTGTAGTAAATGCATGACCATCATCGGCGCCTCCGCCACCCCCAGTATTTGCCGTACCTGCAGTAGCAGAAGAACCGCCGGCTCCACCTACACCGCCGCCACCTACACCGCCTGGATAAGTTTGAGACCCTCCACTTGCATATCCTGCACCGCCACCGCCGCCACCATATGCAACATTTGCTCCGCTAATAGTAGTGTATATTCCTGGACCGCCTGAGCCACCAGTACCACTAGGATATCCATTATTTACCCCGTTGCCACCAACGCCTCCAGCGCCACCACCGCCCCCACCACCAGAGCCAGCACCCGTAGAACCACCGCCACCTCCGCCTGTGCCACCGTTATATCCTTGATTTGCTGTGCCCAAAATACTATATGTAGAACCAGACCCGGCGCCACCACCAGAACCACCTTGGCCGGCAGGCGCACCAGTTAAATAGAACTGCCCTCCGCCACCACCCAAGGATACTATATTGACTGCTCCTCCAATTATAGATGAATTTGAACCATTATTACCAGCGTTGCCAGATCCACCGGCGGTTCCACCTGCGCCTACAGTTATATTATATGTTGTACTAGCAACAACTGATAACTGAGATTCAAGATTTCCTCCGCCGCCGGTTGTTGTTACTGTAGAACGTAAACCTCCAGCGCCACCACCACCTCCATAGTATGCACCCGGACCGCCTCCACCTCCAGCTACAACCAAATAATCTATAGTTGACGGAGCAGTGGCTGCGCTGGGCAATCCTACGGCAGACCAAGTTCCAGCAAAACTAAGATTTTGAAAGGTAAACATTTAAAAAGTTATTGTTCCAGATTGCCAGAATCTATATATTCTATAACCGCCGGTAACAGTTACATTTGGTGAACCTACTGTGTTTGCTGCCGCTGGATTTGAATCTGCATATCGAAGAACTACAATACCAGAACCACCCGCTGCTCCAGTACCGCCGCCACCACCGCAACCTGCTCCTCCATTACCTGTATTAGATCCACCTGCAGAACCAGTACCGCCACCGCTGCTACCGCCAGCGCCGCCTGCAGCATATGTAACAGACGACCCTGTAATACTATTACTAAGACCAGAACCACCCGAACTGTTTGTACTACCGGCACCGCCCGCACCGCCGCCACCGCCACCTGTTGTGGCGCCGCTTGTTAGTGTTCCAGTACCAACCGCACCATTATTTCCTTGGCCAGCTGTACCATATCCGCCTCTGCCAGGATAGTATGACCCGTTACCAGAAGTTCCGCCACCAGAACCACCATCTCCACCATTTGGAAATAACGATCCATATCCGCCGCCAAGGGCTATAACACTTGTTGTTGATGATGATGTAATTGAAGAATTTGATCCATTAGATCCTGCAGCGTTTGTCCCAGCGCCACCTGATGCTCCCCCACCAACCGTTATTGTATAAGTAACTCCATAATATCCGATTACATTGGATAAAAGTAAACCTCCTGCTCCACCTCCACCTGCTCCGCTCGAACTACCAGGTCCACCGCCAGATCCTCCGCCAGCAACAACTAAGTATTCTACAATTGGAGATACCAAACTAGGAGCAGTTACTGAAATTGTACCGCCAAAATTGAGATTTGTGAATATGAATGCCATTTTTATTTAGAAAGTTATTGAACCGGATTGCCAGAATCTATATATTCTATAACCACCAGTAACAGTTACGTTTGGTGAACCTATTGTGGATGCCGGCGCTGGACCAGAATCAAGATATCGCAGTATAACAACACCCGATCCACCATTTCCACCAGCAGTTTGTCCGCCATACCCGCCGCCACCACCGCCACCTCCGCCCGTGTTCGATGTTCCTGTTACAGCCGCAGGAGTGCCACCATACGCTTCTCCGTCACCGCCGCCGCCAGTGCCACCGGTGCCTTTTGTCCCTGTATATGCTGCACCCCCGCCACCGCCGGCATACGCAACATTTGCTCCAGAAATAGTGGAATATAATCCTATACCACCATTGCCGCCATTGACACTAGTACCAGCACTACCGGCTGCGCCTGCGCCACCGCCTCCGCCAGCGCCGTACGTGGCTCCTGTACCACCGTTATTTCCTTGGCCTGAGGTACCTGCGCCGCCGGCGCCTGTATAATATCCTGTAGAACCACCACCAGAACCACCAGGATTGCCTGGACTTTGTGTTCCGCCTGAAGAACCTCCGGAGCCACCGCCACCGCCACCAATACTTGTAATTGTGTTGGCTCCTATAATAACAGAATTTGATCCATATCCGCCATTATTTGTTAATACTCCAGTTCCTCCGGCGCCAACAGTAATAGTAATAGTAGCACCAAAAGTTGTACTTAAAGATGTTCCGGTCACATATCCGCCGGCGCCGCCGCCGCCGCCTAGATAAGATCCGCCGCCTGCGCCGCCGCCAGCAACAACTAAATACTCAAGAGAAGGTGGGTTGCCCCAATATATTGAACCAGATTGTGTGAATATGTAACTTACATTGCCGCCAGATGTTACTACGTTTGGAGAACCTGTCGTTGATGTTGCTAATTTATAATCAGATGGATAACGTATGATTACAACACCAGAACCTCCATCTCCGCTCAAAGTAGAAACTTCCGAACCAGAATATCCTGCGCCACCACCGCCGCCGCCTGTATTTTGAGTAGCACCGGTTGGTTTTGTACTTGAATTAGTGCCGGTAGCACCACCACCAATACCGCCAGAACCTACAGACAATCCATAACTACCACCACTACCGCCACCTGCGTAAGCAACATTTGAACCAGATATTGTAGAATATAATCCTGCGCCACCAGCACCAGAGGTGCCGCTGCTACCACCACCACCAACTCCGCCGGCGCCACCACCTCCACCGCCAGAAAAATCTCCACTCGACCCAACACCTCCAGCATTTCCTTGCCCAGAAGTTCCGCTACCAGCAGTTCCACTTTGTCTAGCGCCGCCGCCGCCAGAACCACCACCTATTCCGTTAATTCCACCTGCACTAGAACCACCTTTACCGCCACCAATTGCTGTTACTGTTATTGCTCCAGACAAAACAGAATTTGAACCAGAAGAATAAGATGATCCTCCAGCTCCAACGGTTATAGTATAAATTCCAGTAGTATTTACCGAATATCCAACATTTGCAAGATATCCTCCAGCGCCGCCTCCTCCACCGTTACCATAACCACCAGAACCGCCGCCAGCTACAACTAAGTATTCAACAGTGCTTGGAGCCAATTGTATGTAAGGTGTTACTACAGATAAATTACCAAAAATACTTATATTGTTAAAAATGATTGACATTATTCTATCCCGGGAATGTTATTGAGCCAGAACTCGTAAACGTGTAAATTATATAATTACCATATATTGTTATTGTTGGAGAACCAGTAGTTGTTGCTTGAGGGTACGATGCCAAATGTCTTACTATCACAATACCATCTGTTGGTTGAGTCGTGCCACCATATGGTTGGACACTGCCCCCAGAACCAGTATTTGTTGGATATGTTATTAATGATCCTGCCCTGCCTCCGCTTGCATATGTTACTGCAGATCCAGTAATAGTTGATACCATTCCTAAACCACCAGAATTGCCACCAGAAAATCCACCAGGACCTAAAGCACCACCGCCACCACCTGCGGAAGATGCAAATATTCCATCTCCTTGGCCGCCGCCTGCGTTACCAAATCCAGTCCCACCATATTCCGGATAACTTATTTGAGTTTTTCCTGCAGGACTTGAATTTCTTCCCGACCCACCTCCAGAACCGCCTGTGCCGGCATTGGAACCAAAATATCCACCTTTGCCCCCACCATACGCAATTACAGGACCTAAATAACTATCACTGCCCGCAGTTGGGGAAGTAGATGTTGTTCCTGCAGTTCCAATCTGTATAGATATTGCTGTTCCTATTCCAAATTTACTTGCAGCGACGGATCCCATAACAAGCCCGCCAGCACCGCCACCGCCATCTCTATCAGAATCTATGCTAGGATTGCCGCCTCCGCCACCGCCGCCAGCAACAATTAAATAATCTATTCTCATCTGACGACTTACGTTATTACTAGTAGTTGTGCCGGACGTCGAAAAAACTCGTGACCGGCTAACTTTAGTAGTACTATATCGTCTTAAGGTCATGTATTAATCTCTGACCCAAATAAATTAAAACTAATATTTGTTGTGTTTGCATACACGGTAACTACATCCGTAGTTGCCAATGTCATCCCTATAGTTAATGAAATGGTTTCATATGCGGGTAAAATTGTATCATATGCAATATAATGTTTAAACTGTATAGATGCATTTGCAGGCTGTACAGCTACACGAAATCTTGCATCGGTAGCATTTTGATTGCATATGGATAACGTAGATGTCGCCGCACTCATATATGCAGGTACAGTATATAGTACAGTATTTGTGGTTGCAGCTGGGGCGGCTTGCCCCAAAACTTTATACGTTATTGCCATATGCGTTCTCTTTAGCTAACTGCTACCCAATTAACTGTTTCCTCATCCCATCTGTAAGGACCACCTTCTGTAGGCATAGTAACAGGGGCGTTCCAAATGCAAGTGCTCTCATCTAGAACCCAGCTTGCAAATGGTTTTGGTGCAATAAATGCGTCTCTTTGAGAATCATAACTGTAACCAATACCTGCATAATTCTTACGCAAAGGCGTGCCACCATTACGATGCTCGCCACCGTATGTGTTATATGATGTTTGTACCCAAGATTCTGGGTCTCCGAATAAACCAGTATTAATAACGTCTTGCTCTACTACGATTACTTGTGTTACAATACCATCTTCTACTTTTGCAAAATGCGACATTTTATCTCCTTGTGATAAATTAATTGATATCCGACTATTTATTAAAATAAATTGAGCCGGTTTGCCAGAACCTATAAATTCTATAACCGCCACTAATTGTTACATTTGGCGATCCTGTTGTTGTTGCTGCACTATAATATGTTGGATAACGAACTATAACTATACCTGAACCTCCATAACCTCCAGTTGTACCCGAACCACCTCCGCCTCCTCCACTACCAGTATTTGTTGTACCAGCAGTTGGTGGATTTTGCGAAAATGTACCATAGGCTGTGCCTTGGCCGCCACCACCGACACCACCATAACTTACTCTGCCCCCTGTACTAGGGCCCCAGTTTGTTCCACCTCCGCCACCGCCGGCGTAGGCAATATTTGTTCCTGTTATTGCAGAATATGCACCTGCGCCGCCAGTACCATCATACGATCCGCCGGTACCAACCGCACTAGCGCCACCGCCGCCACCGCCGTTGTTATAGTATGTTGCCTGCCCGCCGCCTTGACCGCCAGCAAATCCTTGGCCTGCAATACCAGTACCACCAGCATCACCATTAAGATTTGTACCGCCGCCACCAGAACCACCAGAACCGGCAGGTATAACTGAACCACTATAACTTGCGCCTCGGCCACCGCCTACAGATATTAGATTTATAACATATCCTGCTGCAGGATTTCCGCCAAGAATGTATGAATTGCTTCCGTTTGTACTATTAGTACCGCCTGCTCCAACTACCACAACAAGATTTGCACTTGTTTGTATTTGAGTATTGCCTGTTCTAAATCCACCGGCTCCACCGCCGCCACCACCATATCCTCCAGGGCCGTCACCGCCGCCGCCACCGCCGGCAATTACCAAATATTCTATACTTGATAATGTTGGCATATCTTTGGATGTTTCAAATCCAAAAAGGGTGTAACTGACATTAGATGAACCATTTGTGACTACGGAAATAACGTCCGAATCATTTAATGATACTCCTGTATGTAACAAAGTAGTATCATATGCAGGTGCCCATGTATTATAATTTAAATAACTATTTGCCGCAATTGTTGCATTTGATGGTTGGACAGCAATACTAAATCTTGTTGCTGCATTTGAATAGTTGCAAACGGCAAGAGTTGTTACTCGTGTAGAGTAATTATTTGGAACAGTATATAGTGCAGTAGTTACCCCGTTAGTTGGGTTTACTTGTCCTAAAACTCTATAGTTTATACCAGCCATTTAAATTACCAAGTTAAAGATCCAGAATCAAAAAATGCATAGTAACGATAACCATTATTTGCTATATAAGATACATTGCCGGTAGTTGTTGCTACTCGGTAACTATCTGAATATCTAATAATAGCAACGCCAGATCCACCATTAAAATATGAATATTGGGTTCCGCCATAAGAAGTCCATGCACCACCGCCCCCACCTGTATTTATAATGCCGGTACTTGCTGAAGTTGCAGCTCCTCCTCCAAGTGTTCCCGCGCCACCGCCGCCTGCGCCACCCGAACCGGGTGTGCCAGATGCCCTCTCAATGGCCCCGCCACCTCCACCCGCAAGATATCTAGTACCGCTAACATTGTGCCCTAAATTAGTATCAGACAACCATGAACTGTATGTGCTTGTACCTACACCGCCATTGCCGCCTACACCGTCGGCCGCATTACTGCCTGCGGCACCATAACCTCCGCCGCCGCCTCCAGAATAGTTGCCGCCTGTAGCAGCAGATCCTCCAGCATTACCTTGGCCTGTGGTACCTGCGCCAGGACCGCCGCCGCCTGCGCCACCGCCTCCACCAGAACCACCAGCTGCTCCGGCAAAACTACCATAACCACCCGAACCTCGGCCACCACCAACTGCAGTAACGGTTGTAATATTTGTTCCGGATATTGCACTATCTCCGCCGCTTGCAGCAGTTCCGCCGCCAGCCCCAACCGTGATAGAATATGTTACACCGCCACTTGTTGAGAATGTATTTGATAGTAACCCGCCGGCACCACCGCCACCAGAATAATTTCCAGTACCACCAGATCCCCCGCCCGCAACTAAAATATATGTCACTGTAGGTGGAATTGGTAATGCGCCAGAAACATTGTTAAAGCTCATTGCGCCACTAAGATTAAAATTTTGTATTGTTAACATGGAAAAGAAAACATTCTATGGTCCGATATCGGGTAAGGTTGCTGTTGGTGCGGTGAAGTTTGAGGTATAGCGAGCGTATCCGTTTGTGATACGCAGATCATCTATATAGCCTGTAATATATTCTGTTGCACCTGTATATCTTGCACAAATAACTGCATTCGTTGCTCCTTGAGCATATGAGGCACTCAACGTCCCATTTGATGTTCCATTTAAGTACATAGTTACTGTACTACCACTTCTAACAAAAGCAACATGATTCCATGTATTAAGCGTTACAGTTGTAGTTCCAGTTGTTTCTGCCGGAGTTGACCCAATGTACGCATACATTTTTGTTACGCCGCTTGCTCCAATGAACCCTAAAGCAAAGTTACTTGTTGAACCACCTCGAAAATCTGTTAAATAACCAGCATTAGTGCCAGACATATTGGCAGTTAAATAAACCCATGCTTCAACAGTAAAATCACCGCCTAAAGCAAAATTTTGAGATGATGGTTGGTTTAAATAACTACTGCCATCAAAGTACATAGATGAGCCGCCAAACTTAGATTGCGTAGTACTAACTTGAGCATTACCAACGGTTATTAAATTGTTCATCATGGCATTGTCGTAAATGCCTCCATTAATGGTGTTAAGCAAAAGAGATGTATTGGCTATTGCTGTAAGTGGCGCAGTTGGTGGCGTAAATGCTGCGGTGTAAACTGCTGTGCCTTTAACTATGCGTAAATTTGATATATAGCCCGGGAAATAATATGTAGTTCCGCCATTTATTGCGCCAATATAGCGAGTGCTAGCATCGCTAAAATTTGTACTATTTGTGGTGCTTGATACCACAGCGCCGTTAAGGAACATCTTTAATGCGGTTCCTGATCTTGTTATCGCAATGTGATGCCAGTTATTTAATGCAGGAAATGTCGTGCTAAGAAAATTAGTAGTATCTCCGCTAAACAATATAATTGGATTAGTCCCTCCGCTACCAGAATTTAAAGTTAAATATGGGCTTGTATCATTTCCACTTCTGTACCCGAAAAGAAATTGATTAGATGATGTTCCAGTTCCACTTGGCGTTGTTATTGGATAAACCCACATCTCCCAAGTGAAATCACCGGTTCCCATACTAAGAGCCGCGTTAGCTGGCGCAGTTAAATAATCGCTTGTCCCATTGAAATAGCCAGACCCGCCAATTGCAGAAGTAGAGTACGCTGAACTCGTGCCAAACGGGTTATAGCGTTGAACAGATGGGGCGCCCGTAACAGTTAAAGCAAAGTTATTAGTACTACTATCAGCAAAACGATTAGATTGACAAGTCAATAATGATGTTCCAGAAATTGCAGTTAATGGAGCAGTTGGGGGTGTAAATGTTGCTGTATATACTGCTGTACCTGTAACTATTCTCACATTTGACACATATCCCGGAAAATAGTTTTCATATCCAGTATATTGAAATGTTCCAATAAGTGTTGTTCTAGCAGTAACTGATTTACTAATAGTTCCAGAATTATCCAATACACCGTTGACAAACACTCTAACGAGTCCAGATTGTCTTGTTACTGCTACATGAGCCCAGGTATTGGTAGGAATAACTATACTACCGGTTACAGATACCGTAGCAGCAGCACTATCCCTAATACCTATGCCAACAGTACCATTAGCAAGGCTACTGAATGACCAATAACTATTATCAGAACTACCTGTTGCATTACACAACATAGTAGCGTCAACTGCTGACGTTTTATAAATCCAACATTCAACAGTAAAATCACCAGTTCCAAATGTACTTGCTCCAGACGGCGCAATTAGATATTGGTTTGTTCCATTGAAGTAATTACTCCAATTAACACCGTATGGACTAAAGCTACCTTGCGTTGCGCTGCCAGTGCGAGTGACAGTAAACGCATTGCTGCTGGAGTCTATAAACGTATTGTTTTGGGTGCTGTTAGTCCCGTCACCATGCAAAAGCAAAGTAACATAATTAAAGTAAGTATCAGTTGGCAGTTGTGTAAATGAGGCTGCATATCCAGAAACACCACCAATATTAAGATTTTGTATAGTGAACATACTATGGTCCAATGTCGGGGAAAACTGTTGTTGGTATAGTAAAGGTATTTGAATATCTTGCGATACCTTTGGTGATACGCAAATCGTCTAAATACCCGGTATAAAATAATCGTCCAACACCACCTGTATTATGTAACGCTCCGACGTATGAGAAGTCTCCAGTTGTAATATCAGTAATAGTATTTGCCCCTACATTTATTGTCGTTCCTAATGCAACACCATCTACATATCCAGTAATAGTTGTATTTGATCTAACAATTGCCACATGATGCCATGAATTAGATGATGGGTAATTACCTAATTTTATTTCATTCCCTGCACCCAACGGCGCAAAATAAATACCAGATGTTGTACCAATATTACTCGACAATCTCCATCCTCTATTAACAGCGCCGGCTCCTGCCGGGCCTGCAGTCATAATATAACTTTCGCTTGCCGCATTACTTGTAGGGTATAACCAAAATTCAATTGTAAAGTCGCCTTTGCCAAAATTTAATGATTGGTTGTATGGTATTCTTAAATAATTACTAACTCCATCAAAATACATTGATCCTGTACCAAATTTTGTAATAGTCGTATTTATTTGTACGTTACCAGCAGTCTCTAAATTATTTAATTGCGAATTATCAACAACTGCTGCATTTGTAAAGTTACATAATAAAGATGTGTTTGCTATTGGGGTCAATGGGATAACCGGAACTGTTAAAGTTGTTGACGTAGGATCATATGGGGTCGATCCTTTTACCAATCTGGTATCTGATATGTAGCCGGTAAAAGGATTAATAGTTGACCCAGATAAACTGCCTGCCCATCCTATCCAAAAACTTGATGCTGTTCCGTCGGTTGTAGATGTATTGCTAGATGAATTAAACCAGCGGGTACCATTGAGATAACACGATAACGATCCGCTTGAGTTTCTACAAACAGCAACATGATTCCATGTATTCAATGACATCGCTGCACTATTACCAGAATCAATATAGTTTGGATACCCCCATCTAAATGCTAATTGATTCGATGAATTTGTAATAATATCAAAACCATTGGTACTTGTTGGATAAGACACAACGGTATAATTGCCAAGCACTGCAAAATTTGATCCAGGAGTTGCAGTTGGATAAATCCAACATTCAATACAGAATGGATTTGTAGATGCCCCGGGTTTAAATGCAGTATTATTTGGTATGCTTAAGTAATCCCCTGTACCATCAAAGTATGCAGATCCGCCAATAACGCTAGTATTATATGCCGTTGTAAGTGCAAACGGACTAAAACTTTCTACTGAAAGGGAACCTGTAGTTGTTATAGCAAATGCGTTTGTACTGTTGTCAATAAATCTATTGCTTTGGCAAGTAAGTAACGCCGTATTAGTAATTGCGGTTAATTGCGATGCTGGGGCTGTAAAAGCAGATGTATATAATGCCGTACCATTAACAATTCTTAAATTTGAAATATTTCCTTGAAATATAGATGTTGTATCTGTTCCCTCACAACCAATAGTAAGCGCAGTTGAATTTAATGTTCCGTTTGTAATAGAATTATTAGTTACAGATAATACTCCGTTAATAAAAATTTGAACAGTTCCAGAGTTTCTTACTAAAGCAACGTGATACCAAGTATTGTATGCTAATACATCAGAAGAATTTGTGTTAGACGTTGCATTGCCTGTATAATAAAATTGCAATGTTCTTGAAGTACTAACTCTAAATTCCCAACCACTTACGCTTATACCGCTTCTATTACCAACAATGGTTAATTGTGATGCACCTGATGGTATTCCAGTAATGTATATCCATGCTTCTACTGTGAAAACTGAAGCAGTTTCTAGATGCAAGTTTGAATTAGTTGGAACCGAAAAATAAGTACTACTACCATCAAAGTAATTAGACCAACTAACATCGTACGGGCTGAATGTTCCCTGTGTAGAATTGCCGTTGCGAGTAATAGTAAAGTTGTTTATAGATGAATCTAAGAATAGATTATTTGTTACTGGCCCGTTTGTTTGTAATGTTAGTAACGATGTATTTGCTACTGCGGTTAATGGTGCCGTTGGAACTGTTAAAGTTGACGATGTTGGATCGTATGTAGTTGATCCTTTTACCAGTCTAACATCAGATATATAACCTGAGAAGTATTTCCAACTGTTGCTGCCGCCAGACCCGTCATAGACGGCACCAATATACAAAGGATCTGAATTTATATTATTGTAGGCTACAGAAGCACTTGCATTATTATATACCCGTGCACCATTTACATACATTGACAGATTACCTGATCCATTACGCGCCGCGACAACATGATACCAAGTATTAAGTGAGAATGTATAAGATGCGCTCAAATTAGTTTCAGTACTACCATCATATCTATACCAATTTATGGATGTCAAAGAACTGTTGATATTTAATGTCCATCCTGTATATGTGCTACCGCCAACGGCACCATTACCAAGTCCAACGATCCTTGAATTTACAGGAGTACCTGTATAGTATACCCATGCTTCAACAGTAAATGCACCTGTATCAAAATTAAATGCTGCATTTTGTAGCGTAGATAAGTAATCCCCTGTACCATCAAAGTATCCACTACCATAAGTATACGTAGGAGCAGTAAATGGTATTTGTAATTGAGATATTGTTGGAGAACCAGATGGTGTAATAGTAAATGCGTTTGTACTGTTATCTTTAAACCTGCTACTTTGGCAAGTTAATAAACTTGTATTAGTAATTGCTGTTAATGGCGTAGTTGGCGGCGTAAATGTTGATGTGTAAACTGCTGTGCCTTTAACCAAACGCATATTAGACAAATATCCACTATAATAGTTTCCGGGTGTAGCATCTGCCCCAATCCATACACTACTAGAGGCAAAGTTTGCGGCACTAGTTGCGGTCGCAACAGATAAACCATTGTAGTATAATGTACAAGTTGTCCCGCTTCGGGTGATTGCTATATGTGTCCATGTGTTTATTGTTGGATTTGTTCCGTAAGAAATAATGTTTGCGGTGCCAGACTGTCTTAAACCAAAACCAGCTGAATTTAAACCTAAATATAAACCTGTACTACCAACTTGCATTAAACATGAATAATTGCCTGCAGATGGCCAACTAGTTGGATAAATCCACGCCTCCCAAGTAAAATCGCCAGTGCCAACACCAAACGCTGCATTACTTGGTACGGTTAAATAATCCGTGCTACCGTTAAAATAATTACTATAATATCCATCTTGATACGGATTAATAATTGAAGGTTTGGTATCTCCAACAATAGTTAATGGAAATGCGTTTGTACTTGAATCTTTATTAAATGGTGCTGCGTTTCCGCCATTGCCATGCAATAACATTGTAACATATTTAAAGTATACGTCAGATGGCGGAGGAATATTTACTTGCGTAATATAAAAATTTCCGGTAGAAGATAGATTTTGTAAAGTAAACATTTTTATTTAGAAAGTTATTGTGCCAGAACTTGTGAATTTATATACTCTGTAACCACCAGCTACCGTTACGTTAGGAGATCCAGTTGTGTTTGCTGCTGCAGGAATTGTATCTGGATGACGAAGTATAACTATACCAGATCCGCCGTTTCCTCCACCATTTCCTCCGGCGCCGCCGCCACCGCCACCGCCAGTATTAGTTGTTGCATCGCCGCCCACACCATTTTTTGCTCCATTACCGCCTCCACCTGCGCCACCCGCTCCACCGCCTCCTGATGCGTCCATATATGCGCCGCCACCGCCACCGCCAGCATACGCAACATTTGCTCCAGATATAGTATAATAAAGACCGGCACCTCCGGCACCGCCACTAACATAACTTCCGCCTGCTTGGCCTGCTTGGCCGGCGCCGCCGCCTCCGGAAGCAATCCATACACCTGTATAAAATGAGCCACCGGCGTTCCCTTGACCAGTTGTTCCAGCGCCGCCATTTGAATAATAACCGCCCCCGCCGCCGGATCCACCAGATAATCCATTACCGCCTGCGCCACTATTTTGTCCGCTGGTGCCGCCACCACCACCACCAACTGTGCTTATTGAACTAAATGATGATGCGTTTCCAGATGCTCCTCGAGCATATGAACGTCTTCCCGCGCCACCTCCACCAATAGTCACGGTGTATGTAGTTCCAAAAGATGCACTAAACGCAGTTGCATTTGATAATAAACCACCCGCGCCTCCACCGCCACCGGAAGCGTTAACACCACTCTCGCTATCACCGCCGCCTCCGCCTCCAGCAACAATTAAATACTCTAGAGTAAAAGGAATTGTCCAAGATATTGAACCAGATTGTGTAAATATGTAACTTACATTACCGCCAGCATAAACTACATTTGGAGAACCTGTTGTGTTTGTTGCAGGAGAATAACTTGTAGGATAACGTATGATAATTATGCCAGAGCCTCCTGCTCGACCTGTGCCCGCCGCATATCCATTTCCACCACCGCCGCCGCCACCTGTATTAGTTGTACCTGCGGTTGGTGCAGTATCTCCACCTACTCCGCCTCCACCGACGCCGCCCAGGCCATTTTGACCACCACCGCCCCCGCCAGCATAAGCAACATTTGCTCCGCTTAATGTGGAATATCTACCGGGGCCGCCAGCGCCTGCAGTGGTTCCATCTCCAGCTACTCCCACGCCACCAGCGCCGCCTCCACCGCCAGTATAACCAGCTGAACTACTATTAAATCCTGCACCGCCTGCATAACCTTGACCAACAATGCCAGAACCTGGATTTCCCAATCTTCCAACAATATTTGTACCGCCACCACCAGAACCTCCAGATCCAGCATTCCATGCCCCACCATTTATACTGGTATCATTACCTGCCGAACCGTATCCACCACCTACTGCAATAATAAGATTACTTCCACTTGCACTAATATAAGAATTTGAACCATTTGATCCAAAATATTTATTTGCGCCGCCAGCACCGCCAGCACCAATATTAATTGTATACGTATCAACAGTAGAAACAGATAAATTGGCTGCTGTTAAAAATCCGCCAGCACCGCCACCACCAGCAACAGATCCACCGCCGCCGCCACCACCAGCAACAACTAAGTATTCAACGGCGGTAGGTGGTCCGATGTATTGCGAACTAATTGCAGACCAATTACCAGTAACATTAAAATTATTAAAAGTAAACATTTTTATTTAGAAAGTTATTGAACCAGAACTTGTGAACTTGTATACTCGGTAACCACCCGCCACTGTTACGTTTGGAGAACCTGTTGTACTTGAAGCAGCATTGTAAGAATCAGCATAACGGATAATTATAATACCAGAACCTCCATCCCCACCCGCTGCAGGAGAAGATACTGTACCGCCACCACCGCCACCGCCACCGCCTGTATTTATAGTACCTGCCTCAGCAAGGCCGGGCGAGCCGCCTCGGCCACCCCCACCTACACCGCCGGTACTTAGATATCCCGAACCTTGAACTACTGATCCACCACCGCCGCCAGCGTAAGCAACATTTGAACCAGATATTGTAGAATATAAACCAGGTCCACCCGATCCACCCACAGATCCAGAACCAGTTAATCCGGCGCCGCCTGCACCGCCACCACCGCCTGTAGGATAAGGATATCCCGGTGATCCACTATCTGCCCCATCATATCCTTGTCTAGGTGCATCTATATACGTTGAACCGGGATAAATACCTTTACCAACTGCTCCAGCAGCAGTACCATATGTTCCGCCGCCGCTTCCACCGTTACCAGCGGCTGTTCCATAATAACGAGTATCTGTTCCTTTTCCTCCGCCAACCGCAGTAACAGTCGTAAACCCCGATCCTGAAATAACAGAATTTGATCCATTGGTCCAAGAACTTTGCGCGCCGCCTGCACCAATAGTAATTGTATAAGTTACACTTGGAGTTATAGCTGCCCCGGTTGCTTGTAATAGTCCACCAGCGCCTCCACCGCCCCCGTCAGAATAGTTTTGTATTCCATATCCGCCAGCGCCACCACCTGCTACGACCAAATAGTCTACAGACGAAGGGGCAGTTGGCCCTAATGTAGTAACATTAAAATTAAAACTACCTGAAGATGAAATATTATTGAACGTAATCATTTTAGAAAATTATTGAGCCGGAATTTGTAAATTTATATACTCTATAACCACCGGCAACTGTTACGTTAGGAGATCCTGTTGTTGTCGCTGCCGCATAAGAATCTGCATAACGTATAATTACAATACCCGAACCACCATTGCCTCCAGTACGAGTACCATTTTGTTCTTCGCCTGCACCGCCACCACCGCCTCCGGTATTAGTGGATCCGTCCGATCCATTGCCGTAGGTGGCCCCACCGCTGCCGCCGCCTCCAGAACCACCGGCACCTAACGTGCTATTAATGCCTGCGCCGCCGCCACCGCCGCCAGCGTATGTAGTGGAAGTACCAGAAATTGAGGATGCAGTACCATTACCTCCAGCTCCACCGGCCGACCCAGTAGATTGCCCACCTACTGCGCTACTTCCTCCGCCACCAGAACTTGCCTGAGTTGCGCCACCACCGCCTGCTGGGCCACCGTCGTTTCCTTGACTTGGGCTTGTACTAGGCGTATTACCAGTTCCAGCTGTTCCAAAATTCCAAAATGCGCCGCCGCCTGAGCCACCACTATGTATTGCAGAATTGAATGTTTGATTATAATGTTGGCCGGCTCCACCGCCTGTAGAAGTAATAGTACTAAATATTGAATCACTTCCTTTAGTCGCAATTGGCGATGTTCCTGTTCCAGCAGTACCGCCAGATCCAACAGTAATTACTATGTTTGCCCCTGGAGTAACAGAAAATCCAGTAGCTGTTCTATAACCGCCGGCGCCGCCGCCCGACCCGCCGGGACTAGTTGTGCCGCCACCTCCACCGCCACCGCCGGCTATAACTAAGTATTCTACAGTTGACGGGCTGGATACCTGTGATGGCCCAGTTGTAAAAGTAAAATTGCCTTGATAGTTAATATTTTGAAAAGAAATGGGCATAATTATTTTAGAATGTTATTGTACCGGTACTTGTAAATTTATATGTTCTATATCCGCCAGAAACAGTTATTGTAGGTGAACCAGTTGTATTTGCGGCGGGCGGGTATCCCTCAAGATATTGAATGATAACAACACCAGATCCGCCGCGGCCCTCAGCCCCGTTATTTGTGCCTACGCTACCGCCGCCGCCAGTATTTGCTACGCCGTTTTGGCCAGTGTTATTACCAACTTGAAGAGCCCCGTTACCACCGCCGCCGGAACCACCCATTGCATACCAGCTGGCGCCACCACCTGCATAGTATGTTCCAGAACCAACCGGCCATTCTTTACCAGCGCCGCCTGCGCCAGGATATCCTGATCCAGCAGCACCGGCACCACCGCCGCCAGTAACATAGTATCCGCTACTGGAAGCACCACCATCGTTACCATAGCCGCCACTGGCACTTGCTGGCTGTAATCCATAGCCGCCGCGATCTGCAACCCTTGACGTTCCAGCACCCGATCCACCACTATTACCAATGCCATATTGTTGACCGCCGCCGCCACCTAATGAAGTAATAGTCAATGATCCAGATAATTGTAAAGTTGAATCAACACCGTTTGCAGCAACGGCGCCGCCTGCACCTATTGAAATATTTAATGTGTATCCTGAAGTAACTGACGTTGTCCCCATTACAAACCCGCCGGCGCCACCTCCGCCGCCGTTACCGTCATTGCCAGTGCCGCCCCCGCCTCCACCTCCAGCAACAACCAAATAATCAATTATTGGAGGTGGTATTGGACCAGGTAAAAATGTGAATTTTCCTGTATAACTAAGATTTTGAAACGAGAAAGTCATATTATTTTAGAATGTTATTGTACCAGAACTCTTAAATGTATATATGTTATATCCACCTACAATACTTAAGTTAGGAGATCCTGTTGTATTTGATGCAAAATATGCTGCAGGTAAACGAATAATTGCTACACCGGAACCACCGGCGCCACTGTTACCTTGATTACC